ATATAATTAAAACCTAAAAGGAAAAAAATATGATTAAGTATGCATATACGCCAGAGATTATTGAAATTAAAGAATTTAATGCTGGTAAAAATGAAGATGTTGTTGTAAGAACAAGAGTTGTAATTAATAAAACTGTTATTGAAAGTTATCCAAAAAGAGATATTCTTGATAATGGTTTAGCCGTTAATAGACCAACTAGTACCATCCAAAAGGGTTTAACTAAAGCTATACAAGGCGAAGCTGAAGCCCCTATAATTGCTATAGAAGAGAGATGGTTTAAAGTTGCCACTAAAGTACTTGCTTTAGAAGAAGAAAAATATCAGTTAGAACATATTGTTCTTAAACAAGATAATGACGGTAAAGATATCCCACTAACTGAAGATGAGTTAGAAGCTAATGAGAAAAGACTTAAAGAGCTTAATGGTTATTCTTATACAACTAATGATGGACCTAGATCTTCTAAATTAGTACATGTAGTTGAAGGTCTTATTTCTAAAACTAGAGCAGAGATGCTTAAGTTAGAAGAAGCTAATAAGTGGTTAAAAGCATATCGTGGTGAAGAAACAGATGCAGTTAGACCCAACCCTGCTGCTAATGCTAAGATAGAAAAAGAAGATGTTAAAAAACTTATAGCTCACGAGAGAGACCTTACTGTTCGTAACTCTGAAGATTCTATTGCTGATGTTGCTAAAATGGTTTCACTAGCATTCTCTGTTATTGCTACATTATGGGAACTTACTCCTGATGATGCAAAAGATAATATTTCTGCTGATAAAAAGGGTTTAATTGATTACGCTGTATTTAAGTTTAACCAGATTAATACTCGTGCAGATAGACAAATCGCTGCAGAAGGTACTGCTTTAGTTGATAAACTATACGATAGAGAAGTTGCTATTGCTGATATAGTTGATAAAGTTAAAGAAGAAACAAATTAATAGTAAAACTATAACAGAACTTAATTGTTCTGTTATAGTAACTATTTTATTTGATTATAAAATAAAACACAAGGATAAGGATATGCTTTATTTAAAAGAAAATATAGAAGCACTTCTATATAGTTTAAACACGTTATTTGCTAAGGATAAACTTTTACATATGGTATACGGTTTCTTCGTATATTACTTTAGTTTAATTGGTACATTTATAGTTTCAGAACATTATTTGGTTACTATACTAGCACCTTATTTAATTGTAGTTCTGGTTGCATTCTTTAAAGAGTTATATGACCGTGTTAATAAAGATAATCATACATCTGATGTTTATGATTTTATCGCTACAATAACTATACCTACTCTTATAGTTGTTAGCATGATATTAATAAGAGCAATAAATTATAATAATTAGTTAAAGGAGTTAAAAATGATAGTTAAGCAACGTTTAAATTTAACAGAAGCCGATATAATTAGACTTAAATTAACTACATTAGAAGGCAATGCTGGCGTACAGTTTAAAGTAAAAGAGGCTGATGACGATAATGAAGCGGTTAATCTTAAACAAATAAAAGATCTTATTAGTTTGGTTAGAATTGAAAATAAATCAAGATATAATCTAAATAATATTATACCATCTACGGACAACACTATAGAAGATGGATATAGTTTATTTGATTTTATTATAGAACCAGAACACAAAACATCTATTATAGAGTTTAATATACAGGTATATCATAGTAGAAAAGGTAAACATGGACGTTTTGGATTTCATAAGACAAATATATTTAATACGTTTAGTTTATGGGAAGCTACTACTAATAAGCTTATAGAAAATGTTTATATAGAAGTAACTGATAATGACGTTAAATTTGATACATTCAAGATAATATTTAACAATACTGATAAGACAGTAAAACATTTTATTTTAAAGGTGGGTTCTAATAAAGGTGGCATATTTATAAATACTAATAGTAAATATGAGAATCTTGACTATACTACAAAGATACTAGTAAAAGAAATAGGAGAAACATATGACCGTAATAGATAAAGCTATACAAAAAATAGCTCCTGAAATAAGATACAATATAATTGACGACAAGATTGAATGGTTGGATAATGATAATATACCGTCTACAGATGAAATAAATAACGCCATCTCCCTTGTTAAAGAAGAAGATATGATGGAATATTATTTATACTTATTAAATGATATATGTGATAAAACATCACAAGGTGCTAAACACTTTATAGCAGGTAAAGAGATATCTATAGAACAAATGGAGAGATATGAAAGTAAGTATCTTACAGCTAAAAAATATAAAGAAGATGGTAGTTATGAGGATTTCTTTAAATTAGAATCAGATTTAATTGGAATATCTATAGATGATCTGACAACAAAGATCATAGAGTTGGGAGATGCTTATAAATATAATTTAATGAGATTTAATAGTATGATAGAGGCTTTTAGAGTAAAGACCAAGTCAATTATACTATCTAAGGATTACGATAGGGTTAATGTTATATTTGAAAGAGCTGTATTGCTTGGAGGTACATCGCAACCTGATGATGTTAAAGCCTTATTTGATGAATAATAATGTTTGTTTTATTCATTGTTGGTATTGAGTTAATATTTAACTTAATAATGTATATTATTGCTTACAGTTTTTTATGTTAGCAAAAAAAAAAAAGGAGATCAATATGGGTTTTTTTCAGGATATAGGTAGTAGTTTTAAAATTAAAACTTTCTACAAGAAAGCTATAAAAAATGTGGATAAGAATAACATCATATCTGTATTTGAAGAGGTTATAACGTATGGTAATATGTTAGAAATAAGTAAAGGTACGTTGGACAACATAAGAGAAGATCTTTATACTACTTTTATTAAAAAGATAAATAGATTAGATGGAATAGCTGATCCAACTAAAGAAAGATTGTTATCAGAACTACACGATAGTTATATTCGATTAAAGGGATAATTGTGAAAGTAATTACATTAAAACAAGCTAAAAAAATAAGATTATCTAAGAATTTCACATTGGATGAATTCTTGATTTCAGATACTGCACTTAGAAAAGGTATAAACAACGATATGCCAGCTAAGTATTTAAAAAGAATACAGTTTTTAGTAGATACGGTGTTACAACCTCTTAGAGATAAGTTTGGTCCTATTAAAATAACGTCTGGCTATAGATCTGTTGCCTTATGTTTAGCCATAGGTAGTTCTAAACATTCTAATCATGCTTATGGTTTTGCTGTTGATTTTAAACCATATAATAAGAAGATTAAGTATATGAAAATACTTAAGTATATAAATAAAAATTTAGAGTACAAAGAACTTATAGCTGAGTATTTCCCACATGGTTGGATCCATGTTGCTGCACAAGATGGTAATAATAAACGTGTTCTTAAATTAAAAGATAAGAAACACAATTATAAAAGAATGACAATCAAACAGATAAATAACATCTACAGTAAAGTGAAAGTGACATGAAAATATTAATAGTCCTATTATTAACAATAAATTTATTCTCATCAGGACTATCAGATTATTTTTTAAATAAAAATAAATGTGATTTCATATACAGTAACAAGATTTATAAATCTTGTTACGATTATAAATATAAGGGTACTAAAGCAGTTTTGTATTCTGTAGAATCAAACAATAACAATAAAAGAAATATCAAAAAACGTTTTAGTTGGAGGTATCCAAAAGGTATACCAAAGGAATATTGGCCATATAAGAAAGCTTATTATAAAAATAAACAACGCATGGATATAGGTCATTTAGCTAATGATGCTACATTTGACTATGATAAAGATGTTCTAAAAATGACTTATGTTTTAGGCGTAAATGGCGTTCCTCAGGATTCTTCTGTAAATAGGTATTATTGGAAGAGAGTAGAAACATATAGTAGAAATATTTCTAATATATACGGTTCCATTCAGGTATTGGATTTGATAAAATATGGTGAAAAGAATTTTTCAACTTCTGATATGAGGTTACCTATAGTATTTTATAAGATCTTTATTATAAATGGTAAGGATAAGATGTGCTTTAAATATGTTAATGATAGAACACTTTATAACAGAGGAGATCATCCATTTAGGCATATTATAAGCTGTAAAAAAATTATAAAGGATTATAATGACAAGAAGTGAAATATATTCAGCTGTTAAAACAAGTCCATTGCATAAAGATAGATATGTCTTATTAGAAGATTTTACCTATAATGGGATAACTGTACCAGCTGGATACGAAACAAATGGGGCTGATGTTCCAAGATTATTTTGGATTTTTTTACCTCCAAATAGATCTGATTATTTGCCAGCGGTAATCTTACATGATTACCTAACTGATAAAGAAATGTATAAACTTGCTGATGACATATTTGAAGAATGTCTAGAGTCCTTGGAAATAGGACCAGTGACTAGATTTATTATGGTTAGCAGTGTTAGAAGCTATCATTTTATTAGATACGGCGTTAAGTAGACTACTTAATTGTAGTCTACTTATACGACTATTTAGTTGATATTTAAAAATAAAATTTATAAAGGAGGTTATTATGGAAAAGAAAATAATTACTGTTAAAGATGCTATAGCCAGAATAAAAGACGACTTAAGAAACAATAGAATAGAAGCAGATGACTTAAATATACTTTTAAAACTTAAAGATGTTCCTGACGATCTCCATGAAGTTATAGTTCTAATACATACATATAATAAACATAGCGTAAGTCTAATGAAAAATGAAAACGAGATTTTATTAACTGATGTTACTAACATTATGGAAAAGCTATTAGAAATGACAGAGCAAGTTAATGGTGATGTTAAGAAAAGTAAAGCAAAATTATTTACAACTCATAATTTACCATATATAATAGGCGGTGGGATGTTGGTATTCTTCCTTATTTGGTTAGGATATCTATATGATCCAGAAGCTACCAAATACGTTATTGGTCTCATATCCGATACATTCTCAAGTATGAAGAAATACATACTGACTACAATATTAAAAATTTAGAAAAAGGACTAAAAGATGTTTAATAAATTGAAAGATATATTTGGTTTAAATAAGAAACCTAAAGTTGATACAGATTTAAAAGAAGAAAATAGTAATCTCCCAGAAAGCATACAATATAATCTTATGGATCCTATATTGATTAAGGGTAATGAAGAGGCTAGTAAAAGTATATTACTTATGGATGACTTCGTAGAGCAATTTACATTATATGAATTAGACTTTAACAGAGTAAAGAGACAGTATGAGTTTGATATACTTAAAGAATTTAAAGTGTATGAGGCAATAGGAGTTTATGCAGGATTCACTACGCATAAATTACTAGAAGAGATAGATGATCTTAGTATAGCTATATTAGACATGACTCTAGAAATGTCAATAAAACTCTCTAATGGTAAGATAATTGAATACGATGGAGTTGATATCGCTATAGAGATATTAGAAAAGTTTCCTGAGTGTCAAATAGTATTTTGTACAGCACATAGTCTTAATAAACGTGATCCACTTATGAGTCAATATATAACTAAATTTGAGGATAATACTAAATTAAAATTTGATGATTTCTATATGTCTAAAGCAGATACTAGATATAAAGTTATTTATGATAAAATAGTAAAGGTAATTAAGAAAGATGGAAAATAAATGGATAATAAATAGGAATATACTGGCAATATATTTTAAACATTCTATTCTATTAGCCATTAGTTTGTTTATAATATTCATGTATACTGAGTACAATAAAAGACTTTATCTTATAAACGAATATAAGACTAATATAGATAAAATATATCATAGTGATGACATAGATATATCATTATTTTGTTATGCTAGTAATTGTAAGTCAATAACGTTAGATGGCGTTTATTTCAGTCCAGACATATCTAGGAATAATGTCTTAATGAGAGATGATGATTATGCTACAATTACTGATAATACTTACTTAAAAAAGATAAGAGATATTGTTATAAAGGATACATTTGATATAGAATATGACAAGCATAAAATGACTATAGAATTAAATACATATGATTATTCTGTTGTAATGAATCAATTCTATACAGTTACTATATTTTTCTTGATATGGTATGCTTTTATATATTTTAGAAATGCTAGAAATGAGGTAGCTGCGGCATTGTTAGCTAACAAAAACGTTAAGACGGTTCTAGAAGGTAAGTTACAATATACTGTTGCTGGTTCGATGCACCATGAGATGCTTGGTCCAATAACAGTAATAAAGGATTTATTTGATGAGATAAGGCTCGCTATACAAACACAATATGTAGATGATTGTAAAACTTGCAGCATGAAGTTAAAAGTAAGAAATTCCGATGAATATTTACCAAGAGTGGTTATATTAGACTACATTGAAAAGATAAGTAATTCTATAGATAGACTACATGGCGTACTAGCTCTATTAAGAGAGAGCAAAGATAATCGCTATAGTAACGGTAACAAAAATATGGCAATGCTTACTAAGAATTTATTTGCTACTACATCTATATTTACAAGTAGACACTTTGAGTATGAAATAAAGAATATGAAACTTTTAGAATCATTACATTTGAGAGGTCTACCAAATGGTGAGTATATGAATATACTTTCTAATTTAGTTACAAATTCGGTAGAAGCAAAATGTAGTAAAGTTATAATAGAATGTGAATTAATAAATAATTCAACGTTACAACTGTATTGTATAGATAATGGTACAGGTGTACTTGGTAAAAATAATAAACCTATTATTAAGGAAGAATATGATTTAATATTTGCATATGGAGTATCTAGTAAAACTTTATCAGGTGACATAATACATGAAAAAACTAGTTTCTTTACATCGTTATTTAAAAAGATATTTTATAAACCAGAATTATTTACGTCTGAATCAGGAAGGGGACTCGGCATGTATGTGATAAGAGAAACACTTATAAAATATAAAGGAGAGATAAGTCTACATAAGACGTCATCTGAGGGGACTATTTTTAAACTGTTGATACCAGTAGAACCTTATACTTATAAAAAGGAGTAAATATGAACAAAAATTTTTTTGTTTTTTTAGGACTAATCTTAATATTTAATATAAATCTATATTCTGATATTGCAAGTTGTGGTATTTTATATAATAGAGATTTAATAGACTACGATATTAAGTCTAATAAAGGTTGGTATAGAGTATGTAAGAAAAATAAAATAGATCAATATTTATATAAAGAAATTTCTTACAGTAAAAAAAGAAAAATCTGTGATTGCATAAAAGGCCTTTACAGAAGTGATATAGAAATAACTAAAGGAGCTTTTGATGATAACAAATAAAAAAATACTTTTAATCATTTTAGCTTTATTTACATTTACAACTGTTGTTAGTTGCAATGAACTTAAAGATAAAGGTTATTTATTAAAAAATGAATTACATTTAAGTTACCTTAATGTTGATAGGAATTACGGTAATATAGCAACGGAGGACATATTACTTTATAGTAGATATAAAAAGAATGTTGATGGCGGTATGATATCACTTACAACTGAAATAATGTATCTTAATTATGATTATAAATCTGATTTAGATACTAGTCTTAATGAAAAGGATAGCATAACTTTAATAATCATTGATGAGATGTATTATAAATATATAATTAATGATAATCTTAGTTTCATTGCTGGTAAAATAGATTTTAGAACAGATAATGGATCGGTTGTTACTTTACCACAAGATCGTAAGAATAACATAAACCCATTGATGAGTAATTATATAGCAGATGGAGCTTATTTAAATTATCATGTAGGCAATCATGTAATGAACATAGGTTATTTATCTAAAGATGTTTTCTTTAATTCTATTCTAATTAATGAAGACCAGATGTATGCTCCTACATATAAAGAAGTTGGTGGTCTGTCTTTAATGTATAGTTTTAAAGGTAGTAAAAACAATTTATCATTTAATTATTTTAAGATAAATGGTAAAGCATGCGAAAAGTTAGGTGGGGATATAAATGCAGATATATTTGGTTACACTTATATACTTGATGATTCTATGGATAGTGGTTATACGTTTTTTAACTATGGGGCTTATTCACATAGTGAGAATTTAGGTAATACGTTAACTGGATATTCTTTTGTATTGGGTTTTAATAAATACATTACGGTACCATATATAAATAGGGATGCGACAATTGGATTTGAACATAGTCTTATAAAAGATGATTATGTTAGCTTAAATACTGGTAGATTTTTATCTACATATAGTATGTTTAAAAATGGTAAACAGAATACAGTTTATATAGACCTAGAAGCAACCAATAAAATGCATGCCAAATTTAGATTAAGTAGGTATGAGCCAGATGGATATAATGTTATACAAAATGGCGGATTTAAAAGATATGACGTAGATTCTAGAAAACCCCAGCATGATATAAGATTTGAAATAGAGTATGATTTCTAGTATACTAAGAGGTTAAACCTCTTAGTATACTATTGTAATATTTGTTCTTCTTTTCCACACTTATTGCATTTAAAATGTAAATGATCTGGAGCTGGTCCATCACCATCGCCAGTATAAATAAAGCTTTCCATAGTACCGTCACACTGTTCATTTGTACACGGCATAGTTTCTTTATTTGTAAATGAATAAAGTATCACCATAAAACATAGTATGCCAATTATGTCTAAAATATATTCCATAAGCTAATCCTTTCAAATTAAACAAATATATTTTTTTGCTTTAATATGAAAATTTAATATTAAAGGATTAGTATGTTTAAGAATTGGAAAAGTACATTGGCTTTCTTTATTTTCATAGCAGTATATATGTTTACTGTTTATAAGAATATGGATCCGGATGTTATTGAAACTACTGGTTTTGTTGCATTATATAGTTCAATCTTTATGATGTTTAGATCAGATTTTACTAAAGATTTACTTGGTAAAATTATAGATAACATTAAAATAGGTAAGTAGTATACGGTTTAACCGTATACTACTCTGTTTCTTTTGGTTTAAAAATCAAATACATCATCTCCACCAGCTGAACCATTTGCATCTGGAAATACTGCTAGAGACTTTTCTCTATGTATATCAGATGGTATTGGAGCACCCTTAGGGAAAGGCATATAGAAGTATTTATACTCATCATCAAGTATTACTGGAGTTCTATGTTTATCCCTGCTTATTGTCAAACAGGCTTTACCATTAATCTTAGCTATGTGATTATATAAAATTAAATCTAGTTCTTGATCTAACTGTTTGGTACCACTAAAATATCCTTTACCTATAAGTTCTTTAACAAATGTAGCTTCAGGAACACCATTACGAATAAGCATCTTAGCATCAACAGATAATTGATGCGGTGTAAAGAATGTACATTTTCTAACAGAGAAAAAGTTTCTTACTCTTCTAAATAAATCCCTTATATCCGTACCCATAGGACCACTTAAATTACAACCAACAGTTGGAACCATACCGAGGTAATCCATGAATACTCCATGCAATTCAAAACCATCAGCTTCATAAGAGATTATCTTATTGAATAAATGTTTAAAGGACCATTCAGTTGGATTAACTCTAAGCATCTTTATATGGTATCCATTAACACTTAGTTTTTTCTTTATATAATCACTGGCCTCTTTAGGACTTACCTTATCAAAATCAGGAAGCTCTCCATGTTCATCATTATATAAATATCTATACATAAAATCAGTAGTAATAACCATATCGTCTTCTAAACTAATTAAAAGTAATAATGGTTTTTTAGTACCATCAATCATTTTCGGTTCATTCTCCATGGCTACCTGCATGAATAGACTATTAGTGGTACCTGATTTATATTTATGCTGTAGAGATGCTAATAAAACCATTTCACCTCTTCTGAAACCACCAGATGTAATGGTGTTAAATCCCTGCCAACCGGTTTTTAATTTAGGTAATGTAGTATTGTCATCTTTAACACTGTCTAATACTTCTGATAAACCACTTTCATCTCCAAGGTCAACTTCATTTGCAATAGCTGGATCCTTTGTTTTACTGGTTAATTCTAAAGCCTCTAGATTAGTTACCAAATTAGCAATAAAGTCATTTGTGCTTTTTATACCACTTCTATTGTTTTTAAACCTATAATGTGCTTTGCTAAGAACATCATTTATTTGGTATTCTTTATAGTAATTGTTTAGATATCTTTTAAGTGTCAATATGGCTCTTTTTAATTTTTCCTCAACTAGATCATCCTCAATAGTTCTCATCAGTATTTCTAAAGTAGCTATATCGTCACCCATTATTAGAGCAACAGTTTGTCTTATCATTTCCTTATCAAAAGGCTTATCGCTACTATTACATAATTCAAGTGTAAACTTTTTAAGATTTTCTATTTTATCAGCACCAGCACCAAGCATACTATATTTACTATCAGTTACAATAGTATTTAAAACTGTTCTAACTAAATCGTTACTATTGTTTATATCATTGTTCTCTATAAATGATTCTCTATATAGTAAAGTTATAGATTTGAATATTATATCCATTTTTTGCATCTATAGTTCCTTATAATTTATTTATATCATTAATATTAATCATTGCTAAAAATCATTTTTAATGATATAAATATTTTTATTAAAGGAGCATACATGAAAAAGTGGTTATGGTTAATCGCTATTGGTTGTTAAACTTTTTTAATTCATTATTTAAGTAAATAATCAAAGGATGATAATATGGAAAGTGAAATGAATATAGTATTTATCCCATGGTATACTAAGGTATCTATGGATAATGCTAATGTTTCTATATCGGATTTAGGTAACGATATACAAAATGAAACAGATGACAAGATATCTAAAATGTCTAGATTGGATTTTAAAGATCTTATACTAATTAACAAATTTATGCATGAAACACTATTCATCAACCACGATGGAACTACGATTGGTTTCAAAATAGATTGTCTGTATAATGGTAACAACATAGCGAAAGATGCTAGAGAGGTAATAGAAACATTATCTAATAACCAAAATGTTAACGTAAAAGATACATTTATATTGACATATGAAAATAATACAATCTATGTGATCCTAAAAGAAGGATTTAGTAATTTTATAAAGTTCAGTAATAATGTTGATAAAGCAACGTTACATACGGAATTAATTAATTTTGCATTTAAGTATTTTAAATCTAGTGATATATATGACAGTAGATATTTTAAAAATTTTTTAATTTTAAACAAAACAAAATAAATATAAAAGGATCCCATTATGGATAAAACAAACATTGTAGGTCTTATTGACGGAATGAAAACAGGTTTAACAGTACACGGTCTTACTAATAGACCAGAAATTACACAAGTTGTAATCTCTTCAGAAAGCATGGATGAAGGTACTGCCGCTACAGCTAAGTCTAGTTTAGACTCTCTTAATGAAATTGTACAAAATACAATTGATTCAGTTATCTCTTCTGAAGGTATGGAAGATTTTGATCCAACTGCTGCACAATTAAAAGCTGCACAACTAGTTGCTGGTCTTGCAATGGATCCAACTGCTGCTAGACAAAATTTAAATAACCTTAAAGCTGTTACTGCACAAAATGTTGTTGGTACTGTAGATGCTATGGCACTTGGTGTTGAAGATATCATGGATACAGAAAATATCTCTGTAGAGTCTTTTGATGGTCAAACTATTAACTCTGCTGTTTACTTCTCTGTTGTATATAACTTACTTGCTTCTAAACAAGATGCATTTGGTGAACTATTCTTCCCAACTGTTACAATTGATCCTACATCTTCTGGTGCTAGTATTGAAGCTAGAGTTATCAATCTTTATGATGAAGTTACAAGAGGTACTAATGGTGCATCTGATAGAGGTAAATTTAATAAAAAATCAATTGTTAAAGCTATCGTTGATCCAACTATCTTATCTGTAGATAAAAACCTACTTGTTCCTGTATTAAGAGAAGAAAATGCTGCAGTACTTGCTGCTGATCTTAAAACTGTAAATACTGAAAAAGGTGAGAAAATCACTACTGCTCCATTAAAAATGGGTAAAGCTATTTCTGTATTAGGTGTTTCTCAAACTGATGCACAACTTGCTAAAGGTGTTATGGATAATACTGATGCTCTTGATAGAAGAGTTCAAGTTCAAGATGTATTCTTTGATCTTACTGGTAAAGATGCTGATGATAAAGAGATTACTGAAACATTCAAATTTAACATTTCTATGTTACCACATTCAAACTTTACATATAGCACACAAGATCATAACAAAGATTTAATGCTTTCTTTCACAACAGATGGAATGATCTTAAATACTGCTGCTACTAAACAATGGAATGGTGCTGGTTCTGAAATCTTAGCACAACTTGCTCAAAACTATACTGTTAGAGTTGAACTTGTTCTTCATGGTGATGGTAATACTCAAATTGGTGATGTTGCTGTATACAGTTCTTCTGTTAAACTTGTTGAAGTTCTTGATGCTGGTGGAAATATTCTTGATGAAGATAATGATAACTACAAAGCAATTGCTGCAGTTATTGAAACTTGTAAACCTAGAGCTTACTCTGTAGAAGCTTATACAACTAACTCTAACATTAGACAAAGAGGTCAATTAGTTGGTGTTGATATTCATAACCAAATCTATACTGTTCCAGTTAGATCAGGTGTAACAATTCTTAAAACAGTTGGTAACTCTAATGATACTGACAACGATGCAACATACCTTGCTTCACAAGTAGCATTCACTGGTATCAAAATGTCTCTTGAAGCTGTAAATACTCTTGTTTCATTCTCTGAAACTTTAAGACAAATTACATCTAATGGTAATGTTAAAGATGCTGCAATTCTTGGTGTATCAAGATTCTTTGTAGATGCTTACTATAATGAAACAAACTTAAATATTGCTAACAACATTGACTCAGTTAGATCTGGTGAGAAAATGGAAGATATTAAAGGTACATTAACTGGTAAAATTAAAGATGAAGTTATCAAAATGTTCATTGAATCTAACTACGCTATCGCTAGTAAAGTTCTTAATGGTGGTGTTGCTGGTAAAACTTCGGTAATCATTGGTACAGATAGTAGAACTGCACAATACTTAACAAATGGTACTGGTAAAATTGAAATTGGTGATGAGTTTGAAGTACATTTAGCTACTACTCAAAATCCACTAGTTAAAGGTAAAATGTTCATTTCATTTGGTGATACAGGTGCAAGTAAAAATGAAAAAGTTAACCCACTTGGTTTTGGTGTATGTTTCTGGTCTCCAGAAGTTTCTTTAGATGTTGTTGCTAACAGAGGTGGAAGCATCGTTAGAGAACTTTCTACATTACCAAGATTCTTACATGTTCCTCAACTACCTATTCTAACTGTTATTAACATTAGTGGTATTGAAGAGTCACTAGGTAAAGTTACTAAAAACTTTGCAACAGTTTAATAGCTGATTGATATAAGTATATCCAAAAAAAAAAACAATGCATTTAGATACAATAGTACTGTATGGTTAATTCCATACAGTACTGTATCTTTATTAGTTTTAAATCTTTTTTAATCATATATTATTTACATGACATATAGCTGATATATGTAATCCCTAAGTAATCGAATGATGTATTATAAGGGAGAGAAACATACTTTAGAATTCTTAACTCCTTATAGTTCTAAAGTATGAGTCCGTATAGAAATGTACGTTTGCGGTAGCAGTAATATAGTTAAGAAAAGATACTGCCAAAAAGATATGTTACGTCATTCAGTTGGCGTAGCGTACATCTTATTTTTTTTTTTGAAATAATCTTAACCATATATTATTTATGTATAAATACGAATAAGTGTGGAAATATAAAGTCTCCAAATTTATTCGTATAACAAAATATAAGGAGAATATATGAACGTACCTTTTACACCTGTATCCGAATTTAATAGAGTTTTTGAAAGTCCAGAACAAAGATACAATGATGAGGTGTTTAGATCAAATAGAATAAATAATTCTTTCAACGATGATAATATTGTACGTAATCAACATTACGGTAATCCAGATTATACGAAGCATGTATTTACTAATATGGGTAATAATCTATTTATGATAGATGAAAGGAACATAGCTTTGCCTATACGTAACTATAGTGATATAACGTCATTTGGTATAAAGTATAATACTAAGGATGATGTGGATAAGAGCAGTGGTTTAGGCGTATATATAATAGAACGCTATACCATATTGGATGTTACTGGCGTTAATATTCATTCATTAATGAAATATTATAGAAGAGCAGCGGATCTTACGGAACATACTATAAAGGAGATAGAATCAAAGATAGCTACATGTAGTTTAAATAATTCTATTACCGTACGCATAGTTACGTATATACCTAAATATGATATAGACCATTATAAGTATTTATTTGTTAGTAATAATAACGTAGCTATAGTTAAAGGTATGCCAACTGATATAGTTAAGCATCCTAATTCATTAACCGAAACTGATAAGTTAAAACGTTATAGGATACTTAATGATGACCATCCAAATACTGTATCTATAGATATAGTTGATAACGATAATCCATATAGGCCTTATTATATGCAACTAGGTAATAAAGTACAAAGATTTTTATCTAATCCATCTAATACGAAAGCCAATGGTGTTACTTACATAATTAAAAAGGATAATGAATTACTTGCCGATAGAACGGAATTTGAGTTATCTGAATTAGATAACATAGGTATTTATAAGACAGAGGAGTTAGCTAGATTTAATGGTGATAAGAAATTAATATTAGAAGATGTTAACAAGGAGTTATTATATAGGAAGTTGGATATAGAAGATAATAAAGTTGAATTGTCTAAACAACAATTAAGTAATGAAACAGTAAAGCGTAAACATGAAAGTAAAATGGAGGAATTAAAATATGTAACAGCAGTTGATTTAGCTAAAATAGAAAGAGAAACTAAACTTATTGGATATAAGGCAAGTTTATTGAAAATCAAGAGTGATACTTTATCCAATACGATAAATGTCATAAGAGATGAGCAAATACATAGACATAAAGTAAATGCTGAAAGAATAAAAACTACAACTAATGCCATTGGTTTACTCGGTGGTATTATTAAGTTTTTACCGACAATTTATAAATAAAAATTGTCATTAAATGAGTTAATTGAATTATTATATAAGGAGAATATATGAATGATGTTTTAAGTAAAATGATGGATAATTGTGTTCCTCATTTTAACGATGCCGTGGTTAACGGTATAGCAACTGAATCTGTTAAATCAGCACCAGAATATATAGATGCTATAATTAGAAGTGCTATGAAATCAGCTACTGAAAAGTTAGAATACCATGGCTGGAGAATGTTATCTCCTAAAGAAGAATACGATACTTTATTTACAACTGGTAACAATAGAATAAATTATGATATAGCGGTATCGGATATTTATAAGATAGAACTATTATTTAGTTACAATGGAGCACCATTGCCTAAAAGATATTTATATATGCCATTTTTAGAAGATGGTGGTATGATGCATATATCTGATACTAAATACCATATAGTACCAGTGCTTTCAGATACTGTTGTTAGTCCAGATGAAAAGAAAGTATTTATACGTCTATTAAGAGATAAACTTATCTTTACCCGTACAAATAGAAACGTTATCCTAAATGGCAATAAGATAGCTGGACAAGTAATATCGTCAACTATTTATAGAGTTTCTACTAGAGCCATAAAGGATGATCTTGGAAGCATAGTGCCACCTATAGCATTGTATTTATTAGCAGAGTATGGTTTTAAAGATACATTCTTAAAGTATGCTGGCATAGAACCTATAATCACATATGATCAAGACGTTAGTAAGTATCAAGAAACACATGATATTTATGAATCTATAAAGCTTAAACCAAGAAGCCTTAAAGAAACGCACTACATTGGTCATAACGTTAAAGTTTTAGTTCCAAAGGGTAAAACTACTCCTTACGTAGAAAACATCATAGTAGGCCTAATATATACCTTAGATGCACTACCTGCTAATGCTAATGAAATGGTTGATGTTATAAATTCTGGAGATTTAAAGAATGAGTTGGTTTACTGGAAACTTATGTTAGGTAAAATCATATTTAAGAACAATTATTCTGCAGATAGAATCTATGCAGATATAGTTGATCATTTTATATCTTTAAAGTCTTATATAGATAATCTAATTAAGACAAAGTTAGCAGAAATAGGAATTATGGTTAACGACTTCTTTGATCTGTTAGCGGTTATACTTGGTAAATATAGCGAGTGGTTATTAAATAGTAAAACATATAATAACAATATATTTAATAGATACATAGATGTTCTATATTACATTATGTATGACATCATACTTGGTATAAACAAAACTATCTTTGAACTTACTAGAAAATCTCTTAAGAAAGATCTTGCTATAAATGAGGTTACTAGAATATTCAACGCTAACATATCCTCTAAGAAGATATTTATGCTTATTAAGAGTTCAAACCAGAACATTACAATGTTGCTTACGGATTATGCTAGTGATAATAAGTACCATAAGATTACTTCAGTACTTGAGTTACAGGAACGTGGTAAGAATGTTACCAAGAGTAAATCTCAAGTATTCCCAAAGGCTACTAGAACTATTACTGGTCCAGATTTATTTATGGGTAGTATATTATACCTACCTAAGAAAGCACCTACACCAAAGCTTAGAATAAATCCATTTATAACATTAGATATAGCTAGTGGTAGACTCAAGCCGAAAGAAGATATTATGGAAAGCATAACACTATTAGATAAGATGTTTAATGGTAAAATAATTGAGAATAAAGAGATTCTTAATTCGGAGATAGAAGTTGAAATAGATAACCTAGATTAATCTAGGTTATCATTTTTAAACAGTTAATAATGATATATTATTAACTTAGATACAGGCAGTATCAAATACAAATATAAAGGAAAACAAATGGCATTAAATCAAAGTCAAGTAGAGTATTTTAATAAACTGGAGGCTATGAGGGTAGCTGGCATACCATTCAACCAACAGGAAGCTAGTGATTACAATTCATTATTACCACACATACAACAAATGATGAATCAGCAACAGAATATATATCCTCCGCAACAGCAAAATACAGGTATGTATATAAATCCAGTTCAACAACAACCACAGCAACAGAGACCAATGTATAACCAACAACAAGATCCAATGTATCAAAACACTGGTGGCAGTATATTTAATAGTAATGTTAGAAATGGGTTATCTCAAGGTACTGATGTAAAACATAGTGGTAAAAACTTTGGTGCATTAGATTATGTTGATGAAATGATTAGTAAACAACAACCACAGCAGGCACCTCAACAACCACAACCACAAAAGAAGAAAGAGTTAGTTGCAACCACTCCTTTGGACGGTAATGAATTCTTATTTCTTACTACACCTGATTTAAAATGTGTTAGGGTTATTGTTAGTGAAGATGGTACGTTTAAAAACAAGATAGAAAAGAAGACAGATGAGGAGATCAAGAAGACTATGAAATATTCAGAACATGCTAGCGTATATGATACGGCTAATGTAATAAGTGGTAAAATAGTTAACGGTAAAATAGATCATAAACTAAACCTAGTGTTAGATAAAATAGAGATCGTTGATAGCGTTAAAGAGATGTTTAATAGAATGGACTTCATTGTTCATGATAATAAAGATGGTATGTTTGAGAACACTGCTATGGAGGTTATGATTGTAGATACTTTTATAGTTAATAGAGTTACTAATGATCCAACTGAGATGTTCTATTATAAAACAGTAATGGAAAGCGATAACCTTAAAGAAGTTGCTGATTTCATTGCTAAATATAAATATAGTAAGAACTCACTTTTATCTAAAGCCTTTAAATCAATAGATAATTCTATTACTAAATTGGTTAATAACTATTTTAGATCAATGATAGGGGCTCCTACTAAAATAGATAGCTTTGCAGATGACTATATGAGTTTATTGCATACGATTGAGAATTTCACTGATGTTAGAGAAGCAAGTCTACACAAAGCTTTATTAACTGATCTTTATACTGTTCTTAAAGAGAATGCAAGTACATTAAGTTCTTTAGAGATAGAAGATACTGTTAACAGTAATAAGGTTGGTAAGTTATTGTATGGTGAAAAACTTACTCTTATTAACACATGTAATATGGATGTTAAATATGAGTTAACGGACGTTAGTAAAGGAACGGTTAAATACATTAAAGATGAACTTACTCCTATACTAAATAGTTTAATACAAACAGTACTAACTTCACAAGATCTTGTTAATAATGTTATCATCCTAACTACTGATGAAGGTGATATATTTAGATTAATTAAATCTAAATTAACTAACAGCTATACTATAGAGCAAATTTAAATACATATACTATATAGCGTTATGCTATATAGTATATACTGTACTTTTTTCTTTTAATCAAAACTTGGTTCAGGTGGTTCAGTACCATCATCTGTTTCATTGTTATCATCATCACCATCAGTGTCTCCACTATTTGGCTCAAGATCATCTGTTGGATCACCATCATTGGTTTCAGCATCATCTGCTTCTTCTGTATCATCACCGCCTTCAGTGTTGTCATCATTATCTACATCAGTGTTTCCTGTATCATCAGTAGATGTTTCATCGTTATCCATATCTTCTTCCTCTTCTTCATCGTTTCCTTCTGCTTTATCAACTTTAGCATCTATTTTTTCTACGTCACTATTATTTTGTTTCATAAATGGAACAATAATCTCACTAAGAGTTTTAAGATAAGTCTCGTATTCGCCAAGAACATCATAAATAGGTTTCCCATCTTTATCAACAGTAGTAGCATTTAGTAGTTCTGGTAAGTAATTATTATCACTCATCCATTTTCTAAGTAAACTATTTTGTATAGCCAACTTAAAGTCATCCATTTTATCTACTAATTGACCAGCTAACTCGTCTGGTAAAGCATCTGTACTAAAGAATGTTTCTATATAATCATCAAGGCTATCTTTATAATTATCAAAAGATTCTTTCATATTATCAGTTTCATGTTCTTCTATTCTAGGAAAACTTATTGTTATTTTATCTATATATGCATTTGTAAGCCATATAGTAAGTTTGTCTTTATCTATATCTTTACTAGACACAAGATCATTTTTTTCTTTTTTAAGTTCTCTAATAATAGCAGTTATGTTTTTACTAATAGTATCTTTAATTTCATTAAAAATAACCATATCATTTTTAAGAATAATCTTAATATGGTTAGCAACTAAAGGTGCTAGTATGTCTTGATGCACCATAACACGTTTGGTAAATAAAACATTGTTCTGTACAATAGTAGTTGCAAAATCACTGTCGTAACCATCTTCAACTGCTTTTGGTGGCAAAGAAAAAGACATAAGTATTTGTTTTCTTATTTCTTCATCTAGATCTGAATCAGGAATTACCTTACTCGTATTTTCTTCACTAGTGTTTATTTCCATATCTGGTAAACTATCATGTTTAAAATTAAATTTATAACCTACTTTCTTGGTCCAGTCAACAAGATCTTCTACTCTAGTAACACCAATAGGCATTTGTGTGCTTCTACTACGCATAACTTCAGATACTATTTTATCCATGGTTTTAGATGGATCCAAATCATTTTCATCTAATGTAGCAGATACTTCAGTTGTAGTTATTGAATTCTTAATATTTGCCATTATTCTAGAGAATAAGAGAATAGCTCTAATACTAGACAATACTGATATGGTTTCTAATAAAGATTCACCAGTACCATTATCTCTAAATTTAAAAGCATAAAATGCAACCAGTTCTTTTGGAACAAATAGTATTTTGGTTTTTTGTTTAGATAAAACTCTACTAAGCATAGTTCTATATATTTCACTATTGTCTTTACTAAAATCTGCTAAATCACCTAGTAAGCCGTTTTTAAGTTTATTCTTTAGTTTTTGATTAACTACATAACTATAGATCTCCTCTATATTCTCAACTTTAGGAACGGCTTTAGAATAACCATTGATCGCAGTAGATGCTTTATCTATAATAGACTTGGCTTTTATATTAGAGTTATTTTTAAAGTCATCGTTAGATACAGTAAAGTCAGAACTATTAGTAATAGGAACCCCTTTATCATCTAACAATACAAAGTAACCCAAATGATTAGTAACATCACCACTAACATAAACGGGTATGGTTGATTCTACTGGTAATTTCATAGTTAAAGGCATACCAATGCTTTCTCTATTAGTTTCATCTTCAGTAAGAACTGTAACTGAACCACTTTTATTATTAACTGTAGTTGGCTTAAATAAGTTATTAAAGAAGTCATCATCATCATCAGTAACCGTATCTTCTTTATACATTTCAGTACTTATCTTGTTACTTACTATTTTAGACATTTGACTAGTTGCTGCCAATATAGAATAATTATCAGTTATATCAATACCTAAATCTTCATCCGATATTTCTACGGATATCGGTGATTTTACAGTTTTATCTTTAGATAAGCTTAAATCCATATCTTCTAAAGAAAATGTAGTTACGCTTTTTTCATTATCACCAAGTATCTTTAGTTTAGAAGTCCTTAAATTATCATTAACAAATGTTTCTAAACTTGTTACTTCACCATTACCATTTATCATAGCATCAACAGATGATTCGGGTATAATTGTTTCTATGTATGCCCCTTTAGTAAATAAGGCTTCTCTTATAATAGTTGACAATTTATCTTCCAGCTTGTAGTTATTTGATACATAAGATTTAATGTTCTCTAATAACCCTACCTTAACGTCTGTTGGTAACTCTAAACCATCTATTCCATAGATGATGCTGGTACTAGACATATCATTAGGTGATAAGATAGACGACACCATTATCTGTATGCTAAGCTCTATATCTGGAAATAATCTAACTATGGTTTCATTGTTTGTTATTTTATCTTTTATAGATTCAGATATGTCTGGTAGATTAGCAGTCTTTAATTGCTTAGGAGCACTAGTTCTATCGTCAGTATTTAGCTTACTAACTACTGCTGCCAGATTTTTATTTTCGTTAATGACAGATGGAATCTTAGCTTCTGTTTTCTTTGACATAATAAAGTCCTTTTACTTATTTTATTTCAGTTTACATATTGAGGAAAAACAATGATTACAACTACAAAATATATTGAAGATACTGTAAGATTGATTAAAAGTTTAATCATTCTCAGTATAGATACAGCAATACAAATTAACAATGAACTTGTTAAAATATACGGCACAAGTATTCTAGGAGATGAACCAGAGGATCGTACTACCTGGAAATACTTTATGAACATATCTGGAGAATATCATAAATTAGACCATCGAATAAATATAACTATCATTGAAGATGGTTCTGTTCAAAAACTAACTAAAGAACTCCTTGATAAATATAAGACTACTAGAAATGAATTAAAGAAATTTGATACATACTATAATGATTTAGTAGCAGAGTATCCTGAAGATGAATTGCTTATAAAGGGTATTATATATGGACTTGATATAAACGATGTCATTAACTGCACTAATGGAGAATTAGTTGCACATAGTCCTTATCTAGTTGAAGAGCAGGAAACCAATTTAATACATAGACTTAATGAGTTCTCTAAGAACTATTTTCTACGTTGGCATATTAGAGATTATGGCATAATTGATGATCTTTATATACCGTCACTATTAGCAACACTCTATACTAAAATGGTTTTAAAAACATTGAATATAAGACAGGATTATATCTTTACATCTGAAGCACACAGTTTTCATATCTATGAATTTTTTAGATCTAATTATGGTATAGATGTAGATGTTAAGGTTCTTAGTAAAGAAACTAGGTTTTGGTTATATAAGAATCTTAGATATATCAAGAATAATATAGGTAAAAACAAAACTCTTGATATACTTATAGAAAAGATACTTACTGAAAATGGTATAGGCGTAGCTGAGGTAGAACTTCTAAACGGTTTACCAGATGAAGACTTATTGAATTTAACAGATATAACTAAGCCAATATATGATAAAAAAGAGAATAGGTTCATATCTAAAAGAAGAAATGATTATTATCTAATAGATGATAATGATGATACAAGTGGTAAGGCTTTATTGCTTAGACAATTTAGTAAAGCATTTGTAGATAACGATATGGTTATAAAAGATACGAATTTTTACGACAATACCTTAGAATATAAATTGGATAAAAATAAATTCAATAAACAAAAAACTAAAACATTTAAGATAAAAGTGAATAGATCTTATGTAGTTGAGAATAAGATAGAACTAAAAATGGTTCTAGATAACTTTATACAAATGGCATTTAGAGATATTTATAAAACATCAATAACATTTATAGATAATAATACTGGATTTACTTATGACTTAGATGCTAAGCAAGCAGCTTTCTTAATTCTTAAGTTACTAGCAGTTATTAGTGGCAATGTTAATCCAAAGATTCCATCTTATACTGCAAATAAACTTTTAAATAGCGTTATAACAGTGGATGCCCTTAATTATAACATGATAAACCCTACTATAACATATGACATAGCTAAAAAACTTATAGAATTAAGACCAGATAGACTAACATACTTAGATAGAGATATATTTAATCAATATTTAAAAGACTTGAATAGTTTTAATTCAGTAATTTGGAATATAGCAACAAACTCTAACGATATGCTCATAAACAATTCTATAAAAACAATGTATAAACGTTTACATATGAAAGAGACTATTATCTTCAATCAAGGAGATAGTACTATAGACGAACTAATGGCTAACCAATTTGTGGATTTCTATTTTACAGACGTATATGATTATAAAGAAACATTAAATAAGGTTCTTTATGCATTTACTGGATTCTATTTTGATAAAGATGATGTTAATGAAATGGTTGACAAATATATTAAGATAGTTAAAAACTTATCTTCTAGCACAATACAGTTTATGAATAGTACAAATAGTTTAGATGTTATGTCTACTAGATATAATACAAATATGTCAATAAGTACTCCTGGTATCATTGATATTCATGAAGGTACATTTAGAGCACTTGAAGACTTTTATGGTTATATGGCCGCCAGAGATGCTCCTTATGGATGCTTCTTAAAGTCTGATATAGAATTGATGATACCAAGAGGTTATACCAGAATAAATCCTCCTAAATTAATGTTATACGAACCTGAAGAACGTTTAGCGTTAACCAATGTACTACATGTTAAAAATGAAATGCCTGATGTTGTATTTAGCAATAAATCATATCTAACTATGTTTAGACCTTATATAGGTACTAAAATAAATGATATGAAAGATATTATCCAATTAGCTAGTAGTGAGACTAGTAAAGTTGGTAGAGTTGTTAAAAGATACATCCAAACTGCTATGGAGTGGTATAGTAAAGAATTGGATTATTCTAATACACCTACGATTACCACAACTGCTGGACCATTGTCTTTTAGACTATTTAGTCCGATAGTTAACAGTAAGTCTGATAATATAATTCAGACCATAGGTTCTAATTCATTTAACTTAAGTTATGGTAATTTTATAAATGATGTTACCAAATTTAAGCTTTATGATATATCAAGTAATGTTGAAGTAAATGGCAAACCAGAAATGGTTATGAGTACAAACAGAAGACTATTAGATTGGTATAAACCTACAGTTAAATCTATGTCAGATAAGACCATGAACAAAAGTGATTCTTTAACTATAGATAGAGGTCAAACAGGTTACATTAAACAAGATAGTATAAACATAACTATGGAAACGCCTTTAGGTATTTTCAATTATAGTATGCCTAATATTACTTATAGTATTGGTGGTATACCAGATATGTTTAGACCTAGCTTAGATAGTGGTAAAAATGATGAAGATTATTATAAAACAATAGACAACGTATTTAACGCTAGCATGATTCCTTATGGTAAACAAAAGGCTAAGGTTAAATTACTTATGTCTGATGGAATACATTCTATAACTGGAGAGACTTCTATTAATCTTATAAGAAACATAGAGTCTAGTTTAAATATGTACTCTCCTAAAATAGGATCGTTTATAGATAAAAACAATAAAGAAAGTACTGAGTATTTTAAAGATACATATATTAAAGGTATAGCTAAAGACCATACTTTAAAAACAAGAATCGAGAACTATGATTCTGAAATGTATCAAGAGACAAGTACTCTTATAGCCAATGTTCCTTTAAAAGGCATTGATTTCTTTAAACCAACATTTACAACAGATACTTTAAATATTACTCTTGATTTAAAATTCATAAGTAATAAGTTTAATAGTAACGTTAACATAAAAAGAGGTGAAACCAAACTTATAGTTAGTGGGGAAACTGGATTAAATACCGATAATGCTATGCCTACATTAGTGATGAATACAAGTAAGAGACTACTTAAATGGTTCTCTCCTATAGTTAGTGGAAACATAAATGATATTGTAGATGTTATAGATAAAACAGAAAATGAGTTTATTCATGGTTCATCTAGAACTGATGATAATATTATTACAATGCATGTTGATAAAACTGATATTATTGTAGAACAGACAACTATGATAAGTAGGAGCAAAAAAGCCTCTATAACAATGTATAGTCCTATCCTGTTATCCAATGGTGGTTTTGATAGAACGTTTATAGATGGTATAAATACCGTAAATAAATTATCAGGTACTGTTTTAAATACTCCTGTTAAAATGGATATGCAATTACATCATGATCTTGAAAACAGCACCCTTCCAGTATTATCTTTTGTTAGTGAATTTGGTACAGTGAATATGTATTCTCCTAATATTAGCATGGATAAGAAAGAAAGGGAAGTACTTAATTCTGAAATAGAATATAGAGTAAGTATGTATGGTAATCTTGGTAAAGGCGTTACGGATGTTAAACTATATGAGGATTTTAGTACCATACCTAATGTTCTAGGACACGTTAATAAAGACGTACTTAATTGGTTTAGTCCTATAGTTAGCGGCATAACTAATGATGAAGTATCTAGTATAAATTATTCAGCATCCAAAACGGTTGTTATGGGTAAAACTAATAACCATAGAAATATGGTGAGTATGTCTGTTATTAGTAAAGAATTGTGGTCTAGTGAAATTTCTACATTTAAGGTATCTACTAATAATAGTATTATAAATATGTTTAATCCTATTGTAGCTTTAAATACTAGTGTAGAGGATACTACATTAGCATTCGTAAGTAACTTTACCAAAGGTTTTGGTAGAGTACAAATAAATACAACCAAACTTAGAATGTATACAGATGATATTTTAGAAAATAATAAACCAACTGCTATCATAGATACTGGTATGAGAGTTTTGGATTACTTTAAACCAAATGTTTCAAATATCTATAACCCATTAGCAGAAGATCTTGTTCCAATGAAAAATAATTATGGATACAATGGTTCTTTAAATAATGATCATAATGTACTTACTATGTTTAATGAAACAATGGATATAGAAAGCTCTAATAAACCAAACGTATACGGTTCTGTTAGAAAAGCTGATACTAAACTTTATAAGCCTAGATCTGAAGTATTTAGTATAAATGAATCATATAGAATAGTGGCTGGCAGCTTTGATACTAGTAAAGGTAGATATATCAATAATCATATGGAAGTATTATTAGAAGATATAGATAATAGACCTAATGATGGAAGCAAGCCAGTACTTAGAGGTAGTAGAAACTATAAAACCATAGATATGTTCTCTCCAAAAGTTGACGGTATAACTTACGGTATAGATGAAGTTGTAAGAAATCCTTACAGTGAAAACTATGTTCCTATGGGTAGTGTTACTGGTAAGAATGAAATGATGTTCTATAATACAAGTAATGTTATAGATGGTGATATAGAACCTAATGTTTACTTCAATACTACTAAGAACATAATAGAGATGTATCATCCTAAGTTTAGAGTTAACTCCAATGAACAAGTTGATGGTTTGGATACTACAATTAATACGAGTACTGTCTCTGGTACAAGTAGAAGTGATGCCAATAAAATTACTATGGATATAAATAGTAAAGATATATGGGTAGATGTTGCTCCTATAGGTAAATTTAATACTAATTTATCAACATTAACATTATTTAAACCTGATTTTAAAACAGGTTCTGTAGATGAAAAGGATATCCTTGATTCTATACCTAAAGGTATAAATTATAAAGGTAACGTTCTACAAGATATAAATAAAATAATAATGTATGGTGAAAATGGTGAGATAAGTGAATATGAAGTTGGATCTTTAATAGGAAACAATGATGTTGCACTTAACCTATTCAAACCTTTAGTAACAGACGTTATTAGCAATAGAGCCGATGATATAGATGGCATAATTACTGAGACTATTGTTGGTAGTAAAAGAGTTAAAACTACCAATGGTATACTTCTTAATATGTCACCAGTTATAGCGGGAGACCTTAACCCCGTACTATATGGTTCTGTAAATAGTGATCTAGATGATATGTTTAGTCCAACTAGTACAGCTAAAGGATATAAGTTAAATGAAACATATACTTTAACTACAGATACATTCACTGGTACATATAATCGCAAGTTTGTTAAAGCCCTATTATATAGTAAAGATTTAAATACAAACAATGATGCTGAATTAATAGGTGATATGAGTTCTAATGTAGATATGTTTAAACCTAAAATAAATAAATCAGTAGAGATTGTTTTCAAAGATACTGAATATGTTGTTGACAATACAATTAAAGGTAGTAAAACCAAAAAGGATGTTACTGGTATTGGTAGGGTAGAGGAAAACAATTTGGCTAAAACTATAGTACCTGAACTTGTTGGTTCTATAGATAATGAATTAGACAACATGTTTGTTCCAGTTATGCCAAAAACAGAAACTTTAGAATTAGAGGATACTGAAGTTATAAATGTTAATGATCTTACTGGTCTTGCTATAAGTAGCGAGTTAAATACTATTATATATAGTAATGAGGATGGGGTAGATAGTACACCAGCTTTAATAGCTACTGATGGTAAAGTAGATGTAGGAATGTTTAAACCTAAGTTAAGTAGAACAAAAGATATTGAAACAAATAAAACATCTAATATAAATACGGATGTAGTAATAGGTGAAATAAATGTTAGTACAACAAGAACAATTATGTATGATATGGATAGAGATAAATCTAGTAAACCTAATGTGATAGGCGATAATAGAACTCCTGTAGATATGTATAGTCCTAAACTTAAAGGTAGTTTAGATAAAACAAAAGATACTATTTCTATAAATAATGAAATAGATATAAATGGTTTAGTTAATATAAATGAACTAAAAACTATAGTTTATGAAGATGAAACTGTAGATAAACCTAATGTGGTTACTAAAGATACTACTGAGATAAAATAACGGCAATACTATAGATGATGGATTTCCATCATCTATAGTAGTTATTTTAATGTCGTTTTTAAATGTGCTGCATTGAACATAGTATTTAATGTTTTAGTAGATACAACTCCAGTGCCGTACGGTTCTATAGCGTCTTGACTAACTTGTCCTGTTCTACTTATAGAAGCTTCAGCTGCTCTTGCTGAACCTAAATCACCACCCCTAACTTTCATTAGCTCTTTTATACTTTTATCTAATCCCATACCAACTAATAATTCAAGCTCAGGTTTTGTTAGTTTAGCAGATTTAGAATCACCAGTAACTTGTCCAGTAGTTAAATCTATAACTTTATTATCCGTACCAACAGAAACACCTTTCATAAGTAACTGTGCAGTTCTTCTAATAGGAAGATCGTATGTAAGATATTTTATATTAGTTTTAAACTTAGGTATATAAGTACCATCTTTTTTATTACCTTTTGGACCTATAATAAGAGGTTGAAAGAAATCGTAGCCTAATTCTTTACCTATCTTAAAGTTACGTTTAGTATCTAATTTTACTTTACCGCTAACAGGAGCTATTATAGATATGGTTAAATCTTTATCTCTAAGCTTTATCATAAACTCTTTAAAATCTTTATCTGACATTTTCTTAAATAGATCGACATATAGCCCATGGTTATATCCACCAGGAGCTATTTTGTCTACATACTTAAGGATAAAATCTTGAACTTCTTTTCTTTTTTTATCCATAACTTATCCTTAGAAGTTTAAAGGAATCATCATTTTAGTAATGAGTCTTTTACCAACGAAATCTACAGACAATCCAGCATGTGTTTGCTGTATTAGATTATGGGTATTTAATGGTGGTACTTCATCATAAATATCAGAATTATCTGGAAACTGAATATATTGTAAAGGCACAACTTTATCAGCACCGATATAGCTTGTTTCACCACCATCGTTAACAACTGTAGTATTCGATGTACATAGTGAATTTATAGCTAAACCATATGTAGTAACTAATAATGTTTTAGTCTTATCAAACTTATCCGGTTGCGGCATACCGTCGCTATCTATTTGATCTATAGGTATAGTAAGTTCTTTAAAAGGTCTATCCTTGAACTGACCTCTACCAACACTATATGCATTTAAGGTCATCTCATTGTCCTTATAGAAATCTATATTTTCATCTTCAATACCTAAAGAATAAATATCAGGGATAACTATAATGTCATTAAATAACGCATCGTAATATATAGAAGCAAATAATTTGCTAACCATACTTTGTGCATTTCCTAAGAATACATATCTATCAGGGTTAACTAGATTACCATCGGTATCTTTTTCATCGTCATACAAGAAATTCTTGTTGTCTTTCTTTCCATGCGGAGTATCCGTAGTAATGCTATCTATAAGACCATAACTAGCACCATCATCACCACTTATTCTATCCATAAATGTACCAGCTAAAATAGGAAGAGTACCTATAATGTTTATGGCTACTCTTCTATTATTGCATTCTTTATCATCTTCATTATTAAGAACTTTAGCATATCTCATCTCGAATGTAGATTCTTTCATATCTGTTTCCTTTTATTTAATTATCAAAGTAAATAGCTTATGCTATACCAAGAACGTTATTCTTTTTAAAGAATAAAATAACTACATCCCTAAGATGTTCAAACCATTGATCTACTGTACCATCATTAATAACATGCATCATGATCTCAGCAACATCTTTATTGTCAGTATGTGATCTGTAGATTAACAAACTACTAGTAAACCATTTATTAATGATTATTCTCTGACTAACAGGATTAAGCTCTTTAACACTACTAATTTCACTATCATTTAAGAACATAGCAGATGCTACATCACCATAAGTAGTAGCTATATCTCTAGCTACTATCGCTACTAAATCAGGTTCACCTGCAACTCTTTTAGTATTAAACATCTCTAATGCAGAGATCTTCTTTTCAGTATTTTTTACATTGCCAGCAGATAAGTCTGCTGTCCCAAAGTTATGTCCGATTGCCATTTTATAATTCCTTTATATCTTTTAATTTATCTTTTGGATACCAGAATGGTTTATATAAACCTTTTCTCATTTTAAGTAAATCCATAGTACTTAGAAACGGTATTTCAGTTTCATAGTTATTAGGAGTCCACCAACCTCTTGTATTTAATAATAAATCCCAATCATAACCCATTTTAGTTATATCTTCATATAATTCCATTGGACTACATAATAAGCCATCTTCATTTAACTTCGGATGGAACTTATACATTTGTGCTAGCTCACTAGTGATATTTATAGCTCTTCTAAGTTTAGGATCTGTATTTATTTTAGTTCTAACCGTAGTTCTACTAAGTTTAACATCTGGTAAAAGATCTAAGTTATAACTTAGGTTACTTCCAGATATACCAAATTTACCATTTGTTTTTATTTGGTGGAACTCTGTAAGTGTCGGTAGAACGCCTTCATTTTGAGAAACAACTATATCTAATGTATATCCAGATATACCAGACTTACTTCTTAGTTGCGTTAATCTAACTACCTGCAACTCAGTTTCTGCAGAATCAGCTTTATTATCTAGTGGATATTCAGCTTGTCTAGTTGTTTGATTTTTGAGTACAGATACTCCACTAGCATACCATGCATTAGACATTAAGAATAAAAACTTATCAGATACGCCCTTAATCTTATCGCCGACTTTTAAAAATTGTAATTTCTTAGTTGGTCCAGGAGAATAAGGACTAGAACCCATAGCTATCTCCTCGCCAAGATGAGCCGACATAAAAAAGAATGTATTACTGTTTGTGGTAAGTCTAGGTAGTTCTGCTAAGAATTTAGATTTGTATAAACCTTGTCTCATGAATAAAGTATTTGTAGAACCATCATCTAACTTACTCTTATTAAGCATCTCTATAGTAGTACCTGCTTCAAATTCAGATAATGAATCTATCTCTACAAATGTGGGAACCTGTGTTCTAAGCATACCTTTAGTATTTGGATCTCTGAATGCAGTATAATCAATAATAGAATTCTTATCATTTTCTTTTTCAGATAGAAACGCTTTTAAAAGACTACCCCATTCATCAGCAGCGTATTGCGATTTATCAGTTATGACTAAAGATGGATCTTCCCTAGTAGCTACATCCTTACCAAGATGTTCGAATTGATTACCTAAAGCATCCAATCTTTCAGGTATAGCTGTAACCTCTGTATCATAAAGATGCATAGATGTTTCATGAGTATATGCTATCTTATCTGCTGCAGATAACATCATATAATGCATAATAGAAGATTTAAAGTTATTGCTTCTACCAATGATACCTGTAGTTAAACCAATACCACCATTCCATATTGTTTCACCTTTTGCACCAGTTACAGGGAAACCTGTAGGGATGTCAAATGAGGCACCGATGTTTATTAATATTCTAGCCTGTCTAGGCTTTGGTACATTAAATTTAATAGCCATTATTTTATCCTTTGTTTATCATCATATCTTTATAGATGTTTATTATCAAACATATGCTAACTGTTAAAGTTTTATTTTCAACATTATTATAGTTATATATTATTAAAATAGATACTAGGCAGTATCGAATAAATATAACAATAAACAAGGAGTTCATTATGGAACTAGATTTAACAGAAAATTACTTTATGGTACCTACGCATAGCAATAGACGTATGGAAGAGATCACGGGTAGATGTTTAGTTAATGTTATTAAGATAGGCGATTCATTAGTTAGTGGTGGGGTTACATTTGATAATATTAAAAAAATGATTGGTTCCGTACATTTAGATTTAGATTACACAGATCTAATGACATTGCCTGGCGGTACTGAGTTTATAGATGCATATACTAAGCTATATGAAACTTTCAATGTACCACTTAAACCTGAAACAAAACCATCAGATTTTGAAATAATATTGCTTATTGAGGGATATTATGGAATGAATTATTTAGTAACTGGTATGATGCCAACTGGATTAAGCAATAGTCATGGTACGGTATTGACATTTAGAGCTAAGAGTATTATTAGTAATGCGGGCGTAGATGCTTTTGCTATTAAACTAAATCAACAGCGTGATGAGGTTCTTAGAAAGAAAGAACTTAAAGATGCCATTATATTCTACTATGGCCAAACGTCAATTAGAAATAGTACTGTTTCTAGAATGGAAGAACTTGAAGCTGAGATTAAGAGAGCTGATTTAGAAGGTAAAGTATCTGTTAATAATATGTTTATGAAAGCATGTGGTAAAGTCTTAGCTATTAGAAAAGAGATGCAAGAACGTCTTGATGATAAGAAAGACTTCATGGCTAAATATACATACAATTCTAAACTTCAAATGGAGCGTAGATTGTTAACATATGATCTTGATAGTTCAGAAAAGATTAAGAATGATATACTTGCTAAAGTAGACAATGCTAAAGTGGTAATTATATACATACCTAAATATAGGTCTCATGCATGGGTATCTGTTGCAACGTATGCTTTATTTCATAAGGATAAGAAGACAGTTTACTTTACTGGTGATATAAAAAAGATTAAACATGCAGGCAGTCTTATTTTAACTAATGATTACTTACAGGCTGAAACAGTTGGTGATGTGTTTACTAGATCAGTATATGATAAAAAAGGTGAGGTTGGTTCTAATATTGTAACTAAGATTTTAAATAAGGAACTATAATATCTAGTGAAAAATAAAAAAATGACAATCATTGGTATAATAGTAAACTTGGCGTAAAATAAGACATACTGACAATAAGCAGTATTTAAATAAATGAAATGGAGATATAAGATGCAAGAATTTAATAAAAATGGTTTTAAAGTAAAAGTAGAAAAGACTAAATATTCAGTTAACTTTACAGTTATTGATGGTAATAAGACTTTTATTGGCAGTGCTACTGATGTAGATAAAATGGTTATAACTGAACAAGAGATATGGGTGCTTTGTCATGGTAATCTTTATGTTCTAACATTACACGTGGATAAAGATCCTGATATGGATAATGATATATTCTTTGAAAAATGGATTTCTGGTAAAACTGTTAAGGATATAAAATGTGACAATTATAACGTATCAGTACATGAAACTGATGGGTCGTTTTCATGTATCTCATTATCTGGCAATAGTAATAGCATCCGTTCAGAAATTAGTGAGATGGAGTTCAAATCATTAGATGATGCATTCATTATAGAATAAAGATAATGTATTATGTATAATGTAAATAAAAAAATAGGAGTAGAAAATGAGCGTAGATGATTTAAGAGCGGACATTGCTGAATTAAGAGAGTTAGACAAGAAAGCAATAGCTGATGGTCTTGAGTTAATGTTGGTATCGTTTGAAGATGATGATGTAGATACGTTTAGACGCCTTAAAGATAAATTCGTTAAGGAATTTCCAGAGTATCAAATGCCTAATTGTTTTATAGGGTTTAACCATGTATAATGTAAATCGACACAGTAAAATAGCTGTTATAGATTTTGAGTATTCATTTTTAAAAGAAAATATGGGCTATGGTCCAATGTTTGGGTTTGTTATCGTAAAAGATAACAACCCATGCGGTAGCACGCTCACATTTAATATTAGCGATTTTCCAGATGAGAAATCAATGATACAATGTTTTTTTAGAAGTTTAGATTCTCTTAATTATGACTATGTTTTAATAAGTTTCTTAGATACATTCTTAAGTCTCATCAGTCATCGTGCTGAAGCTTTAGGAGTTCCTTTAAGAGAACTTGTGGACCCTGATAATAAGTATCCTGATAAGAATGTCAATATAGTTGTAGAAAGAACAACTATGGATGGTGATAAAATAAAACCATTGGATGTATGGAAGTATACTTATACAGTTGAATTGCCTATTAACTTTAAATTCTTAGACATGGTTACTTTCTATAACAACAATAAGAAAAAAGAACATGCTTTTACATTAAATGATATGGCTAAGGCTGAATTAGGTAAAACAATTAAATATGTCGGTAAACCTGAAGATTGTTTTAATATATCTACCGATGAAATGATGAGTTTCTGTGTAGATGATACTAAACTATTACATGAGGTTTTATCTAGTATGTTTGGGAGAAAAAATAATGACAAATAAATCTGAAACTCTGTTTACCCTTCTTAAAAAGATAGACCAAGGTTTAAAAAAGAAATTTGATACTACTAATTATAGTGCTGATTATACTATATACTGCAACGATGAAATCGCAGATATAATAGATGGACACATTGGTGATATGAATCTAGTGAGAAGCGATCATCATGATCTAAAAGATCAAATTATTATACATGGACATAACCATATAATAGATGGTTTTAATAATCCTATTAATCTAGGACCATTGACATTTAGTAAATAGGAGATAGAATGAAATTAGAAACAAGTATAATGATTGCTGATATTATAACTACTCTAATAAGAGATAATGTAGATGTCCACATAGAACAAAAGGGTATGCTTGGACGTACAACACGGAGAAGAGTTGAGTTTAATAGCTTTAAACCAATATCGGAACTACTTACAAACGAACGTAGAACAAAAGTTATGACTATGATATCAAGAATTCTTGGTATCGAAATATGGGCTACGGATTATGTAAATGTAGAAAAGACAATTGAAACAGGTGACTTGCTTATAGGTCCGAATTTAAATACGGATGAAATATGTAAAATATTAACAACCAAAATTGAAAAAGGAGAATAAATGAATAAAATGATTAAACCCAATATTCATATTGTAGATACTGCTAACAACATAGTTTCTATATATGGTATTGAACATAAAATAAATGTTGGAAATAATAACATTCCTTTATCGGAAACGATTGAATTTCTTAAGAAAAATGGAAATCATGAAAAATACTATCCGAATGAGGATAATGGTAAAAACTCATACGCTCTTGGTTTACCAGAAGCTGACGGTAGGATCCGTTTTAATCCAGAAATACATGACATTAATAAAGATTGGGGTACTGGGCAAATAGAGTTAATTCAGACAGGCAATATTTAATAAAAGGAGATATTGTGAAAAAATCAAATATTGAAATAAGAGATGGATATTTATATTACGATGGTAAAAAATGTTTAAGTCATCTAGATGCTAATGGGGAAGTTATTAAATTCGGCCATGTAGTTTATAAGCAAGATAAGCACAACAGCATGCCTTACTATGGCGATATGATTGTAGTCATAAAACCAGGATACTTTAGATTTGAGAATGAATCTCCTGAATATAGGTGTTATAAAGTAGTTAATATAAGTACTGGTGAAGTTATAAATGATTTCTCTAACCTACACATGCTAACACCATTAGATTGCAGCATCCCTGAAGCAGTTAAAGATGCTACAGACGATATTAAATTCAATATATTCAAAGCTTTAGATTTGTTAATTGGTTTAACTATTATAGATGATGACTATACTACATACTATAGTACTAAAGGAAACGTACCATTAGTATATAGACATACTAAAGCTGATAAACCAGTTATCACTATAGAAAATACATGTAAATGGTATAGGCTATATGTAGTTCATCCAGATCGTAAAGTTGAGATACTTGAAGGGTTCGATGGTTGGATAGACCATATACCTTTACCAGATGACCTTATGGAATTTGCTGAAGAGAACGATATGTATGTAGATGCAACAAGTCTTGAGATGATAGCTGGTAGAGCGGTTATGGAAAAAGAGATTATTGCTACATGCGGGTATGTTAGTGATCATCTTTATGCATGGAATTAGTCATGGACAACTTTAAACAGAAGATAGTTGGTGATATAAAGATAGTTTCACAATCTAAACAAACTCCAGATGAATTTATGGAAGAACTTAAAAGTGCCATAGCTTCAACCACGGGTACTGATGGGTTTGAAGTAAGTATTGTTGATTTACAAGATGCGATACAAACGCCTCTAGACAGGACATTATTAGAAAAGGTTAGAAAAACGCAAAGAACACTTGACAAAATAAAAGAAGAAAAGAAAGCATATTCCATACCTAAGTATAATCTGGATCCTATTGAGGAGGAACAATGAAAACTAAAGTAGGTATCCTGGTTCATCCAGGATGGTCCACTATTGGCAACAACAATAATGCTAAGATGATGGATGAATATATAGAATACATTAAACGTTTTGATACAGTTATTATATACCAATGTACCGTTGACATTAAACTACGTTTAATATATATTAAAGCGTTTAGTAGTGATATTATTAAGTATTACCTATATGGTAAAGAGTTTATTGTAGATGGCATAGCATGTCCTATTCGTAAACAAGGTATAAAGATTTTCTTAGATATGTTAACAACTAAGATAAAAACTCCTAAAAGATATAAAAATAATATTGCGTTAGGAAAATTTAATTTAGAACATCGTTTAAATAAATTATTTAGGAGTAAACATATAGAAGATTTAATGGCTACAGAGTTCTCTGGAATTCTATTTGATGGCGATTATAGTTTTATGGATAAGTTCGAACAGCATATGAATAAATTTAAATCTTTAGAGATTAATAATATAAATATTATGCAATTTAGTCATGGTAGCATTCCATATGTAAATAAGTTTGCAGAACATTTTTACAAACATATTGAAATTGGTGAGGATACTGAGATAACTTTATTTGGTGAATACTATAATCAATGTGTTAAAGGACATTCTATTTTACTAAGTAGCATGAACGTAAAACATAAAATAGATAAAACAATGTGTGTTTATAATACAGCTAAGTATTTAGAACACGATGCTACAGTAGACTTAAAGTATTTTAAGTCTACTGGTGAATCTGTAATGGAATAAAGGGGATTATTATGGAGAATTACAATATTGAAAAGTCGTTTCTCGAACCAATATCTAGAACTACTAGTAATATTATTATTGTTGATAGAAAGGGGTTCGTACAACAAGATCTTGATGGAAGCTTACATGAACACCCAGCTCGCTTTACTAATACTAAGCACGGTTTAAAAAATTTAGATGATGGTACCATTGTTTTTTATATTGGTGGTCAGTAATGAAAATATTATTCTTAGATGTAGATGGTGTACTTAATATCATGGGTCCAAGTTACTACAGTCATGGCTTTAATAATATTGGAAATGATCCAATTGAACATCATCTTATGGTAAGATTAGAATTTATACTTGAAAGAGTGCCTGATTTAAAAATAGTTATTTCGTCATCATGGTTTGAAAATCAACTTAAAAGAAAATTAGAGAAACAGAGATTTAAATATCTAGATCGCATAATTGGTTCAACTCCTAGGAAGAAGAATCTTAGAGGCGAACAGATATTGGATTACCTGTTTGAATTTGGACACAATGTGGAAACATATATAGTTATAGATGATGAAATTGACGATATCTGTGGTAACAAATGCAATAAGATACCAAAAGAAAATGTTGTTATGATAGACATGAATGAAGGTTTAAGTAATGCTAATGTAATTAATATCATAACTAAATTAAATAATTTAGATCAGTATGATGGTCAAGAGTACTTAGCCTCTATGGAGAATGTTGGTATCTTTGTTAGAAAGGGGTATCGACCACATGTAGTTACTGGCTATGTAACTGAAGAAAGTAATCCTTTTAAGTATTTTAAAGTAGATAATAAAAACTTAACCTTGCATATGATTAGGAAGGAAGATGAAAATGTGGGTGTCTAATAAAGTATAAGCTTAAATATCAAATTGATAATGATAGCAATACACTATTGTCATGCAATATTTATTAACTTAAGAAATAATGTTAGATGTGCCATGGCACATCTAACCTAATGGTATTTTTCTTTTACCACCTAACATTTATATGAAATAATGTATTATAAGGAGTAATTAGTGGTATTATATTTACCAATTTATAAAACAGATATACTTAATAAAAAAATAGAAATTAAGGTAAATAGCACTGGTTATATAAAAATGTATAAGACATTAAAAGACCTTGTTAAAGCTATTAAGAAAAAACATAGAAAACTTGATGGATGGTACTATAAAGTATTTAGTCTATCAGATGATGGCCTATATGTAGATGAGGAAGCTCCTTATATACATAAAAACATAATACCAATTGAGTTGCCAGTTAATGTAGATGTATCAAATAGGATACCTGTCCCATTAAATGCTATGGATAGAATATGGAAACCTATACCTGGATTTAGTAAGTATCTGGCGAGTAACCTTGGAGAAATACTTACATTGAAAACAGGTAATTTTACTAAAGGTGTTAGTGCTGGACACTATCTTAAAGTATCTATTTTTAAAGATGGTAGCACCAAAAGTAAAATGGAGTATGTACATATATTGGTTTGTACTGCATTTCATGGAGTTGGTCCAAAAGGTTTTGTCGTTATGCATAAGGACGATAATAAAGAGAATTGTAATGCTACCAATCTTAAATGGGGTAGTCAATCACAGAACATACAAGATGTATGGGATAAAAGGAAAAAGAATATGGAAAAAGTTAATCAGTTAGTAACGTTAGAAGAAACTCTTAGTTTTGAATCAGTAGATGAAGCGGTTAATATGCTTAGTAATGAAAATGGTTTAATTAGTAATATAAATAACTTTGTTTTAAATAGATTAAATTCTATTAGCGAATTATTCTCTGGTGTTACAGAAACCATAAGTGGTATATCTGGTGAAAGCAATAAAGAACTTAGACAACTTAGAAGTGATATTAGTTCTCTTAAGAGAATTATTAAGAATAAAAGTTATGCTAGTATAGAATCTAGAGAAACCCCAGTCGTTATTGGTTTAAACACTAACCTAATAGAACTTGAAAATAAACTTAGTAAAAATGAACATATGTTAGGTTCTTTAATTATAGATTCTCTTAGTGAGTTAAATGTCATCTTAAGTAAGATAATGTCTGATGAAGATTACAGAAAATCTTTTAAACCTAAGAAAACACTTTTTGAAAAAACCGAAGAAGTTGCTTATGAGATAAAAAATAATCTATCTGGGGTTATAGATGTTAACTCTAACAACGATAGAATGCCAGTTGGTAAACTTGTACCAAATTTAACTTCATTGCCTAAGCTTGCTGAAGATACTGCCATTCTAGGAAATAAACTTGGTAAGGTTAATTTTAGTAAAATAGATAGCTTAGTTAAAGAGATAGCTGAAAAAACTAATATGCTACATGAACATATTGTTAGTAAAGATAATAAGTTTGAAATAACTAAATCTACATTACATGCATTATCTACTGGTCTAGATAATAATGCTAGTTTGATATCTATAGCAATGACTAATTATAGTTTAATAAACCATCAAATAGGCATGGTTAATAACCTTATAAAAATCGTTAAGATGTAACTACTTAGGACATATGTCCTAAGTAGTTATCTAATTTTTTTTACTTATATATTATTAATATAGATACATGGCAGTATCAGATATAAATATAAAGGAGTCGTTATGACTAGAATAGAAAGTTTAAGAAAAGAAGAAGAAGAGTTACTTGCACAAGCTGAAGTTATCAGATGTAAAGGTTTAGACATAGATGAGAGTCATGTAAATGGACTTGATGATATCGATGAGCGATTAGAAGAAATAGAGAATGAATTAGGCGAACTTTATGTTAAAGAAAGTGAAAGTATATTTGTATGGTTTATTAAATACTTTAAGAACCATGATATTACATATAAAGTTGATGAGGATAAAAAGATCATCGTTCTAGATGCAGATGTTGTTGCTGAACTTAAGGAATCGCATATCGATAACTTAGCATATATTGATACAGATTTTACAGATACATTAGAAAACATATATGAGCATAAAGGCATAACTATATCTGAAAATACAAAGATGGAGTACTTATAATGTCCAACATTTTAAAAGATAAAGACGATATACGAATGTTTAATTCGTATCCTGTCCATGAGGATAGAAACCTTGAGTTGGCTGAAAAGGAACTTAGAGCATTTAAAGTACATTTGGCACAATTTGATGGTTATGTATTTTTACCAACAAAGTTTATTGGCAGACCTAAGTTGAATTTTACTATTTATGTACCTACTATTGAAATAAAACATGTCATAGGTAGTGGTGGTAGTAATTTGGCTAAAGTTAAATGTAGCATAGCATCCATTACTAAAACCAGTTTTGATAACATATACATTAAGGTTAAACCTCAAACCAGAAATGTAAATGAATTTAACATCTATGGAATCTATTATTATTCAGAGTCTTACCTTAGAAAGAATGATAAAATCTATGCTAAGGTTATTAACGCTAGAGGTGATACATTCTTCATGAATGATATTGGGCTATATAAAACTAATATGTTTAGTGATAAAGATCTTATATTAACATATGATGATATATGTGAAGAAATAGATCTAATAGATAAGTGGTTTAATGGAGCTGAAGTGTATTTTAAAGATACAGATAAAGCATTAATGGTAGAAATTTAAAATATAAAAGGAAATACTATGGAAAAGAATAAAATAAAATGTATAGTAGGTAAAGCAAGAAGCGGTAAAACAACCGAGCTTATTAGGTTATTTATAACAGAACAAACCAGTGGTACAAGTTATAACTCCATCTTCATAACATGTGAGGAAACAGCAGAAGCCATAAAGCAAGCATGTGCCAAAGCTGATGATATAAGAACATTTGGTAAGCTTAAAAATGTAAATTATACTGTGCTTGAAGCCAGATCAAAAGATGACATAGTTAAGATAATAAATAGTTTTATTCTAGAGAATAACTGTAGATTCTATATAGATATGCCAGAGATTCATTTAGATAATTTTGGTAAATTGGCTGAAAGGTTCGTAGATATCTACCCAAGTATAAAAACCAACAATGAAATGGATATTATATGGACCAGATCTAAATCAAACAGCATCTACTATAAACAACCAAAATTGACTAGGTACGAAATCTATAGAAAAATATATTTCTTAAACATGGAAGTTGAGAAAAATCGAGCAGAGTATCTAGGTGTAGATTTCAATGAAGATCATTTTAGTCGTGAAAGTAACATATTAGCTGTTAAGAAAACAGAATACTACTACCATAGACAAGATAAACTTTTATTGGATTTTAAATTTAATTCTGTGGCTTTGTTATCTGGTACAGAGAAAAAAAGGTAATTTAACAACTTAGAGCATTAAATGCTCTAAGTTGAGTTTCCATTTTTTTTCAACCATATATAATATAATTAGAGTTTGCAGTTGTAATTACTGTGAACCATCATTTACGGTATACGTATCGTTAGTGAATGGACCATTTAATATGGTGGATCGATTTAGTTCGATGGATTAACTAGAAATAAACAAATGACTACAGTATGGTACTGACGGTACCATACTGTAAAATTTGACTAGGAATCCACATGAGAAAGTTTTTAATATCTCTTTTAAGAACTGTGTTGATATCTTTATTAAAAGATATTCTAAAAGAAATAATTTCCTATATCAATTAATGGTAATTATTAAAAAATAAATAAGGAACTAAAATGCAAGTTATAACAGTAGACGGATGTGAGAAAATGGTAGAGGTTTGTAATGGTTGGGCATATGAAATAATGCCTTTAAGTAAAACAAGAACAGGTCATTGTTGGGAAGTAAAGAATGGTTCAGTTACAATATGGTCAAATACCGAATGCAGTAACATTATAGTTAAAGTGGAGGAAAGATAATGTATAATATCAGAATGGACGTGGAAGAAGATACAGTGTTTAATCTAGAAACATTAACGCTATTAACTGATCATGCTAGAATGGCTAGCACGCATTTTAACGGTATGGGTTTTAATATTGGTGAAATAGTATTCAACTATGAAGATGAACCAATACAAGCAACTGATATTAGAAATAATATCGAGTGTATTGTAAAAGCTAATGAGGTATTATGATGCTTAAATTAAATAAAAGAGTTAGATTAAATAAAAAAGATAGACGCAAATATGTATATTCTAGAATTTATTCTAGGATAAATAGTGAATATATGTTTGAGATATTTTCAATAAATACTCAATCATTATTGTCAGCCAAACATATAGTTGGCATAAATATGGAAAGGGTTATTGAAGACGCTAGAGAGAAAGCAGCTAAGATCGAGTCATATAGAAAAGAGTTAGACAGATTGTCTAAGTATCTTTAATAATAGGTACCAATTTGGTATCTGTTATTTTTTAGTTTTAAGTAACAAAATATATTATGGGTAATTTAAGGAGAACATAATGAAAAGAACAAATTATATAAAATGGTCAAGAGCAATGATACTAAGTGATTTATTAGGAACTACAACATGGATGGCTTTAACTACATTCATGATTATGGCTAAGAATGCAATGGGTAATGATGTGATACCTATCTTTGAGATGCTTATATTTATAACTGCTCTAGTAGGAATCAAAGTAGCCCATACTAATTGGGTTACATTAAAAGGTGGACAGTTAGCATCTATAACACAGGAAACCATCTTCTTAATAGCATTATATATAAGTCTTATATATACGAGTGATTTAGCCACTGCTGGTTATATCGTATATGGCGTTATTATAGGATCTGCTATTATTAGAAAAATAACTGGGGAAACATCTAGAGCCTATGAGCAAAAAGAATTTAATACAGATTCTGGAAACAAAGCACTTAAGTTAATTAGAAAAGCAGCTGACTTAACTATAACTATTGGTGGAGCTATTGGTTCAGGTATAGCAGTAGTATCTATATCAGTTCTACATATAGATATTATACAATTTACCATGGTTATGTTAATATTAAACGTTATACAAAATATGTATGACTACTATCTTTGGTTCAAGTACCTTAGATAGTAAGATAGAGTAGTTTCTACTCTATTTATTTTTTTACCCATAACATTTATCTGATTAAAGGAGAGAAAATATGACAACAGATAAAATTGAATTTGGTGAAATAACATTCACTAAGGATGATCTAGATAATTTATTATTAGACATTGTTGAATTATATAACTTAAACTATAACATTATAGATTTTAAAGATATTGATTCTTATGCCAAACATTTAATAAAACTGAATTATGAAGGTTATAGAAAAAATTTAGTTAATCGTAAAAAAGATCCAAGAGAATTTAATCTTTTTAAAAATATAGCAGATAACATTCATATGTTAAATATGAGGTATAGAGTAGTATAGCATATGCTATACTACTCTTACTTTATAAAAACTGTCTTTGCATAAAAATTACTCCATACAGATTGATCGCCTGTACTTTCTATATCAACTATGGTATAATAGTCCAACTTTACATTGTTACTATTTACTATAACTAAATATACTTTAGGTTCTAATTTTTCTAGTTTCTTCATAGGATTTCTAGCAAGTATGTCTTTACCAAATTGAATTATAAGATCTGCTTTTTTATCATCTACTTCATAGACATATTTTAAACTTTTAATATCATTACCTAATTCCTGTCTAAATACATTTTTACCTTTATCATTAGTAGTATAATACATATCTGTAATGTCAATAAATTCTTTGCCTGTTATATAGCCTTTATCTGCCTTCAGAGCGTTAAAATCATTTAATACAACTCTTAGGTTGTCTAGGTTATTTAAGGCTGTATAAGCTAACGCTGGAGGATTTATAGAGTTAGCCACTATTTCTTTTTCTAGTATACTTATACCCCTTCTATTTTTATTTAAAGGCATTAAACATTTCTTACCATATCTTTCTACATATTTAAAGTTATCTGGTTTAAATAAAAGATCCATTCTAACAGTAGACACTACTGAGTGTTCTCCCAGTAACTCATTATATGTATTCTTAATAAGGTCTATAGTCTCATCTTTATCTTTTAAAACAACTAAACCAAAGTTGGCTATATGCATTTTTTTACCTATCTCGTTTTCTTCCTTATAACCTAATAAAGAATACTCATTTGGATTCTTATCGTTATTGGTAAAGAATATTTGTTTAGCTGTTAAGAAAGGATGTCTTTCATTTTTAGGCTTCCAATAACCTTGTGGTTCCCTTAATGTAAAATCAATCTCTTCATCATTCATTATTTTAGTAGAATTGTATCTACCAAGCATAGCCATATCATCTGCCGTATGATTACCAAGATGTCCATTATGTGCTTTTATCTTTTCTATAGTTAACTCTATATTACTTTTTTCTACAGTATCATTTATATCTTTAGCAAGTAACCATAAGTCCTGATTAGCTTCTACGTTTTTAATTATAGATTCTTTTGTTTTAGTTTTGCTAGATTTAAATACACCAATAGCATATGTAGAATCTGAGAATAAAGTTATCTTAGTAACATTATGTTCTAGTAATTTTTTTACTGTTTCTATTATAGCTAATAATTCTCCAACATTATTTGTACCAGCTCTACGGTAAGATCCATACCAATCTAAATAAACTACTGGATTAACTAATTCATTTGGTTTGATCTTCAACTCTCCTGGTTCTAAATATCCTATGTCAGTAACTACCATATTAACTGGCTTATTTTTAGTAACCTTAGGCTTTTCATTAATGTCATATATATAACCGTGAGAACCCCATCCCCATATCTTCAACATATTATTAGCACTACCATCAGTATACACACAAGCAGCATATTGTTTTTCATTATCTAACATATTAATTTCCTTATATTTTATCATAAAATTACTTAGTCTATAAAAACTGTTAAAATTGAGTTTCGAATATATTTCAACCATATATAATAAAAGTAGTAATAGGGGAAGAATCAAATAGCTAATGATTCTTTTATTATGGGTAATTTAAAATAATCTAACAAAAGTTAGAACCTATAATCAATGGTCTATTACGGAAGGAGACATTATGTCATTTAATCCACAAAACTTTTCTAATAATTTTACTACTACTGGGGTTAGTCCTCTAACAAGAAACTTTGACAATAGAGGAAACTATCCAAAAGATAGTATGGCTTTCGCTAGTAGAATAAGACAAGACAATAAAAGAGAAGTAGATCTTATATACGTAGGAACAGTTAGAGTTGTTGTTGAATACAATGATAATAACAAAATAGTGGTTGATGTATTAAAAGATCAAGTTAGTCCTGGAACTGTTCAGGATTATAAAGATGCTGGTAAAAGCATCGCTGAGCTTTGTACATTAGAATGGACTGAAGAGTTCGAATGTAATATGAGTCTTAATGAGCTAAATAGATTCAAAGACTATATTAAGGAAATAGGAGAAGACAATGAAAAAACTAACTGAAGAACAACTAGAAAATATAGATCCAAGAACTATGGTAGTTATCGTAAGATTTGATACAGTACATAAAGAGTTGTTGGAAAGAACATTTCCAATAGCTTCAAGCTCTGGAGAGTTCGATGAACTAGTATGTGGTGGATTTTGTTATACTGATATTATTGATAATTTCAATGATCTTGTTAATATCTACACAAAATTCAACATTAAAGTTGTGTCTATGACACCAAATAAGATCAGACTGTCAGTTGATCTGGATGAGCATGATATCTAATATCATGTTTATTTTTTTTTTCAATTATTACCCATAACATTTTATTGATTAAATAAATAAAGGAATAATAATGGAATATACAGTACCACCAATAAATTCAAAAGGTAAGTTTGTGTTAGCAGCCCCATTTGATAATGTATTAAGTAGTTTAGAAGAATACCTTGTTACAGCTATACGTAGTCTAGATGAACTTGCTACAGATAAACCTCTTGACAATATCTATAAACCAGTAGGTCTTACTGAAGAAGACCTAGCAAGAGATCTTGAAAATAAAGTACCTATAGTAGTTCTATTAAGTACTGGTAACGAATATCTTTATGTACCAGCTAATAAAATATTAAGTATACCTGTTATAGTTGGTAAACAACATCAAGAAAGGATGCTGGCTATTTCATTAGGCTTATTACCATTGGATTTAGATCTTACAACGTTGAAAGATGATTTGATTAATGTTATATACGACAATCTCGGAGTAGAAGCTGCCTTAAAAGAGATCCCTACCTCTGCTAAAGTATTGTTAGATGATACTACAAGTAAGCAAATGGAATTACTTAGAGAGAACAAATCATCTGTTAAGAAAAGTTTTAGAACTAGATACCAAGAAACATTAACGCTATTAGATAAAAAAGATACCCATATAAGAAACCTAGAATCTTATATAAAAAAAATAAAATGTAACTGTTAGTATAACCATATGGTTATACTAACTAAGTTTTAATACTCTATTTATTTCCATATCTCCATTAAGCAATATATTCTCTGCATCTAATACAGATATATCACAATCACTGAACCTGGTGTATGTACTTTCATAATGCGATATCATGAAAATTTGATTAAAGCTGGATGAAGCTAACGTCTCTATACCGTCATATGCTTTTATAGCATGATGTGCGTCAAATGATGCAGCATACTCATCTAAGTATAATGGATAATCTTCCATATTAAGATATTTCATACTCACTATTTTAAAAGCTAAATTAATTATCTCCTTCATAGATGAACTAGTCTTACTAACATCCTCCATAACGTTTCTACCATCTACCCTAACCTCAAACTTATAATCTAAATCAACTCCATCATCTATCTTACAAGGAAGAACATCTATACTATAATTCCATACCTTATTTATTATAGAATTCATATCGTTTATGAACATATCAAGAAATTGTGTTATCGATTTAGCTATTAAACCGTTATTAGGAGACATTACTTCCAATAATAAAGCGGTGGCTTTCTTTCTTTTATCCAACTCTATAACTTTCTCTTTGTTATTCTCTATAAGTTTAGAGTTATATAAAGAATCTGATATTATAGATTCTAATTTACTTATCTCAAGATTTATAACTTTAATGGATTCGTTAAGACTATTATTTCTGGCCATAGATATCTCTACTTGTTTATTAGAGTTCAATTTCTTAATACTATCTATAAGAGTATCAGATATCTTTGTAAGTATAGATAAATTGGATTTATAGGATTTAACAGAGTTTAACTTATTATCAAGTTCTTTTAATCTGACCTTGTTGTTACTTAACTCTTCTTCTATGTTATCCTTATTAGTATTGAAGTATTCAACCTCCATTTTACGTTTTACTTCTAATATCTCTTTATCTTTAAGATGCATTTCATATTCTTTTACATAAATAGGTATCTTTTCAAGCTCTGCTACATTATTCTTAACTTTATACATATAGTCTATAATAGCTTTGCTTTCGGTAAGAACATTGTATTTATCAAGAACATGTTCTAAAACCTGTTTATTGTATAAATTAGTTTCATTGTCTTTAATAGATAACAACTGTTTAGTATAGGTTATTTTCTCTTTAAAAGTACTTACTACTTCATTAAGTTCATCAAGTCTTTTTTTAAGTTTCTCTATTTTAACACTTAATTTATCTATCTTATCAATAACTATCTTATACTCTTTTTCGTCATAACCTATAGACCAAATATTACCACACTTAACACATTCAACTTCATTATGATCTCTATTATGTTCCATAGAATCCTTCGTTTTAAATAAAGTCTCTCTAAGATTTACAAATGTATTTATATTTGCATTTATAACATCAATATCTGTTAAATTCTTTTTATATAGGTCTATATCATAATCAGCATCATTCCTAATAGAAATTTCATTTAATATAACTATGATGTCTTGATATCTATAATTAAAAGAGTTTATAAATTCAGGAAGATCATCTCTTGGTATTTTCACTATAAATGAATCTTCTAGTGTACTTATCTTTTTTTGCAACTCAAGTATTGTTTCATCTATAAGTTTGGCATCAGAACTATCTTTAGTATCTTCCATAAACATTAGATCTTTCAATATTTTATTTTGTTTTTCTATCTCATTCTTTAAAAGAGTAATTTCATTACTAATAGATCCAATAGCAACATCTATATCTACATCTAGATCTGGTTTATTGAGTTCTGACAATACTTTATAACCCATATCAACAAGCATCATAAGTTTGGTTTCATCAATATCTACTGGTGATCTAAATTGTTCTTTAGAAGACATAGCCAGATCCAATATCTCTTTAAGTATTTTTATTTCACCCTTTATAGAATTTATTTCCTCTTCGGTTTTAATACTATCGCTACCTTTGGTTAATTCTGTTTGAGATATCTTTAATGCTCCCACTATATCCCTATGTCTTTGCTTTATCTTATTATATACGCCTATAGCATAAGTGTAGTCTACTGTTGATATATTTGTAAACCAATTTTTTCTTTCTACGGTTGACATAGATGTAAAGTTCTTTAGTCCTATAAGAGTATCGTGTATATCTTGTGTTAAATTAAAGTGTTCTTTAACTAACATAAGTTGTACTTTTCTTGTACCAGCTGGATTAAGCTCTTCATTATCTACCATGAAACTATGTTTATTCTTACCTACTATGCCAGAAGTCAACACATATTTACTACCCTTATGTTTTATAGTTATTTTTTTATAACCATCTTCATCATAGTCTTTAGTTAAATTAGCTGGCAACGGAGTAAGTTCTTTTAAAGTGGAGGACTTACCAGATCCATTTTTACCAACAATTATATTTATTCTTTTTTCTGGGGTATATTCCAATTTATTTATATATGCCAAAAATAATCTTTTATATCTGCTAAGTGTTAAATTTTCTATATACATATCATATCCTTTAATTATTCAATTATTTATATTGCGTTTAATAATTATACATCTAACTTTCCACTTATTTTCAACCATATATAATATATGTAGATACGTGGCAGTATCAAAGTTATGTCGGTTAAGTATCCTAGATGATACCTCTAACAATAAGGAGTACATAATGTTTAAAATTCCAGAAAATAGTCCTATAATAAAGGAAATAAAATTCTTTAAGATGAACAGTTACAGTGACATATGTAGTAGGGATGTAGTAGGAAATATATCATATGAAAACATAGACAAAATAGATACAATTATAAATAAAGGTACACTGGTTGAACCATTTTGCGTAAGTAAAATAAACCCTGATGTACTTAGGTATTCTGAAGAGACTAGAGATGCAGTCATTGACAATGGCTGGGAAAGTGAACGTTACAGCTTTATGATTAAAACTGAACATTCGCACAATGGTATTAACATAGTTACAATAGTATTAGGGTTTACTGATGACAACACAATAAATGATAGAACATTACTATACATAAATAGCGTGGCAGAGTATACTGTAGATAATTTTAAAGAACCCACACATGTTCGCAATATGAAGAATTATCAGATAATAAGTAGTTCAGATAAAGAAACAAAATTAAAAACATGTAGACCAGAAGATATCATAAGAGCTATAAATGCTAAAAACACATTTACTGCAGACTATACCGATATAAGAAACGATTCTAGCATTATTCCAATAAATTCTAAATTTAGGAATAACATATTATCACACAGTACGTCTGAGTTATTAAATGCCATTATACTTGATTATGAAATGAATAAAATAAGTATGGGTTCAATAGATAATTTAAATACAGCTATATGTAGTTTAGTAGAGGGACAGATCTTTGAAAATCATTTTCTAAATACCTTAGGCATATTAAGTGGAACAATAATAGTAAACACATTAACTTTAGATTTACTAAATAACATAAACACTGATATTAAAGATATAGTTGAAATAATTGATGTTGCTCCATTATTTCATGGTTCCTTCTCAACTTTAAAAGATGGTAGTAAAAATAGTAAAATAGCATATGCCTTAAATGAAACGTTACAAAGTTTAATGTTTGAGACATCGATTAGATCATTAGATATTGATTTTGATACTAGAGACCATGCTATAACGCTTAATAACATAAAAGGTTTCTTTGGTGATTTATATCATGTAGATGAGTTATTATTAATGCTTAAATCTATTATTATACCAAGTATAACTAATAACAATTATGTTAGAGTTAAAGCAAAAATCAAAATGAATTTACTCGGTGAAAGTATTTTTAGTATAGGTATTGATGATGGCGAATATATTGCTTATAAACTTCCCACTTTTGGTACCAGTACTTATAGTTCAATATTGATTAGTGAAAACAATTTTGATAACTTAGTGGAAGAGTACTCATATATTATTAATCTTTTATTATAATTTAAATAATATTTACATATGATACCATGGTATCATATGTAAGATAAAGTCTATTTCTTTTTCTTACCCATAACATTTATCTGATTAAAGATAAAGAAAGGAATGGTGATGAATAATAATAATCGTCTTAATGATATTAGTAGATTTCACATGTACTCAGTGGCTATAGTAGCCAAGGATATTGAGGAAGATGGTTTTATTGTAGAATGTTTTCCAATAGAAAACATGACACATGTTGATGGCGATATAGCTTATGTAGAAGGCATAACTGTATCTAACGAAGATATAGATAATGAAGCCGAAGTAATAGTTTTAAATAAAAGCGTTACTATAAAAGCTAAATGGTTAGCACTTGGACACAGTAACCGTAAAACTGCACCTATGGTTAAAAAAGGTGAACAAGTAATGTTATTTAGATATGCCAATGAAGATGAATTTTATTGGATGACAATGTATAATGAATTTGATCTTAGAAGAAAAGAGAAGGTAATACATTATTATAGTAATACAGATGTTTTCATGGAAAATCTACATGATGATAATACCTATTGGACTAAAGTAGATACAATTAATAAAGAAGTAAGTATACATACATCAGATAACGATGGAGAACATACGACATATGATATTATGATAAATACTAAAAAGGGCGTTATTTCGATTATAGATGGTAAAGGCAATGAATTATTATTTGATAGTTCTATAAATACTCTCACTGCTAACATAATTGATAAAATAGTATTCAATACTAAAATCATAGAATATAATGCTACAAACAAAATGACAATAACTACACCAAACCTAACAATGAACGCAAATAAATGGACTACTACGAGTAGCGATAATACTCATAACATTGGTAGCGTTAAATATCTTGGTGGTACAATTACCCATGACGATATCTGTATTGATAAAACTCACGTACATTGTGGTAACTTAGGAATAGATACATCACCACCTAAATGTGGATAAGGAGAATAAATGAAACCGTTAACTAGATTAAAGACTATAGGATTATACAGACTTACTGAAGATACTTCTGTTGGAAACGATACGGTAAAATGTATTAGAATAGACAACGAAGACATAAAGATATTCTTTCCTGCAGATGAAGCACCGCCACAAAATCTAAACGCTACATGGCTGGGTTTATTAGAGAATATTCATGATGAGGTACCACCGTTAAATGCTGGTAAAGAGGTAATTATATTTAGACATCGAGATACTGGTGTTTATTATTGGTTCTTTGTATTTAGCACATTAGATAAATCTGCGATACATACAAAAGGTACTCATTATTTTAGATTTAGTAATGACGATGAAGCAAAAGAATTAACCAATGATAATTCATATAGTATGCTATTTGACAATATTGAAAAGTTGGTAAGCTTACATACTGCCAAGAATGATGGAGAAGAAACTACATGGGATATGAAAATAGATACTAAAGTAGGTCTATTTGAAATATTTGATGATAAAGGTAATAAAATTGGGTTTGACAGTGCTGCTGAATTACTTAGTATGGTATTTAATAACGATATAAAGTTGAAAACTAAGTCATTTAATTTAGAAGCTAGTGATCTTACAATGACAGCAAGCAACTCAGTAACACTGAACGCTTCACATTTTAACATCAATAATGGTACAGAAAACCTATTGTCGGTATTAACCGATCTATTAAAAGTTTTGGACGAATCGGTTTATATAACACCTAATGGCACTACATCAGATCCAAACAACGATACCAAAATAGCATATGCCAGAATAAAGAGCAGATTAGAGGCATACAAATAAGTAGTTAGAGGTATTGCCTCTAACTACTTATCTTCCTTATATATTTTCTTTTGTTTATCAACCCATTCTCTAAGACTTCTGAATCTATTATTAGACGAGTTAAGTCTTTTCATCAAATCTATGCTATAATTGGTAAGCATATTTAATCTATCTATGGAACTAGACTGAATAAATAACTCCCTATCTGGTGGTCTTGGGATACTGATATCGTTAAGTACTTCTTTCGGAGGAGCTACAAGAATAACTTTATCTTTATAAACTACCTTTGTTTCTATAACTGGTTGACATCTAAAACAACCACTAAACATGAACGCTATGACTGCCATTAGTACATATTTAATCATTTTACTTCCTTACTTACTTCATTATATACTCCAAACAAAGCATCTATATTTGCTTCAGCTGATTTAGTCTCTGCATCATATTGCATTTCTATGGCATCAATAACATAAGAACAATCAGACGTTTCATTCCTATCAGTTATAGAACTTATAGTATCATCTTTTATCTTATCAATCTTAATTTTTATTTTACTTTGTTTAACTGTTAAATCATTAACAATACTGTTTATTTTATTATTAGATTTAGTTTCTTTCTTAATATATGCAACAACAACTTGATTGTCAACTTTATTACTTTTAGTTTTATCTTCTATAGCAGTTTTAAGTTTTTCATTTGTATCTATGACTTGATCAGTTATAACTTTTCTAGCTTTAGAGGCTTGTATGATCTGTTGATCGTTATTTGGATTAAATAAATCTTTTATAGATGTAACTGTATAACCGATAGCTATAATTAAACCAATAACTAAAGCTATAGCTCCAGCTAAAACATATTTATTTCTAAATATTGCTAAATTAATCATTTGTTTTTCCTTTTATATCATTAAGAGAATTATTGGGTTCTCTCTTATATATTCAAGCATAGTGTAATTAACACCTAAGCTATCAACCTCATGTTCACTTATAAGATCTGGATTGATCTTATTAGATATCTCTGGTATGGTCTTTATACCAGCTAACATATCATTTTTACCTGCTGTACCAGCTGTAGTAGTAACCTTCTTTATAGTTTTAGGTGCAAATTTAAAAATCTTTATATATGGATTAGTATTTCTAACAGCTAACTCTATTGCCATTATTGATTGTGATAATGGCCCATATGCTGCTGGTCGTAATCTATTTATAAAACCATTCTCTAAACTAACTATATATGGTTTATAATAATTTATAAGCTCTACAACACGATGGTATAATCGTTCTAATCTTAATAAAAGATCTGATGCTGTATCTGATGACACTAAACGTATACTGGTATCAACTAAAATGGTTTCTATTGCTACGATACTATAATCTATTACATTAATAGTAAATATTGAAACACCTATAGTTGTTGTTCCTGGATCTATAGCCAGAATATTTATAGTATTGTTATTCATTTTTTAAACCTTATGCTTTATTATCATTAAAATACGTTTATATGTATTTATATAACATATGAAGACAACCAAAAAAGTCGCCTCCATATCAGATACTTAAACTACCTTAAACTTATTGGCTCCATACCACCTATTTCTATCTCACGATAAAAACCTTTATTTTCATTAATGGCTAATTCAATATCATAATCCAAATCAACAAACATCATAACTTGACTGTAAGCAGATTCTATAGTCATATCTTCTGGATTAACAACATCAACTCCACTACAAATAGCTAACTCATTTATTTTAGTACTTACCGAATCTAAACCCATTATACTCATAGCATTCTTTATTTCATTAAGTTCATCCATAGTTAGTATTAAAGCTATTTGATCAGATACTGTAACATATTCATCTTTTATAGATGTTACGGTATCAGTATATTCTTTAGGAGTTGGATTTAATATACTCACATCATTACTATTAAATACGCTTAATTTAGGCAAAGTACCATCTTTAGACGTTATGTTCAAAATCTGATTAGTCACAGAAACATCCTCTATAACCTTCATATAGTAAACAACATAATCAATATTATCAATGCGAATCTCTTTTCTTAAACGATATTTCATTTTATCAGTAACACCAAGATCTTTATCTAACTCTCTAATCAAAAATGGTATATGCGAATATAATGCACCATCTATAGATCTATGATTGCCATAATGAAGAAAAGTTTTAGAATCCTGACCTATTGTTTTTATATTGCCATTACCTAAACAATAACCCTTAAGTATTGGATTGTCAACATTCATACTATCTACATCCATTAAAACATTGAATTTTTCATTTAGCGTAGTATTTGGTAATGGCTTATAATCCTTTCTTTTAAAATTAGCTAGCGACAAATCAATATTATATATAGTCTTTACTGTACTATTCATCGTCTCCACCTCTTATAAAATTACTTAAATCTAATTCTTCTGCGTTTATATCCGTTTCACCTGGAACTATATCAACTGGTATAAAGTCATCTGGTAGCTCCACCTCAACATTTGTTAATTGCTTATGTCCACTAGCACCAACTTTATTAAGTATCTCTACAACAAGACCAACTGCAGCATTATTAGTATCATTCTCTTGTTGTTTAGCTTTTAATTTAGCTAACTCCATAACTTGTCTATCAGTGGCATCTAAAGTTTCATTTAGTACTCTAATATCGCCACTTCTTGTAGGTACTCCATCAACGGTCATATCTTTTATAAGATCCATTCTTACCTTTCTGGTTTCTCTTAATAGATCTAAGTCTTCTTGACTTAATAGACCTGCTTCATTATTTTCCATATCAAATCCTTATAAACTTGTATTCTTCATTAAAATATCATTTATACGACATACTAATAGATGAGAAAAGATAAATAAGGATTATATATGTTAAATATATTTAAAAAGATTTTCTATAATAAAGAATGCTATAACTGCAAAACATTAATAAAAAAATTAATATGTGTACATAAGTATGTAAAAGTGGACCCATATAAAACAAACTCTAGCATTATAATAAATTCTTTAGAACCCACGATAGGTGAGTATATAGATCTTATAACAAATATGATAAATGATATAGAGATAGATGAATTTAACGCTAATAACATTACAGAAAATAAATTAAAAAATAAGCGTTTTAGTATGTGGTATACAAATAAGGATAATGTAATTTATGAAGATGGTAACAAGAAATGGTTGGACTTTCTAACAATAGCAATAGAATTTGTTACATTATACAATAACTACCACAGTAACATTGAAGATACAAAGAAATACTGGATATCGATGAAGATACAGCCATATATTATTAATATAGAAAATATCATTGATGGTATAATTAATAACCAAGTTAAGGAGGAATAAAAAACATGTAAAAAATAATGGATGTTCAAACAACGGGTAGGCAACTGATATCTTAAAAATAAGAGATATGATAAGGAAAAAACAAATGAAGAACAAGTTAAAGAAGATCACAGATAAATCTTCTAACAATAAAGAAAATTCTGTTTTAGCTAAATTACTACATAAAATGTTTATGGAGTTAAACTTAATAAAAAGCATTACCTATTTAGTAGATAGGTACGTTAGAATTAACAAGTATAATAAGACTAATGTAGATAGAACCATAACTAGGTCAACTATGTTTAATAACATCACTGCTGATGAAATTACGTGGAAGACATTTATTTATATTCTATTTAACCTGCTTAATATAAAGGAACTTGTTTTATCCATACAGATAACTAGAAAACCTAGCGAATCTGAAGAACAAGTAACGACATTACATTCTGTTACCGTAAATAAAAAATCATCCGTTAAAGATATGGATGGATTGTTAGCTAAACTATTAAAAAAAGTGTTAGTGGATTTAAAACTTGACGATAAAGATTCTAGAAAGAAATTGTTAGACGAATATATAAAATCTGACAAAGGTATAAAGAAAAAGACAAAATCATCTATGAATGGCAATATAAACGCCAAAGAAATAACATGGAGTGTCTTTGTGGATGTTATATTTAACTTATTAAATGTAACAAAGTTAAGATTAGTAACAGATATAAAACATGCTAGCAATAGAGAAAGCCAGCATGAGATAACTGTTTTGAAGGATTTAGACAATGGAAAATAGACAAGATATCATAGTTAGAACTATGAAAAGCGTTATTAGGGACGTCTGTACTTGCGACAAGGATACTAGAACAATACTGGATTTTATAAACTTCTTATCTAAAGTTAATATTATTATGTTCTTTAATAAGAGTGGTATCGATACCATTATGGATAACATAAAGAAGAGTAAGGATGATCAGGATTTAAAATTAGAATTTATTCTAAATCTTAAATTGAAACTTATAGTAAATGAACTATATGTAGATGACTTAGCTGAAGAACTATTTACATCTTTAAATGCAACTGTGGACAGTTTACATATGCCAAGTAGTTTCAAAGATCTAGTTGAACCAGATAAAGATGAACTTAATAGTAGTATGGGTATAATGTTTATAATTAAACTATATGCTTATGATGTAACAAAAGATTTATAATATTAAAGGATATTTATGCGTAAACTATATAAAGTAAAACCAGAAGATGTAGAAGAAATAAACTACATTAACGTTAGTTCACAGACTGCAAGTAAGATAGGTAGACGTTTAGCATATACTGCTACATTTAACCCCGTTATGACTTTAATCGGTAAAATTAGCTGTTTAAGAACTGCAATGGATTATATTCTCATTCCGGATTATCCTAAAAAGTTTATTAGCAAAAACAAACTATCTCCAAAGGATATAGCTAAGATACCTAAAGGTAAGAAAGCAAGTGTTATAAACTACTGGTCGATAGTTATCCATTTAGCTTACAGTAGAATCATTGGTGATAAAACTTTATTAAAAGATCTTTTAGAATTAGATAGAGATATAAAATTTACATCTTTTAATATAAGTAAATTTAGTTCATGCGGATTAGAATCCACTGTTACCGATTACAATACATCAGCTACTAGTTATGTTAGCATAATTAATGATGTATATAATATTATAAGAAATAATGACAAAAGCAAATGGGATGACCTAATATTGGATTTAATAAAAGAGTCCAAAGTGGATAAAAATAAATCTATGTTTGATGGCGTACCGTTTGAAATAGAAATAAAAGACATATAAACATATAGTACATAGGTTTAACCTATGTACTATATGATATGTTTTAACTTGCGAAACTTCTTTTTTCAAGTCCCATAGCTGGTTTAGGCATAGATTGCATTTGCGGAGGAGCTATTTTTTTTGTTTTAGATACCTCTACATCCACTATATCTTTATCCATACTTAAACTTCTATTATGCATGTCGTGATTCAAATTTAACATTTGAGTCATTGCTTCTAATGTTTGTCTCTGTATATCTAGAGAATCAGTCATTGTCTTATTAAGTGTTTTTAATTCGCTTAATGATTTATCGCTAACTTCTCCAACAGCAGATAGTTTTTTATTACTTTCAACCGCTAAAGTTTTAGCTGGATCTTTTATTTTGGTAGTATTCTTAGTTATAGTTTTACCTATACTAGTATTTGTAGTACTAACAGGAGCTGCTACACTTTCAACTTTAGCAACTGATTTAACTTCAGTTTTAGGTCTTGGTTTATAGGTAACATTATTAGCTACTGGAACAACTTTTCTACTATTACTTATAGCTTTATCTGTATTAAATACAGAAGGCTTTTCAGTAACTTTATTATCATGTTGTTTTGCTGTAGCATAATCTACAGAAGCAACGGTACTAGCTATTCTTGTAGCACGATTACCAACTTGTCTTGCCCATTTACTATTAAGCATGCCATGAGCAGCCTCATTGTACTCATCATTCTTAACATGTTTTAAAGTATTTTTGAATTTAAGTAATCCATTAGTACCTAAGTTAAACGCCATGTTAATAATAGATTTTTTAACCGGTTCTGGTTTTTTCTTTAACCATGGTATTTTAGATTCTACCTCTTTAGATGTTCTATCTATATCATATTTCAATATAGTATCATTTTCATCCATAGTGATATTATCTTTATCTTCACCAATTATTTTACGTAATGGAATGCCTCCTTTACGTTCATCAGTAAGATGTCCTGTGCCTATGGTTTTATAACCTAGATGATCTTTATATGTATGTAATACAACTCCCTCATCACGTTTAAGGTCCGAGATAAGATCACTATCAGTAGCGGTCATAGGTTTAAGTTTTGCTATCTTACCGCCACTGTTTGTACTGGCACTATTAATACTAGGGGTCATTGTAGTAGGTTCTTCTCTCTTACTACTAAATCCAAAGAAATTCTTTATGCTATCTGCAGCTCTACTAAGTAAACCTTTTTCTTCCTTAGGTTTTTCTATATTGTTATCCTTATCTTCTTTAAGATCTTTTAAATATTTACTTTTTACCTTTGTATTTATATCTTTTGTATTTTTATCTATGCCATTAAGAGTATCTAATAATGATTTACTTAAAGCATATTTATAGCCTTTACCATATAAACTAACAAGTTCTTCAATATCCTCAGGATCATTTATATCGTAACTATTTTTTAATTCATGAATTATCGTATTTATGCTGTTTATTATATACGTTAATTTACTTATTCTTTTTCTTTTTTCTTTTATATTAATATTCTTATCTTCAAATACTTTATCTATTTTCTTGCTTATTTTCTTTTTATCGCCATTAAGAATAGAAATAACTTTATTAAGTTTTTTACTTTTCTTTTTGATTACTTTTTTAGATTGTGTTTTATTTTCATCTATCTTAGAATTAAATTCGTCTATTTTATTATTCTCTTCTTCTAACGCTTTATTTTTAGCATCATTATCTTTATCTTTATATTGTTGTTCTTTTAAAGTATTTAATAACATTAAGGCTTTTTGACTTTCACCCTTATCCATTAAATCCTTTATCATAGCCATTTGTTTAGTAGAAACCCTTACTTTCTTACCGTCAACATCTATGAATCCAGCTTGTTTAACTTTCTTTTTAACAACTGCTTCTACTTTAGCTGAATTATCTTTTTTACCTTTAGAAGCTTCCGAGGTTTGCTCATCTGGTTTTATAGGATTACCATCCTCATCTTTAGGTACATCGTCTTTACTAAATAAATCAAATCCAAGAATCTGTTTAGATATGGCACTCTTAAGACTAGTACCATTATGGAAGACATCATAACCTATTTTAGCAGCATCATAAGCAAGTAATGCTGCTCCGGCAAATGGAACAATTCTAGATGCAACTTTACCAGCCAATTTAGCAGCAACTGTGGCCCCTGCTTTTTTACCTAGTTTCTTAAATATTAAACCTTTAAAAGATTTAAGAAGTTTAAGTATTCCATCAGTAGGTATCTTCTTAGCTACTTTAGCAACTACACCACCCACCTTAGAATTCTTAACTCCGTTTAATAATTTAGATCCACCTGATACAATGGCATTTTTTGCCTTACTTGCAACGTTAGCAACAATTTTGCCAGCTTTAGAATTCTTAGCTACTTCTAATACCTTACTACCGGCATTCTTAGCAGCATCAAGAGCTTTTCCAGCAACAGCCTTGGCTTTGTCTATACCATTAGAAACAAAACCCTTAACAGCCTCTAATGGACCAGATAACATTTTACCCAATGATCCGAAGATTCCTTTAATTCCATTTAATAAGAAACTACCAACAGATTTAAAAGCACTTCCAACACCATTTACTATAAATTTACCTAAACTACTTACGCCACCAATTAATTTGCCCAACAATGGTTTTAAGAAACCAAAAGCACCAATTAACATAGGCAACCATGAAAAACCTTTTTCTTTAGCCTTAGCTAATATGTTCTTTCCACTATTTATCGCAGTATCTTTTTTCTTTTTAAGTCTATCCAACCAAGAACCATCACGTCTACCGCTACCATCTCTATCGAAAGCAGATTTAACTACATTGGCACTACCAGATATACCTTTTACTTGTTTTGTTTTCTTAGATGCTTTTACCTTATCATCTTTTGTTTTAGAGACCTTATCCAACCAAGAACCATCACGTCTACCATCACCATCTCTGTCAGCACTAGTACTAAGTTTATTAGAACTTCCAGCTATACTAGTTTTCTTAAGTACACGTTGTCCATGTTCTCCTCTAGTATATATAATAGTAGAAGGATCTATTATTCCTCTTTTTTGTTTATGAGATTTCTTAGATTTAATAGGTTTTTTCTTTTTGACTGTACCCTTAGCATTATCGGATATCTCTTTTACTTTTTCATCTTTTGTAGCACTAGATATCTTGACAATAGGTTCTACTGTAGTTTTAGCTTCTTCATGTTTTGTTTCATTATCTTTAGATTTACTTTTAAAGAGCATGCCTCTAAGACGTTCACCATTTCTGATATCAGCTTTAACTACATTTATGCTTTTATCATTTATATCAGATGCTAGATCTTTACCTTTTCTTAAAACCTTACCAGCAAAGTTTAAACCTTTATTTAGTTTAGTTTTAACAAATCCAGGTGAACCATCCTTTTTATCAAATAGTTTCTTTTTAAGGAACGCTCTAAGTTTTTTACCACGTTCAATATCTCTCTGAATAATACCTTTACCTAAGTTAAAAGCACCTTTAACTCCAGATTTTAATAAGCCTTTTATTTTAGACTTAACGGCATTCTTAATTTTACTTTGTAATGCATCTATAGGATTATCAGAATCAAGTATATCTAATAATGAATCTTCTTTACTTTCTTCTTTAGCTTTATCCTCTTCTTCTTTCGTTGGACCGCTACTAGTTTTAAACTTAGATGGCGTAACGTCAGATATAAGAGTACCTAATCCCTCATTAAGTTCTTTAGATAGATCTTTTATAGTAGAACTTTCATTAATGTCTATATTAAATAGTTTTTCACTAATGTTCTTTAACTTATCTACTCTTCCTCTAAACTTAAGTTCTCTTTCTTTATCTTTAGAAATGAAGTCACTTACTTTATCTATCTCTTTATTTACTTTTTCCAAATATATTTTTAGATTTAATCTAAGACTATCTGAATCAGAACTATCAGTTATCTTAAACAGAATATCTTTTAGTTCCTGTTGTTCAGTTTTATCTTCTTCATTAACATCGAACTCATGTACTCTCTCATCCTTAGGAGCATCAAATACAGTAGATTTAATGTTGGCTATACTATCAGTAAAACTTTTAGGAATATGTTTTTTAATTAACTTACCAGCTTTACTATCTTTTATATCATTAACTTTAACAACATTACTAACAGAGTTTTTTATGTTTTTAACTGTTTCATTATTGTCTACAAACTCTTTAACGTCAGTAGCTCTTTCAATAACATCATCTTTTATATTGTTTATAGCAACGTTATCTTCAACCCTACCTTTAAATTCAGTAAGCTTATCTATAGATTTAGTTTTTATATCAGATACCAGTTCTTTAAATTCATTCGGACCAAATTTATTTATATCTGAATATACCGATTTTGTACTATTTATAAAATCCTTAGTTGTATTTTTATTTACATCTATAGCTTTTAGTTTATCCCTAGCACTCTGTAATCCATCATATGTTTTACGTTTATCATCAGTATCTATCTTACCAAGAGCTGTCATTTTATCAAGAACATAAGAATCTATTTTATCTATAACTGTTCTCTTAATATCTGGAGTTACTATTTTATCTACTTTATTAGATAAGAATGTTTCTATATATTTTATTTTTTCAATGCTGTCTTTATATAGTTTACTGTTTACAACAGTATCCTTTGTATCCTTAACAGTATCCTTAGTACTTTGTATAAAACTATCTATTCTATTTTCTCTTTTAACCGGAGCTAACTTATTAAAGCTATTATCTTCAGTACTAAAAGACATCTTAGTAAGATCTTTATTTTTATGTAATAGTTTATCTACTGTTTTATTAGCAGTAACCTTTTTACTTATATCTTTTCCAGTATTTACAAGTTTATCTTTTTGTCTAGATAGCTTATCTTTTAAGGTTTCTTTTCTATCAGTTTTTATACCGGCAGCAACTTTTGGATCGCCTCCAATATCAATCTGTTCCGCATTAACATCTACTACACCGTCATCTGGCCCATTTGGACTTTCGTATGTGAAACTTGTAGGCGTTTCTTGCATAGCTTTTAAAGAAGGTATTTTATCATAATCGATATCTCCTTCTTTATCATAATACCATGGAGCATTATTCTGTTTAAATAAATCCTCATATTGTTTAAGTATTACTTTGTTCTGGTCTCTTATCTGTTTGAAGTTAGTGTCTTGAGCTTGTTTTATAAACTCTTCTCTAGTCGTCTTTTCAGGTATTATACCATTCTCTATATAGTAATCATATACATTAGAGTAACCTTCTCTATATGCTTCTGTTTCCCATGGAGAATCTAAGTAATGTTTAAACGGTATTAAATGTGTAGCTGTTTTGAATTTATCTTTATCAAAATCTATTTCACTGTAGTAGTGACCAGCTATACTTTCATCCTGTTGAGGAAATCTTAATCTACCATCAGTAGTTTGAACCAAATGCTCATGTTCATGAGATATCATTTCTATAAGTACTTCTGGATTAGCCTCTGCCATATCTAAAGTTTGTTTAGTTATTAAGAATAGATAGTCATCTTTTAGACCAGGTACCTCTTTTACGAATGCTGCACTAAATGATGCTGGCATTGTGCTATCAGAACCTATTGTTCCTATAAAATTAAAATCTAATAACAATCTAACTATTTTAACAGGTATAGCCGGTAACTTAAGTATATCTTTTAATTGCTCTACATCCGCTGAAGAACTGAACTTATACTGTCCACCTTTAGTAAACTTCAATTTATCAATTATAGCCTGTTTAGCATTGTTATCGCTGAAATCAAATGTAGGTTTTCTATCAGGAACTACTGCAGATTTATAACTAGAAGCCTTACCAGCTATAATAGTAGGTTTACCAGGTATTACTTCACCTGCTTCTTTCTTAATATATTTTCTACTCGGTTTTGGTTTATAAGTTTGTTTAGTAGTTTTCTTTTCTACTTTCTTACTAACTTCTTCCGCATTAGTATCTTTTTCATCGATTGTAGGTTTCTTAAATGTATACTTATTAGTAACATGACTTATCTTCTTACTAATAGGAGATACTTTACTAACTATAGTATCTTTAACATCCGTGGCAATAGCTGTTGATAGTAATTTACTTAAAGTACTTATAAAACCTAATACTGTTTTTCTACTTTCATTTATATTATTTTCATCTACTTCAAATTTTTCTATATCTGAAGATAAATTTCTAAGAGCTTCTATTCTTTTATTTATAACATCATTTTTATCTAATGCTTCTAGCTCTTCTATTTTACTTTCAACTTTTACCCATAACTCTTCTACAACTGTAGACATATCTGATAGATTAGCTAAATTAGTAACTTTAGTTTTTATTCCATCTAAGTCTTCAATAGCATTTGTAACTATCTTAGATTCAGTTATCTTTTTAATTGGCTTACTATTAACAACATCAGATGCTAATTTCTTACCTCTAGTAACTGCCGTTTCAGCTGTTTTAAAAGTTTTTGTATTTTCTACATCTTCCTTAATGGCTTTTCCAACAGTACTTATAGTACCACTAACTTTATCTATCGCTGCTTTACCGCTAGTTGATAGTTTTTTATATTCATCAGTTTTCCTAAAAGATTCTACAAACTCTTTAGGATTTTCCGATTCTTCTGCCAATTTCTTAACAGCTTTTATTTTACTTTCTATTGTTTTATATTTATCAGTAGATTCCAGTATATTTTTAACATCAGATATAGAATGTATTCCACTAACAAAATCCTTACCAGTTTTAAAATCGGTAAGTAAAGACCTCTTAACTTTTATAGGTGCTAATGGATTAAAGTCATCGCTGGCTTCTGTACTAAAACTAAGATTTGATAAATCTTTTTTGCCAGTGATGTACTCTTTTGTACCCTTACCTAATTCAGATATTTTACCACTTATATCTTTTTTGCCATCTACTAGATCTATAGCATTTTGTTCAAGATTTGTACTAAACCCTTTTACACTTGTGGCAATACCCTTAAAGAACTTACCTGTATTACTAGATGGTTCATTTGTAACAGATTCTTCGTCCTTAGATATTCCAGCTTTCTTCATTTTATCAGCTAGTAACTTTTCAGCAAAAGATTTATACTCTTTATCTTTTACTTCTTCTTTATCCTTAATGTTTCTAACAGACTTACCAAGTAACTCTCTATAATTATCCTTATCTAATTTATAGTCACCTGTTTTCTCATCAAGTTTAACAAAGCCTTTATCTACCAGAACATCCATACTTCCAGATGAATCATAGCTTTCAAGTATATCTTGTGGACTTGGAGCATTTGTTTTAATGTTATTTAATTCTTTATTAAGGAAACTAACCCTAGTATCTCTTAATTTATCGTCCTCAACATTTAGGTATTTATCTATAGCTGTTTTGAATTTATCTGCCAACTCTGGATTAAGATCGTCGTAAAAACCATTTTTCTCTAGAGTTTTAGGATTTAAAGATTTACCATTTATAGTATACATTAAAATATTTTCTTTAATGTCTGCTAATTCTTCTTCAGATAGATTAAGTTTTATTTCTTTATCTATATCGTTTAATATTCTATCGATACTAAATGTTGTACCAGAATCCAAAAGCTTATTATCCAGCTTTGTTGTTAAGTTATCAGATATATCTGATTTTGTTTTAAAAGAACCTGTATCATAATCAAATCTAAGTTCTTCTTCCTCATTACCTGATCTACTAGAACTTACTTCTTTAAGTATCTTAGATAATAAAGATGGTATTATTTTAGTTATAGACGTATGTACTTTACCATCAAATAATGCAACTCCATCTCTATCTATTTTATTTATACCAAACGAACGCTCTTCATCTTCATTAGATGTAAAGCTACTTAGACCACTAAATATATTCTTAAGCAATCCGTCTTCTCTATTTTCTGCTAAATTGTCAAAAGTACCGGACATATCCATAGTTAAATCTTTAACTAAATCTATACCTTTTTTGCCTATAGCAGTTTTACCGAATATGTCGCCTATCTTATTACCAACAAAGCCCTTAACTCCACCAGCCATAAGGCTACCAAGCATGCCCTCTTTACCCCCAGCCATCTCAGACATTTCGGCAGTAGATTTAACCATATCTGCAGCATCACCTAAACCGGTCATACCATTAGCTATGATACTAGTTACACCTTGTACTTCAGCACTTAATTTCTTTTTAAGACTATCAAATACCCCTGTTCTAGCAAATAGACTCTCTCCAGCTCTTTCTAATAGTCTGTGCTTCATAAACTCAGAATTTTTAGTTTTAACTAAATCCGGTAAAGCACTATTAGCAACAATAGATTCTAATTGGTTCTTAAATGTTTCAAAACCTTGTTTAGTTATATCCAATTGCTCATTAGCAGTAAATAAATGTCTATATTGTAACTCTAAAGATTTTCTATAATATGCATTAGTTACATCTATGTTAAAATTAGACATTGCTTCAAGATGCCCGGCCATTCCAGCTTGTAGTTCTATATTAGAAAGATCTTTCTTATTTTGTATTACGGAATTGATAGCATCCTTAGCCGTTTCTTTATCCTGAAATTCTCCAAGTACTTCTGCTACCGAACCAGCAGCCCTAGCAGCTGCATCAGCTGCAATATCTTCACTTGTACGTTCTTCTTCATTCATACCTAACTTTTCTTTAGCTAGGTTCATAAACGATTCTAAACGACCTCCTTCTGGAACAAATGATTCTACTGCTTTTATCATAGGTATAGCAGCATTCTTTATCTCTGTACCAGATGTATTTAAATCCTTTTTAAAAGAGTCTACAACTGATCCATACCCGCTAGCTTCTGTAGATAATCTTTTAGGAATACTTGCTTTAACCATTTCAGAAGCAACTTCAACTTTATCATCGGTAAATTCATCCATGAAGCTACTACCAACTTTACTTATGCTTCTACTAACAGCTTCTCTAGTATCCTTAGGAGGAGGGGGCTCAGAAAAAGGATCCTCGAAACCGAAATCCATATCATCGTCATCTAATCCTATATCGTCATCTAAGTCGATTTCTGTATCATCAGCCATAGTTTATCCTTTATATAATTTATTATACTCTTGTAGTTTAATTGAACATTCAAAATATTTATCAAAGGAAAAGCGATGTTAGAAAAAATGGAACCTTTTAATATAGATTTATTAATACTTAATAGAGACCAAATAAAAATGATAGGTGAAGTTAAAGATCTTAGCATCTTCGAATCATCTAGTAAAAACTTCAATCCAGATGGATTATTCTCTACTGAAATATTTGGTAGAGTTGGAAGTGAAGAAAGAAATAAAAGATTCGGTTATGTAAATTTACATATAAAAGTATTACACCCTTTAATATATAAACATATAGCTAGCTTAAAAAAACTATACTCAGACATTATGTCAGGCAAAGCTTTTGCCAAGTGGGATAGTAAAAGTTCTGATTTTGTTCTCTCAAATGCTAATGACGGTGAAACAGGTTTTGAATTCTTTATGTCTAAATATGATAAACTTAAATTAGAAACTAGAAATAGTGATGCTAGGGAATTTAAAATTAAACTTATTAAGAAATATAAAAGTCAAGATATTTTAATAGATAGATTTTTAGTACTTCCAGCTGGTTTGAGAGATTATATAGTAGATGATGCAGGTAAACCAAGTGAAGATGAAGTTAACGCTATCTATAGAAAGCTACTAACTACAACAAATGCTCTTGAGAATATATCTACATCATCTAATGATGCTACGATATTAGATCCTATAAGATTTAGAATACAAACTATCATAACTGAAATATATGATCATTTTATATCTTTGATGGATGGAAAGAAAAAGTTCATACAGAACAAATGGACTAAAAGGGCAATAAGAGATTCTACTAGAAATGTAATTACGCCAATACCATCGGTAATACATGATTTAACTAACAGTGAGAATAGAATATCTTTTAATAATACCGTTATAGGTTTATACCAATATTCTAAGGCTATTAACCCTATAACTAAGTACCAATTAAATTTAAAGATACTTGGTGACGTATTTGATATCCATAGCAATACTGCCAGATTAGTTGATAAGAAAACCTTAACAACTGTTAACGTTGATATAAAACCAAAAACTAAGGATATGTGGACATCTGATGAAGGTCTTAATAGTGTTATAAATAAATTAGCACAAGATGAACTTAGATCTGAACCTATAGAAGTTGAGGGTTATTATCTTGCCCTTATCTATGATGATGGTAAAAAAGTAAAACTTATAAAGAATACTTTAGATATACCAGACGATGTAGATAAAAGATACCTTAGACCAATAACATATGCTGAGCTTATATATCTAGCAATATATAAAGATGTTAAAAAATATCCTGGTTTCTTAACTAGATACCCCGTTGCTGGTTTAGGTGGTATATATCCAAGCATACCTTATCTTAAAACGACAGTTAAAGCCAGAACAGTTAGTATCCTTGGTTTTGATTGGGAGGAAGAAGATAAAGTATATGAGTATCCTATATTAACGGAGGCATATTTCAATTCCTTAAGTCCCCATTTTTCAAAACTGGATAGATTAGGAGCAGATTAATTTTTTTTTACTGGTACTATTAGGATGAAATAGATAGTAAACATATATTAATTATACATATAAACTAATAGGATTTAAAATAAAAACAACAAAAACTAACGCCTTTATAGAAAAGGCCAAAAGATGTTGTTAAATTTAAGTTAAAAAATAAATTGATCCTTCATGCTGAGAAGCATGTCGAATAACAAATTGAATTGCTGGAAAACCTTAAAGCTGTACCACCACAATAGACAGGAAACTAGTCTATGACGGTTTAACAAGAGTAGTTGCAAAACTACTGGGATATAATAATGTATCTTGTATGGATGATCTTAAGTGATCAATATTAATATAGCCTCGATATTTCAGTTTAGAGTAACCAACTAAACGTTTATAAATATCAGCACTATAATAGTATAATAGGCAACCGTGGAACCTAAGGTTCCCTTTAGCAGCTAAGACCCTAAGTTACTATATATATATATATAATATGGGTAATGTTCAACGACTATCCTGTAGCGGGGAGTAGGGCCCAAGTGGGTGCACGTACCTAGTGCTTAAATCGAAGTGGTTTGGTTCTTACTGATATGGTGTCAGAAGAACATGATATAGTCTCGTCTCCCAGTGGAAGCTGGGGAAGTTCATAAGAGAACTGCATAGAGTAACGACCTATGTGAAGGCAACGTTGATGGAGATAAATGTAGTTATACTGTTTTATATACAGAAGAATCTATAAAGGAAATAAATGAAGCTCTAGGTAAAAGAAGTTTCTATATAACCCCAGAGGGTACCTTAACATATTCATGTAGTAATACAGTTATTGATGTGGTTACAAAGACATTAAGTTGGTAAGGATTAATTTCCTTACTGACTTTCTATTTTTATTTAATTATATATTATTTAATTAGATACTTGGTAGTATCAAATAACATTTAAGGAAAAGAAGATGAAGTTTTATTTAGCAACTAAGTTTCAGGACACATCAGTATTTCATGTCTTGAAAGAAACATTAGAAGAGAATGGTCATGAATGCAGTATTGATTGGACTAAACATTTAGGCTGTAAACCATTTAGCGAACATGCTGAAGTTTGTAAGAAACAAGCTATGGAAGATATTGAAGCCATCGATAATAGTGATGTATTTATTATGTTCTATAACGACATTAGAGGCGTTGGGATGTTCTATGAATTAGGATATGCTACTGCAAGATTAAGACAAGGTAAGTTGAAGAAGATCTTTGTATTAGGTCATGATGTTAAAAACACCAGTATGTTCATACATGGTGATGACATAACGTACGTTAAGAATACTGAAGCATTGCTTGTACAATTAGACATTCTTAAATTGGATAATGAAATTAATTCTGATAGCAAGATTAAAATAGAATTAGAACCATGTCAGATTGAAGATGATCGACACGTACAGATAGCAACTGATCCAGAATTTAAAGATATAGTTTATGATAGTCATGATGGATTGAGTTCGTAATGTCTAAGATACTTATAACAGAGATAGATAGATCAGCAGTTAGAGTACCATCCGTCTTAACTGAAAATGAAAGAATTTTTAAGAATCTTAAACGTTTACTAAACGGTAAAACATTATATCAGATTGACTCTAAGATAGTTCCAATTAAACTAAGTAAAAAGAAAGGTTTATTAGGCGGTTATAGTACTAAGAAGAAAATAAAGTGGGTAGAAATGAATTGGAGTTATTTTTACAATACAGTATGGTATACTAAAAGTGAAATTAGAACACTAAGATCAAAACCTAATTTATATATGTTTTCTAAAAAGGGACCTACTACAAAATCAAAAAAGAATTTGTCTATTGAAAAAGGAGAGTAGTTATAATGGGACTTATTGGTAAACGTAAGTTTAAGAAAAAATTAGCAAAAGCAAGGAAATAAACATGAAATATTTAGTATGTCCAGTATGTTGTAGTGATGATATAAGTGAAGAGGGCATCAATAACCCTATTAGTACTGAATCATTTATTAAATGCAATTGTTGTGGTAGAACTGTAGTTGATTTTATAGATCTAGAGGAAGTTAAAGATTTTATTGCTTCTGATAATAAATTAAGTAGAATCTTTGACAATAACTATAAATTAAAGGAAGAATATAAGAAAGATAAAAATGGCAATGGTGGTGAAAGATTCTTAATAGACGTATGTAAAGCAACACCATTTGAATTGTACGTACATGCAGCGTCCGTACAGGCTCCAATATACAATCAAGCATTAATGCAGGATACTATTGTAACAGATTATTCAATTGGCTATAGAAAGGATATAATGAAAAAATGTACAATTGTTATTGAAATAAAACGTATGTTGGATATCATTGTAGCAAATGGTGGAATGTTTTCATCTTTCATAACTAATTGGAGAACAGACTGAGGATTCTCAATCATGTATATATAAAGGATTAAAATGAGTGTTAGAGAAGATTTAAAAATGGATATCTTAGAAAGATATAATAATGCAGAGTATCATGATTCTGAACTGGTTGAAGAATATGTAATGAGAACAAATCCTGAAATAGTAGCTTTAGAAAAAGATATTATCTTAGACTATTTACCTAAGGACAGTAATATCTATAATACTGTAAAAGAGATGGAAGTTAAAGATGAAATAATTTTAAAAGATGCGGATGAAATGGCAGAAGTATTAGAAACAGGAGTAATACTTGTAGATAAGGATAATAATAAATACTATCATGAGTTTGGATTATATAATCAATACAGAACCATTGATGCAGGTTGTACCGATAGCAGACCTATCAATGAAGAATGGGGTGTTGCTGATGGTAATATGAAATTTCATATTGTAAATGAAGGTTATAATTGCGAAGATGAGGAGTAAAGTATGGCAGGACTAAAAGAACTAATTATACATCATGAAAACTTAGGTATTAATTTTAATGGTTATCCTTTAGAAAATATCGATAGTGAAGAAATAGCTTCTAAACTATCTGATAATTCTATGATCAGATTACATAAGAACATAGATTATGACTTAATTGTTGCTATCGTTGAAAGTAAGAAACCTTTTAAATTGGACAATTCAGAAATGGAAACTTTAACTAATGTTAAGATTCAGGGACCTGATTGGCATAAGATGACTACCGAAAAGGGCAAAGTTATGCGTAGAGGGGAAACAAATGTAGTAAATATTGTAGATGATTGTGCATATACTAAAAAGTATAGACAACTACCCTTAACTGGTGAGCAGAATGATTATACTAATAGTTTAGATGAGCTAAAAGGTACAACTGATTTGCATAAGGCTATAGTTAAGTTCTATGAGGAAAATAAAGATGTTAACCCAAGACAATTACATTATATTGTAAGTGTGGAATCAAACGAGGTAGAGTTAAATACTTTACTTGGCATATGTTAAGTATATAGTATAGCTCTCGCTATACTATATACTTTTTTTTATTTTTTCTCACTCATAACCACAGAATATGTTTTATCTATAATAATATTAGATAAATCCACGAGATATTCTTTAGCTGCCTCATACGTAAGATATTTCATATCTAAAATCTCATCTATTGATGAAATATTATCTTCCAAAACATCATCAAACGGTTTAAGTAACTCTTCATGGTCTATTTCAACACCGTAAAGATACTCATAAGTTCTTGGATCGCATCTAGTCATAGTAGTCATTAGATGTCTATTGTCTAAAAGATCATTAAATATTTCTCTGGTAAACTTCTCTGTACTCTTAACTATAGATTCCTCTATAAGTTCTAATGTAAGATCTACCTTATCTGGTTCAACATCAACAATTAGTCTGGTGTGATCAATATTCATTATATCATCTTTACCAAAGGTTACACCATATGTAAGTCCATGTTTATCTCTTATAATATTATATAAAGATGTTTCATTGGCAAGACTAGCTATATAATTGTTTATTAATCCTCTAACAAATATATTCGTATCCGTTTCAAATATCATATTTATAATAGTTCTATCTGCTTCAGATGGGATAGTTAACGGTTCTTTTATTAATTTTAAGGGTTTATAATATTCATATCTACCTATATTAACGTCTTGCTTTACTAAGTTAATATCATCTAATGTTCTTTCTATGCATTCAATTATATCATCTTCATCAACATGTTCTAAAGGATCATAAGTAATATTAAACCATACTTTAGCTTCTTGTAATGTTAATGCTCTTATTTTTTTACAGTCATCAAGAGTTACTTCTTTAAGTATATCCACACTACCAAGAATATTATCATCTTTATCTAACCCTAATAAAGTATTCTTAGTATTTAAAGAAAACATAGTTTGCTTATCATCCCAATATCTACCTACCTCAGAAATAACAACATTCTTTTCAGATTCAAATTCCTCATCGGTAATTCTACTAAAATCATTAAATGCTATTTTAACAACAGCATCTATACCAAACTCCATGTTCTCCATTATAGATTTAAAGAAATAATTAATATGTGTACTGCCTGTACTAGCATTACGATTACCTTTTTTCTTAAGTTCAGCCAATAATGCATCACTACTGTATCCTACTGGAGATTTAAAACACAAGTGTTCTGTTAAATGACTTATACCATAAACCTTTTTACCATATTTATTATAGTAATGTCTTTCTAGGTTAGCTCCATAATCAAAAACCACTTCTATCTTAAATGCTTTTGTATCTGGTAAAGCTAATAGATTAAAGTTATAGTTACCATTAACTGATTTTATTCTTTTAAATGTTTTGTTCATCATTCTATCCTTATTTTTTTATCATTGATATAACTAAGATAGAAATTATATTTTTTTCTATTATTAGGGGCTAACGCCCCCCTTATACATATAATTAATATTTTCTTTCTTCTATTAGCTATAACTCATTATAGTACACACTCTATCTCCTACCGTCGCTACAGTTACCTACCTCCAATGAAAAAGTCATTGGTCTTAGTATAGGCTTCCTTATTTAAAAGGATTTGTACTACAATTGAGAAAAGCTACGAATTAATCGCATAGTGAACCCGTTTATATTTTATTTATAAACCAAAAGTATTTATTTCACCTAATGTACTCTTTTTTATTTTTTATTTAAATAAAGGTTATACTACTGTGATTTAATTGAAAATATTAATATAATGAAAAGGAATATAATCATGAACCATGATCAATTATATAAAGACATTGGGTTACGTAAGATTAATCAATTCTTAAATCCAAATATAGTAATGGATACAGAAATGTTCTTTCCAAAAGGTTCTGAACTATTATGGTTTAAACTTAGTGATTTAGCTATTAGTCCAAATACTAGTATAGGATATCTATCCAATGTTAAGAAACCAGCGGTAGTTACCAAATTTGAATATAGTTCGCCTATTGGTAAAATAAATGCTAAGCATAGTTTAGTTAAGCAAATTATAAATAAAATGAAAAAGAAGAATACTGATGTTAAGTTTATACCTGTAGGGGTTAGAAGTCTTAAAGTTCCTAAGAACACATTAGTTATATATAACTATGGGGTAATAACTGCTGTTAATAAATATGTAGCTAATCCTATGGTAGAATATTATAAATGGAGAAATGCGTTTAAAACAATGACTGATAGTTTTAATAATCTAGCACATAATGGTAGACATACATATGTTCTAATAGAGTTGCCATCTAACTTACCGACTAGAAGTAAATTTGAAACATATAGCAGTATAGAGAACCACAAAGTTTTAGACTACTTTCCAACGTATAAACACTTAACAATATTAGAGTTTTATAAATTGCTTACACCTAGGTTATTTAAAGATAGCCTTTTTGGGAGTATAAAGAATTCAACATTAGAAAACATAACATTTATATTTTCTTTTAATAATAAGTTAACTTTATTAAATCTTAAGACTTTAATGTCTACTGTTAAGGAATATGATGTAAAAACAAACATACAAGATAATGACAGTAAAACAATTAGAAAACTATTTCTAATATATATTAAAAGCATTATGGTAAATGGTGCAATGTCTATAGGTGAACTTAGAAACAGTAAGAATGTTATAAATACAATAGATATTACAAAACTAACAGATAATGATGATAGTGATATTAAGAAAGTAGATGTTAATGAGGTTCTTGATGATTTAGAAGGAGACAAAGATATCAATTATGATAAGTTATCTGATAATCTTATGGATGATGATGAATCTAATGAATTAATGGATGACATAGAAAGCACTTATAAAAGCATAAATGATGTTATAAATGAAAAAATGGACAGCAATAAAACTCTTAGAGAAAGGGCTGAAAAACTAAAAGAAAGTAAACTTATAACTAAAAAAGAAAAAGACGATATAGATGATGCATTAAATTATCAGGAAACAGCTAAGTCCCCATATGGCAATGAAGCTACATTGAAGGAGATGCTTAGCATAACTGAAGCAGATTTAGAGGTACCTAAGGATCTTGGAGATATACCAGATATAAATATTATAGAAAATAAAGATATGCTTAAAGACCCAATTAAAGCTATGGATAAACATTATATAAATACTGTTTATAAGAAGGATATACTTGCAACTATCTATAGTATACAAAACAATGATATTGTTATAAAAGACCATACTGTTGAAACAACTGAATCTATTCTAGGTGGGGTTGAAACACATACTATAATGGTTAAACCCTTATCTGGTAAGCCATCTAAAATATTCTTTAACCTACCAGTTATAAAAGAAAATGGTGAGTTTACTGTATCCGGCAATACGTATAAGCTTAGAAAACAACGTACAGATAAACCAATAAGAAAAATAGACTACAATAAAGTGGCACTTACATCTTATTTTGGTAAATCATTCGTTACTAAAGCTGATATGAAAAAAGATGATGTTGGTTTTTGGTTTAGAAAGAAACTTATAGAAGCTAGTGAAACAAATAAAAAAATAAAAAATGTTGTTCTAATGCCAGTTAAATTAATGGATTTTAAATTACCTAATTTATATTCTGAGATAAGTAGATATGTTAAAATGTTTAAACTTGGAAATATAAAATATAGTTTTGATTATAAGAATAGAGCTGAACTTAAGTCGGATATAAAAACCCTACTTAGTATTCTTGAAGAAAAAGATAAATATGTACTAGTTGGTAGAGTTGAAAATAGTATGGAGTTAATCTATATGGATTTCGATAATAACCTTTATATAGGTAGTGGAAGTAAAAAGAAACCTATGGATGATATTTATACACAACTTAACATAAATAAAAACAATATGCCTATAGAAGCGGCATTTATAAAGATCTTTAAAAAGAGAATACCGGTTGCAATACTTTTATCTTATTATATTGGTTTTACCAATTTATTAAAACTATTAAAAGCAAAACATGTTATAATGGATAGAACTAAACGTTATCAGTTAACCGATGATGAATATATGTTAACCTTTAAAGATAAAAAGGTTATTTTAAATAAGAGTGATAAACTAGCTACAATGATATTGGCAGGTATTGCTGGTTTAAGAAACTATACTAAGGATATAGAGTTAGTTCTTTTAAATAAAAGAGAGTACTTTCCAGTGCTGTTTAACAGTATGAACCTCCCTCCTCTATATGTTACTGAAATTAAACTTATGGAAAACATGTTCGTAGATCCTGTAACCAAGTCTATACTTAACACAATGAAGGAACCAGAAACTTTTAAAGGATTACTTATAAAAGCATCTGAATTATTACTAGACAACAACTATATAGATCCAAATAACGCTAATGGTATGCTTATAAAAGGTTATGAAAGAGTTTCTGGTATGTTATATACTGAATTAGTTAAGAGCATTAGAGAATATGAAAATAAAAATGTTTTCTCTAAATCAAAGTTGATTATGGATCCTTATGCAGTATGGAGAGATATAAATAATGATAGTACTTCTGCACTAGTAGATAATCTTAATCCAATAGCTAGTCTTAAACAAAATGAGGATGTTACTTACCTTGGTTCTGGAGGTAGATCTAAAGAATCAATGTCTATGGATACAAGGGTTATACACAGCAGTGAGATAGGTGTTATATCTGAAGGAGTTAAGGACAGTGGTGATGTTGGTGTTTCTGCATATATGTCTGCTAATCCAAAGATAAAAACTGTTAGAGGTATGGTTGATACTGAAAAGAAGGATCTTAAACCTGATAACTACTTAAGCACAAGTGGCTTATTAGCACCAGCTAGTACAAGTGACGATCCTAAAAGACTTAACTTTGTTAATATTCAAAACAGCCATAGTATAGCTATAAATGAAATGAGAGTTCCACCAGTTAGAACAGGTTATGAAGCTGTATTGCCGTATAGACTAGATGAGAACTACTGTTACATGGCCGAAGATGATGGAGTAGTAGAATCTGTTAGTAAAAGTAATATAAAAATTATCTTTAAAAATGGTAAGAAGAAAACAGTTAAACTTGGATCTTGGTTTACTAAAGAAGAGGCAGGAGTATCTTATGAACATATACTTATAACTGATTTAGATAAAGGTGATAAGTTTAAAAAAGGTAATACCATATCTTACGATAAACATTTCTTCGAACCAGATATCTTCGATAAGACAAGAGTTATCTATAAAACAGGTAATACTATTAAAGTAGCTTTGATGGAGAATACTGAAACATATGAAGATTCATGTACTATCTCCAAAAAAATATCCGATAAATTGGGTACGTCTATAATTAAATCAAAAAGTTTTATAGTTAAAGCTAGTGATAATATCATAAACTTACTTAATATCGGTGATAAAGTAGAACCAAATGATTTATTATTTACAATATCTGATAATCTAGTTCCAGGAACTGATTCTAAATTAGATAAAGAATCTTTATCTATATTACAAAATATAAAGAACAGAAGTCCTAAAGCTAAAATGAGAGGAGTTATAACTAAGATAGTTGTTTATTATAATTGCGAAAAAGAAGATATGAGTAAAAGTATAAAAGAGATAACCGATAAGACTGATAAAGATTTAGGTAAAGATAACCTTAACAGCTCTTTAACTGGTAAAGTAAATAGTAGTTACTCTATAAAAGGTAAACCATTAACTGAAGGTAACGTAGAAATAAAAATAAGCATTAAAGATAATGTTGGTATGGGCATAGGTGATAAAGCCGTTATAGCAAATCAATTGAAATCTACAGTAGGTGATGTTTATGATTACGATATCAAAACTGAAAGTGGTAGGGATGTAGAGGCTTTATTCAGCACAAGAAGCATCGCTGCCAGAATAGTGAATAGCCCAAATATTATTGGTACCACTAATACCGTCTTAGATCTCCTTAGAGATAGGGCTGTTGAGATGTATTTTAAATAATACTAACTTAGTTGGGGCTTACTGCCCTAGCTTACGCATTTTATTGAAATGCTATTAAAAAAAGGATAATAAATGACTGTATCAAAGGTTAGTGCTCACGGCACAAAAAATGAAGTTATGTTAAAGGCGATACATGCCATCGCTACAAGTACTGTTAATAAAATGTCTTCTGATAGAAGCGATATATTTCACAATCCAACAAATATATCTGAACTTGAGGAAAATACTAGCACTATAAGCAATATAGTTGCACTTAAACTAAAAAATAGTTTAGTACAAAACTAAAAAATAAGGATTTTAAATTATGGGTAATGAAATTATTAAAAACGTAGCTGCTGAGCTTACAAAAAATAATCAAACGATAAATGTATATGCTGGTAGTATTCTTAGTAGCATAAATCCTGTTTATGGTATACAAGGAAGCGATTTTCAGGGTATAGATGTTAAACTTGCTAACGTACTTGGAAATGAAGTTAGTTATATTAAAGATTCTATCATTCCAGTTATGAAAGAGTTTGGTAAAGAGGTAAACACTATTCTTGGTGATAAAATAAACAAATCTTTATTTACAGATATCAATATTATTACTGCTGAAGTTCCTGAAGTTATTGAGGAACTTATTAGTAGAAACATCATTAATATAAATGGCGTTATGAATACTAAGCTTAGTAATAATGCTGTTCTTTTGCCTACTCCTGAAGTAGAAGTTATTAGATCATACATTAAAGCTGGTGGTGGTCAAATGGATAAAATGGTTAAAGATTTTGCTATGACTATCTCTGATGCAGATCTTAAAAGAATATGGACTACATATTTAAATAGAATAACTGCAGACAATACAAGTTATATTGGTCTTGGTACAAAAGTAACTGATGGGAGATATGCTTTAGATCTTTTTGTTCTTTCTATCATAGCTAAGAATCTTATACATGAAATGCCTACAGGCGTTAGAGCTACTGCTGGTATGTATAATGACGTTATAGGTACCTTAAACATCGTTTTAGATGCTAAGATTAGTAATCTAGTTAAACTTATAAACTCAAATGCTAAAATAGGGAAAGTTATCCTTAAAGCAGATACTTTAAAAACTATAGTTGTAGTTAAAGAAGCTTATGATAAATTCCTTAATAATGGTGGAGAACCTGAAGTTATATATGGTGCAGTATTAGCTGGTGCTAAAACAGCAGGAATGACTACTCTTACCAACAATAAAGAAACTTATCTTAAAGAGTGGAACAAATATGTTAGTGCAGAAACAATGAAAAACAAAATGGCCACTTTAGAACAATACAGAATGGCTTATAGATTAGGTATTCAAAATGTAGTTACTAACTTTATGGATACGGCTAGTAAATCTAAAGTTAATGAGACACTGCTAGACAATATTGGCATGATTATAATTGAGTTCATGAATGAAAAGAACTATATGGATCTTTTTGATGTTAACGCTATTGTAGAGGAATTTGTATGTGATGTTATGTATCATGAAACAAATGCTTCAAGTTTTATTGGATATATGAAAAGCTACTCTAAAATGGATCCATCATTGACTCCAGAGAAAGCTGCTAAGTATGCAAGTGTTGATCTACTAGTAGATTATTTGTTAACTCAGATAGAAATAATCTAGGTTGGTCTATGAACACATACATAACTAAAAATTTAAAAAGAAAACCTGATATTGTTAGATCTTATTTTAAAGAAACTAATGGCGGTATGGTTACAAAAGAAAATATAATAGTTATGTTTCCATCTAGATACATAAATAAAAAATTAGCTATTATGGGTGATACTGTAACAGTATTATCTATATATGCTATAATTGATGAAAATAATAACTATGCTGTTGTTAACGCTCCTGTAAGTATAGAGCTTAGTCCAAACATGACCGATGAAGTTCTTATTGATGGAAAAGAGTATATAGTATTAGAGTTTTCAAAAGGTGATATCTTTACACATAATGTTAATCTTATAATTCGTAATGGTAATATTTATGATTTATTCGATGAATTTTTAATACATGGTAATATACCATGGTTCTTAAATTATGAAGATGTTTCTAATCTATTTAAACTATCTAGCAAATATGCTGGTACAAGCATAGGAGACAATCCATTAGGTATGGAACTATTAGCTTCTATTGTAGCTAGAAACAAAGATGATAAAACTATGCTATATAGAAAACTATCTAAAGATATAAATGCTATGAAAAAGAATATGCCTGCATATATCGCATTACTTAACATTTACTATAGTTTTACTAGTACAATGTCCAAGTTATCTGGTAGTTATTTTAAAGATGGTATAACTAGTGCACTAGTTAATAAAGAAACAGAATCAAATGCTGTTGAAGACATGATAAAAGCTTAAGGAGCTGATATGGGTAATAATAAAATAGTTTTTAGTAGTATCAAAACTACTAAAAATATAAAGAATAAAGATTTAGAAGTAGATGCTGATGGTTACTATACAATTAACCTTGGGGCGTTAAATACTTTTAACTCCGCTGGGGCTTTCTACAAATTAGATGGTGCCAGACAATTATTTGAAAGCAGTTCTATACTTATGCGTAGAATTAAGAATGGTTTTTTAAAAGCTGAAGTAGGTCATCCTAAGAAGCAGCCATCTATGACGATGAATGATTATATGACTAGAATCTTAACTATAAATCCAGAGAACGTATGTGCACACATAAAAGAAATCTGGTTAGAAGAAACTAATGAGAAAGAACCAGGTAGTAATGAGAATTTAGTTCTTATAAAGGGCAAAGTAAAACCTAATGGTCCTAAAGCTGAGTTCTTAAAAGAACTACTTGAGGACAGTGATGCTAATGTTGCATTCTCTATAAGATCTTTAACTAAAGATGTTATTATAAATGGTGTAGTGGTTAAAACCCTTAGTCAAGTGGTTACATGGGATTTTGTTATAGAACCTGGCATAAAACATGCTACTAAATATAAAACCTTGAGTATTGAATCCCTTGATTTATTATCTATTGATTTAGATGATAACCAAACAAAGAATGAGATAAGTGAGAGTTTAAAAGAGGATGAAAATGTTGCTACTGAAGACAGTAGAGAAATGTTACAATCAGTTATAGATCTATTTGATTGTAAAAAAGACAATAGCTGTATACTGCATAATTGGTAACATAACTACTGGTTTAAATACCAGTAGTTATGATAGCTACATTTAATTGATATACCATAAAATAAGGATTTACTATGGCAAAAAAACCAATTGAATATTCAAAATTAATAACCCTGGAAGATAAGGTTATATTTAAAAATAATACTGCTAATAAAAATATTAATGATAAAGTTGATAAAATAGATAGATCATGGATTAAATCTGTATTCATGATTTCAGGGGCTGATCTGGATCCATTACATGCTAAGAATAGATACTTTAGTAGTGCTGATATAAAATTTACAGATACAAGCATGGGTGGTAATATAGGAATAAATAGTAAACCGCAGTTTACAAGATATGCCGATATTAGAGTACAGGGTAGGCGTATGGATAGAAATGAGGTTACTTTACCTACCAAAGGAAACATAGGGATGGGTAGATATTACTCAGAAGCTATAGATGATAATGAACAAAATCTTTATCTAGAATTTGGCGTTCCCAAATTTAATAGTTTATTTACATTCTTTACAAGAAGTATGGATTATAAAACAACAATTGTTGCTTCTACTGGTAGAAGTCCGATATGGTATGATCTCGGTAAAGTAGTTGGAAATGTTGCTGTTTTCTTAATGTTACCTGTAATTAGTGTTAGCATCTGGATGTTAAAAGGATTAAAGAATGTAATACTTGGTGACGACTCTTTTAACTTTTATTATTTAAATCCAACAATGCATACTTATTGGGCAACGGTTAATACTATTGTAAGTAGTATGGCCACGGAATTGGGAGTTTTAATACCAGAATTTATGCCAGGTGGCGGTGAGGGACAAATAGGTGTTCCTGTTAGAATAAACCAGGCTGATATGGCTGAGATGCATAAACTAATGCCAGACATAATAGGTGATGATAATTACATAGATGTTTTTGCTATAGCTACAAGAGCACAATTAATGGCTAATAGACAATTAGAATTACAACGTTTAGCACATGAGTCATTTAGCGATGAAGAAAGTTTTCATCAGGCTGTTACTGGTCCAATAATAAAAGAACCAGATAATGATTTTACATCATGGTTACAGGATGTTCTTACAAGTGCTGGGGATTTATTTAATGGTGATGAAAAGAAAGGTAAAGAAGATGATCCTACACCAGCAACTAAACAGGACCCAAAAGAACTACAAGCCTTAAGAGATGGTACATATAAAACAACTGCAACTGAACAGAAGAATGCTCCGATACCAAATGCCACTGAATATTTTAAAAGTGCGGTAAAAGGTGGTGGTGGTCATGCTATATTCAAAGTAGAGTACGTAGGTAGTGTTACTGAAAGTTTTAGTAATAGCGTTACAGATGTACCAGCTGGGGATAAGATTAAAAGCATAGCTAAGGGGGCAAGACAGGCTAGTTTCTCATTCGCAGGAGGTAATGTTGCTGATGGAGTTGGTAATGTTGTTAATGCAGCTAAAGATTTAGCAGCAGGAGCATTAGATAGTTTGTCTTTTGGATTAAGCAATATCATACCGACATTATTCGGTGGAGCCTATATAGATATACCAAAGATGTGGGAAGACAGTTCAGCATCTTTGCCAAAACTAACTTACAATATGAAACTTATATCGCCATATGGTAATACTATATCTCAAATACAGAACATCTATATACCATTAGCAATGATTATGGCTGGAACATTGCCACTAGCTGCAGGTAAAGCTTCATATACTTCCCCATTTATCTGTAAAGCTTTTCTTAAAGGAGTACATAATGTTAAATTAGGTATGATTACAGACCTAAGCATAACTAGAGGGACATCAAATCTAGCTTTTAATAAACAAAAGAGAGCGTTGGCGTTGGATGTATCATTTTCTATTACTGATTTTAGCCAGTTAATGGTCGCTCCTGTGGACGCTAGTCTTTTTGGGGCTTTTAAGAGTGGTATAGACGATGATAGTGTATTTGGTAGATATATATCTACCTTAGCCTCTAGAGACCTCTTAACGGATATGTATACGCTTCCTAAAGCTAAAATGAGATTATCTAAATTAAAATATGGTGTTGATAGCGTTATGTCACCTGCATATTGGGGATTTAGAACAGGTAATTTTTCTATGGGATATGTTGGTGGATTTCTTGCAGATCATTCATTAGCACTAGCTGATAGAAATTAAGATTTTTATTAGCTACTACACTGTATCATATATATGATACAGTGTAGTAGTATTTACATACGATTATTAATACCATTATCCAAATTCTTCAATATCATCACAAGCATCTTTAACGCATTTTGTCGCACCAGATGTTTTTCTTCCGAACCATCCCATTTTACAATACTCATCAACCGTTGGACCAGTACCTGGATTTTTACTATATGAGCTAAGCACATCGCTTTTACTTGGTTCAGATGGTTTACTTCCCAAATTTACATCAGGAGTTTTAGACAATGAATTCTTTACAGCCACATCAGTTGCTACTTTATTATTTTTAAAGTTATAACTATCAGTATTACCCACTGCAGTATCTATTAAGCCGAATGCATCTTTTGGTTTCTTACTAGAATTCAAATCTGTTTTAGAAATTAAACCACTAACTATACTTGTATTATTAGAACCAAATTTTAAACCCTTTCCTCCAACTTCGCTTAACATATTTGTAGCTTTTAAACCAGTTTTACTATTGCCAACAACCTTACTTAATGCACCAGTTATAGCTGATGTAACCTCGCCAATATTTGTAGCAGACAATAAATCACTTATAAGTCCATCAGAACATTCCATATCCAAACTTAAACCTAAGAATAAACTTTCAAAGAATGCTGAATCTGGACCGAACGCACCATGCATATCTGGACAATCTCCGAATATAGCATCCGTCATATTTTTAGACCCAATACTACCACCAAGTACTGATTTATTCTTATCCAATGTCTTTAAAGCATTTTTAGCAAGTGATAACTTATCAGTACTATTCATAGTCTTACCTATAGACATCATATCCATACCACTAGATATCCTATTTAATTTATCGCTCTTACTCAAACCACCAGTATTTCCTAAACCATCTTTTTTAAATAGATTGTTATTAGAACTAACCTTATTAAATTTGGAACCCTCTGATGCAGATGAAAAGTTAGATAAAAAACTACTAACCTTACCTGCGGTACTAACAGACATCCTATCTGCTGATATAGCCATAATAATCTCCTTATATATAATATCAATTAAATTGGGTTTTAAACTATATACACATATATATTATTTAAGTAGACATTGGTAGGTATCAATAGTCGATTGGATCCAGTCGCCTAATAATTTAGGTTAACTTTTATATACTATTGGTATATATGATGGTAATAAGTTTACCAGTTTAAACAATATTTTAAGGAGTCCGCAATGGCAATTACGTTTAATGAAGATATGTATGAAACAAATACAGCAGAAGGTGTAGCTACAGTTAGTTATACTGATAAAGAGGTTTTTAACACTGGTACAGATATTGAGAAATCAGTACTTAAAGATGTATTCAAACACTCTGGTGAGTTTATCTCAGCTACTACTGATGAAGCAGCAAAGATTGCAACTAATACTTTTAACAAAGATAAAGAAGTAGATAAAGTTATCATTGACTTTCCATATGGTCCAACTGGTTCAGGATCTGTTACAGCTGCAGTTACAAGAGAGAAAACATTTAGAGTTCCTGGTACAGACAAGTCTATAAGCAGACCTGATATCCAACTATCGGTTAAACACAGCATGCTTAAAGCGTCTAAATCGCATATCAAAGCATTACAAGCAGAGATGTTAGAAAACATCAAATAACACATATACTACATAGCATAATGCTATGTAGTATATAACTATCTTTTTTTATTTTTCTAGTTTGTATGTGTATTGTTTTTAACTGCACTAGTAGCAGCTTCGTTCTCAGCTTTAGAATGCGTATTGTCATATCCAATAGGTGCATCTGAAGGTTGTAAGTGTTTATCTTTTGCATCAGCAGTTGTTTCGCTAACAAACATTGGTAATTGATGTGGATCAACTTTAATAGTTGTCATTTCATCAAGTAAGTTTTGTGCCAATCTTCTAACTGGCTCGTTATACATTGTAATAGATGTAAACTCAATAGCCATCTCTTTAGCTTCACCACCAGCAGATAAATCTCTTTTACCAACTACTTCACCATTTGATTTAGGAGCCATGTTTGTACATAACCATGCTTCAACAATATGTCTATTTGTAATATCTGTTTCCATATATAGAATAGTAGCAGTATAATACTCTGGAGTATAAAGTTCATCTTTCCAGTTAGCCATTGTACCAATAAGTGCATGTTTAGTATCAGGATCCATAAGACCATATCTAATCCAATCAGTTAAGAATCTGTTAATTGGTTTACCAGCTTTTTCCTCAAATGTATGAGTAATAGTAGATCTAGCTCTAGTAACATTAGTTACCTCTTCTTGCATCTCACCAGCACCACCAACAGCATGCTCAGAATACTCTACAGTTAATCCTGAAGTAAGACCTTCAATGCTTTTTGAATGTAACTCAATAAGTGATTTAAAAGTAGTAATCCATTTTTGTGGATCAGGCATAAAGTCAAAGAATCTTGGAGTTTGTAAAACAACAGCAATTACATTTTTAGAAATGTATTTATGATTAGAAATCCATTCGCTATAGTTTTTACCACCATCGATATATCCCAATCTAGGAGACCATCCGAATTGTCCACCGAAGTCAACATTCAACATTTTTTCATTGTTTCTATTATAAGTACCAGCAGTTAAAGCCTCTTTAACTCTCTCAAGAGGAGTAGAAAAAGTTTTACTTTTAGTCGCAGTAGTAGCGTGAATTGGTTCAGCCATAATATCTTCCTTTTTTTATTTATTTAGATTTAATTTGGTTTATCTACGGAGTGTCCCGTAGATAGTTATTGTTTAACCTAATCTATAAGCTTCAACTCTACTAACCATTACAGTTTTCATGTTGTGTGCATAGATTTTAGTAACAAGACTCCAAGAGTAACCTCTTTGTTTATCAGCAGTAGTAAATTGTACTTCTGGATGAATAACAAATCTGCCATCAAATTTATTAGCAATTCTATCGTTAACGAATGCTACAACAGCATCTGCTAATTGTGCAGAAGATAAGTCTGACTCACCAGTAAAGTTTCTCCAAGCCTCAGCTGCAATTTTATTCAATGTACAGATAGCCATTACAGTAAAGTAAGAGTTAAGTACAGAAGTATCATTTTCATATACTGTTTGAATAGCAGGGAAGAAGTATTGTCTTCTATCAAAAGGTTGTGACCATACCATACCAGCATTCCATAATGCAGGTTTAACACCAGCAGGAATAAACGCAGGTTGTAAATCTTTTTGATTACTGATAATATTACCTGGAGCTCTATCAAACATATTAACATGTTTCCATTCACCAGAACCAGCACCCATATATGCAGCAGATTTAGTAGCAATCTCTAATAGTTGTGGAACTCTAGTTTTAATAGAACCATCAGTAAGAAGACCTGTACCAGAAACAACAACACCACGCATAACTTTAGTACCAAAGTAATCAGACTCAGGAGTAAGTTTTAATCTTGTTTTAAGATTTACTGCAATAGCTCTTTCATCAGATAACGGTAAGAATTTTTCACCAAGACTTGCATCATGCGTAGAAAGCATAACCATAGTATCTTTTCTTAAAGCAATAAAGTTACATAACTCTTTTTTAGTGGCTAAAGTAAAACCTGAATCATACATAATAGATTCAACATTAACTGCCATATCCATAACTTCAGAATCTGGATCCAAGTATTTTTGCATTTCTCTAACAACTAATGTTTCATACATTTCATTACTTAAAGTACCATCAGAACCACCTTCTAAGAAGATAGGAGTAGTAGAAGAAACTTGAATTTCTCTCATAACATCACTTGATTCAACTTCTGCATCATCATGTACCATAGTAAAGTATCTAACAAGCTTACTAGATTTACAGTTAAATAGACCAATTAAATGTAACTCATCTTCTTGTAAGTCTTCTTTTACATCTGTAGTAAAATCAAACCAAGACAATGTGCTTGCATCCATACCATCATGCCATGTTTTAATTTCAGAACTAACGTACTCTTTTTCAAGCTCCATAATAGTACCAAGAATTTTCTCTACATTACTATAGTAAACATGAACATTCTCATAATCACTATATTTAAGTGGCATTGCAGGATCAGTTTCATTAGACCATTGTTCTGGAAATACTGCATCTAAATCAAAACCAGCTTCAGTTGTAGGATTGATAGCATTTTGTTTAAGAGAGAACATTACACTTTCTTCACCATATAAAGATTTTTGTGTAACAAAAGATTCTTTTTTACTAGGTCTAGTAACAAGTTTAAGTTTGTATGGTAAAACCTTCTCTTTAGTAATGATCGTACCAGGGATTTTAGACTGTAAAAGACTTTCAATAGCGATACCAACATTATTGTAGTACTCACCTTGATATTTAGCTTTAAAATCAAGAACAGGAATCATAGTTGATTTATTACCATCAGCATCTTCCATAGTACCTTCAGTAGAAACAGATGTACCTAATGTCAAACCTTCTGGACTATAAGCCTTAATGTATTTGATTCTATGTCCTCTGATAGTCTCTTTATCACTATCAACTTCGTACCCACCAGAACCATCTGGAACTAAACTACCATCGCTATTTCTTAAATAGTTAGGAACATCATCTTCTAAAATATCTACATATAATGTAAAGTTAGATTCTGGATTTGCATCATCAGGAACAACTCTTTGAACCATTAATGTGTTTGCTTCACCAGCAATAGAAGTTGCAAATAATGTTGCATGATTATAATATTTACTTAACTTGTCAAATGATGTAGCTCCATACGTAGCTAACATTTTAGCACCACCTACTAATGATGGAACAGTTTGACCTTTTTGAGCAAATAAAAAGAACTTAGGCAAATGCTGTGGAATAGGATCTCTTTCAGGTGTTACAATAACAGCTGATTTATCATCAGTACCCAATAGTATTGCTTGTGGACTCGCATTAAGAATATTCATAATTTTTCCTTTTTGTATTTTTAAATATTTCAAATTAATGGATTAAAAAAATTAATCCACTTTTTTAATACATCTATTATTTATAGATGTATATTTTAGAATTCTCTGTGTTAGATTTTAATCTAAGGAATTCACCGTTTCTCAATCTTATAGTTGTGTCTAAATCAATAGTATCATCAAGGTCATTAACAAGACCTACCATAGTATTATCAGAAGGATCAAATAAAAGAACGTCATTAGTACCATTTCCAGTGTTAAACGAAGCTACTCTACCGTCTTTCCTCATAAAACTTGTCATCTTAAGATCTCTAAATCTTTCAGGAACAAGTGTAACATCATTCCATAAATCATTTTTGATATCGTAAGTATAAACTAGGTGTTTAGAACTAGAGTTAAATGATAATAATCTACCATCGCCTATATAAACTAAATTAGCATCCTCATCCAGTAAATCTGGTCTTATCGTTAAATCAGTAACCTCCATTGTTTTAGTATCAAGTCTTCTAAACTTAAGAACATCATCATCTTTTGCAAAATAGAAACATTCATTACCACTAAGATTAATAGCTAAATTATTAGTTAATCCAGTTGACTTAGTTTCGTTAGCTCTTTCTTTAATACCTTTAAGTACTTGATGTTCATAATCAAATACAGTAAACTCTGGTGCATTATCTTCACCAGTTGGTCTATCAACAATAATTCTATCAACGTCAAGAAGTCTTATAGTAAGATGCTCATGATCATTTGTAGATTTTTTAAGGAATGACACAGGTAAGTCTGAAATTGTAAACGTATTTAAACGTCTATCAAAATTAAACAATTTAATTGTACCATCATTTTCTATAGCTAAAGGAATACCATTATCTAGTAATTGCTCAGAACTACATTGTCTAATGTTAGATGCAGTCATACCGCTATCTTCAATAGTCTCTTTATAAATATACTCTGGATCAATTACATAAGTACCTTTATTATCAACTGTGCTGAATACGATAGTTCTAACTTCGCCAACAATATCTTTTTGATAAAAGTCCACGAAATATGTAGAGTTCTCTTTGAGAATTTCTCTATCAATAACAATAAAATTCTCATCTTTAAGTTCTTTTTCATAAACAACTTTATTGTCAGTATCTCTAACTTTAATTCTATCCAATGGATATTCTTCAAAAACACCTCTAAGAACTTTAAATTCAAATTTATAATCTTTAATAGGAGATACTGAATGAGTATTACTTAATACTTCAAACTTATACTTATTAAGATTGATTTTATGTCTACCAAATGCAGACTCATAATTATTTGCAGTTACATGCGATACTTCTAAGATAAGATTGTTAACATTTTCGATATCAACCTCAGCTTTACTAAGAATTAACTCATTCTTATTTATCTTATCATACATTTTAATATATACTGCTCTACCGGCACCATCTCTTAAAATCCAGTTAGTAGCAAGATGACCATCGTGCTTACATCTAAATGCACCAGATTTCAAAGTAATTTGTTCTTGATTTTTATCTAGAACTTCTTCTTTATCTATAAAAGCATAAGGAGTCTCTACAACAACCTCTGGTTTTATATCTACATTATCACCTGCTTCAGCTGGCAATAATTTAACTGGGCTAATCCAGTCAGTTTCAGTACCATTATCGAAATGTCTCTTAGATCTACCCCAATATACCTCGTTCTTAGGAACAACAACATTGCTATACCAAATATCAAGGAATGTCTCATCCTTTTCTGTTTCATCCATAATGTTTTCAAATTGTGCATCTGTAGCAATCTGCCATGTAGTAGATTCATGCACTAAACCAGTATCATCTGGCCATTTAGCCATTCTTAATGTTAACATCTTATACTCCTATTATTAAATTCTATTTAAGTCTTTTAAACCAGTACTTATAGTTATTTTACCAGGATTACTAGATGTGTTAGTATCGCTAATATGTCTAGCTTTAATAACATAGAACTTATTGTCCTGTAGAGTATTCTCAGGTATTCTAATAGAAGTAAGGTTATCTTTATCTTCTAATCTCTCCCATACTTTTGTACCAGTAGCAGTTTCAATTGTCCATGATGTAGCCATATGTTTACCAACACCAGCGTAAAGACTAAACTCATTAGTTCTAACTTCTAATTCCTCTAATCGAACATCAACGATTGAATCGTCTATAAATAACTCAGGAGTTACAACAATAGTGTTACTTAATTTAAAACCTTTTTGATATTCAGAAAGAGTAATTGGTCTACTCCATTCAGTTTCTGTATCATTATCAAAATGAATTTTTACTCTAGCAAAAACTACTTGATCTTCTTCAATTTTATTTAGAACATGATATTCTAAAAGGTTTTCCTCATCATTAAGAGACTCTACCATTATATCGTTTTCAAAATCTTTTGTTGTAGCTATTTGCCAACTAGTAGATTTATGTTCGAAGCCAGCATCATCAGGTATGATTGGCTTATCAATACTTACATTAATCATTTTTTTATTTCCTTTCTTATTGCATATCTATCTTATCAGAGTCAGTAAGATATGACTCCATATACTCTTGTGTAATCTTAACTACTTGAAAGTTTTGATTGTCATTTAAAACGATCCAATTACTTGGAACATCACCATGCCATATTCTTGCTCTAGCATATATTATATCTTGATCAGAATAATAACCCTTACCTCCTATCTTCGGTAATGGTGTATGCCATAACAATAAGTTAACTTTATCTCCAATACTCTCATCAATAATGACATTAAAATCTTCATCTAAAGCAACTTGCCAATCAGTAGCGTCATGTAAATCAGAAACTCCAAAGTGTAAAACTTTATCTATTGTAAATTTGGCCATACCATTTTCCTTATTTAGTATTCAATGAAATGAAAATAAAATAGGAGAAAAGATGATTTTAAATCCATATGAAACAAGTATAGGGTCGCACTTTAATGTAAAAAAATTAGAAACTACTCTAATGGAGTTTACAATTAAGAATCCAGGTAGTGCTAATTTGAACTATGAGTACATAAACAAAGATGATGTAAGTCTTATTTTTATAACCGGTAAAAACCATGAAGAAGTAGAGCTTCCAGTATGGAATCATCCATTATATATAAAGGATTTTAGAGGCAATAAGAAGATCTTTGTAGATGTTAGACAATATGTTAAAATTAAAAATGCCGATTTTACAGATCTTAAACATGTTGTTAGTAATAAACCCGGTTTTGATTTTATCATAACTAAAACTTTATTTATGATGTTATTAGACGAAGACTTACTTAGCAGTATTAGTTTACCAATAACTACAGCTTTTAGTATCTGGATAAGTACTTCTTTTAAAAGTGTTCTAAGCCTAGGTATCGAAGATACTATTAAAATGGAAATACTTTCTGCATATTATCTTTATTCAAACATGATAGATGGTGAACTAACATCTTCTGATATAGAGAATGTTTATTTTAAAATAAGTAAAACCGTTAGATCTGTTAGGAATAACATAAAATATATTAAAGATGTATGTTCTAATATAAATCATAGTCCAATGGATGCAGTTGATTTTGTGGAAAATATTCAAAAAGGAATAGATAGTCCGTTATTAGCTAACATAAATACAACATTACTTTATACTATATTGGGTAATACATGGAACGGGGTGAATGCTGGAGAGAACATAGCAATGACTTTCGATCATATTCCAACTTTAATAGCTTTACTTTATGTATCTGCTAACAATAAAAGTTTTAAACATAGTAAACTTGCTAACATATTGAACTCTAATAAAAGAGCTATAGGTTTAGATAACTTTAGTAAAACAGTAGAACTTATTATTTCAGACCAAACAATGTCAGTGTAAGATACAAGAGGGTTTCCTCTTGTATCTTATCTAGCCATCTTTCTTTTAAATTTTCTATTATCGTTTATCTCTTGCAACATACCAGAGATGTTAAATGATTGTAGAACTGAAGGATCCAATTCTTTACTAAGTTGTTTTATTTTATTATTTATTAAAACAGCTTTTAAATCGTTAACCTCTATCTTAAGAAAGTCCATTAACTTATCTATCATTAACTTTATCTCTTCTTGTTCTTGTTTCTTTTCAACACTAATTGTCTTACCATTACTTGTGGTTATAGCCGTACTAACAACAGAAGATAATATGATTCTAGGATCTATTCCGTAGAATTGAGTATTCTTACCATTTATTAGCCACCAATAACTAAGCATCCATGAGATACAAAGGTCATCCTTACCTCCAACAGCATGATCTATTCTACCGTTTCTAGTAGTTAAACCTGACAATTGATTTATAAGCATCTTGTCTCTAACACCAGCACCAGTATACTTAACAGCAGATAATAACGTAGAACCATATAGTCCATCCCTAGATGTTTTACCCCCACCAGATGTAGCAAATCCAAAAAACTTACGATATTTAGCGAGTATAGTTTGATCAAATCCTCTTCTAGGATCTTCTATATTTTTAAATCTATCTGGATAATCTTCTTTTTCTTCTACTACCCAATTAAATAAAACCTTAAATGGATTTATTCCAGCAGTAGGTAACAACTTAAGTAAGTAATCTATAATAGCTACACCAGATGATCTACGCTCGATAATACAAAGTATCTTTTTGAAGTCTGTAAACCAAGTAACTAACCATTCTGAAAAAGTGATAAGATTGGTTTCGTTAAAATTACCAACTGCTAATACTTTACCAGTACGAATATCTCTTGCTGTAAGAGCTATATCATCTTTACCAACTGCATCAGAAGTATCCAATGATAAAATAATATGAACGTTTTCTTTAATATGTTTAAGTTTCTCTTCTGTAACATACCATCTGGTAATGTAACCATGGTTAGATATATCGCTATAGTAATCTGGAACCAATGATTCTTTAAGTATTTTTAACAGATCCTTAGATATAGGACTAGTATCAGTACCAGATGCCCAAATATTTAAGAAATCAGTTTCAGCATCTATACCACTAGATTCAGCATCTTCCATCTTACCTCTTAACCATTCATCTGTATAACCTAACTGTCTATGATTAAATTCAAGTATAACTGTTTTATTACCAGTAGATGAATTCATTCTAACCATATCTACTAAGATATCTTCATTTGCAGCATCAAAGAACTTCTCAGTCCATGGTGCTGAGTTCTGTAATAGTTTATGTGCATATCTACCAGAATCAGTATCAAGTCTACCAGCAGTTGTAGTATATACTGTACCATAAGGACTACCACTATTAGCAGCAATATCTCTAGCAGCACCACCAGATGCAAGTGCGGCAGGTAATGTTATTTCAATGTTATAAAGATATGCAATTTCATCTATATGGAATATTGGAGATGTTAAACCCCTACCAATATTTCTAGCAGCTTTTGGTGAGATCTGTGCTAAGTGAGAAGATAACTTATTACCTAATGCATTAACAGTAATCTCTTCACTATTATTTGTATCCTTTTTACCAGTTAAGAATAAATAAAATGGTAGCTCTTTCTCAATAGACTTAATAACCTCAATAGTTGAGACTCTAAGCTTATTATCCTTTGTAAGTAGGTTCATTTTAGTATTGTTACATGCAATACTTAAGAGATACCTATATAATATACCAGTAGAAAAAGATTTACCTGTTTGTCTTGGTTGTATAAGCATACTTGTTATATGGTTAAAGAATAACCAAAACAATGCTATGTTACCTCTATTAGCTTTAAATCTAACTGGGTTAATACCTGAAGCAGATGGAGCCCTGGCTATCTCTCTAAAGAAATACCATGGATTTATTTTACATTCGACAACTATTCTCCCTATCATCTCCTGAGAGATGTTGGGATCATAGGGATCTACACCTTGTAATTCTGGGTCGTGTAGTGCTAAGATAAAACTATGATTTACTACATTCATAGATTTATATAAGCCTGCCAATCTAACAAATGATTTATTTGTGGTCTTAGTATCTACAATGGTAGTAGGATACTTTTGCCAATCTTCTAAAAATAAAATCATGATTAGTGGTTACACACCATAGGTTTTTCTCCAGACATACCCTCTCTATCTATACCATAGTCTGATGGATCTGGAATATTGACTTTATTTTGTATTTTCATTTTAGGTTTTCCTACAACAGTATCGCATAACATAATATTTTCATCTCCAGACATTACCTTAGGTATTCCATTCAAAGACTCTAACCTACTAAGCAGAATAAGCCTATCTTCTTCTTTAAGTTCTGTTATAAGTTTGTAAATAACATCAGAATGTGTTTTCTCTTCAACATCTGGCTGCCATAAATAATTTTCAATACCATAATGAATTATCTTTTCAGAATCCCTTTTAGAACTTGTACCAGTATGTCTATTTTTATTAAGTCCAAATAAGCTTTTTAAAATATTAAATACCGGACCAGATGCTTTTAAAAACTTAGCAAGCTGATCTACATTAGTTACCTCTTTAGGTATGTCGTAGAAACTATTGTATCCACCACCATTAACTTTACCCATAATATCTCCTTTTTATGTTTATATCATTTAATTAAGTTTCCATTAAATTTCAATTATATATTATTAATGTAGATACTAGGCAGTATCGAAAAATTATGTAAGTTAAGTATCCTAGATGATACCTCTAACAATAAGGAGTACATAATGGCAATACATATACCAAATCCATTCATTGAAACAATAGAGGATATTGTAAAAAGAAATAATGATGGTGCTAATCAAGAAAAATTGAGCAAATATGAAATTAATAATTTGATTGCTTTATGTTTAGATGTTATAACTACAGACAAAACAAAAATGTCTTTTAAAACAACTGATGATGCATTAGAATTTATAGTAATGGTTAAGAATTTGTCTGCAAGTAAACTTAAAACGGTTAAAAAGACAACAACGTTTATAGATAAATTCTCTGACATCATGTTTAATGCTTATATGGATTTTAACAATAAGCAAACAACTAATGTAAAAGAGCTAACTAAAGAAGAAGAAATTACCATTATTGAGAGTAAATGTATTGAGGTAATATCTAAGTTTGATGGAAAACTTAATGGTATAACATATGGTGTAAGTGATTTTTTATATTTATTAACAACTGCTATAGTAGAGAAGGTCATAATGCCTGTGCAACTTGAAAAGAGATTAAGTATGCTTAATGGTAAAGCTGCAATGGATTACATTTATGAGGGGGTTAGAAAAGAAGTTGATAGGATATTGGAATTAAAGAGTTCTAGTGATAATGCAACATTAACTACATTAGAACTTATTCATTTATTTATACCAACAATCATTAGATATGCTACAGCATTGATTTATGGTAAATTAGAGAACATTGTAAAAAGAACTGATATTAATGATGGTCTTGTTAATAAGATAAATTTCATTGAATCAAGCATAACGGGTCTAACAAGCACATTAAATGCAATGGTACATCAGTTCAACGTGAATAACCATGGAGCTTACATTCATGGGCAACAATTACAACAACAAAGCATGTATCAACAACCAACGCCAACCATGAGTAATGCAGGTCCAGCATATAGTCAAAGAGATTTCAATAGACATTAGAAGATGGTTATATAGGTAGCATATGCTACCTATATAACTGTTAATGTCTTTTTTCTTTTTACGTATAGCTATTTTTAGCTAAAGCTCTGAGTATTATATAAAGCATTACTCCAACCCTTATGTTACTAACAGCTGTTTTATTTTTTTTACCAGTAGCATGCATATATATTTTTTTAAGCATCTTTTTTACTTTATCCATATCTTTATTATCTACCCTACTACCAGTATAATAATTCTTAAGCATTATTAGTATCTGATTTATGTCTGATTGATAATTAGAAAGTATTTGTTGCTTACTTAAATATTCTATAGGTATGTCTATGGATGCCTCGATAAGAAACCCTGTACCCTTTATATCTCTCATAGAGTTTTCAGATATGTACGTTAATGTTTCGTATAGATCTTTTGTGTTTGGCATATTTAATATGTTTGCTATAACATGCATTAGATCATCTTTAATAAAATCATTATATTTATAAACTATATCTTTTATATAGATTATATACATATCTGGCCTATCAACTATATCTGATATAACAGATTCTCCATCAATATCAGTTTTATCTAAAGATGTAACTTTAACCTTATTATTATTTTCATTAACATCTATTAAAACTAGATAAATGTTTTTAACTGTTTCCCTAATCCTACCTTGTAAATCCATAACTATTCTAACCGCATCATCTGTAGTATAAGTATATACTCTCTTAGCATGTAGGCCCTTTGGTTGTATTACCGCATCAGATCTATATTCAAATACTTTTTGCCACGTACCAAGTTTTTTAATCAAGAACTTATTAGATAGTTGCTCATTAACTGCAACAGCAATGCTTCTTTCAACATCATATTTAAAATAATGACTAATTAAACTGCTCATGGCTCTATACGCAAATATATAATAAACTTCTCTAACAGCGTTATCCCTATCTTTACCTATATGTTTAGATACTGTAAAACCATGCATTAAATATGTCATAGTTAAATAGAATACATTGGACGTAACTGCTCTACTTGGATCTATTCCTTTTATAGAATGCAAATCCTTTTTAAGTTCATTCTTATCAACTTCCAAAATATCTAAAAACAATGTTTCTTCATCAAGTGCTGTAAATCTTATTGGATTTGAACCTAGAAGATTACTGCCTAGGAATTCTATATTATCATTGTTCTTGGTGGCCCACCCAGTTCTAAATCTACTAACTGCAACATAAAACTCTTTATCAAATTTTATATGTCCTAGATGGTCTTCAAACACATCAAGTATAGTTCTCTTCATGGTTACTTACCAGAATTAAGAGAATCTGTAGCTAGCTTACTTAAATTACCACCACTATCTTTCTTTTTTGTAGACGCAGAATTATTACCCATAATATTACCTTTACTACGTAAGTCATTGATTACTTGTTTTACTTCTTTCTTATCTGTTCTAGTAACTGTTAACATGTGTCTTCCTTATTTAAATATCATTAAAGATTTATTATTTAACTTTTTAAACAGTAGATATTAAATGAAAAATATAACATTAAGGATAAGAAATGAAAATAATGAAGCTAACAACTAGCGTATTATTGCCAGTAACGGCCGAAGTAGTAACAAACAAAAGTAAGGAGAATTCTTTATTTTATAATATCAAACATGGTGGTAGAGGTTCTGGTTTATTTACATATACTATAGGAGTTGATAAAAGACTATTTAAACCAAACAATACTGATGATAAACTACATCTTATAGATAACAACTATATAATGCTACCTATATATGAAAATAAGAAACATAAGACTGATAGTAAAGGTAACTACTTATACTTCATTTCTACAGATACGATGGAAGACCATAAAAATGATTATGTTATATTATGGGAAATACCAAATAAGTTTTATAGTAATGTAACATTTAAAACACATGGTGATGTTAGGGTAATTGGAGAGGGTCTTTTAGGAAGATCTAGAGGCGTTGATAACTATACATCACCTGCACCAGTATTAGAAGTATTTGGTAATTGTACCTTAGAGTGGACAGCAACTGATGAAAATGGTAAGACATATAGCCATAAAACATCTTTAGATGATGATGGTTGGAAAATAGGCGAATTAACAGTAGTTAAAAAAGATGTTAAATTAGTAAGCAACGTTGGAACACAAAAAAACTATACTGAGAACATATTGAAACCTATGGCTGAACTAGTTAAAATATTAGATGAATTTGGAGATGATTCTGAAGAAACAACTTACTAAGGATATAACATGTATGATGACGTTATAAAAAAGATTCCAATTAATGAATCTGTATTTAAAAAATCTTTAGAGTTAGGTTATACTGAATTACAATCAGCTATAATTGGTTGTAAAATATCTGATGATCAAGTTATAGATAAAACTTTTAACCCAAGATTAGCCGATATACCTGATTATAAGACTATTGGAGATATGGTTAAATCTGCTGAGATTATAAATAAGCATATAAAAAACGTTAGTAAGATAGCTGTAGTTGTGGATTATGATTCCGATGGAATCTCTAGTGCGGCTGTTATTTACAGATTCTTTAAGAATGTTTTTAAATGCGATATGAGCAATATAATATTTATCATTAATCGCAGAGAAAATGGAAATGGTATAGGTTCAAAACTTCTAGATACCATTATGTTAGAAAATGAAAGAGAACATATAGATCTAGTTATAACCGCTGATCATGGTTCCGCTAATGGTGTAAGCATAAAAAAGATGTTGGACCTTAATATGGATGTGGTAGTAACTGACCACCATATAGTACCAGAAGAAAATAATGCACATATAGCTACGGCTTTTGTAAATCCGCAAAAAGATAAAGATGATACATTTAAGTATATATCTGGATGTGCCGTTGCATATTTCTTAATGGTTACAATAAAAGATCTTTATAATTACAACGATGATATAAATGAAGTTATTGAAACCTTACCAATAGTTGCCATATCTACCATAGGTGATGCTATGCAAATGTGGAATGTTATAAATAGAGCTATAGTCGTTGCTGGGTTAAAAGAACTTAATAGTCTAAGGGATCCTTTATGGCAAGCCGTTAAATATCTACTAGATATAAATATCTTAATGGATGAAGAAACTATAGGTTTCAATATAGTTCCTGCTATAAATGCAGCAAGTAGGATGGGGGAACCAACTGCAGCATTTAATTTTTATACTAGTTCTGAATATAGAGATGCCATAGTTACGTTCGAAAGACTACTAGAAATAAATGATAATCGTAAAAAGATGCAAAAACATTTAATCAGAAATAGCATTTTACAATGTATAGACGTAGAAAAGGATTCTGCTATAGTAATAGTACTAACACAGGGTTTGGGTCTTAACGGTATAGTTTCCAGTAATATAGGTGAAAGATTCAATAAACCTATAGTTACATTTGTTAAAGAAAAAGATGGCTTCCATGGATCTGGTAGAGGGATAAATCCAAATTTTAATTTGCATTTGGCTTTTACAAATATAAATAAAAAAGATGGTAGTATCTTTATCAAGTTTGGAGGACATAAGGGGGCAGCTGGCTGCTTAGTTAATCTAGATAAGATAAACGAATTTAAACGTTTATTCTTAGAAGAAGCTAAAGAACAACTGGCTAATTCAGTAACACTTAAACAACATAATGTAATTGGAACGATACCTGTTAATGATCTTTCCATATCTATAATGAACGAATTAAAAACATTATCACCCTTTGGTATGGGTTTTGAAAAGGTTTATTTTGTTGGAGTTTTTACATTACATAAGGTATTCTATATAGGAAGGGATTCTGAACATGTTAACTTAAAGTTCCTTTTAAGCAATGGAAGCATTGTTGATTGTTTTATATTTAATAGTAGTGATAAATTTAACCATGATTTACTCGTAGTTGGAAATAAATTAAAAATAGTATATAGACCTGTTATAAATACTTTCAGGGGTAATGTTGAATTTAGATTAGAACTAGCATATCTAACTGAGTTTTAAATATTAATAAATGATATATTATTAATGTAGGTTAGCAAGTATATGCTGCCTACAATATTTTAGTCGCAGATAAAAAACGACATCCAAAAGGAGACCATATGGCAAAAGTTAAGAAGATACCAACAGCTGAGGTATCTAACAACAAAGTGTTTGATATAAACCATTTAGATAATGAATCAATTAGAGATGCTAAGATATTATTTCTTTCAGCAGCTCTTATAAATTTAGGTAAAAGAGAAAGTAAATATTTTACATCTATTAAAAACCCACCTGAGGAACTTGTCTACTATAGAAACAAGATAACTGAATTATCCAATACATTTAGTAGTTATATTAACAAAGAAACATTTGATTCAATATCCAAAGTATCTAAAATAGAGATAACTCCTAAAGATAGCGGTAAGATTCATACAGATCTTTTAGCTTTTTATATGATGTTTCAGGTTTTTAACGAACGTGTTACTATTAACAAGGCATTAGATAAACGATTACTTCCATGTTTGGATGTAGATTATTTAAAACCTTGTGAGTTGATAATCGATGGTTCTTTATTAGATAATGAGGACTATGAGGAAGAGATGTGGAAACTGTCTGTAGAGTTAGTTGAAACTATTATAAATAAACACAATAAAAGGAATTAAATATGGCAATTAAAACTGAAGGTGAAATAGTTGTAATTGGATGTGGTGGATGTGGAATTACTATTGCTGGTAATCTTAGAGATCCGTTAGAAGAGCTTGGTGATGGATTTAGTAATATTAGAGTTGAATATATAGATAGTTCATTATCTAATATCAAAAACTTTAGTCATGATGATGAAAACTTTCATCTTATAAAAGCTACGGGTGTTAGTAAAGAGATCCTTGGTTCGGGTGGTGAGCGTAAAGAAAACTCTTCTGACATAGTTGAATCTGTAAAAGAATTTATAGATAAAAAGAAATTTAATGTTAGTAAGATAAGTACATATTATGTAGTTATAGCTTCTGCTTCTGGTGGTACTGGTAGCGTTATATCTCCTATGGTTGTTAAGAATCTTTTAGAAAGAGACTTACCAGTTATTGCAGTGCTTGTTGGAGATAGCTCGAATGGTCTTTCTACAATAAATACCTTAAATACCATTGCTAGTTTTAATGCTATTGCTAAAGCTACTAAGAAACCACTCAGCATAATTTATAATGATAATGCTAAAGGTATAGGTGAAAACTCTATAGAAAAGTTAGAAAGTATAGATAGAGAAATCTTTAAAAATATCTCTGTATTATCTATGTTCTTATCTGGACAAAATACATCTTTAGATCAAAAAGATATGGCTGCATTTATAGATCAATCTGTATATAAAACGATTGGTATTAAACCAGGTCTTTATGGATTGAATGTATTCCCTAAGGAAGTAAATCTTCCAGATCATCTTACGCCAACTGTTGGTAGAACTATAACTGTTAAAGATGTTGCATCTGATATTGGTATAGAGTTATTTCACCATAAATTTGGTACAACGGAAAATAGCAATGTTATAAACACATTCAGAGGTCAATTTCCAATACATGTTGTTAGTTATGCTAACTCATTTAGTGCTATTGAATTTGAACTTAAAACCAGAGTAGATAGTATTAATGAAAAGTTAAATCAATCTACTGTAGATGATGTTACTGCAGATAATAGTGCAGATGATGATGGTTTGGTATTCTAAATAAAAAGTATGGATATAGTGTAGTTTTACTACACTATATCTAGAATATTTTTTTAATTTAAAAAAAGGATAAAAATGTTTAACTATAAAAAAGAAGTTGAAAAATTAATAAATTGGGCCCATGCATATTATGTTTTAGATAACCCATTGGCTACAGATGATGAATACGATGTTTTATATCATAATGTCTTAGACTATGAAAAAGAACATCCAAATGAAATACATCCAAATAGTCCAACAAGAAGAGTTGGTGGGGTTTCTGAAAAGTTTAACAAAATAAAACATAAACATAGAATGTGGAGTCAACAAGACATATTTAATCTTGATGGACTTAAGAAGTGGTTAGAATATATCTTACCGTTTGGACCAAACATTATATCTAATGAATGTAAGTATGATGGGTTGTCTTTAAAACTATACTACGAACAGGGTAAACTTGTAAGAGCTGCTACACGTGGTGATGGTTTCATTGGTGAAGATGTTACTGCGAATGCCAAAGTTATAAATAGCATACCATTGACATTACCAATTCTTATAGATATGGAAATAAATGGTGAAATAGTTATACATAAAACTGATTTTGAGAACCTTAATAAAGAAAGATCTACAAAAGGTTTGGAAATATTTGCTAATGCTAGAAATGCTGCTGCTGGAAGTATGCGATTGTTAAACAGTAATGAAACTGCTAAACGAAATCTTAAATTTTATCCATGGGAATATATACCATATGATGATTTGCTATCGACTAAAGATCTTATTAAGATTAAAAGCTTATTTAGAACTAGTGAAAAGGCTGTTGATATAATTAATAAAAATCCAAATGGTTTCGGCATTTCTGATTTAAAACTAATACTTAACAAAATGGAAAATATTATAGAACAGTACATGAATAAACGTGATAGCTTACCAATGAATATAGATGGAATTATATTTAAGATAGATGACGAAGCTCCAAATATTCGCAATAAAATAGGCTATACTAACAAATATCCTAAATGGAGTTGTGCTTATAAGTTTCCAGCTGTAGAAAAAACAACAAGAGTAGTAAACATAGTAAATCAAATAGGAAGAACTGGAGTTGTTACTCCTGTAGCGATACTTACGCCCACTTTAATAGATGGTAGTACAGTTGAACGAGTTACTTTACATAACTATTCTGAAATAGAAAAGAAAGATATTAGAATAAACGATCAAGTTACTCTAATAAAATCCGGGGATATAATTCCTAAGATAATCAAAGTATTTAAGGAAAGAAGAACTGGTTTGGAGATAAAGGTCGTAAGACCAACTAAATGTCCAGAATGTGGCACTATTTTAGTTATAAACGATAACGATATAAAATGCGTTAATGAAAATTGTCCTTCTAGAATAATTAGATACATAATGTTTTTCGCTGGAAGAGATTATATGTCTATAGATGGTCTTGGTGAATCAGTAGCTACTAAATTAGTAAAGATGAATTTAATAAGAGATATAAGAGATCTTTATGCATTGTCTAAAGATAAACTCGAACTGTTGGATGGGTTTCAGGATAAGAAGATAAATAACTTACTAAAATCTATAGAGGATAGTAAAGGTAGAGAACTATATAAGTTTGTAGCCGCATTAGGTATTAGTGGTTTCGGAAAAACCGTTAGTAAAAAGGTATGTGACGTCTACTCATATGATATCTTTAGATTAAATTATGATGACTTAATTAAAATAGATGGTGTGGGGGAAGAGATAGCTAATAACTTCATTAACTATATGAAAAATAATAAGCTGTATGTAATGGATCTATTCTCTATAGTTAAACCAAAAGATAGTGGTTCTATAAAAGGAAAACTTTCCAATATGGATGTTGTTTTAACTGGTTCTATGCATGTTGGTAAAGATGCTGTTAAGGATATTATAGAGAAACAAGGGGGCAATGTAAAATCTAGCGTTAGTAAGACCACTGATTTGGTGGTATATGGAAATAAACCGGGAAGCAAGCTTGATAGGGCCAAAGAGTTGGGAATTTCAATTATATCATATATGGATATTATATGAAAAAATAACTTTTATAACAGGTACTTTTTAATGAAAAGTACCGTAAAACAAGGAGATTTAATGAATAAATTAAACATGAAAGATAGAATATTTATACTAGATGTTTCTAATCTTAAATATGACCTGATGACAAACATTAATTATATAGAAGATAAAATATCTGAAATATATTATGATGGTAGGGAATTAAACTTTAAAGATAAAAATCTTTTAACAAAAACCATATTAACAGAGGGGATAAAAAAGGTTATAGAAGATACCAATGATCAACCAGTTACTTGTCTACTACCATCTGATATCAATTTAGACCAAAGTATCATGTCATACGTAGGAAATATATTTAAAAGTATGTTAAGTTTATATGGAGATGTGTTTAGATTTACTGGAAATATAGAGATAGCAGTTGATGTAATGTTATCTGGAAACAATCTACTTGTATCTACATACAGTAAGGAGCTATAATGCCAATTAACATGGAACTTAAATCTAGTACTTTCTTAGACCTGGATAGAATACTATTGCCAATTGAGAAGATAATGTTAAAATACAAACGTCCTCCATTGGGTGTGTATGTTAAAAGTATGCGTTTACCATTTACTCATGAGGATGGTTTATTTGTACATCAGACTGGAAAAGAACTTGATTTAACAGCAACTCTACCATATGGTGCAGGTGTAGATATCGTTAACAAGAGAGGCGATTTACTTATACCTGCATATATACTTGACAATAAGCCAGATACAGTTAGTGTTTATCCATTTAACCCTATACTAGTTATGGATTACCTAGTTGATATTCTAGACTATATGCAAAATGAGTTTAATCCACAAAGTAACCTATTATATAGAAATGATTTAACTAATGTAGAAACACCAATGATCGGAAGCTATATAAAAGGTATAGGCAATATAGAAGATGTTATAGAATTGGATTATCCAAATATGATAATAGAAGATCAAAATAAGATAAATGAACTTTTACATAGATTTATTGTACCAGTGTTTGCTTCTATATTAGAAGACGATACGACCGCATTTTATGAACTAGTTTTTAATAACTTAAACATAGAACTACGTAAGTACGATGACATTAGATCTATACGTTATTTGGAGGCTATTGAGTTAAAGAATTTACAAGAGGAGATAGAATGTATGTGATAGATGATGATATGCCCTCTATAATACACTATGTGGATGAGTACAAAGATGTTGAGAACTACTCTGTACTTGCACATATTATAGACATAACTTATTTCAAATGTTTTACATCTTACAGCATACTAGATCTATTTAATAAATATAGTGGAGATTATGATGTATTTGACAACCAGACAAATTTTGAAGCCGTTTTCATAGAATCAGTTGTTAGTATTGTTTTACAGAATAGTAACAAATACACAATAACTGAAATAACTAAAAATGTTTTAGATATGATGGAAAAGGTTTTAGAAAATAATAAGATGCCAGTATGCCTTGAAGAGGGTATAGAAGAAAGCCTAGCTCCTTTAATATCTATAATGATTAATTTCATAAATAAATCTATAGATAATGTTATAACGGAAACTACTAGGTATGGATATGATGATCTTGATTATATAGATGAGAATTCTAAGGGTTTTTATGTCGTAGGCGACATACTTATAAATAAACCAGTTAAAAATGCAGTAACTGGATCTATATACTTAAGAGAGTATAAAAGGAAATAATATGATAACTATGGAACTTAGTAAAGAAGAAGTTGTTGATTTGGATGTTTCGTTTATAACGAAATATCTGAATAAACTATATAAAATGCCCTTAGAGATAAAAATAATCGAATTTTATCATCTAAGATCAATGAATAACACCGACACCATAAGATTATTTAAAGACTACTTATATGAAAAATTAAAGGTTAAAGACGATACTGAACTATTTAGAATTGTTAGAAAAAATTCCTTTAATAAGTTAGTGTTTAAAATAAAAGCAACTATGGATGCATTAGTATATGAAAAGTTTGGTTGTGAGGTTATGGATGCTAAGTTTGTATCTTTCAATAAAGCTACGACTGAGGAGGTTAGTATAAAAATGGAGATAAAACGATGATAGACCAATTAATAGGAAATAAGTTTAGGCACATTTACTATCCAGCTACTGAATTTCTTATGGACACCATCTATAACGATAACGTTGATCTAAGTAAAATAGAATTAAATATGTATGATTTAGAACCTTGTAAAGCTTTTATTGATGAAGAAGCTATGTATTTTAATAAGGTTTTATTGGAACTTATTTTTGCATATAGATCAGGTTTAGATGGTAAATACGATATGATATATCTAAGAGAAGAACTTGATTGTGGCATAGCCAGGGTAGCCGTAGGTGATGCTATATTTGATAAATATCATTCACGCTTAACTGATGCAATACTTGATCGATTAGTAGTTACATTTGATAAAATAGTTGGTGTTAAAACATCTGATACACCTGTTCTAATAGGATGGACCAATATTGATGGTGGATACGATGCAGGAATTATCTTTATATAAACATATAATAGAACCCAGCAACTTCATAATGAGTGAAGCCATTGCAATGGAACTTGAGAGCCTAGAATCTAATGGTTGGGATATTAATAAATGCATGCTTATAGATTTAGACATTATAATTAATAGATTTAAGGATAGGAGTTACCTAGAATTTATATTCTATATCATATATCTTGATGATGATCCAAATGATATAATAGAATATATAGAAGAACAGGTAAAAAATAAAACTTTTATAGAATTCATTGCAGACTACAACTACGTTAAAAAGTTTCTTGCCAACTATAATGAAATAAATATATTCCTAGGTTGGTTAAAAAATAATAGCACTGTAGGCGTTTTTATGGAGGTTGAATATTATTAATAAGGAGATAATATGGAAAAAGAAAGTATAATACTTATAAATACAACAAATGAACATAAGGCATTATATAGCCTTATGCAAGAATATTGCAAACACATTGACGGTCTTCCAGTACTATTTAAAGAGATACTTGACGACATATTAACAACGGCCAATACATTAAGTAATGGCAATACTATGACATATGACCATGATGAGTTGATAAAAGATATAGTTTTTAAGGCCTTCGGAAATGTTGTGGATCAATATGTTATAAATATGGTTGATAGTTTGGTTAGTATTATACTGAACTATTATACGTTTATGTTGATAGATTTACATGTAGGTGAAAAACTACTTTATCTTGATGACATTAATAACAATGGTATAATGATAGCTAGTTATAATAATGATCACATGAGATCTATATCAAAGGAGAATAGACATGTTTGAAACTAAAAAGGTTTATAAGTTTTCTACTCTGGCACCTAGTATATTAGGTGGAGAATTTACGATGATGAAGGTAATAACTAGTGAAACTATAGCATCTGAGGTATTGCAATATGGCGATATACATGGACTTAATAGTAAGCTAGCACCACTTATACCGGGACTATCGAGTAATGCTAATGATAATACATATGTTGTATTTGAAACCAATACGGGTGAAAGAGTAGCGTTAGCTTATGAATGGATAGATGATGCCACTATAGAACTTATAGAGGGGGTTAACATTCGTATAGATGTCAGTAATGCTTCAACTGCGGATGTAAAAATAATAAGAAACGCTCTAAAAGAATTGGGCTATCTAAACTTGAACATATATCCATACTAGGATTTCCTAGTATGGATATAGTCCATTGTTTCTTTTTTTAATAACCCATATCTATTAATTTCATTCCCTCTTTCTTATAAAAACCTATTCCACTTAATACCATATATAAAGCACCTAATGAATCAAATACTATTCTATCTGAATCTATAGCTGGAAGAAGATCTTCTGGTATACCATGTTCACCAATTACAACCATTGGTAAATGAAATGTTCCGATTGAATCTTTATCATACTTTGTACAAAAATCCAAGAATTTATTCTTCAGTACCTGATCTTCCATATTATCAAGAAAACTATTAAGTAATCTTTTTGTCTTTAAAGTAGTTGGTACCTTAACTGTAGTGTAAGGAGGTTCATCTATTTTACCATACTTATCTGATAAAACCGTATCCCATAAAATGTGATTTATATACGGAGACTTATCTGGTCCTAACTTATACCCACTCGGCTCTTTAAGTTTACCCATCTTAAGTACTTCAGTATTACCCTCTGCTAATTCCTTAAGTAGTCTACGTTCTAAATCAGCTGCTATCTTTATATATTTCATAAGTGATAACTTCTCATTTCTATTTATAGTTTCATTTATCTCTATAATAGTATCCTTAGTTATCTTCTGTACAAACATAGGAGCATTTGATGCTATAAGGTTAACCCCTTTTAATTCAAGATCATCATTAGCAAAAACATTACCCTCCTGTATAGCTACACTTGCAAAATAATGTTTAGCAACCGACATAGGCGTCATGGTGTGCCAATAGAATTCACCTTTATAGGTAATTTTACCTTTAAGATCATCTGGCACATTTAAGTTACTTGTATATTGTCTAAGTTTATGTTCTAATACCTGTGTAACCACTGACATAACTGAAGCACTAACAGCGGTAGCTTCCTCTGAGAATACAATATCCCCAAGATACCATTCAACCCATTCTTGATATGTGGCACAAGTAGAATCTGTATCAGATAGAACAGTTACCCTTCTAACTATATCTCTAATATACGCTACACTAACAGGCATAACATCATTTCTAAAAAATGCTTGTAATAAGTCACTATACATTTCAAGTGTTAAATTAACATTAAGTGCTGTTGAACCAAGATAATCTAATTCTTCACTACCAACCATATCTTTATAGTTTACCTTTTTACCCTTAATGTCTGGTGCACAAATATGATGTATTAAATTTAAAACAAATTCCTCAGAATTATTAAGAACCTCTAACGGATTATCAGTTAGTCCTCTAACTCTTTTAGAAAGTTTATTAATTATACCTCTAACTAAACTATCGTTAAATACTCTTAAATTATAGAAATCATTAACATATAAAACTATAGCTCTTTCTACACCATCTAGACTGTCTAATAGTTCCGATATTTTATCAAAGTATAGATCATTTGTCCAATAAAGATCACTGCTTCTCCTGATTGCCGTAAGAACTTCTTTAGAAGTTGGTTTATGAATATTATACTTATTTATAATATTATCTATAGTATTATAATCTACAGACTGTACTGTTGAAACTATATAGTTAAGAACTATATAAGGTTCTCTATAATGCTTATTTCCTGCAACCATAGACTCGGTAACTGCATTAGCAATACTAGTTGCTGTTCTAGTAGTAGATGTTAATGAGTAATGTGCTGATGGATTATAGAGTATTGTAGATATACTGGCATAGGCCCCAGAGAGTGAATTATTTGCTATCTTCTTACTTTTTTGTAAAGTATTAAATCTACCATGTAGAACGCTATTACCCTCTTGCTTATATTGGAATGCTTTCTTTTTATCTGCATTTCTAGAGGCGATATTCCGTTCTAAGAATTCTGCATGCAGTGACTTATCTTTACTTGGGTGCACATAAGCTGTCATTGATGGTACTACAATGTGATTGCTTCTAACATTATCTTCTATATAATGCATTAATGAAGTTTGTTCTACCGTAACGTCTCCGTTATCATTTCTATAGTTATATTTAACTTCTGGGTTAACTATATCTGATTTTTTTATTTGTTTTCTAACCATCTTTTCTGCATCTTCTAAACTAAGACCAACGGTCTTATGTACGTATAGCGTTGCTTGCTTAATGTATTGCTGAACTGGTGACATATCTATTTTATAATCTTTTAAATCTCTTATGAAAATATTACCCATATCGAACTCCTTTTATCTTTCATTTATATATTGCCATGTTAAAAAATATTCATATTATTTTTTTATATTAAGTTTCTATTAATATATACGTATATATTATTAAAATAGATACAAGGCAGTATCGAATATTAATAAAAGGATATACAATGGGTAGAAACATAGAAAATGTATTTACAGATAAAGATGACCAAAATATAATGGTTATAAAGGTTAGTGATATTAACAGAACAATGCTTGTTGAGTTAAACAAGAAAGATAATGGTGAGGTAGACTATACGAATTACATTGCCGATGATGGTGGAGTATCTGATGATGACGGTGATATGTTTAAAGAGATTTATGATAAATATGGCGTAGGTGAAGCATTCCTAGATAACCACACAAGATTAGAAGGTAAGGCACCTATAAGAGATGAACTAAAAACATATGTTCTTATAACAGATGAGTTTAACTGGAAAGGCAGTAAAATAGAGATAACTACTGAAGATTTCTCTATAGATTTAGAAAAACATATGGGTGAAGACTGGTACGATAGAGGTTGGGGTGAAAAATTTTATCTAATTATGTTTCAAGAAGATTCTGAAGGGAACGTAAAGTATATAAACGAATTTACTTATGATGGTTCAGGAGATATAACTGACCACAGTATGACTTACTTAAATCCAGATGGTTCCATGATATTATTCCCAGTAAATGATAAAATGGATACGTATGAGAGTTTATTAATAAATAATTTGCTAAGCAATTTAGATGTATAAGGAGTTGAACATGAGTAAAAATTTAAAGGTAGAAGTTATCGGTAGTGGTGGTGCATTTGACACTGAATTAATAAATAGTAGTTTTTATATAACGTGTGCTGGAACTAATATGCTATTTGATTGTGGATATAACGTATTTCCACATCTTAAGGAACATAAGCCAGAGATATTAGAAGAAATGGATTTTGTTGTAATAACGCATCTTGATGATGATCATGTTGGTAGTTTAAAATCACTGCTATATTATAGATATTTTGTACTAGGTAAAACAACTATAGTTAGATATGCTAAGGATATCGGTGCTGAGTTGGCTTTATTCCTACCTAAGAATGAAGAAATGGTAAACGGTAAGTATGTCAATGCACCTATTTATAATATGGTTCAGATAGCTGAGTTTAAAACTCTCGGACACACTGAACTGGACAACTTCCTTGTGGCAATAGAAGGAGTTCATCATGTTAAAAGTTTTGGATTTGCTGTCGGTAACACTAATGGTGCAATGGTAGTTATCTCTGGGGATACTAAAGCCAATAAGGCATTGGAAATAACTGTTGAACAAATAGAGAAGCGTTTCAATGTACAGGAAAGCTATATCTTACATGACTTCTCATACTTTGATCAGCCAGAGAATAATCCACACGCAAGCATCACTGATATAGAGGCGACGTATACTCCAGCTTTTATAAATAGACTTAACTATTACCATAATAACAGAAATGGTCTAATGGGTACCGTTTATGAATACGGTTATGACAGACAAAGATATCTTGACATCGGACTTAAAGTAGAATATATGGATTATATTCATACTGAAAGAAGTTATGAGGATATCATCAGATACTTAGATATAAATGAAATAGCATACACTGTATTTACTGCAACTGATGCAAAAACTAGATTACCCTTAATACGCAATGGTAATTTGTCTGTAACTGAAATCGTTATAAATAATGAAGAGGGCGAGGAAGATGTATTTTATAAAATGTGCGATGACTTTAATGTCGTTGGTAAAGTTGATGGTTTAGATAAGTTAATAATCTATATAGAGTAAAAAAGAAAGGATTATAAAATGAATAATAGTATTGTAACAAACGATGGTAGTTTAGAACTTCCGTATAGATATCTTAAAGATAATCCTACGGAATTTAAAGCTTGTACCAAGTGTGGATTTGTAGTTAAAGTGGTATCTGCTGAAAATGCAGTGTGTATCAATTGTGGTAACGGTAAAACAACTAAGGTATTTGATTTTGCTATGTTTCATGAAGCACAAAAACAAGAAGTATTGACAGATGGAAATTTGGACGATACAATTAAGTTATATGTGGTTTAGTCATGATTACTATACATTATGATTTTACAGATGGAACTGAGGTCTCTCGTGGCGAGGGTCTTCAGTTAGGTGATAATTTCACAACAAATTGTTTAACGTTCTTCAATAACGATTATGATTATGATTGTAAGATCGTTTGTAAAGACGGTAGATATATTTTAATGTCTGAACTATATACAGATGCCAATAAAATCTATACAGACCGTGAGATTAGAGAGACGCATAATATACTTAAGATCTTTATCGCTAATGGTTTTAACTGGAAGCAGCCAGAACCTAAAAAAATAAAAAGTATAGTTGAAGTTATAGACATTTATCTAATAGAGTTAGTTGGTACAGTTCTTGGATGTAATGTTGTTCATGGCAATTATAATAAAGACGATAAGTTAATGTTGGATGAGGTAGAAGTTCACATAAGCAATAATAAGGTCTTTAACGACTGTATAAATGGGATTAGTAACTTACTTGGCTGTCAGTTAGGACTGACTTTAGAAAGCGATAAATTACCTATTATAAAAGGCACACGTTTATATACGTACGAGGAGATAAAATGAATGATGCAATAAGAACTGTTGAAAAAGAGATAGAGAAGTTGAATGTTAAATATGCTGATACCATTCGTGAGTTTATTAAGAATGAACATAGTCCTTTAATCTTTGATCTAGTTAAAAAGGCTTGGGGTAAAGAAGTTCCTAGCGATGCCACATATTGTGCATATGTACATAAATTTGTATCTGACGAATGGGGTAAGAATGAATGGTGTGATATTAACTTCTACGATGCAAATGATGTACATCTTGGCGATAAAGAGGTATGGAATCGCTATATGGAAATAGGCGAAACTCCTCCCGAGACGTTAAAACTTAGAGAGGATATTGAGGAAGCTTTAAGTACTAAGGAGCTATTCCATATAAACAGCAATTATATAGATACACTCTATGAAAGGGGTTGTCAATGAATAAATGCGTTTTACAAAACTGGTTGTTGTCATTATCTTATATGCAACAATCTGTTTTAATATCAGCAGTTAGGGGTCCAGATGGTTTTGATAAAAAATAGCAATACTAAACCAATAGCTAGATGGTATAGAAGAAGTATTCTTATATCAGCATTTGATGATAAGATCCTAAATGATCCATATGTACCATGTGGTGGAAGTTTTACTGACCCATTAAATCATATGGCAGTTAGAACAAATATAGATAGAACCAAATAAGGAGAGAATAAATGAACAGAGTAACAATTATAAATGGTTTAGAGGGTGAAGGTAAAACACAAGAATTAATTATGGATTTCCTTGGGCATGTTAAAGACGATAAAATTATGAAACATTACTTTCTAACAAGCCTTGACCATAAAACTGCAGTTGATCTTATAGAGCATATGATCGAAGGTATGCGTAAAAACAATCCTGACTTTGCTAAAAATGCGAACATGGGTGTTTATACTGTTAGTGGATTTGATGATCTAGAACGCATAGCTAAGGATGTTGATGACGATAGTACTGTTCTTTATGTAGATGGTACTGAGTTTATATCTAACTTTGATATGGAAAGATTCTTAGAGTTAGTTGATGAACATCAATTTGATTGTTATATAACTAGACAAAGATGTAAAGAGACAAGAGGTTTACCTCCAGTATATTTCAAGAACTGTCTTATTACAATTGGTATGTCTGATTTACTTCCTGAAAATGGTAGAGAAGTTATGGCGTCTAGAACTGACTCTATACACTATGACCTTTTCACTGGTGAAAAATGTAAAATTACTGATTTAGAATCAAGTGTTATTATGGACAGAACCATAACTACGGTTAAAGTCGGCGGGAAGTACGTTATAGATGTTTATGATGTAGATGCTTCTGTCTATAGAGATGGTAAAGTTATAGGTAAATCATCATTCGTTTATATGCCAGTTGAAAAGAGAACCGAACATTTAGTTATGGAACAATTTTGTGGAGAACAAGGTGACTGTAGTTTATTAAATTACTGGTTAACTGAATATAACATTGCTGATGTAGCATCTATGTTAAGTAAAGCTAAATAAGGAGTTCATGATGAGTAATGTAAAAGCAAATGGATATGAATGTATTGGTGTTTTCAAAGATGAAAATGGAAATAAGATTATTAAATTAGTTAGAGAAGATGGACAAGTTAGCTTAATCGAATACACTGGACGTGTAGATGATCAGGTTACATTTGATGTGCATTATAAAACTGACTGTGCAGTTATACTTAGTCAAGAGTTTAAAGATCTTTTAAAAGAAGACAATGAATTAAACTTTGGTGATACTGTAACTGTAGACATGAATAATCTAGATCCAAATCATAGTAGAGGCGACATATCTGAGTTAAGTGGTGAAACATACTTTATTGTTGAAAAGAATGTTGATTTTACTGGTAGAGTGGAATATGTTCTAGGTACTAAGATAGAACCTGAAACAACTGATGATAAAGTAATGTATAATTGTTGGACTCCACATACATTTATTGCAAGTGAACTAAAAAGAGTTTAAGTACTAGTATCGCATAGCGATACTAGTACCCATTATCTTTTTTCTTTTATAGAGCTTCTAAATGACGACCCACGCAAACGCCATCTTTCATATCCTCCACAATTTTAACATTAGGAACAAATGTAACTGCTTCTGCAATACTATGCGTGTAGTCTGGATTTTGTACTTGTGTAGTAACTTGTACTACGCACCCCGTTCCAGTAAACATAGCTTTAGTAGACTTCATCCAACCTTGACTTCTAGAAGATGCTTTGGACAACAACTTAAATAAATCACCATCACCAAAAACTTCTACATCAGATGTTGTTTTCTTAACATCACTAATTTTAGTATTATTAAGAGCTTTATTTTCCACAACAAACTCCTTCAACAGTATCATTTTCAGTACAGAAGTCAATCTTGTTTTCATCAGCAGCTAATGCATCTACTAATAAGAATCCAACAAGACCCCAAACTTTTTCTCTAGCATTTTTAAATGCAATATCCTCACCAACCTCTTGATTGTAGTTCTCTGGTGACGCACAAGCTGATTCACCAGTAACTGTATAACCATTTGTTAATGTAATAACACATACAGTTAATACATCAGTAAGACGATGAAACTCTTTTTTAGCAATAGAGTTATCGATAACCTCTGGTGTTAAACGAGGTGCATTTAAACCTTTTTCTCTTAATATCTCTTCTGTTTTTTTATCTGACATTATTTCTTTCCTTTTTCTGTCTTAACTAAACCTTCAATAAACTTGTCTTTACTCGTAGCACCAATTTGCGTATCTATCTGTTTACCATCCACATATTTAAATACTGTCGGTATACTTCTAATACCAAGATCTGTACATAAGTCTCCATTTTCATCTGTATTAATTTTAACTACAGTAATACCATTATCTTCTGCAGCTAACTCATCCATAATAGGTGCTATCATTCTGCATGGACCACACCATGGTGCCCAGAAATCAACTAAGACCCTATCATTATTACTAATAACCTCATCCAATTCTTTTTTAGAATTTACAACTACGATTTTACCCATATTATATCCTTTTGTAATATTTCATTATATTGTTCATTTTATAAAAAATATGTTTCCACTTTTTTTCAACCATATATAATATGATTAAGGTAACGGTTATCTATAATAGGCTATAGATATTTGAACGTCTTAACGTTACTGCGTTTGTATCAATATTATAGCAGTGCCTATATTATTATAATATCGATACTAATAATTATAAACCTATTAGGAGGAAAGAAAATGTACGATGATGGAATGACAGCAGCAGACTGGAGGATGGTAAATAAAGTAACAAAAGGTATACATGTACCTAAAACAGGATATGGTCCTACTAGAGCAAAATGCAAATACTGTGGAGAAGAGTTCGAGTACAAAAGAAAAGTCGGTAAAAGAAAACTTTGCGATCGTTGTTCTGATTTTAGTCAAACTATAAAAAATACTTTTGGATATTTTAAAACTAAAAAAGAATTTATCGAATATGCCGTTTTAAAACAGAAGCAAAATAATCTTAGCGGTATCGAGTGTGAAAAACTTTTAGACATCTGTAAGAAATATGACTTACCAACTAGGGGTATTCATCCTAGTTTTGATTTTATATCCACTAAAAAGAAATACAATGTACAAGATGACTATGATCCAGATTTTGATGATGTAGAAGTTAAAACAACGAAGATGGACAAAGAGTACGACGATACCTTTAAAACCCATATGCCTTCTCTGGATTTAATAGCATATAACAAAACCAAAAAACTTCGTTATGAGGAAGAACGTAAAAGAAGAGAGAAAAAGAAACTTAAAAAAGCTAAAGTCGACAATGATGTACCTGCGGAGGCAAGTCCAGGAGAATTAGCTATGATGTTTAAAACTTCTGATAAATCAGATAAAGGCATTAACTACCATATACATTCACATATATTTGGCCATCTTTTTAGACTACATATGAACGATTCTTATGGTGATGATCTTTGTGTAGTTAATGGTAAATCTGAATTAAAGGGTATGCATAGAAAAATCTTTATAGCAACTGATATAATCATACCATCTAGATTTAGTTTCAAGTCTAAAGATTATGTAAGCAGTATAATATTATTAAGTTTATTAGGTTTTCTAAATAAAACTGATTTATTTCATGTATTTAAAATAGATCCTAATATTAAAATAATATTTGCAAATAAAATAGGCGGTACGTTTGATATATCTGATATTAATAACGACTACGGTATAAAGATATTAGAAGCTAATTTACTAACTTCTAAACAAAAACATCCATTACCAACAACTCTATTTGATAAAACAGATGACGGTTTTATTAAATTTAGCGATGAATTTATTAATTTCTATAGTAAGTATTTAACTAATGAGTATACTAATCCTACATGGGATAAAATGGTTGGTCATTCTTACAAAACAACTTATGAAAAGATAAGAACGCTATTAGTATAGAGTATTGGGTTAAACCCAATACTCTATACATGAAAGAAATTATCTATTTCTTTTTTTGTTATAGCATCCACTCCCCATAAATGGTATACTTTAAACATAGCATATGCTATAGCACCGTATTTATCATCTTTATCCATATATTTTATAAACGCAATATAATTCAATACTAATCTTTTACGTTTGGATAATAAATCAGCGTAATAATAGCTATCTATTTCTTCAGTAAGATGATAAAACTTAAGCCATATAATAAGATACAATATCTTATCTTTTATTTTTTTCATGTTTTCCCTTATAATATTTATGGGCAACAAATAACATAACTATATACGTTACTGCTATAATACTGCCTATATAATACATCATATTCGCCTCCTAGTAATCCTCGTCTAAACCACCTGTAGAATAATCGCCGACAGCTTGCTCAAACTGATTTGTTTTGTTTTTAACATTAGATAACATTGAATTTAATTCAAATACAGACATAAGTGGTCCACCTTTAGTTTGTTCATATGGTGATTTTATTTTAAGATTGTTATAAACGATATTAGCCATATGCTCACAGAATAAGTCAACAGCTTGTTCAGAAAAACCTAAAAGTTTTTTAGTTAGATACTTAACCCAAACCTTATCTTCTTCACACATATGAGATATCATATCGCTAATCTCTTGTTCTGTATCTTTATCCAATCCATATTGCCTTCTTATATCTGAAAAGATATTTTTAAACAATGGCACATGGGTACCGCTCTCATCACGCTCTATGAATCCGATCATCTTGGCTGTTCCTGGTAAACCTTGACTAGATATATGCCATAAAACTAAGAAACCTCCCGGAAATACTTGTTGTTCTAAAATGTTGTTTGCAGCAACTGCTTTTTGAAAATCATGAACGCTTACATTACCATTAATATTGTTAACTTTCTCATACATAATTTCAACTGATCTATTCTTTCTAGCAAGCATAGGATCTTCTTTATGCATTCTGTAAATTCTATCGCTATCAACACAAACATCACTAGCCATAACTCCATATGATCTATGATGATGTACTTCCTCAGAAGCTTGTCTAATTAGACAGTCTTTAACTAACGGATCTGTAATATAAGAAGCAATAGATTCAACCAGCTGACTATCTTGTAAATTATCATTTGCAATAATCTGTGCTAATGATAAATCATATGCCTCTTTATTCTCTTCAGATAACTTTTTATAAGGTTCTATATCTGAACCTATACTCGCTTCACTATGATGCCAGTTATAATTTAACATTAAATCATAAATGCTTACAGCCCATTTTCTACTTGGATTATTCCAATCGGCAATCCCAGTAGGATTACCGTTAATTATTTTAGCTTCGTTTAAAGCTTCATCAGAATCAAAATTACTAACTCCACACTTGTTTACTATAATATCTTTATTACTCATTTATCAGCCTCCACAACCAAAACATGCTACAGCAGTATCTCTAAGTACTATACCATTAGCTTTATTCACATCTTCAGATGTCAACTTTTTAGAACCTGTTCTAACGTAATACGTAGTTTTAAGCCCTAACTCCCAACATAACATAAGTGCTTCAAAAACATCTTTACCTTTTGTTTTCTCAGGATCGAAATATAGGTTAAAAGAAATACCCATATCAAAATGTTTCTGTCTTATAGCATTAGCTTTAATCATTGGTATTATTCCAACTTCATAAGGCGACTTATAGAACTCATAATTTTCAGGACTTAATCTAGGTGCAGTTACTTTAAATACACCAAGAGCATTTTCTTCACCCCATACTTTATCAAATGCAGGCTCATGCATTGCAGTAGTATCCATAAGAATAGATATACTAGATGTAGGAGCGATACAACTAAGATATGCATTTCTACGATTAGACTCTTCACACCATGTACCTTTTTCTTTACCAAGATCAATACTGGCTTGTTCAAGTACTTCGTTAAAGTCTTTATATAATTGGTCAATAAACTCTAAATGCTCATCAGACCCATAATGCATATGTTTATTAGCAATAAGTTCTGCTTCACCAGCAATACCTAAACCAATGGCTCTTCTAATAGCTTGAGTTCTAGCAGCTTCTTTAGTTGGATAACTAGATAAATCAATAACATTATCTAATGCTCTAACAATTGGTGGTATAACTCTTTCAAAATCAACACGAGTATTTATTTTAGCAAGATTAATGGAAGCAAGATTACAAACTGCGAGTTCATTGTCACCAGATACTGGATTAAGAAACTCCATGCATAAGTTTGCTGATCTAATGATTCCAAGTTGTGGGTTATTATGGTCTCTATTAACTGTATCTTTATAGAATAATGATGGCATCCCAACATCCCAAGAGTATCTAATAATGGCTTTCATGATATCTTTAGCTTTAACTCTTTCTGGTGGGTTAGTAAATTCTATTGTACCATCTAAGAAACCTTGTTCAAATCTATTATACTCTTTAGTAAACTCTTCACCATGAACTTCTGTAAGAATTCTAACGTCATAAGGATCGAACATAGTCCATTCCTCATCAGCTCTAACTCTACGCATGAATTCATCAGATGCAGATGCTGCAATAAATAATTGCTTAGCTCTTCTTAACTCATCACCGCCATTTTTCTTCATATCTAAGAATGATACGAAATCTTTATGCCATGTTTCCATAAAGATGTTAATAGCACCAAGTCTTGTTGATAATTGATCTACTGCAACTGCAATATCATTTTCTATTTTCAAGAATGGGATTGGACCGCCTGCTGCACCTGGTTTATCACCAATAGTACCACCTAGAGCTCTAATTCTAGTATAATCCCAACCGATACCACCACCACCTTTGCTAATAAGTGCTTGATTTTTATAACCATCAAAGATACTTTCAATTGTATCTTCAGCAGAACCAACAAAACAACTAAAACATGAGCCGGTAACTTTTCTACCATTAGATAACGTTGGTGTAGCCATTAATGCTTCTAAATTAGAAAAGATATGATACAGTTCAATAGCTTTTTCTGTTGGGTTTTCTTCATTCTGAGATAAAAACATTGCTTCAGACATAAACATGTGTTGTGGTAATTCAAGTACTTCACCATTTGTCTGTAACATATAACGTTCATATAGCGATTCAACTGCTAAGTAGTTAAACAGTAAGTCTCTTTTACCATCAATAGCTTCTTCAATCTTATCAAGATCAAATCTATCTACTTTATCCATATAAGATAATAATACTTTATTACGGCCATCTTTCATCATTTTTAAATAATCTCTATAAGTAATTGCCTTATAAACATCACCAGATACCTTTTTACCATGGTAAGATCTTTTCATGTCATGATAGATATCATATAATTTTAATCGTGCTGCAACATATGTCCAATTAGGAACATCAACATCAACTTTGAATAAAGCTGTTTTAATAAATAGTTCCTGCATGTCTTTAGTATGCATGCCATCCGTTATAGATACACTGGCATCTAACTCTAATTCCTCATAAGACAACCCAAGACCCGCAACTGATGGCTCAGTTTGTTTTCTTATCTGACTTATATCCATTTTATCTATTCTACCGTCTCTCTTGATTACTTTCATATTATTCTTCCTTTAACTTAAAACTGTGTTTAAAATGTTCTACTGTTCTAAAATAAACTTCTTTTGTTTCCATACTCTCATACTCAACTACTTTATGTGGTTTACCGTATGTATCTGTAAGATAGTGTGATCTTAAAGTCCTATACGTACCTCCATCTTTATGCTTATAAATATGATTGAATAGTATAGTATCATCTATGTTGTTACTGGACATTTCATTTCCTTTAATTTATATATTCAAAAAATGATATCCAGTTAAATATTTGTATGAATAAATATAAGGAAGAATAAAAAATGATTGATCCTACCAAATTAAATTTCGATTCTATAATAACAAATATAAAATTAGAAGATTTAAGCGATAAACGTTTTGAATATGTTAATGAACTTAAAGACAATATAGAGGATGGTTATACTAGCACTGAGAATAAATATAACAACATAAAACTACATATAGATAGACTAATGAATAAGAACAATGGTCTATATGACCTAATAGATGATCAGTCTATAGACTATATAATCTATATATGCAATGGGGATGATAGCAAGGTAAAAGCTCTTTTAATATTGCTTTTAAATAAGGCCAATAATGACTTTATAGACATGGAATTTGTACTAAGTTTTATTTGTACTTATGGCGTTATAAATAATAGCACTATAAACTTTATAAAAGAAAATGTTGATAAAATAAATACTTTTAATTTATGGAAGAAAAGTTATTACAAGAAGTAAGTAGTATGGTTATAACCATACTACTTACAGTTCTTATATGTTTTGTATTTAACAACTCTTCTAATTGTTGAAGTGGATACGTCATATATATTAGCCAATTCAGCATATGTCATATTCTTTATAGCTTCTCTTATTTTTACAACTTCTTTACATTTGAAAGATTTTTTATTTTTAGACTTAGATAAAATGTTATTTCTATCTATCTTATTTCTTTCTATAGATGCTGTTAAACTTTCAACTTCATTTTCCAACACTTTAATAGATCTTCTAAGGGTAAAGAACTTCTTATTAGACATTTGTTTAACGAGTTTCTTTAATTCTTCAGATGCTTCCGATACTCCAAATGCAGTATATTTTTCAATACGTTGTTTAAGTTCTCTATTCTTCTCTCTTATAGAGAATAGTTTATCTTCATAATCAGTTTTTAACTTAGATAACTCTGATGTTAATTTAAAACGTTCTTTTCTTAGATCGTCATTTTTAACCTTATAGACACCCTTGCATTCCGATAACTCTTTTTTATATCCCTGAGCTACCTCAGACATATTCCTACTATGCTCCATGCAGTCTTTTCTAAACTGTTCTAGTTTTTTGTTCTCTTCAGTTAAGACAACAATAACTTTATTTTTTGCATCCATTTGCATCGATCTAACATTTAGATAGTGTTTTGTACTAACTTTATCATCTATTGAAATGATTCTAGTACCTCTTGTACTAACATACAAATCCTTATTAAAAAATAGTTTCAATTTATCTATGAAACTAAGACGTTTAACTTTATTCACTTTGGGCTCCTATTAGGTATAATAATCATATAAACTGAGTATCGAATAAAAAATAACCATATATAATATATTTAGGTACAAGCTTAAATCAAACTGCAGATGATTTAAATGTATACTTTAATTTTTAAGGATCGGTTATGTTAGAAGCGATTAAGAAATGGTTTTGTGGTAAAGAAGAAGAGGCAATTTGCCTTAGAACAAGTCCAATGAGATGGACAGTTAATCCAGAGGATGTACTATATTACCTTATAGGCGAGACTGACAATGAAGTTAAGATCGGCACACGTGATGGTATAGTCCATCATAGGGACGGCATAATAAGAATAGAAGTTGTTAAAAACGGTAAGAAAGAAACTTTCATTTTAACAATAGAACAATTGGATGCGATGGGTTACATTGCTCCTTACAAAATATTATCATAAAGGATAAGAAATGAAAATGAATGATTTTCTGACCATAAAAGGGTTAAGCGAACATGACAGAGTGGATGTAAATGGATTACAGCTCCAATCATACATCGAAAAATGTATGGCTACTGAAGCTAAATTAGAAACGGCTTACGATATCGAAGAAGCCAAGATGGAAGAGATCTCTAAACTTAAAGATGAGATTAGAGAACTTAGAAAAAACAATAGCTATCTTTTAGAGGCGGCATCTACGAATGCCAAATTATTAAAAGAGAACGAGGACCTAAAATATAAATTAGGTCTAAGTAATTTGTTTCTAGAGAGAAGAAAAGAGCGAGAAGCATTAAATGCTTACGCCCAAAACATTAAAGTAGATTTATCAGTGTAAGGTAGTGAGGTTAATACCTCACTACCTTAACTTTTATTTTTTTCTTTTTTGCAGTATCTATCATATGCTTGGTTCCCTTTGATTTACCATCCCAAAAAGCTACCAGGTAATCTGCATCATTGGCCATCTCAACATTCCTAATAAAACCAGCAGACTTACCATGTTTATCCCAATCAGCTGGAAACTTAACTAATTCTAATTTGTTTTTCTTAGCAAACTTATTACCAAGTTTATCTGCACCCCTTGCATCACCAGTATAGATTATGGGATTATAAAGATCATGTTCTTTTACCAGTTTATAAACAGACTTATAAAGTAAATCATAATCTTTGAAATCTCTTCCACCAGCTATAATTATTCTCTTTCTATCTTTATCAGTTTTAAGGTACCTCATGAAATTATCCTCTACAAACGTATATAACATTATACTTAAGTATGGAGCATGGTATCCTAAATTAGCTAAACCTGTTCCTAACCCATCTTTTGGGAACACTATAGTTTTACCATTATAAGCCAAATCCCTTAACTTAACCAAATCTTTAAGGACTAATAATTTATCATCTTTATTATCGCTTAAAAATGATCCGTAGTTATTACTAGGATATCTTTTAGTTATTATACCAAAGGCGTTTGGTTCATCCCTAATTATAGCTTGACCTTTTTTACCCTTACGTATAGTGTTATCTCCAAACACATATATCTTATCAGGATTATCTCTACATAGTTTAACAGATAATAGATCTGTAACTTCTACATTTATCACTTTGAGACTGTCTTTAATCGGCAACTCTCTAACTGCAATATTGTTGTCTCTAAGATAATCTGCTACTAAATGTCTATGACAGAACTTGCCTAGCTTACATGTACATAATAAAACCTTTCCATCCAATTCTTTTTTAAGTTTATTTGGTCTTACTTTCTTAAGTACAGCATTAAATTCTCTTATATATTGTTCTTTATCTATCTCTCCATTTTGATACTTTATTAAAGTAGACTCAGCTGGTGCTAGACTTAATAAAACATCATCCACATATTTTGCAGCCCACTCTGGTGTAAATCTCATTATAGATACTTTTGTTAATTCGTCTGGTATATTTTTTAAATTTCCTAAATAACTCGTATAGATCATTTTAAATTCCTAATGTATTTTTAATCATCTAATATCAGATATAAAAAATAACTATATAGAACTTATCATCTTACATAGTCTATTTTCTTTTTACCCATATTATAATCAATATCAAATCTTTTAGACATTCTTATAGTCCTAGGTAGATTAAAACTCTCTATATTCTCTATGCCCTTTACAATATAATTAGGAGTTAAACAAAAACTGATTATAAAGATAATGTGTATTCTTAACTCTATAAGGTCCTCTTTTGTTATTTTACTATTAAAAAACATTATCGTTCTACCCGTTCTATAATAACCAAATCTAAAAGTATAGGTAATATATACATATACCAACTACTATCGTATCCAAGCTTGTAAGCTACTATTGCTAAAATAAATGTAACCATTTTATATCCTTAATATTTTCATTTAAGAATTCTATTTAAAATTTTTATTTTTAAGATTCCACTTATTTTCAACCATATATAATAAAGATAGATATGTGGAGAATACGTAACTTCATATATACTTTTTTGGCATTTATAATTGCCAGTTCTTAAGGAGAACAAGATGGAATTAACACCATACACAAAAGACATGCTATTGTTGGTTACTATATTATACTTCGGTATGAGAATAGTATTTAAAGAAAGAGGAGGCTACGGTCTTATTATACCTAGCCTAATAGTAATAGCTAACAGTATCAGTTTATTTATCTTACACCCATGTCAAAATGCTATAGTAGGAGCAATCATTGTAACCGTATCTTTATCAGTAAGATATATGTATAATGATGACAGAAACAACGACTATATAGATGTGGAGGTAGTATAATGAAACATCCACTATACAGCGACGCAGCATTTGTTATAGCAAAACAGATAAATACTGATATTGAATCTGTAAAAAAAGCATACAGCATAGTAAGATCTATGCCGGAATATAGAGGCGTAAGAGATGATAATGTTACTGGTATGCTTTTCATAAAGGCATTAGTTTTAAATAATATAATGAAAAATGGCCATACCTATATTGACCCAGGTAAGGATAGTTGGTATTCTGACATCTCGTTTAATACTATTATGGATTTAAAATTAGAAAATTTTAAATTCCCATTTAAACATGGTTATATAAAGGGATCATCTAAGACTGACATATTCTTCAGTTATTTTGAAAAAGGTAAACTAGTTGATAGCCTGAGTAGTATAGGCATGGATACCAGTCTACCCAATTTCAATGGTAATAGCAATTTCTCTGCATTAACAATAAGTCTTAAAACAAGAATTATAACTTTAATATCTGAATTAACTATTAGAGAAAACATTGAATTATATAATAATTTTAACAGTAAGAAAGATGTTGAAGAAAATATAATGACTGTAATAAGCGAAGTTTTATCTGTTTTACTATATGTTGGTACATACCATAATAATGATAAAAGTAGATGTTCGATTTCTAAACAAAAAGGCATTAAGAGTGCTAGTAAGGGAATAAAGAAACATACAGTAAATGTAATTAAATTATTCCAACCTATTAAGAATGATACTAATGATAAAGATGGTTCTAATTGGAAATCTAATAAAAGATGGATTGTAAGAGGACATTGGAGAAACCAGTATTATAAAAGTACTGATAGCTATAAACCCAAATGGATTGATCCATATTGGAAAGGAGATGGAAATGAAGAAGTTAAAAAGATATACAAGTTAAGTGAGTAGTTGGTTAATTCCAACTACCTTACTATCTTTATTTTTTACCCATAATAAATATTTTTTTTAATTTAAGTATTATTTATATTGAGATTATAAAATAATCTTGAGAACATCCTAATAAAGAAAAAACTTATACGCCATAGAGTTTAAGACTCTATACAATGATGACCTGAGCAGCATCTCAGGAGGAGTAAGGGCCAACTCTCAGAGACACAAACCTATAAAGAAAAGAAAACTATACTAATGTAGTATAGGTTATAAGGGCCTTCGGCCCTTATAACCGAATACTACCCATTTAAACATAAATAGGAGTTATATAGAGTAACACTCTATATAACATCCTTTATATAGTTTATTTAAATTATATTTATATTATTTATATATACTATTACTGTTAGATATATTCTTTTTTTATTTATATGTGTAGTATTGTAATGAATAGTATATAATAAGGATGTATAGTATGTTTATAATATGTTTAGATATGGATGATGCTGTAATAGATTATAGTATAGAAGATGTAAATGAAAGAATAATGAAAATGATAAATAGTTTATTAAATATAAAAGATTTATTAAGTGCTATAGATGGTGAAATATTCTTAACTAGTACATGGAGTAAACTAGTTAACTATAATAGAGGTAATATAGATATAAAGTTAGATATAGATGATTTAGATAATATTGATGATGTTATATGTATATTATGTAGTATGAAAACTGTATTTGATGGTAGATGGTATGGTATAAGTAGTGGTAATAGAATAAGAGACATGGAAATACTACTAAATGATGGTAATAAGGTAATATGTTTAGATGATATGGATATGAGTGAAATAAAGAATAAAAATTATTTATGGTATAAGATGTCTGGTGAATTTAGTGTAAAGGATAGATATAGGATTATGTCTATGATAAAAGAACAATTTAATGATAAAATGTAACAAGGAATAAATATGGAAATGTTAGAAGCTGAGATAGTTAGTTTAGAGGAATCTATAAAAGAAAAAGTTATTATACTTGAAAATGCATTAGATATAACTGATAGAATAAGTAAAAGAGTTGTAAGCAATGAAGAGAAATACGATAGTACTGCTTATAGTAGTTGGAAAGATGGTGTTGCTATAACTAGTTTAGAAACATTAAAAATGGATGTAGAGGCTTTAGGTTTAGAAAGCAGTATGATTAGTATAGAGAGTAAAGATGGTGATCTTCTTAAACTAAGCATAGAAAGTGATAAAAACATATTAGAAAAGGCATGGGATGCTATAAAGAAATTTGTAAAATCTATATGGGATACTATAACTAAGTACGTTAATAAGTTCTTGGTATGGATAGGTCTTAAAGAGAAGAAAGCTGAAGAGTTTAAAAATAAACTATATGAGTTAGCAGATAGAATGGGTGAATATGGTTTAGTACTAAATTTAGGAGATGAAGTAAAGAAAGATCTATCTAAAGCTATGTTAAGATATAAATATAGATCTAATATGAGCATCGATCCTAAACATATTTTATCAAGTTTAAAAGATGATGTTAAATATTTAACAAGTGATCTTCCTAAACTATTAGAAGAAGAAGTTTTTAACTTCGGTGGTAAAACTATAGTTAGTGATAAATTTGTACCAGCTTTTAATAAAAACTTAGCTAAGCCAGATAAAGAGTTTAGTAAGAGTAGAGTATGTTTTGCATATGGTATAGAAGCAGATGGTACTGTTAAGTACGGTTATTTATATAATGCAGGTACCTCAGAAGTATTAAGTTTAAACTCTGGTAAACTAAATGATAAGACTATAAAACATGTAAATGATTTTACATTCCTTATGATCGGCATATTTAGTCAGAAAGATATATTAACATTAGCAGATGGTATGGTCGATATAAACAAAACTATAAAATCTAGTGGTTCTGGTTTAAAAGATATTGGTAGTAAATTAGAGAAAGTTGTTGATAAATTAGATAAATCAAAACTTCCTAATGGATATGATGAAAAACATCTTATGACTTATCTTAAAACTATAAATAGTAAGATAGCTACAATTTCTGTAGAAGTAGTTAAACAAATGTCTAGTGACGTAAATATGATGGATGCATATGGTAGTATCATTAAGAAAGCTATGGATAAAGAGTTAAGTGATAAAACTAAAAAAGGGGATAAAAAATAATGTTACCTTTAGAGTGGGGAAATATATAAAAAAGTATAGTATGGAGTTTAACTCCATACTATACTAGTTTTCTATTTTTATTTGGTTATATATTATTAAAATAGATACAACTGTATCTAATTATTAAACATAAAGGATAAAAAATGAATTCTATAAAAGGAAAACAACATGGCTAAGCAAAAAAATAAAATATTACTTGCTAAAGAACAAGCTGAAAGAGAAATAGAGGATGCTAAACTATTAGAATATAGAGACATGATAAACTTTGGTGGAGATCCATTGAAAGAACTAATGTCATCTTTTTACATAATGGGAAGAAGTGTTACTGGTATAGAAAATATAAATAATATAAGAGATATACTTATGGAATATAAGGCAACTGGCAATATAAAGTTATCTACTCCAATAACGGTTACATATCTTACTAAAACATTAAGATTGATTAAAGAGATAATCGGAGATGATAACATTATAGATATAGATAAATCTTCTGATTTTAAGAAAATGCTTTATGCTAATTCTGGTAGATATAAAAGAAATTTGAGGTTAAAAAGTGAAGTAGACGAATTAACTGGTAAATTCATTTATGAGATAATGAAAATGTTCGATAGGATATCTGGTATAATGAATGCTGTTACATTTAATTATGATGCTAATAGAAGCTTCAATGATATAATTTATCAAGCTAGAAAAGAACGATTAATAAATGGTATAGAATATAACTCTTTAAAACTATTTAATTCTATAAGAAATCTATTTGCTCATAATGTTGGTGTTAGTGCTATGGTTTCAATATCTGCTAATGATGATATGTTGTTAAAAATAAAAGCTATCCTTTTAGAAGTAAATATTAATGTTTACGATATATTAGTAAGACATAAAGAAAGGTTAGAAGTATATTTAATTTCACTTATAAAAGCTAATAAAGAAAGTGGAATGTTAAATCCATTAGGGTACGCATATAATGATGAGGAATATGAGGAACTTAAATTATTTGTTAGAAGTTTAGAAGAGACAAATAACTATAAAACAAATTGTTTAGAAAGGATAAAAGATGCAAGAACTAATCTTATGTAGAAATTATGCTTCAGATATGCCAGCAATGTATAGAGATATAGCTAAGTTAACATGCGATGCATTTGATGTATATCAGAAAGATTGTATAGATGGTGTTCCATTAACAACTATTTTAGCGTATGTATTAAAACATGGTAAAGGACATATAGATCCAAGAGTAGCATCGGACTACTTATTAAATTTTAAAAGGTATTAATATGTTTAGATATGAAATTTCATTAACAGATGAAGATGGCGTTGATGTTGTATATATCACCAGAAGTGCACATAGTAATGATGATATAAATACAAGAAAAGAATTACTAGAATATTTTGGTTATAAAAATGTAACGTATAAAAAAGTAGATTATAAGTTTGAAATTTTAGAGGACTTTAAGAAACTTAGATGTGGTAATATGACCAAAGAAGAGTTCTTAAAAATACATCCTGAGAATGGATTTGATACAAGGAAACATGATGAATATTTTAGATAAATATGCGGTTGAGACGGATCTCGATTATTTAATGTTTGTTGGTTATAAAAGGACTAAAAAAGTTTATGGTATAAATAAACATAGAGCTAAGTATGTTAGTAAACTTATTGATGGTTTGTACGATTTAAAGCTGGAAGAAAGTTTCGTAAGAGGTTGGTGCATAGTTGAGAGTTCCAATATAGAAGATGAAATAAAGCGTATTGAATTAATTAGAGAAGAGAATATGAGAAAAATAGAGTCTCTGATAAATAGAAAATTCATATCTGTCAATAAGTATTATGATCTTTATATTGTAAAACTTAAAGAGGATTTAGGTAAATCAGCAATATATGATGATTTCGTTAATTGGTTAGAAGCAGAAAAAGAATACGGTATAGTTAATTCTATGTGTGAATCTTATAAATATGGCAATCTTAGGAAACACTGGGAGAATGAGACATTAACTATAGAGGTAGTTGAGAATAATATTAGAGAGGATGTATAATGGAATTCAAATGTAAATGCTGTGAACGAATAGTTACGGCTAATAGTTTTGATGATATAGTAGCAACTGGTAAACTATGTAATACATGTTTTAGTTTAGATGATTATGGTAGAGATAAGGTTAAAAAAGCCGTTTATGCTAAGACACATGAGTTTGAGAAAGTAGATATTTCCAGAAAGAAACCATTTACAGGTAGGGACAAGAAAAAGTATAAAAAGAAACATAATTTTACATTCGTATGTAGTTGTTGTGGTATGGATAGTAACCATAGTTATAAGCCATATATGTGTAGTAATGACGGATGTAATTCTAGAACGTTCTTTAGAAAGGAAATATAATAAAGACATGAGTAACTATAGTTAAGAAAATCTGGCTATATTGAGATTTTTTAATATAGTATAAAGCTTATAGTTGGTGATAAGAAATTAATTTAGATAATTTAAAAGGAAAAGATATGGAAGAATTTGATAAAGACGAACTCAAGAGTTTAGTTAAGGTGTACATGGATGCCAAGAAAGAATTAGATAAGGCTTTTGTTAGAACAGAACACCTTGATGAAGACGACTTTAATGATGAAACATATGATCTTGCTATATGCGTTGAAGAAGCTAAAAGTGAAGTTGTAGAGTATGTTGAAAAATATGAGGCTAATGTAAAAGCATTAAGAACAGCGTATAGTAGTATTGCTTATGGTCTATATAAGAAGTTAGATTTATGATTGATAGTCCATTTGAATATGATTACGATCTACTTTATGAATTATTATATTACGATTTAGACTAAAGGAGTAAATATGTCTATTATGAAACAAGTAAGTCCAGAATCAGTTATAGGTTCAGTAACTCAGGAAAATACATGGTTATTGGATATGAAAGATGAGTTAATGAAATGTGGTCATCCAATCATAAGAGATGAAGAGACTGGTATGTTATGTTGGAGTTTAGTTAAAGATTATGATGATGATCTTAATTGTATTGTAGCAGCTATGCATAAAATAGGTTTAACTAAGAATCATGAGATCTATAGAAACTTTTATAGAGGTCTTGGTTATAGTTTGTTTGGTTACTGGGAATTATTCTATTGGGATGTTAATAACCCAGCAGCGTTTGATTATAAATATAAGGAGTTAGATTTATGATGGATAGTCCTTTAAGAGAGAATGCCAAATCATTCTATATGGAAGTATTAGATAGAGTTAAGCGTAAAACAGGTATAGATACGATATCCTTATCAATACAGCCAGGATGTTTAATAGTTGATGATACATCAAAGCCAGAATGTTTGCTTATGGTTTCAAATATGTATAACGCACCATATGTTAGCATTGGTACAATGGAATCAGTTGGTGTAACATGCGAGGATTTAGAAGAGTTTGGTATTCTGACGCCAATACAAAAGATAACACCAGTTGATGGTAGTACTATACTTCAAATGCCAAGATTTTTACATACGGTAAGCAAATAATGTAAAAGTTATCGATAAATATAATAGAGGTACAGATATGAATGTGGATCATTAATAGAAGGAGTTCAAACCTATCCTTATAAAGGATTAATTCTTAAAAATAAGAAATGTAATTTAATTATATTATATGATGCATAATATAAATTGCATTAAGAAGGAAAACTTTATAACCTATTATATAAGAGTAAATGTACTCGTATTACCGACGTTGTTGGTATGCAAAATGAGTCTTAATGTATAATAACCACTTATCTGTTGTTGCTATATGGATTTTTGACATTATTCTCCTTATTATAAAAGCATGATTAAGCGTGCACAAACAAATTGAAAAATTATATTATAACCCGACTTTTGGTGTAGGTCGGGTTATATATTTTGCTGTTTCTAATTTTTTTCACTTATATATTATTAATGTAGATACGTGGCAGTATCAATATTACAGTAAGGAATAAAAATGAATATAGACAACATGGAGAATGAGATAGAATTCTTATTCGTTAAAAGAGAAGAAGTTATATCTGATATGATAGGTGAAGGTCAGATAGATGAGTTTACTACTTTTGATTTCCCACAAATAGTTAATGATGAAATAAGTGTAGGTAGTCTTGACGACTATGCTATGCTTAATGCTGTTAGTTTAGAAAGTAACGAATTACTTATAACTGATATGAAAATATTTGATCTACAATTAAAAATAAATCAAACACAGAATATACTTAACCTGGCTAGTACTAGAACAAAATATCCAATAAGTGTATGGATTGATTATTTCAATATCTATAGAAGTATGAAGTTAACTAAGATAAAGATAGACATATGTGAGTTTCTGGATATTTGTGCAGACGATTACATTTATGAATTGAATGTGTTAGAAAATGATTTTGCTAGTTTTAAAGATAATATGGGAGAAGACAATGAATAAATATGTACTTACAGAAAGAGAGCTGATGATGGTATCAGCCCTCTTCTTATTATTCCACCCTTATCAGCAAGATAAGAAGCTTTTAATTAAAAGAGAACTTAAAAAAATAATTAGAAGTTTTAATAAATTAATGGCCATAACTAATAAGAATATGAATCGCATGACATATCTTAAAATAGCACATGAGTCTTATGATTTAAAGTTAAGAGCGTTTAATAAGATGACATTGGATCTGGTTGATAAAGACAAGTTAAATTCAGTAACTATGCCAGCATTGTTGCGTGCTATAATGATGAAAGAACCAGATTTATTAGCTAAGGCCGAGATAGATCAAAAAGATATAGATAGTATGTTTAAAAAATATAATGGTGATTCTTTAACATTTCAATCTACTATGTACGCAAATAGACTTATAACTGAATTAGATGTAGGTTTAGAAAACATAAAAGGAGTAAGCGATGATGTTATCATGAAGAAAAGCATGGATCTAGTAAACGGTGTATAAAAATTTTATACAAATAATTTAAATGAAAATAACATAAAGGACAAAGATATGGAAAAAGTAGAAACAAAAGAAGCGTTTAACGAGTTGGTTAAAAGTATTCAAGAAGATGAGATTTATAAGGCACCAAAAGCATTTGGTATTGCATTATGTCAACCAGGGCAAGTAAACAGAGATAAAGTACTTACTGCAGTATTCCCAGTAGTTAATGTAGTTGAGAACTTTGGAACTGCAGCAATTTTTATGCAAGCAGCATTAGCAACAGGAATTGATCTAGATTTAAGTAAAGATGAGATATCAGTGGTAATTACTTTAGATTTTGTAAATGCGGCATTAGCTATGTTTGAACCATTCTTGGAAGAAGCACATGGTGAACAACATAAAAATATCCAGACACTTATGGTTATAAGAGAAACTCTTACAAATACACCAGTTGAGGAGATAGGTAATCCTTATAGATTAGTATTCATCTTTGAAGATGTCGCACCTACATGTGTTGAAACAGCATATTTAAAACTATTTATGTTATCTTTAAATAGAGCAGACATTAGACAGATCAATCTTGATGGTATCTTCGGTTTATTAGAGAGAGTTGCATGGGTTGGTAATACTGCTATTGAATTAGATTATCTTAAGAATAATGAGATAGCTATGAAAGCAACAGGTAACTATCCAGCAGTTGAGTATGTTGATAAGCTTCCAAGATTCTTACAATATATTATTCCTGATGAAAATGTTAGAATCCTTGAAACATCTAAAGTTAGATTTGGTGCACAGTTAGCATCGGGTACTGTGGTTATGCCAGGTGCTTCATATATCAACTTTAATGCTGGTACACAAGGGCCAGTTATGGTAGAGGGTAGAATTAGTAGTTCTGCTATTGTTGGTGCAGGTTCAGACATTGGTGGTGGTGCCTCTATACTTGGAGTATTAAGTGGAACAGATGGCGATCCAATTAGTATCGGTGAGAATTGTCTGCTTGGTGCAAATTCAGTTTGCGGTATTCCATTAGGGGACGCATGTATTATTGACGGTGGTTTAGCAATACTTCCAGGTACTAAGGTAAGTATTAGTGATGAAGCAGCATCAGAGCTTTCTGAGGTTAACGGCGTTAATGTGGTTAGTGGTGTAGTTAAAGCAATAAGTTTATCAGGCATTAATGGGGCACATTTTAGAATGGATAGCATGACTGGTACAATACTTGTTAAAAGAAGTACAAGAGAAGTAAAGCTTAACGCTGATTTACATTAGGATATAATATGGTTGAAAAGTTAGAATTAGACGATAAAAGAGAAGCAATAAATCAGGCACTTGGGACGTTCGATGAGGCATATGATAGAATCTTTATGATGCGTACCATTGGTTTAGATCCAAGCGAAATAGACCATGCGGTTATAGGCATGGAAGCTATGGCTGATATTAGATCTATGATTGATAATAAGCAATTAAAAGTAAACGGTGAAACCGTTAGCGATGATGTTGCTAAATACATCTTGAATATAACTAATGTTATAATGGTTAAAGATAATGTTTTGGCATTTGCATTAGATAACGCAAAACATCTAAGAGATATATTGCCCGCATTAAGTAGACTTGCGGAATTATATATTGCATATCCTGATTTAAGAATTAATGTTGTAGTTGATAGAGCTGGTAAAAGTGAAGAAGCTATAATTAAAACTCTTACAAGTGGTAAATGGGAGTTTAAAGTTAATGATGAAAATTTTTCACATCAACTAGACTTAACCGACTTAGGTTCAGTAATTGAAGTTGTTCTTCATGCTGTTGAAGAGGGTTTAGCAAAAGACATTATAATTAGCGAAATTAAATAATGTAATGTTAGTATATAGGATATCCTATATACTAACAGTCTTTTTTCTTTTTCAACATTATTATAGTTATATATTATTAAAGTAGGTACTAGGCAGTATCGAATAAATAATATTGGAGTAAATATGGAAAAGTATGCAGTTTTAAAAATTGTTAAGGTTGTAAAAGATCGTAAGAATGAAGGTGCTTGGTTATTTAAGGATAATAAAGGTAAATTATGTTTCCCAGCTAAGGTTGAGAAAGGTACTGATATATTATCAAACATTGAGATTGGTGATAGATATTTAGTATGGGTAATTAAATCAGGTGAGAAAGTAGATTACGTTAGATTAGGTATAGATGGAATTCCAGTAAGAGATCATATTGATAACATTCTTAACAATAATTCTAGGTTCTATTTATCATTCGATAATAATGATTCTAGAGACATTATAAGAATGGCTAACGATATGCATAACTATGATGTAAATTTTAATAAATTTATGCAAACTGGAAAAGAGTTGGATCCAGTATCTTCTGGACTTAAAGATGTATTTATATCGTATGATAAATTTGGTATAAATTCAGAAATGGCCGAGTTTAGATTTGAATTGGCATTACTTGATAATTATTTATATCATAAGTTTAATTTAAAAGATATAAAGGATTGAAATGGTTGGAGTTTATAAAGTCAAGGATGATGGTAAGAAAAACTATTATTTAGAACTTAAAGAAAATATGTTTATTACTCCAGAAAAGCTGTATGGCGATATGGAGATACTGGCACTCAGATTTTGGAAAGCTTTTGCTATATCTAAAGGTTCTATGGGTATAATGCTTACAGGTGCTAGTGGTAGCGGTAAAACAGCATTATCTATGGTTTTAAGTAATATAGCTATAACAAATAATATGTTTGTTGTCGAGGTTAGTGAAATCACAGCTACTATTGAATTAGTTAGATTTTTAGATAGTTTAAATAATGCAGTAATTTTATACGATGAGTTCGGTAAGAACTTTAATATAAATCTACAGGATAAAATGCTAACTATGCTTAGTAATGTTAATTATTCTAAAAAGCTATTTATTATAACTGAGAACGAGACAAGGGACATTTCTAGATATATAAGAAATAGACCAGGTAGAGTTAGATATCATATAGATTTTACACGTATAAGTAAAACAGTTATAGATGAGGTATGTAAGGATTATTCTGTAGATAGGGATTTCTACGATGAACTTATCAGAGTCTATAATAAATCAACTGTATTTAGTTTTGACCATTTAATGGCCTTAGTTACAGAACATAACAATAACCCAAAAGATAGTTTTGAATATATACTAGGAATACTTAACTTAGATATATTGACTAAACAAGAGATGGTTAGTGTTTTAGAAGTAATCGATATGAAAACAAATGAACCAGTTGAGATAGAAAGTAGCGACGGTATAAGTAGAAAGGATTTTGAATCTGGAAGATATCTTTGGGCATATCGTAAGATGGCACCAGCTATAAAGATAAAAAGTTCTAATGTAGTTAATATTGATAGTTCAAGTGGTATGTATACTGCAGAGGTTGATAATAAATACAAGATAACAATGTTGGTTGAATAGGGGAGTCAATATGAGTGTTTCTAAAAAGGATATTGAAGAAATATCTAATAAGTTGGATAAACGGGATGCTTATGAAAATCGTAAGTTAGAGATAATGACTAAATGTCAGAAAGAACTTGATGCTATAGATAGGAATATAAAATTGTTAGATATAGACATTGTAACAGAAAGAGCATATAATACCGCAATATATGCTATTGAGAATTTTGATAAGTGTAAAGACATGAATGTAGTTGAAGCATATGAGTATGTTGACTATTTATTTAAAAAACAGGAGGAATTAGAAAATGAACAACGAGGGAAATAAGTATATGGTGGAAGTCTTAAATATGGCAAGATTACAAGTTAAATTAAATGTTAATACTAATGGTACTAGATGGACCGATGGTATTACTAGTGAAAATAGAAATATTGACTGGTACAGATGTATTAGAATGGAAGCAGCTGAGTTAATAGATAGTTTTAACTGGAAGCACTGGAAATCATTAGATCTAAAACCAGATATAGAAAATGCCAAAGTTGAATTAGTGGATATATGGCATTTTATTATTTCACAGTATCTAATTGATAATAAAGATAGTATTATAGAGGATAATATGCTTAGATTATCATCATTATTAATTCAGGTTGAAACAACATATAAAGCTGTAGATCTTGATCCAATTCTAGTTGCAGAGAATATGATGCATGCTACATTTAAGAAAGATATAAATCTTATTGTTTCTGAGTTCTCCAAATTAATGTTGGCATTGGATTTTAAAATGTCAGATCTTTATAAGTTATATATTGGTAAAAATGTCTTAAATGAATTTAGACAAGAGAACGGTTATAAAGATGGTACATATATTAAGATATGGGATAAGTTAGAAGATAATCAGGTTATGATGTCTTTAATGGCTATAAATCCAACAATAGATCCAGAAGGACTAAAAAGTCTTTTAATGGTTGAATATGCAAAAGTTATAAAATGATAAGAAGAGTTAGATATTTAGGAGGAAATGATGAGTAATGTTTTAAGAAATTTTTTAGATAGTGTTGATAATGAAGAAGTACCTTTTGTACTTATAACACATAAGAATTGTATGGATGGTACGGGTGCTGCATTAGCAGTTATTAAATATTGTGATGATAGGGGTTTACAAAGACCAATCATTATGCCTATGCAATATGGCGATAAATTGGATATGGCGTTACTAGCGGATCATAATATATTAATGACAGACTTCTCTTTCGATAGAGATACGTTAGTAAAGTTGGAGTATGTTTCTCATAATCTATTTATTATAGATCACCATAGTTCGGCCGAAAAAGAGTTAGATGGATTAGATTACTGTTACTTCGATATGGATCATTCTGGTGCAAGTCTTACATGGCTGCTATTACATAATGAGGTACCAGAACTTATAGCCTATATAGAAGATCGTGATTTATGGAATTGGAAACTGGCTAAGTCTAAGGAAGTTTCTGCTGCACTTAATCTTATAGGTACTGAAGAGTATGATAAATTGCTAACTTGCGTCTCACAGCAAGCTACGTGCGTTTCACAGCTAATGCAAAAGGGTCAAGCTATCGTAGAGTATCAGGAAGGTAAAGTTGATAGTGTTAAAAAGAAACTTATTAAAAATGAGATAAGATTAGTTGAATTTGAGGGATATTTGGTTCCAATGTTCAACAATAGTCATCTTATAAGTGAGGTTGGAAATATGATGTCCAAAGAGCATCCTTTCTCTATCCAGTATTTTATAACTATGGATGAGATAGTGTTCTCATTTAGATCTAATAATGATATTGATTTAACTACGCTTACTATTCCTAAAGGGCATCCAAATGCTGCAGGTAGAGGGTTTAAATTAAATGATATTGATTTAAATAAAATACTTAATGCAGAACACGATTTTGATATTGGATTCTACTTAATAGACGTATTGGAAGGAAGAGCTTAGACTTATGGTAGGATATCCTACCATAAGTCATATATTTCTATTTTTTTCTCTTCTACGAATGTTTTTATTTTTTTATTTTCAAGATTTATAATAAACGTATCGATAAATGCCAATTCCTCGACACTTAATGTTCCCTCGTCAGTACCTTCGTTTTTTATAACTTCAGTAAGTACTTCTTCTCCAGTAATTAAACTAACCATGTCAGCAGACCATGCTATGATATCTATATTTCTACTGTTTATATTAGGTATATCACCAGTATCTAATTGTACTTGATGTACATAAACTTGCTCATTTTGACCCAATCTATGTATTCTACTTATCGCTTGATTTAATACATATTCACGAAACGGTAAATCGATACATAACATAACATTAGCTGTTATTAACGGTACAGCAGTTGATAAACTCTTGTATGTGGCTACTAATGGATTTAAATCATTTTTAGGAACCATAAAGTCAGTAACTGTAGAATTAAGTTGTTTTGTATATTCTCCATATACCCTTAGTGGTTTATATCCTATTTTATTTAAACTATCATAAGCAGACGCACAGACCTCAACATAGTTGCTAAACACTATAGTTTTATTTAAAGTACTATTAACGATGCTTTTATAGTCTATTTCATTAGCTAAGTCTATGTGGCAATTTATTCTTTCTCTACCAACAACATTACCGAGTACTTCACCTTGAAGTTTTAAATTAAGATATTTAACTATGGTTTTAGCTTCAGCGAATAATTTTTTTTCTTCTGGATCTAATAGTGGTCTAATTATATCATTTTCAAATTTATTAGCAAACTTTATTCTATCAGGTATATCCATAAGTTTACGTCTTTGATACATTTCAATAATTATTTTTATATTGTTTTCATATTCTTTAAATTCTCTTTCTTTAATGGTTTTATTAAATAAAGCCAGTTCCTTGGCTTTCTTATAAAGATCATAATATGTCTTTTTATATTTTAACATATCTTTAGTAAGCTCATCTTTTCTTTTTGTTATATAAGCTTTCATTTTATCTCTTATTGTATCAAGAGTATATTCCTTGGCATTTTTTAATTTTAAAGGATATTCTTTTGTAATAACTGGTTTTAATTTAATACTTTCCTTTTTAATTTTAGTTCTATAGGTTGTATATCTTTCACTTATAGATGATACTAATACCTTGGGCATAGCTTTATATAATTTTATAAATCTATGTTTTATAACAGATGTAAAACGTTTATCTAATAATTCTATCATTGGTAACATTTCCAAAGGTCTGGCTTTTATTGGGGTACCAGACAATAAAAGTATATTGTCAGAATCTATAGCATTACATATGTTAAGTAATAGTGTAGTTCTTTTAGAATTAGTTTCGTTCATATTGTGCGATTCATCAACTATGATTGTAGTATCTTTTCCTTTTATAAAAGGAATAGTTTTGTCTATCTTTCCTAAAGATTCATAGTTACATAATATATAACGTTCACCATTGTAATCTTTCTTTTTATCTCCTACAACATAGTAAGTTTGTGGTGTTTTATATACAGTATCTACTATACTACTTACCCATACCTTATCTAAAGCTGGAAGAGGACATACTACTAATATCTTATTAGATTTAACCAATTCTGCAGTAGCTATAGAGCTGAAGGTATTATGAGTTACTACAAAATTCTCAATTACAAATAACCTATCTTTATGATCGACAGATATGCAAACTGCTTCATATTTCTTGTCCAATTTATCAATACTTTCTATTCTGAGTTTAAGATTATTGTTATGTTGGTTTATATGTTTAACCTTATCTTTTTTTCTGGGTAGTGATAATAGATCATCAGGATGTTTTACTTTTATGTTTATGTTATAATTTGGTAAACCATTCTTTTTTATGTCGTTATGAGTATATGTTGGATATTTAACGTCTATATATGCCATACCACCGATAGATCTAACTAAATAGATTATATTGTTTGCAAGTTCCATGTTGGTTGTACTATAACTCAATGAACCATCTTTATTAGTAGTTCCATCGCTATCCATTAAACCTTTTAATAGTTCTAACCTGTCAAAACTCTCAGCCTCCAAATACTCTTTAGGTATAAACTTATGGTTAGATTCTTTACCATGTAAACCATATGCTTCCAGATCGTTTTTTAATCTATTATCACAATGTATTGAATTATCTACAATTGAATAATCAAATTTGTTTAGGTACTTAATTGAAAAATTCTTATCTTTTACAATATTATCAATTTTATCAACTATGAATTTATCATTAGCAGAGAATTTTATATCCGTTGTTAAAGATCCGTTACCTATTAGATACCCAAGTAAATACGGGTCTATTAATAAATCTTTAGATTTTTTATTAAAATCAGGTTGAAACAATTCAATGTATAAATTTTTATTACTATATTTATTCATCATATCCATTATTTCTGAAGTTGTAGATATGGTAACTTTTTCTTTTCTACCATTTCTATTAAATATTCTCCATAGATGATTAGAATCAGCATCAATTGTTCTACCATCTTTAAATCTAAATCTAAATAATTCCCTCTTTCCTTGTGGGTAAACTCCAGTTACTTTATTTATCGTATCATCTGGCCCTATAACATCATCACCTACATTAAGTTTATATATAGGAGTCCATCCAGTTGGTGTCAATACTTTCGTTGTAAATTTTAGTGCTTTACCAGTACCAGGTGCAGCATCTAGTAATCTTCCTCTATAATGCATTCTTCTCTTAACTGCATTATACTCTTTGAACCAATCATCTTGATGTTCAAGTATAGAAAATTTAAGTAAGTCCTTAATTATAGAGTAATCGAAATCATCTTTATATTCTTTATCCATATCTGCTAACCATGTATTGTTTTCTATGGCTTCTATAACTTTAGTTATTAATCTAACGTTTATATTTGAAAACCCTAATTCATTAAAAGCCACAAGAACAGTTCTTACCTCCAATGCAAAGAAGCCATAGAATGATATTTCGAAAGGACCATAAGTTATAAATAGCTGTTTCATTCTCTTTGAGTTTAGAATGTTCTTTTCCATATAACGTTTAAATCTAGCACCAAATGTTGCATTTATAGTATAGATATCTTTTTTTTCATCATGTTTAATTTTTATATTATCGAACATTATTTTATCCTTTTGTTTAATCATAAAATAGTTAAGATTAATAGAAAGAATGATGATTAAACATCACTCTTTCTTTTTTTGATTTTTCTTTTCTTACGTTTAATAATTCTATCTGCTATTTCTATCATTTTTTTGGTATCTAGATGTGAATGTTTTATCTTTTTAGATTCAACAACACCATATGATATATTGCTTAACTCATTAAGTTTACCAACAGTTTGTGATATATTGTTTCCAACTTTAACCATGCAGAATTCATCACCACCAATTCTGTAGATATTATACTCGTTGAAAGTGGATATTAAATCGTTAGCAACTCTTTTTATATAGGCATCACCATACACATAACCAAAATCTGTATTTATCTTTTTTAAATCGTTTACATCAATCATTATGAATATAAAATGTCTATGAAACATTTTAACTTCATTTAGCAAATTATCCATATGCTGTATGAAATCAGATCTTAAAGGTAGTCTTGTTAGGTTATCATATTTATACTTAAGGATTTCTTCTTTAAGTCTTTTTATTTCTGATTCATACTGCTCTATAAGTAGGTCATTTTTCATTATATAACGTTCCCAAACATTGAAGTTATGAATTTATCCATATTATGGTTATTTTGCATAAACGCTATTTTTTTCCACACAGTATTGTAGTATTCTCTATAAAGTTCTTCGGCATCTTTATATTCATCAACTATATCTTTTATAATAGATAACTCATGTCCAGCATATATCTGTCCCTTATTTATCTTTACAACCATAGTATTATATATATATGCTTTGGTTATAAGTACAGCCAGATGACTTAAAGCACCATACGCCCTAGGATTGATGTTGTTTAAGTTATAATCATTTTCTACAACTACGCTTATATTAGCAGCAAGATTGTCTAACATTCCCATGTCTATAAGTACAGTGTTCTCCCCAATTAAATCCACCCTTGAAGTTTGTCTTAAGTTAACATTGTCTAGACTATTCATTAAACCTATACTGTTGTCTAATATAGTGCTACCAGATAATTGATGATTTGTTAGCATTGAGTCGCCGTGCATGTGGTATCCAGATAACATATTATGTACAGATACAATACTCCTACCATTAGTTATACTTTTTGGTATTTGATAAGCAGTCTTAACGGTATCATGATATAATAAGGTACATGATTGTAATGGAACATTTAAAGTTTCTTGACTAGATAGGTTTAAATCCACCATTAATCTTTTTCTTATAACGTCAGTCATTATTTGGTCATCTATACTTGTTACAGTATTTCTATAATTTTGGGTATCCATAAAAGCTAAATTTAAAATATCAGATGGTATTTGAAATTTTATCTCTGATAACAGTTTGTTTATTGCGTTCATTATCGCTCTCCTATTTGTTCTTTTATAATGTCATATGATAATTCATATTGTACTTTTAGATATGGGTAATTATCAAGTACATCTAGATTGTTCTCACGATCAATCTTTTTAAATAATATTAATAGATCATTTATTGTATCTTTATTTGCTCTTAGGGTTTTATCAGAACTAAGATCCATAAGTAAAGTAATGAAATCTATTCTAGATAAAACTATGGCCCATAGTGATTGTTTATTTGGCATGATATTTTTTATCAATAGGAATTCTCTAGCAGTACCATTATATAATAAGGGTATGTTTGATAGCATATTGTTATATGTCTTATTCTCATGCTTTATATGTTTAGATACATTATTTAAAACACTATCTATCTTAGTGTTTAAATCTATTATGTTAAAGGGATGATGGTTTTTATATATTGGTATATCTTTACCATTAATAATATAATCAAATCTTTCTAATATAGCCAGATCCATAAAGTCTGATGTTGTGTTAGTATAAACATATCTATAAATAAAATATGCTGGGTCTATATCAAAATCATTGTATAGTCTTTCTATAGCCCAATAACGATACTGCAAGCACAATAATTTTATATCTATACTACATACAGTAAGAGTATCTTCTTCAAGACCATATCTATCAGATGGAATTTTAAAATTTAAATCAGTAGAGTCATGTCTTAGTATCCTTAATGGTTTAAGGTCCTTCCATGTATTTTCTATAATGTCATAATCTATGTCAGAATCATCATAGATATAGATCTCTTTGCTATTATGTTTAAATAGTGTATCATTATGTATATAGCCTTTATTTACATTGCTTACTATACCAAAAGTTTTGGTATTATATAATGCGGTAGAATCCAATATTCTAAGAAATTCCCATATATTCAAATCTATGTTTGGACAAACAGTAGTTATTATGCCAACTAAGATATTGTCGTTTTTAACTTTACTGTTTCTATTATGGTAGTATTCAGTTATATTTGTTAACTCAGTATTGAATCTTTCTCTAAGATATCTTAATCTATTATCTTTAATAGATGGGGTACTTAACATATCTTTTCTATAAAATAGATTAATCATTATCTTTCCTTTTATATTAATTATCAAATTAACGCACACTGTCTAAATATTTTTTTTAAACAAGGTATATTAATGAAATAATATAGAGGTTTAAAAAATTCTTTTTATAATTAAGCCTATATATTGAAAGTAAAAAACTTTTCTCGTATCTTCTTAGATACGTGTTTAGTATACATGACGGCTATTTAATGTAAATGTGGGTTTTAAAAAAACTATACGTATATATTATTTAAGTAGACAGTAGGATCTTAATGTCCTCTGATCTAAAAAAATTCTTTTCGAAAAGAACTTAAAACAAGGAGATAGTATGGCAGTACATACAGGAAACAACGAACAAGTAGAAACAGGTGCTAATGATAAAGCTAAAATTGAATTGGATATCAATAGTCAAATAGGTAGTGCAATGCCAAAGAGTGAGACAGTAGTTGATAATACGCCAGTATTAACATTTGGCGGTAAGAAATTCAGCACAATGGCTTCTGGGTTAGGTTCAGAATATCTTAACAAGTTGAGTGAAGAACTTAAAACAATTTATAGTTCTGAAGCTGGTAATGGATATCAAGCTAAAGTTACAGTACTTGATAGAGAAGTTAAATCTAATTTAGCATATAGTGCAGTTATTGTTAGTATTGCTAAGAGTAATAAGGTTGCCTATTTCATTATGCAATTAGAGGGTACGGGTAGAAAACCACTTGATGCTGCAACTGTAATGCAAGAGTATAACAACTTGGCAAGAAGTTACAATCAAAATAAAATTAATGATATCTATGTTGCATCAGATGCTATTGACGTTGTACTATTTAACGAGATCAAAGATACTCTTAAGAAAGTTTATGGTGATCACTATAACTTTTACTCTGTTGATGGTGTTGTTATCCCTTACTACAACAATGACATCAGTCCAGCTGCTTTAAGACCAATTGCCTCTATTGCATACAATGCATGTTTAGTAGAAATTGGTAAAATTAACAAAGAGTTTAGAGATTTAAATATCAGTGAAGCTATTAAAGAAGCTCCAGGTGCATATCTTAAAATTGATAGTAACTTATTACCAACAACAATTATGGATGCTGCAGGTAAACCAATTAGAGCTGATTGGCAAATTGAGTTAAATAGTATTGATAACAGAAATGTTGCTCAGTCTCTTAACCTACAAAACAATAGAACAAGAGTTTGTAAAACTACAGGTTTTGTAGATGCTATGCAAGAAGAGTTTACTGTTCAAGCATTACCTGGAGCAGCCTCTACATCTATGATCAGACTTAGACCACATGTTATTCTAACATCTATGGATACAGATATGCCTACAACAGGTTATGCTTTATTGGCAATCATCTCATCAGTTGTTATGGTTAGACCAAATATGTGGCTTGCTGCAGTTGCTCCAAAACCAAATGATCAACTACACGATATTGGTAAGTTGAATATTTCTACTAACTTAGAAAATAATAGCAGTGGATTTGGTGAACCATTAGATTTAAGAGATTCTAAACTAAACTCTCAAGAGTTATTCAGTCTTATTAAACAAATGTATTCGCTAGATGCTATGTTCAGTATTGATATCGATGCTTATGGTACATATAGTAACTTTGCTTCAATCTTTGGTGTTGCTGCTGCTCCAGCTAACAGTGATGTTGGTGATAAGAAATATGCTGCAGCTCAAGAGATTTTATCTACAGCTGTATGGTTAACAAATGGGGCATTCCCACATAATTTCCCAGCTAATGAGATCTTCCTTAATGATGGTGTTAATATTCCAACAGGTACATGGACAGATAAAGATGGTGCATCTAGAGATATTAGAGATCTAGACTTAAGTGCAATTGCTACATTAAGTGCTCCAAACCAAGTTAGTGAAAACATTAACAAATGGACTCTTTCAAATGTTCCACAATCTGTTTCTGGTATTGATCCATTCATTACTAAAGTTGATATCATCAGCAAGCTTATTCCAAATGCAGAGATTTCTGGTAAAGCTACAAGAGTTACATTCTCTAGTAAATTTATCCAAACGTTATCTAGTGCATGTGCTTCAGCTGGTTTCGAGACTAGATATGATCCAGAAGTACAGTTTACAGAACAAAGTTCTATTGCTGCTATTGGTAATTACTTATCTGGTGCAGGTATTGGTCAACAATCTGCTGACTTTGCAAGATCATTTGCTGGTGGTAATTCTTACCAAACACCATATGCTACTGCAGGTTTTAACAGATTTCAATAATAGTTTAAGATAAGTTTGGTATTTATTACCAAGCTTGTCTTTATTTTTTAGTTTAATTTATAAAGGAAAAAAGAAGATGAATAATAATGAAAAAGAGTTTATGGTAAGGGTTGATCTAATTGCATATGGTATTTTAATAATGGTTTGTATTGCGACATTAATGTTTATAATACCTAAATATAAGGTTTGGTCTATGGAGATGTCAGGTAGAGCCAAGTTAGCAGAGGCTACTCAATCTAGACAAATACAAATTGAACAGGCTAGGGGTGAACTAGAGGCATCAAAGCTTAGAGCACAAGCAATTAAAATAGTTGGTGAGGCTGCAAAGAAATATCCAGAGTACAGATATCAAGAGTTCTTAGGTGCATTTGGAGAAGCATTAAATAATGGTAATATTGAAAAGATTATATATGTGCCTACTGAAGCGAACATCCCAGTAATGGAAGCAGGTAGATTAAATATTAAGTAAATATATCATAACCATATATTATTAAAGTAGGTACTAGGCAGTATCAATAAATAACCCAAGGAGAATAAGATGATATTTCAAAGATTAAAAAATCTTGACACTTATTATAAAGAAACAACAGGTGATAAAATAGTACTTAATGATGTTAAATACTATTCTATAGAAGATAGAGAGAGAATAACAAATGCACTTTTAACAGTATATGATGATAACACTATTTCAATGGTCCCAGCATGTGATTGTGGACATATGAAAGGCGGTTATCTTAGTGGTAAAATTTGTCCTAAATGTTCTACTACTGTAAGAGAATTTCAGGATAAAACAGATCCATTATTATGGTTACATGCTATCGACGATATGCCCAAGTTCATGAGTCCCCACTTTTGGCTAATGTTGCGTACAGTTATGGGTAAAAAGATAGATTGTATGCGTTGGTTATCCGATACTAGTTATAATCCTGGTACCGAGATACCAGATTTCTTAATAGCTATTAAGAATACTCTTCCAAACTTTGAGAGAAGTTATCCTTTCTTAGTTGACAATATAGAGAACATTCTTATCTTTCTTCAGAATTACTCTACATTTAAAACACCTAGAAAGAAAGAGATAATTGAAGGTCTTTTAAATCTATATAGGAATAGTAAAGATTTAATATATAGCTACTGGCTTCCTATAGTTAACAAGAAACTGTTCATTATCGAAAATACTAGTAAAGGTAACTATACAAATTTAGGTATAGCTGATGTAATAGATACAGTTCTTCAATTTGTTAAGATGGTTAATGATCCAAAACAAACACCTAATAAGAAATCAAATGCTATGGCCAGAACCATTAGTGACTTATCTGGAATATATCAGTATTACAACAAGGTTTACCTATCTAGTAAACCAGGTATCTTTAGAAAACATATCTATGGTGGTAGAGGTCACTTTACCTTTAGAGCCGTAATTACATCAATTCCTGGACCACATAAGTATGATGAAGTAGAGGTACCATGGGCGATAGGCGTTACCGCATTTAGACCGCATCTTCTTAATATTCTTTGTAATAGATATGATATGACCTTTAAGGTAGCAAGTAACTTACTTATATACGCAGTTAACAATTATGATCCTATAGTTGATAAAGCTTTAAACGAGTTACTTAGAGATAGTTATACTAAAGGTAAAATAGCTATAATTCTACATAGAAATCCAAGTTTGCACCAGGGTAGTGCTCAAAGAGTTTTTATTAATAAGTTTAAGACAGATCCGATGGATTATACCATTAGTATGTCTATTCTTATAACTGCTGCTATGAATGCTGACTTTGATGGCGATGAGTTAAACTGTATTATATTGGCAGATAATAATATGTGTGATAAAGCACATACATTAGATCCTGCATATTCAATCCCTGGTAGAAATTCCATTAATGAAGTTAGTGGTTTATTAAATCTACCTAAACCAACTATTGCAACTATAACTAACTATCTTTATGATAAGAATGATACTAACATAGATAGTCTTAATATTATAGCTAGTATGAGAAAAATAGAAGTAGATGCTGATAGTATTGTAACTTAAAGGAGTAATGATGGTTACTAAAGAAAGAATGGATATATTTATAGATGAGCATATCCATCCAAATATAAATGATGAAACTAGATTAAAAGTATTTAAATTGTTAGATGATAATAATAAAGATTTTATAGGAGAGCTAGAAGCTCTTCTTACTATAGAAGATGTTGTTGAAGAAACAGCAGAAGCTTTATTATTAGAGATTTTAAGTAAGTATTAAAATGTTTGTTTTAATAGCTACGACAATAATATTGTCTCTAATGCTCATTCTAATGCTCTATACGGCTATAAAGAATCGTGATATGATATTCTTATTAGGTATATCATTTTATGTTGTAGGGGCCTTTATAGGCATGTATATAACATGGTTAATACTTTTAAGTCTAATACACTCAGCAGGTTAACTATACTATGTAGCATTGCTACATAGTATAGTTATTTTTCTTTTTTAACAGAGAAGAATTTGGTAGGTATAAAATTTATACCTATTAGCATAGCCATGTTTTTTTCTACATCTTCAAAGAACGTTCCTAACTCACTTTCTTTAATCATAAGTTTTCTATGTAGAAGCATAGGAGTTAATAGTGTAACATTTGGTAAAGATGTCTTAATTAAGTTTTTATTAAGCATATGGTGTTCCACCCAAGATAATCCATCATACATTATCATCAACCCTATTTCATCATTTATGAAGTCAGGAGTAATTTCATCGTAAGGTTTAAATAGTAACTCAACATTAACTTCAGATTTGAGATTATTAACCATACCCATTCTTATAAGCTCTTTGCTTTCTTCAGTTAGATTGTACGGGTACAGATTTAAGAATACATTTATTGGTTTACCATTATTAAATGTTTTACTAGAATGCAGAGCTTCGTAACAATAGTCAGACAATAGGTCCATTATCATAGTTGGACTAGGGTTATTTAGAACATTAGCATTTCTTTTTTTATAAATAGTTCTAAATACTTTTACAGACAAATAACCAAATTCATCAATATAGCGATTATGATACTTACCACTTGTTATGTAAGGTACTATCATATCCTTATCTATATCGAATAATAAACTTAATCTGGTATCCATTAATGTATCAAGTTCTATGTATACCCCGTTTATAATATCATTATCCACGTGTTTCTCCTATATCATACATTGTTCTCTCCATACTATTTTCTATGTTAGATGAATCATTTTCAACTTCTTCCTGAAGTTCAGCTAATTCTTTTTCTTTTTCTTCCATTATTTCTATTGCATTTTCTGTAAGACTATTTATTTTCCATCCAGGCAAATCCATAAATTCATTTAGACTAAGTCCAAAGAATTCTCTTATATTGTAAGAACTGTAAATCTTTATAAGGCTATCTAATCTAGTACAAACAACCAGGTCTTCCTCTTCTCTGTATAAAACGCTGCCGAATAGTTTATCGGCTTCACTATTGCCCTTAAGACCATTTATGTCATCATAAACGTCAGATAAAAGAATAGCACTCTCAGGGCTAGATAACACTATACTTATATTTTGTATAATGTTATCTATATATTCAAGGTTGTTACTTTCTAGTTTGCGTTCTACTAGATGTTCTCTTCCAGGTTTCTTTCTGAAATTTTGCTTGTTTTGAGAATGCTTAGGTCGAAAAAAGCTTCAAGTACATTTATTGGAATAATGTCTTTAAATGCCTCATTTAGATTATCATCACCTTGTTTAAGATCACAATTTGGACATCTGTATTTAGGAATACCAACAACAGCAATAGTGTTAAGATCTATATAATCTTTTACTCTACTAAGAATCTCTTTAAATGCAACTTGATCAGAAACTAGCATCTCTAAGATATTGTCCATTGTTTCTTTATCATTAACAGTGCTACCATCTGGTAATCCAAGAGACTGAATAAAGTGATTGTATGCACTTAGAAGAACCATTTTACTACTTGCGTTAACTCTCTTGTTCTTTTCATCTACACTAAGTTTCTCAGTGAATAATTTTTCAGTAAGATCTATAATGTTGTTTACCCACGTTTCACCACTAATAATATGTTCATCAATTGTAGGTGCTTTTAAAGTCATTGTTATATCTAGACCATTTTCAGTAGGTATAGTATACGTATGTGGTTTGTTTACAGGTAATGTAGATTGATACTCAAGCACCTCATCTATACTTACTGTTTTAGGACCACGCTTAACCATTATTTTCATATGGTTAGTATCTAGAGCTTTTCTATTTACCCATAACAATTTCTTAGGATCAATAATGGATTCTATGGTATGATCGCATTCAGGTTTACCAGTAACTGGATTTATGTTTAAAGAATTCATACATGTTCTAACGTCTTTAAAACCTTTAACATAAATAGATTGAATTAAACCATTAACTAAAGGATAAAGATCTTGCATCTTAATATATTTAGTTATCTCATTTATGTCAGCAATGTCTAAAGAACAACTTTGGATATGTCTAGTAACAAATTCTAAAACAAGTCTATCAAATACAACGCTGTAGTTAGAATAGATTAAAGTGTTTGTTTCCCTACCTAATCTAATTTGGTTGTCAGCAATAGACATCTCCAAGTTTAGAAGATCAGATTCTTTAATTGGTTTTAAAGAGATCCAAAACCCACTATGCCATAATGGTACCTGTATAATACCACCAAGTCCAAGGTAGTTATAAAACTTAGCTGTAGCAGCAGAACCCTTTAGTTCTCCTTTAGCATTTTTACCAACAACAAGTTCTCTGATAGTTAAAGCTTTATCTGCATACTTTGGTTCAAGTTCCCATTGTGCTTCTTTGTCTTTTAGAGTATTAACTAAAGCATTCTGCTTAACTGTTACTCTAAGACCATCAGCAACTATTCCTACAGCTAAAGACTCTTTATCTGTGAAATCATCAGCAAACGTATCGTCGTCGATACTATTCATGATTTTCATGGCATTAAAAATATCTTCATATGTACTACTAGGCATAATTACAGCATCTACCATAGGTCCACCAGGTAATATTTCCTCTATTTCTTTTTCAACCTCTATAGGTTCTTCCTGTTTAATTGGTTCTTGTATCTCTTTTTTAGGAGCTACATCGGCTACCTTAGGCTCAACTACAGCACCTTCTTCTTTTACTTCAACGTCGGCTACAGATACTGGTCTATTTGAAGTTAGATCAATACCTCCATTAAATTTCGGCTTATTCATAAATCATCCTTTCTTATTTATTGTTTTCAGCTACAGCTTTAGCTATGTCAGTTTGTACTTTTATAGATGTTTGAATAATGTTATTATCCAAATTTATAAGGGTAACAATGTCGGTAATAGCAGTGCTAGATAGAACAGCAAATTTTTCACCGATACCAATATATCTACCAAGAGTTTCAACATATAACATGTTTCCTTCTTCATCGTCTTTATCGATAAGACCAGTACCCTTACCAGCGTATCTATCTTGAGTTTCTTTTAGCTCTAAAGCAACATCATCTATAGATTTCATTAATCCAGTAACCATCGCATATAGTTTAGGGTCTGAATCAATTTTATGTTCATTTGTTTTAACCATAGTAACAACAAGCATTTGTAAGTCTAAAATGTCACTAGCCATACCCTTATGTGTGGCATGTAATTCATCCCAACTAACATTTTTGCTATCAACAGGAACTACTCCAACGATTTCTTCATTTCCAGCAATATTTTCCTTATCTACTTTCTTAGCAGAGAAATCATCATTCTCAGCAGTTACCTTTTCGTTTTTAACATTTTCACTCATTTTTTTATCCTTTTGTATAATTAGACTAATATGTCTGTTATCAATAATATTAATCATTTACATTTTTTATGTAATCAAATTTTATTTAAGCATATATTATTAATATAGAGAACTGTATATTCTTATACTTTTTTCAACCATGGTAAATAAATGATAAGAAAAGGAGGACGCATGCAAGCAAGAGTTATATCAGGCGGGGATGCTGGGTTTGAAGCCTTAGTATATACGCAACCAGATGGCAATTTGTTAAACTATATAAATAATTCTATAAATTCAGCTACTGCTAAGTTAGGTAATATTGCCAGTAACTTCATAGATACAACTAGGAGTATCTATGAGAATTATAATAGTGCAGCTGTTATAAATAGTGCGAAAGCGTTAGTTAGTACATTAGATAACCATATTAATCCAGATGTAATTATTAGATACAATACATCAACAGTATTTAATGCTACACCAAAGATGCAAGAATATATTATGGTACAACCAGAATTATTCGATCTTAACAGAAATCAACAATGTAGTGCATATGACGATATGTATTATAACGTGGATCCAAGTGTTAAAAATGTGGAGGAACATATCCGTTATAAAGAGGTTATGGATGGAATGTTACAATTTGATGATAACGGTGATGGTTTTATTGTTTCTTACAGTAGTAGTGAAATAGATGATTTACATCCTATAGATCAATTTTCAATAAGAGATACTTGGGATGCTGTTGCTGACTTAATCGCTAATGGTATTGATCCATCTAGTCCAGATGGTGATGAGCTTTAAATAAGGAAGTAAAATATGGAAGATGAGTTAATAAAGGAAGAAATTTATGATAACTGTCATCCAGTATCACATGCAGATATATTTAGAATATTATCTGCATTTGAGATATTGGAATATGATGTTATAACAAATAGGTTATATGATATAGTTAACCTACCTATGGATGGTAGACCAGATAATTATTCTTTTTTATTAATTAAGACTATAACTAATAGTGCATTTGATGTGCTAGATGAAATGGGATTGATTCTTGATAGAGAAAAAACTAAGTTAAATGAAATAAGTTCTATTCTAATGTCTATGGCTACTATTATGGAAATTGATTATAGTATAGCAGTTAACCTTGTTAGTAGCTATGAGAACGTAGATGATCAGTTTGAAGTAATGTCAGACGTTATAAGTTCTATAACCGATATTGGTAAATATAGAGTATTTGATATCATAGATGAAGTTAGACCTATGTTTAGTAAAAAGGTAAAAGAAGTTCTAGATACAATAGTTAATACTATAGATGAGAGTGAAGATATTACACAAAGCATCATTGATAGTAGAAAAGCCAATGTCATGATAAAACTTCTTAGGTTTATAGATAAAGATACTAAGGACCATAAAATACTTGGTTTAGTTATATCTGTAGATGGTATGATTTTAGATATAGAGTTGTCTAAACTAATGGAAGCATATTTTGATAACATATCTCACGATCCAAGAGAAGCTGCATTTGACATCATTTCATTAATCTTAATATCTAAAGATCAACGTTTTAATATGTTAGATGCTTATATAGAAATAGTAGAGGACATTATAGAGAATGAGAATGATAAAGCAATAGTTTATAATATTGTTAAATCAAAAGTAGAATCTATATATTCTAAGTTGAAAGACTTGGATAAGTATAACGTATTCAGTAAGGAGGCATAATGACTATTAAAGAGTATTTAAAGTATAGCATAGACAATAAGTTAGTATTAAAGCTTAATTGGGTTATAGCTATGTTTTCCATAGGTCTAGAAGATAACGATTTTATAAAGTTTGATAAGAATTCTATATTGGTTAATGTTGACGGTAAAGATATTGTTTTAGATGGTGCTGTTAAAGGAAAAGCTATTTTAAATCCAACAGATACTATAAAGATAGAAAAAGGTTTCTTAGAAAACGTTGAAAAGGATGAGGATACTACAATAGGTAGAGTTCTTTTAAACTATGTTTTATTAAGTGGTAATTTTGGTTCTAAGGTGCCTTATCAAAATAAACGTTTTGAAGTAAGTGATATAGAGAATGAATATATAACGATACTTCTTAAGGATAACGATGATAAAAAAGATGGCATAAGCATTGACGAATATGTTAACTTTGTAGACGCCTCTACTTATTTACAGAATTGGGCAGAAGTCATATCTGTTTCAGCTACAGAAAAGTCAATGATAGCCCCAGATGGAATAAAACAATATCGTAAAAAGCTCATAGAGGAAGTTGTTAAAGAACATGGTCCAGATGCCCTTAAAGATTATACTGTTATTGCTGAGATAGAGAATAAGTTAAAAGCATATGATAAAGAGTTCTTAAAAGATGATCCTTCCTTAGGTAAATTAATGGGTGGTAAGATCCTTAATAATAGTAGAAAGAAACTATTCCTAATGACTGGTGCTGAAGTTAACTTTAGTAATCCAGAAGATGACGCACAGCTAGTTGAACATGCCTTAGAAGATGGTTATAGTAATGATCCAAAAGAATTAGCCAGTAATTTTAATAGTGTTAGGTTCGCAAGTTATAGTAGGGGTAATGAAACATATAAAGGTGGACTTACAGCTAAGATACTTCTTAGAGCAACTTCGGCTATTACTATAAGTAAAGGGGATTGTAAAACCAACGGTTATAAGATGTGGAATGTTACGAATGATAATTATAAAAGCCTTATAGGTAGATATCTTGTATCTGGGTCCACAATAGTTTATGTGGAGGATATTAATGTAGCCAAATCTTATATAGGTAAAGATGTTAAAATGAGATCGCCAATGTATTGTTTAAGTAAAGGTGAATCTATATGCAGTATATGTGCAGGTACTGGTTTAAGTATAAATGCGAATAGCGTTCCATTAATCGTTACTAATATTGGTGGTACAATACTTAATCTGAGTATGAAAGCAATGCATGATACTACTATAAAAACAGTTAAAATGGATTTAGGTGATATGTTGTCTTAATAGTTTTTTTAACCAACATGTTTAAATGATAAAATAATATAAAAAGGATAATTATGGATGATTTAATGGATATCTTAGATAGTACTGAAGAACCAAAATCTGAAATTGCTTCGTCTCCAGAGCCTAAGCAAGAATATAAAAAAGATGATAAGAAGAAAGTTAACTTATGGGAAGATCATATCGAACCAGTTAAGGTTGATAAAGATAGTTTACTTAGATTTAACAGAATGTTTACTGTTATGTCGCATGGCGAAGTTCCTGGTGAAACTATAATTCTTATTGAACAACTTACCAAGTTACTTATTAGCAAAGGTTTCACATATAGATTTGATGGTAATGTACAGGATAAAGCATCTCTTCAAGGGTATAGTGCTGGTAAAAGTAGATCTGAAATCTATCTTCCATGGAAAGGTTTTAATAAAGATGTAACTGCTAAATTAAATAGACCTTCTGAAAAAGCATATGGTCATGCTGCATTATTTCATAAAGCATTTAATAAGCTACCACCAACTGTAAGAGCCATCGTTGCTAGAAATGTACATATGTTAATAGGTGATGAGTGCAATACTCCTCTTAACCTATTTATAACATATACGCCAGATGGTGCAGAAACAAAAGCTGATGTTGATTATAAAACTACAGGTAACATGTCATTTATGATTTATGCATGTGAGGATCTGGGTATACCTGTTTTTAATCTTAAAAATGCATCTGCAAAAGAGCGTATAGTTGAGTTTTTAAATGCTTTAAAATGAAACAAAAATTAAAAGAAGGAAAGATATATGGCTAAGCAAAGAAATAGAAATCAAAAGGTTGTAGAAGAAACTACAGAAGTTGAACAAGTAGAAACACAGTCTACTGAAATTGATAGTGACCCAACTATTGATGGTCCTACTACAGAAGATATTGCAGATGTTGAGTCTCAAAAAGCTGAAGATGCTGCTAAGGCAGAAGCTGCTGAAAAAGAGGAAGCTGAAAAAATAGCTAAAGAACAAGCAGACAAAGAAGCCGCAGAAGCTAAAGCTAAAAAAGAAGAAGAGGAAAGACTTGCTGAAGAGAAACGTCTTCAAGAAGAAAAAGCCAAAAAAGCTAGAGGTAAGAATCCTTTAACTGATAGTAAAGTTAGTATTGCTGACAAAGTTAAATATTGTTTAACTGAAGCAACTGGTAAAATTAGAGTTACTGCTAATATCCTAGAGTCTTATAATAAAGCTATGAAACCAGGTGCAGTTCAAAATGAACAACTTATGGTTGGTAAACAATATGAGCTACTTAACTTATATAGAACTATCTTCTCTATAGAAGACTTTGGTGCATTTAAACAACAGTTTGATATAGTTAACTTATTCTTTAACCACTATGCTAAAGAATCTATGGGTGAACATTATCTTTCAAGATTCGATTATCTATGGAAATGGGATCAAGAAGAGTTAACTACATTATTAAATGTTAATGAAGTTATTAGTCAACTTGCTAACTATGAAACTAGACAGCAAAGAATTAAACAACTTAACTTAGAGTACGCTCTAAATCCTGATGAAACAATCGTTAGTGATATCGCTAGAGATAACGTTATCAGATATTACTCTGCATAATCTTACATACATTAGCTTAATTGCTAATGTATGTAAATATTGAGTTTCCATTTTTTTTCAACCATATATAATATATGTAGATACGTGACAGTATTAAACTATAATATACAGTTAAGTGCCCTCGAATGGTACCTCTAACAACAAAAGGATATATTATGAAAAACTCAAGAAGAAACAGACAAAGACCTATTAATACTAAAAAACAAAGCGTTAAACAGGTGGAAACAGTTGTAGCTACATATGATGCTAATGCTGCAGCAACAGCGGTATTAGGAAAATATCTGGATGCAGTAAATCGGGTTCTTCAATTAGCTGACCTTGCTTTCACTGTATTTAATGATGAGTTTTATAGCAATGTTGATAAAACATCAAGAGAGCGTGTTGACGCAATACTTGATGAATGTGAGGCTTTTGAGAACTCATTTTCCGAATTGGAAGATGAAAAAGCCGAAAGGTATTATGATGGAGAAATCGATATGGGTAATTCTCCAATCGAATATTTTCAAATCGAGCTTTTAGATGTTGCTCAAACTTTTAAAGTGATCAATGCTGAGGTAGTAATTATTAATGAAATTGGTGGTCTTAATGAGGATAATGTTAAATTATTTTCCAGTTATTTTAAGTTTCTGGAGAAAGATTCAGAAGACAGAAAACAATATATGCCAGTCCTCAAAGAGGACTGGGTTGAGTTATATAAGACAAACCCAACTGCATCAGTTAGATCGTATGTTTTAGCAATGAGAGATGAGGGTAGAAGATTAGCTAAAGAACAAGCAGACAAAGAAGCCGCAGAAGCTAAAAAGGAAGATGTTATTGCTGAAGCTGAAGCTGAAGTAGCTGCTGATACATCTACTTTGGTTGAAGAATTAAACATAGTAGTTAAAGAGGAAGTTGAAAAGATTCAGAAAGAATCTGAGTCTAAAACATCTTCAAGCTCATCTTCTTCAAGCTCATCTTGGTCAGGGCTAGAGGTAGCCGCTGGTATCATTGGTTTAGGTCTTATTGGATTTGGTGCATATAAGATATATGATCACTTTTCTGATAACGATGATGTGATCATCATTGACACAGATTCCCTAGACATGGGGGATAATATTATGGAAGTCGATTATAATGACTTATAAAATATTAACTACACTGGCCATCCTAAAGCCAGTGCAGTTAACGTAAGGACTCCGATAGGAGATGCGTCATGGTAATTAAATACCATAACCGTAAACACATTATTCTTTTTTGTCTCAGCATAGACAGAATAATACATTTACTCATATAAAAGGAAAAAAATATGAATGAAAATAAACAACCAAGATTCGTAACGCTTAAATATCTATACATTGTAACAATGGCAGCAACTATATTAGCAGGTATCGCTGGATATTATATGTACCTACAATATAATGGTTTATTATATAAAGAAAGAGTGGTAGTAAAAGAAAGGGTAATTACTAAAACAAAGGTAATAAAACAAACCACAAATACAGATGGTATGATTGTATGTGTATCTATGGATGATCTTAGAAATGATTTAAAGAAGAATTATTCTTTTCTGTCCAGCAAGCAAAGAAATCTGGTTATAGATACTATAGATAAATCTTCTAAGAAATATAATGTCTCTCCTATAATTATATATGGTCTTATATCTGTAGAATCGAGTTTTAGATTTTGGATCAAATCTAAAGAAAGAAAAGTTACTGCTTCTACCGGTAAAAGAGTTAAAGATAGGGCTATTGGTTTAGGTTCTATAATGTATTCTATATGGGGTGATAAACTTAAACAGAATGGTATATTAGAAACCAAATCAGATCTTTATAATATAGATAACAACATAATGAGTATAGCATATATACTGCATGAGTTATCGGAAATGCCCTTAAAGAAAGGAACACATGATAAAATGACCTCTGCTATGCGAAGGTACTTTGGTGGTAATTATAAGTCTTATTCTACAAAGATAAAAGACAAGATAGGAGCAATCATGTTCAGTAAGTTACTATAGAGGTTATTCCTCTATAGTAACTTCTTTTTTTATTTCTTCTGCTAGATCTATTAACTGCGGAAAATTGAACATGCTTGTACAGTACTCTACACTATTAACTGCTCCACTAAATAAGTTTATATTATCATACATGAAGTCTTCTTTTCTTTTTCCTTTTATGGAAACTATTTCTTTTTTTGTTGTTTGTTTAGATATATTACATGCAACACCATCACTAGGATATGAACTAACAGCATCTATGTCGTATACATGACATCTTATATTAGTTTGGATATCTCCATCCTCAGCTATACATTTTATACCGTTATCTATAAGTCTATATGCTGGAAGCGTTATAATCCAATTATCTAATCCTAAAACCTTATCATCAACTATCTTACTAGGTTTAGTACCAAGAACTCTTTTATTCTGTAAGTAGAAGAAATGTAAACCATCAACTATCTTTTTAGGTCCACTATTAAATATATCAAAATCGGATATACCAGCAAGGATAGGTAAAGATGTAGTTAAATCTTTTGTTTTATTTTCTAATTCTAACATAGATAGGATATCATATTGGTTGTATATAATATATTCTAATGGTTTGTTTTTAACCATATATTTATGCCAGTCAGCACCTTTGTATTTATTATCATCATCAAATTTCAATTTAGTATTTATCTTATTATGTTTTAAAACATTATCTAAACCATAACCACCAGGAACAGCTGCTTGACCAACTCTAACGTAACTATATGCACACATGGCGTCTATAAAAATAAAACTTGACGTACAATAAGCATAATGCCATTGTTGTTCTGGGTTAATCGCCATAACTCTACCAGACTCAGTTACTCTTTGCTTTTGCCCTTCTTTATATCTAAAATATTTAAACTTATCAGGTAGCGATGGATCAGAGAATACATCTTCATGTTTAACTCCATATTTATCTAGCACTCTCATCATTACTGGTAAATCGTAATTGATATTCCATATAGCTAAGAAGTCAGGTTGCCATTCATGTACCTTTTTAAATATATTTATAATAAGTTCTAATTCGTTATCAAATATATCGTATTCTCTTTTTGTACAACCTTTTATTATATCTGTATCGGGCATCCATTTATCATAAAGATCTTTTAGTTTACTATCTATGTCTTTTATTCCATCTACTAAGGATTTGTTTATTACTGTATATAATTTATCATACATTGCTATAGATATAATAGATATTACTCCAGTATCGATATCATTTTCAATATCAAGTGCACATACTGTACTCTCAGTATTGCAGTCAGGATATTTCTCTTGATAAATTTTCTTAATTATAGATGTTGATTTTATATCTACGCCATATAAAAATTGATTATCTACAACGTCCCTCATACTGTTTTTAAAATAACCATTTTTACCTATTCTAACGGCTATATTATTCGCAAGTCTAGATTGTGTAGAATAGTATGTATTAACTCTGCTTTCTAATTCAAATTCTTTCTTTTGTTTATGGTTTTGGAAATGGGGTTTGGTTACATAAAATGGTCTTTTAAAATTCTTTATAGTCTGTAAATTTATTTTAGTTGTTTTGTCATCATAGTGTAAAACTTCTTTTATAAAATGTGTATCGTCTCTTAAACCTTTTACTTCTGGTAAATGTATTACGAACTTACATTCTCTTCCTATTATTTTTGACATTATAATTCCTTTATGGATTTTTTCAATTAAGTATCTGGATTACAAAAAATAAAAAAAAGTAACAATCTTATAACTATTTAATGATTATTAAAAGATAAAGAAGGAATAAAAATGTCTAAATTATTTAGCGATGAAATAAAAAATGTCGGACTTAGCATGGAAGAAAAGTTTGACATGGATAACCTTGAGGAATCTATAGAAGAACTTAAAGTTGATTTAAGTACTAAGATCTCAGTGGTTACAGATGCAATTGTTACTGTAGAATCTATGCAAGAAAGATTAGCGTTAGATAAGATGGCGTTAGAGCATAATGTAGTTACAAAAGAGTACTTAATTCTTATAGGCAATACCATGTCTTTAGAAAGTGCCAGTTTGGGTTTACAAGTTGAAATGCCTAATATAGATGAAGAGAACTTAAACAAGAGTTTAGAAGAAATGATAATTACTACAGAAAGTGCTATTAGTAGTACGTGGGACGCTATAAAATCATTCTTTAAAGCTATCTGGAATGGTCTTAAAAAATTAGGTAATGCTGTTAGTAAGTTCTTTGGATTTAAAGAGAAAGAAATAGCTAGTAGACTTAAAATGATTTCTGAATTAGAGGACCTAGACCCTTTTGAACTAGATTCTGAAAAGTTAGTTAAAGATTTTAAAAAAGATTTCTTTACATTCTTTACATCAGGTTTTGACTTAGCATCTGAAAAAGATATAGAGCGTTTAGCAGATACAGTTATGAATAATGATTATTTATTAACTAATAAAGAGATTCTTATAAAAGGTGTTAAAGATGGTGGTCCTGGTAAAATAAGTACTGAAGCAGGATTTAAAATTGAAACAGACTTTAATAAGTTCTTTGGTATGTATGGCAATGGTAAAGAGGCTATCGTTAGTAAAGTAGGCGATGCTGAAGTTAAATGTAATGTGGTTACGGGTGTTGGTCCAGCGAATGTTTATATTTGTACTTTATATTCTTATAATGGGAATAAAGAGTTTTTGAAATCTAAAACTACTAAATTGGTTCCCCCAACTAATATAGATAAGAAATTTCAAAATGCTAAATTCAGTAGACTTACTAAGAGTTTATTAAGTAAGATAGAAAATTCTAGATTGGATATAATTAAAAAGGGTGATAAGATGAGTGATAGCCTTAAAAACTTTGAAAAAGATATTCCAGTTTATATTAAAGAAGCTCTTGAAAAAGGTAAGATTGAGGGCAAGGATGCAGATGCTTTATTGAAGTCATCTATTACTACTGCCATGGATGTTGTTAAATCATCTTTACAAGGCATTACAGAAGCACAGAAAGCACTTGATAAATTAAATCTAAGATACTTAGCTATTTATAAAAAGAGAATCAAAAAGTAAATATATAAGACATAGTTGATTCTATGTCTTATATAGTCTATTTTATTGATAAATTAAAAAAGGACAGTTATGGGTAAAATATTTAATAATGTCTCTAACGAGATGATAAATGTGCAACTTCATGATCCGATAACAGTAGAACTAGAACAATATTTTAACATCCTAATAAAGATGTCCGATAAATATAGTAGTAAGCTTGTTACTGGAATAAGTTTCTTTAGAAATAAAGAAACCAGAAAGATTATAGATGCTATAGATAAGACTATAAGTAAACGTTTTGGTATCCAATTTAAACATGTTAATGCTACTGGTATCAGTTATGCTGTTATGCCTATACCCCCAATAAATTATAATGTTATAGGCGGAGATATTCGTACTAGATTTAAAAAGTATAAAGATTTTTTGGGTAAATCTAAGTGTAACCCAGAGTTTGAATATTGTAATAATGAATTTACTAAAAAAGACGTTAGTTCAGATATAAAAGATGCATGGAAAGATGAGAAGTCTTTAATATATAAAAACTATATTGGGTATTTAGAATTAGAAAAAACACTTAACTCTAAAGGTGTCAAGATAAACTTAGATAAAGCGACGGTAAAAGGTTTACCATCTAACTATGAAGTATTTCTTCTTATAGATGTTTTTTCTTTAATAAATACATATAAGTTAAATGCCAAGGAGTTAGTAGCTACGTTATTACATGAGGTAGGTCATGCGTTTACTCATTTAGAATATTCTTATCGTACTGTAAAATCAACTACAGTTATCTTGGATACCTTAAGAGCAGATTTAACTAACGGTAAAAGCATGAAGAAAACTTTGATGCTTCTTTATAAAAATGAATTAGGTGGTGATGAAAAGGATTTAAAAGATTCTAATTTAACTATTGCTAGTATTCGATTTATGGATAAATACATGTCTAACACTATGCTTATGTCCAAAAACGATAAACATTCTGGAACTGATAGTGAGCAATTAGCTGATCAATTTGCAAATAGATTTGGTGTTGGTAGCGATTTACTAAATGCTTTAGTTAAATTGCATAACGCTAATAGATTAGATCTTAATTTAAATAATGATATATTGTTAATCTCTATACTTGTTTTATTAAGTGCTATTACGCTGGTTGTATTCTTACCAGCAGTTATAACTTTTATTATAACGCAGGCAATAATGACACTATTGTTTGGTGGCGATGATAGCAATACGATCACATATGATAAAAATAAAAGAAGATACTATAGGATAAGAAACGATATGATTCGTATACTTAGAACAAGCGATCTTCCTAAGAAAGATATGAAAAAGGTTATAGAAGAGATTAATTTTATTGATAAGGTAATCGATGATACTCCAGATGATACTGGTTGGCTGGAAAAGTTAGGTAATAAATTATTACCATGGAATAAACGAGCAAGTAACTTTAAAGAGTTAGAACAATACTTAGAAGATTTAACAGAAAATAGTTTACATGTATCTTCGAATAAATTAAAAAACATATAAAGGAAAAATAAGATGTTAAAAATAACTGATAAAAATATACAAGAACTATGCGGAGTATTAAACGCTACTGGTGATGAGAAAAGATTAGCTGCATATTCTGGTGTTGCTGCAAGTTTTACTAATGGTATTATAAACGATTTAATAAAATCTGGAGTTACTAAGGTAGATAGTAATACTAAATTTAAAATACATGATCTATTTTATGAGCTTAATGAGATTGCTGTACTTGATAAAAATATGTTTACTGCCATCGTAAGTAAATATATTCAGTTTAAATTAGATGTTATTTACAAGCCTTTAATTATAAACGAGTTTAATGATATTATTGGCGTTAACGATATATTTGGTAAAGAATATGTTAAAGTTATTGACGGTAATATTGGCGTATTTAATAAAGCATTTAACTTATCAAATATAGTTCTATCTAAAAAGGATTAAATATGAATCAATCTGAAAGAAAGATTTTAATAGGACTTAAAGATACTATAGTTTCAAAAGGCGTGGTATCTAAGAGTGATGTTATGTCTATGGAAGAGGCTTGTCCAGGTATAGTTAGTGATTCTTTTAATGTTAATAGTTTTACTTCATTGGCTACATCTACTAATTTTAATTCATTAGTAGAGCACTTAGATACTATTATTAGTGCTGAGTCTAAAGAAGAAGCGGCAATCAATATAACTGATTATATACTAGAGCTTAAGAAACTAAGATCTAAATTAGTTAGTGTTAGGGGTTTATTTAATGTTAAGGATGGTTGTGATTTGGATTTAATTTCTGATATTAAGGAAAACAATTATATTAGTTTTTATAAAGGTAAAGAATTAGTTAATCCATTAACACTAACTCCTGATGAATTTTTAGAAAATGTTTATAAATTCAATGATGCATTGTTAGTTGGTAAGAAGCAAGATATAGCGGAAAATATAAATAGAATTGCCTATCTATTATCCGAAAGTAACGATAACAAACCATTAACTATATTTAGTTTGTTAACAAATCTGGTTAATAATGATATGTCTTTATTTCATTATGAAAATAACATGGAACCTTATCTTATTGGGGATGTTGTTGATAAACTTATAGTTTCTGGTTTAGGTTTTTATAAGATAGGTAAACTTGTGGAGCAAATAGATGCTGAAATAAATTATAGTATATTTGATTTCAGATTTGATCTGAATGAAAATCATACTGACTATAATTATACATATAATCATAAACATGGACATATAGTGAATATGTTGTCATTGTTTGAAGATAGTGATAGTTTAAATTTATTTAAATTACTTAAAATGTATTTTACAAAATAGTATATAGTATGTCCTATTAGGACATACTATATACTTAAACTGTATAAATCCTTAAATCTATATCATATTCGATATTAATGTCTTTCTTAACGTCATACATTATTTTCTTTTTGATAGTTAATCTAGAAGTATTGTTCTCTATATTAAACATCTCAAAATCATGACCTCCATCAAGACCAGTTATTTTAACACCTTTTAAACTAGTACCAAAAGATTTTTTTATATCTTCTTTTATATTATTAATATTTACAACACCATTATCTAAATGTCCATGTATGATTATACCAACTATACTTTTTAAGTAACTAAGTTTATCATTGTTTATTGGACTGTTTTCAGAAACATATAATGTTACAACAGGCGATATGAATTGATTCGTTACATATTTTTTAGCACCAACTGTAAGTACCGCATTGTTATTAGATCTAGAAGGACTATAAAATACTGTTGTATTATCCAACATCTTTTCATTAAGATCATTCATATATTTATCTATATAAAGTCTAAGTAAATCATTTATTGTTTCTTTATAATCAGAATATAAAACGGATGTATCCAATCTATATTCATGTTCTAACATAAGTACATCTATATATCTAACTATACCAGATACTCCATCTATAACAGGATTGCCTTTATCATCGAGTATAGGATCTCCTTTTCTATGTAAATATAGATCATTTCCTTCAGAGTCTTTTACTATGTCTCCTTTCTTATGTATGATTTTATACTCTAGCTTATCGCAAATACCATCACCGTCTGTATCTACCGCATCGAAGAAACTACCATCTTCAATATCCATATCTAGTATGTCTTCGGTATACCGCATAGGTATGTCTGTATCGTAGAGTTTATACTTTCTATCTGTATAATCAGTGTTAACAGAATTCCATAGATATTTTAGTTCTTTACCAAATGTTACTAGCACGGTTTCTTTAGATAATGCCAGTCTGTTTATGTCTAAATCATAAATTATCTCATCAGTTACACCATATTTAGTTCTATTAACTGCTTCATAATTTGTATAGAGTATAACTTCCAAGTCAGTTTCTAAATCTATATTTGCCATGATAAGTTCTTTATTACCGTTTAATAACATTAACTCATTATTATCATTAACATAGAAGTTAGTGTCTATTTCAAATTTAAGATAACCAGTAACTCTCTCCATAGTTGTATAGAAATATACCCTATCTTCAGTATTAGACATTTTAATACTTAGCTGAGCTTTTATGTTGTCAGTAGGTATATTATTAAATATTTCATTTCCAAGAACAGTAAAGATTATTGTAAAACCTTTATTGGTACTATAAGTGGTAAACTTATCTATGTTTACCGAAATGTCATCATTTATTTTACTTAGTATTCTAAGATTATCCAACTTAGGTACATCAAAATCAAATACCCTAGAAGTAGTTATGCCATCAACTATGCTTGTTATATAGTAGAATGGGGTATAAAAATATTTATTTGCAAGTAATTCTAAGATTAATGGTTCATTATTAAGATTCTTTAAGTAATCATATTCTGCGTTACTCAACATTCTAACTTTGTTGTTTTTATTTATGAATGTAGAGCCAGATCTTATTACAGCCGTAGTTGAGTCAACAACATTAACATAATCATGCATCAGATAGTCACTTAATACGAATTCTGTTTTATTAATGAAAACATCCATCTTAGATTTTATTTTTTTATTAACTGGTTCTGGTATGTTCTTAGTGGCTATAAAATACCTGTCAGTTATAACATCTAATACCTTGTCTATAGAGAAACCATTATAAGAAGCATACTCTTTTAATTCGTTTGAAGTTATAGGAGTATCATTCTTACCAGTAGTATTATTTATGATTATGCTTCTTAGTTCTTCCATGGTTCTTTGGTTTCTACCACCATCAACAATATGGTTACTATTTGTTAGCGTTACTATATTTGGAGTAACTGCAGTATATTTATTTTTAGCAGTATTACCCAATAACAAACTAAAATCATCCATAGGAAATTTATTTATATTTAATGTAAGTTCTCCTTTACTACTATAAACGACTATCTTTATTAGACCAGATATAGTGTTATTTAAAAGATACAATTCAGGTATAGTGTATAGGACATGATTGTCCATTACCTTAACATGGATAGTTGGTTTTTCTGGATCAAAGATAATATCGCTATGAGTAGTATTTATCTTAACCCATTTGTTTCCAGTATTTGGATTCTTTATATAAACTATAGAGTAATGATATTGATCACTAAACTCCACCTCTTTTTGAAATCCCATACCCTTAATTATATTGTCTTCTATTGTAAAACGCTCTAATTGTTTTATCATAGTTTCAAATACAATCCATTCATTATCATTGCTGTCTTTTATAATATCATTTCTAAGAACACCTAAATCCTTTATAGATAAATCATCATCGGAGATCATTTGTTCTATATATGCTTTTTTACTAGATTTATAGTAAGTTATTTTTATATCATTAAGTGTAGTGAATTTAGTATTACTTACAGTTATTGTACTGTATTCAGGTATGGACATAATATATTTGTCATCCTCTTCATAGCCGTTATCTATAAGATCCTTTAAGTTAATTGTAAAAAGCATTGTAGCCTCTGCTGGTATTGCAAAAACATTAACCATTTCTATGTCTGATAGATGATGATATAAGTCAGTTGGTCTAATAGCTAAACTACTATAATTCTTTCTTAAATTACTTATCGATTCCTGTAACGCTGAATTAGTTAAGTCTATATTTGCTTCCATTAACATCAGAAATGGATTAGTTGGATCTGTAAATGTGATATTGCCGTCACTGTTTTCTTCTATACTATTAAGTATCTTAGACTGTATAAGTGTAGGATTATACTTAATTTTATCTAGGTCTATTTCAAAACTCATTATTGTTTCCTTTTTTAATTTAATATTTGCATATCTATATTTTTATTGGCATATTCAATATCTTCTTTATCTGCCCACCATTCGAATTCAAACGACATAGGATTTATTCTGGGATAACCTCTATTGTTTAGCCTAACAAGTAGCTTATCTGGTATTTTTTCTAAGCCATATTTCTTACCAACTGTCTCCAGTATAGTTTCGGCATTTTCTGGATCTACATGAAATACTCCAGCTGTTATCATGTTTTGTATTTCATTATTTAATAACCTCATGTCAGGATTAAATATTCCAACAGTAGCATTAAATTCTTTTACTAGTATATCATCATTATACATGGCACCTAAAGATTTAAATCTTATAGTAACATCTTTTGTCTGGTCTGAAAATGGTCTTTCATCACTAGCATCGAAGAATTTACCAGTAGGTATGTTTATAGGATAACTTGCACCAGTTGCAGCTATTTTTTTTACATACTTTTTATTTTCCGTTAAAACTATTCTATATATCCTAGTGTTGTAATCAATTTCATTTTCCGTAATAAAATCCATATAGGGCATAAGAACGCCTTCAAAAACATTGGACATGTAATGTAGCCATGTATCAAAAAGTAAGCTTAACGGCTCTTCTCTCATATTGTTAAATGTAACATCTAAGTCAAATGCCTCGTAAATATCTACTGTGCCATCAACCATAGCATGTTGCTCTTTTCTAACACCAGCCTTAGATATATGACTAGAATTAACCACATCAGGCCATCCTGAGATGCTTTTTAATGTATTAGTTAGAACAGGTATAAATGCACTCTTTGGATTTATCAGTGGAGTTGTTATTGTTTCAACCCCATTGCCCAAATTTATTCTTGGGTCAAGCATACATCTTACATATCTATGTATTGATCTTTCTTTGGTTGTTAATAATGAATAAAAATGTCTGTAATTTTCAAGATTTTTTGTAGACATGTTAAGTTGTGGTCTAGTAAAGAAAGTATACCCCTGATCATCTTTATTCTCAGGGAGAATTCCTTTTACCTTTCTATGGTTTATCCCGTATAACGCATTTCCTATAGCTTTATCAATACTACCCATAGGCTGAGTATTTTCCATAAAACTATCTAAACTATTTATAACGTTACTATCACCTAATTTATCCTGGTCAAATTCGTCTTTGTCAACTACTATAGCCATTATTTTATCCTTTATATAATATATTTATTAATCATGAAAATGGATTCTCTAATAATTGTAACATTAAATTGATTGATATAAAGATTTTTTTATCTTTTAATACGTAAAAAATTGAAAAAAAGGATTAAACATGTTAGGAACATACATGTCTCTTAAGCAGACGCTATTAAGTTTTAATAAGGTGCTAGATAAAGTGGAACAGGCTGGTAGTGGTGATATAGATATAAGTAGAAATGAGGCAATGCTTTATAGTACTAAAGGTTCTATGATTAAATTACTTTCTACATTTATTATAGAGCCGACAATTGTAATTTCAAGAGACCTTAGAGAAGAAGAGGTTACAGAAAAACTAGCAGAGATAAATTTAGATATATTTGCAAGTTTTTATATTCAAGCATTTAATGTAATGACTAACGTGTATGGCATGAGTCAACATACAGCATTTGATGTATTGTCTAGTAAAGGTGGTTTGCCTATTAGAGCTAATGGTGGTAAAAGTGCTTTTGAAGAAATGGACATGATTTCTTTCGAAGATAATGATTTCTTACCTATTAGTCTAGAGCAAAGAGGTAATAGAAGAAGACCGGTTAATAAAAACGCTAATAATAAATATCAACAAGCAAAAAACTTTATGAACAAAGTAAACGGTAGATTGAATAAATTAGAAAAGACCCCAAAAGAAAATAAAGAGATGAAATTAGTTAGTCCATCTGCTAGAATAAATGAAGGTAAAGGTGTTATAGTTCCAACTCTTATGCAAAAATCTATAGATATAACTTTTACTGTAAATTCTGAAGATAAAAAATCTGGTAAAAAGTTCACCAGGGATATTATCGTTCCAGTTCTTATCAAGGCTACGGTCATCTACAGTGACTTTTCTAATATTGAAACTATGGTAGATACAAATGGTAGAGATAAGAAATTTAGTTCTAGATTAGATGAGTATCGTGCAGGTATGATTTCTTTAGGTGATTTAATCTTTGCTGATGATCTTATTAAAGAATATAAAAATAATAAGTTTAAAGATAAAGATGATCTTATAGGTTATATGGAATCTAGAGCTACGACTGCCAATAAAAAGCTTCTTACTAAAGGTGCCATTGGTTTTGGTAAGTATTACAGTATATTAATCATTAACAAAAGACAACTTGCTATTATTGAAAATAAACTAGGTGGTAAAATCGATAAGCCTAGATATAAAGAGATGTTAGCAGAACAAACTAAGTCATTACTGATAAACGTGGTAGATACTGACTGGGAACGTGTTACTGTTTATACTAAAGATTTAAGAGGTACGTCTGATCTTTCTTTTAAAGTTATTAAGAAAAGAAAGGGCGATGGTAATTCTAATGAACTGGCAGAAGTATTTAAAGCTATTAGTAGCAATAAACCACCAGTATTTTAAAACATAGGAGTGTATGATGAAAAAAATGTTTAATAGCGAAGCCAGTGATACGCTGGTATTAAGTAACGAAGAATTATTAATGTCTTCTTTAGATCAAATATCTTTAGAGGCTGAATTAAAAGAAATTTATTTCATAATTAATGATTCTAAAGATACAGCAATGATTCTAAACCAAGCTTTAGAACATGCTAGTTTGGCATTGGAATCCGGCAATGCTAATGAAAGAGATTTAGCAAATTTACATTTAGCTATAAATACAGCACTTAACTCTGTTGGGTTAGAATGTATTGAAAACTTATCTACTGAGGATTTTAATAACGTTGATGAAGCTCTTAAGGTAAGTATAGAGGAAGGAAAGAATATATTGACATCAATTATAAACGGCATAGCTAAAACATTTGCCAGATATAATAATATTATTTTAAAATATATTGGTAAGTTTGATACACTGCTTTCATCTTTAGGTACAAATCTAGTTAAGAGAAAAAATGAGTTAGAGACCCTTACTAAAAGTGGTAAAAGGATAGAAGACGCTACTATTGCTGATGATACATTCTGGGGATGGAATGGTATGGCCATGCTTGGTGCTGTAGGGATGGGTAAAATGAAGGATCCAGTTGACGGTATAAATCAAATGATAAATGCTTATGGTAAACCTACATTTGTTAAAGATATGTGTGAATCTATTATAAGTATGATTAGAGATGATGGTAAACTTAAACCTATTTACTCTGGTACAGAAGCGATGAGAGCTGTAGAAAGAAACTTAGGTAAAAAGATAAAGAATTTCTTTTGTAAAAGTACTAAAGATGATAGAATGGTTATAGGTGCCACTTATAATAATGTTTTTATTCTAGAAAGATGTAAACCATTGCACTTAACAGCATCAATATTTCCATGGAATTATAGTATAGTGGCATCTTCATTACCTCCATTTGATGCATATGGTACTCCTAAGACATTTGATACGCCAAAATATTCTGATCTAATTAAATTAATAGATGCTGGTATTAAAGTAACTCAAAACCAGAAAAAGGTAGTTAATGATATTCATGACATGCTTAAGATAGGTTCAGAGACTATTAAAAAAATAGATGATAATACAGGTTGGGAAAATGGTAATATTTATGCAACCTTGCCTGAGATTTTACTAGTTCTTAGTAAAACATATGCTGAAATACCTAATATGGTAGATGGATTAGCATCTATTTATATTAAAGAACTTAAAAAAAGTTAGGAGAGTATAAAAATGAATGAAGCACTTAGAGAATTGATTCTAGGCCTTAATCATACTGTTAAGCAAGGTGATGTGCATGAACAATTTAATAACACGTTACTTGCTATAAACAATGAGGTTATGCCCGGTCTTAAATCTATGAATGATCTTATAAAACTTGATAATATCAAGATAACAGATCTTCCAGAGTTCGGAATGTTTAATAAAGCATCTGAAATAAAAGCAAAAGATTTAAAAGGTTTAGTTGCAGGTATTACTAAAATACTTACAATTATGGAGAAAGAATCTAATGATGTAACAGGTCTTATTGAAAAAGAGTTGCCAGAGTTAATTAGTAGAGATATTATTACAGTTAAACAAGCTACTATATTAAATATAGTTAATAACTATAATAGTGTTGCACTTTATACTCTAGATCTTTTAATGTACTTGGTTACTCTTTCGGATGTGAAGATTAATCATGTTAGTAATGATATGGTTAAACCAAAGGTACAAGAGATCAGAGTTAATATGGTTAAATATGCTAATATACTTAAGTTCTTTGCTAATACTAAAAACATATCTAAAACTGTTAGTAAATTGTCTAATGATAGAGTTATAGCTGATGGTAAAGATAATGGTACATTATCTGTTATTAACCCAAGTGGTCTAACTATGAAGATTTCTGGATTTATTGGTAATCCAATTTACCATGTTAAGATGTGGTTAGTTGATAGACAGATGAATAGATATGAGGTTCTTAAAGAAAAGAAACGTTTATTAGAATTGAAAATCATGGATCTAAAATCTAGATCGGCTGGTGAAAATAATGCTAAACTAGAAAAGAGTATTCAGTACTATGAAGACAAGTTAAGTAACGTTGAGTATAAGATGCGTAAGGTGGAAGAGAATTAATTTTTTATAATTCTCTTTTATTATGATGTAATATATATTTATTTTTTTATATTACTGAACGTATCTAATGCATTGGGTATACACGTTGGGATAAAAATCCTATTACTGTTTATATTATGAACAGAACAAAAATTAAAAAACATAAGGAATTGTTATGCAAAATAAATTATTCGGAGCTATTAGCTTAGAAGAAGCGGCAATCGCTGCAAATGAACCTTTAACAGTAGAAACTGTTATTGCAATGGAAGAAAACGCTGAAGAAGTTGCTGTAGAAGCAGAAGGTATTGCACAAGATATCCAAATGATGGATGCTGCTTTAGAAGTTGCTGGAAATATCCAAACACAAGTTGCTGTAGAAGAAGCTGTTCTTGCTTCAGGTAATGTTACTGCTGGTATTGCACAATTAGCTGCTGCGAACTTACAAGCTAATGCTGTTATGCTTGGTATGGATCCAGAACAAGTTAAAATCTCTGCTGAGTCAATTGAGCAATCTCCACAAACTGCTCTTAAAGTATCTGTAGAAGATGCAAAAGAAACTTTTAAAAAGATCATTGATAAAATCAAACAGTTCTTCTCTAAAGTATGGTCAAGTATCAAAAAACTTGGTGGAAAAATCATGCTTATGGTTACTGACTATGAGAAAAAATTCAAAAAACTTGGTGAAAAACTAGATGGTCTTAGTTCTGATAAAAAAGATGGTGTTAAAGATACTTTCTCTGAAAAAGAATCTAAGAAAATTGCTGGTAAATTCTTTAGAGCTATGGCACTTGACGGTGGTGGTTTAGGTAAAGTTGTTGATGGTATTCAAGCTGCTGGTAGTAGAGATGTTGTTCCTACTGTTAAAGATTATGTTAGTACAGATAAAGGTGTAAGTGCTGTTGCTAAAACTGCAAAAGCTGCTAAAAGTGAACTAACTAACTTAAGTAAACACTACGATGGTATTCCATCTTCAATTGCTTCTGATGATACTGCTGCAGTTGTTTCTAGAAGTGATGGTACTACATATAAAGCTGTAACTTTCAAAGCTGAAGAAGTTGCTCTTAGAACAGGTAAAATGGTTAAGATTACTTGTAACTATATGACTGGTGCTGCTAAAAAAGATTTACTTAAAAAATATAGTAAAGATGTAAAAATTCCTGATACTTCTGCAATTAAAGCTATTATTGATGCTGGTGAAGTTCTTGGTAAAGATGCTAAAGATTTCGTTAAGAAAGTAGATTCTGTACTTGATGAAACTGATAAAGCTGTTAAAGATCTTAAAATTGATGCACAAGGTTCTGATAAAGATAAAGAAGCTGATGAAAAAACAATCGAAAACACATATAAAACTATGGTTGGTGCTCTAAGTACAAACGTTCTTAAATATGGTTCAGATTCTCTTTTAGGTTATGTTGCTGTAATGAAAAATGCTGCATATCTTGCTGATGTATCTATGTCTAAATATAAATCAAAAAGCGATAAATAAGCAAAAGCTGCTTAATGCAAATTGAAGAGCATTGGATTATAATCCAATGCTCTTCGTCTTATTTGCCGTTAAAACATTTATATGATGAAAATATATAAAGGTTAATCACATGATAATTTTAGAGAAAAGAAATATAACGAAGAAAGATATAGAGGATATGAAGAACCTTTATTTATCTGGAGAGTGGAAAAAAGATCCTGCACAATATCATTTAAATCTTTTTGCTATATATGAATATAGTTTAAGACATGGTGATGATTTAAAGACTCTTAGAGATCTGGTTAAAACCGAAACCAAGTATGCTATGTCTACTATATGCTACCAGTTTTTTAACGATATAAAAAATCTTATGGAAACAAAAGATAGGATAGACTTTTCTAAATATGATGGTCTACTTGATAGCGATAGTAAATATGGTTCTAATGTAGGAAAGAAAGAACAAATATTAATTCTTAGTAAGCGTAACAAAGAAACAGAGTTTGTTATATTATTAAAGAAACTAGACATAACTGGTATTTTAATGTTATTTAAATTACTTAGAGACGTTAGATATTAACATAGTATGTTAGATTGTGACATAGTCACATCTAACATATTCACTTATTAAAAAAAAAAGGAGAATCTATGATTAAGTTTAGATTGCCAATTGATGGTACCGATAGAACTATAACTAGACCAGTATCTATAGGAGTGCTTAATGATATTAAAGAGTTATTATTCATCAATGAGGATGTTCGTACTAAATTAGCGAACCAAATAGATAGTTATATAACAAATGAAAACACTGCACCAATAAATCTTGAGGATAATAGTCCAAGATTAGAGGAAATTAAATTTAGTGTAGAAGAAGAAATAAATGAAGATAACTTCATAACCACACCATTGCAATATACTGATTATAAACCAATCTTGTACGACGATGATGTAGAAGCATTTATTAGACCGATATATGTAGATACTACATTAACATTTAATATACGATACAGATCTAGATCTAAAACAACAGTAAACAATTTTTTAAATGCACTTAAATTAAATATAGCAGACAATGACGGTATGACATTACATGATATTAAATATATGTTCTATGTTAGACCAGAACTTATAGAGTTATTTTTAGATATAAGCATACTTAAAAATAAAGTGTTTCCAACAAATAAGAACTTTGAGGATTACCTGATAGAGAAAAGTGATGGCAGGCTAACAGTTGTTGGTGGTTTAAATGGTAATACTAAAACAATGGATATAGGAGTAAGTGAAACACAATTAATGGTTAATGGTTATTTTAAAAGTGATGTTATATCTGTTAAAGGTGAATATGGTGATGATAGCGGTATGTATGAAGCACAGTTAACGTATTATTTAACATATAATAAACCAGTGGCGTTATATGTTTTATATCCACCACTTATATATAACCAACTTATACCAAAGAAGTATTTAATGCTTAGAGACAATAAGACAACTGTATTAGAAAATGAAAGAACTAAACCAACAACTAATACTAATTTTAGTAATGGACCATTTTTAAATAATAATAGGTTAGAACATAGTATGAGTAAAGTTGTAAATTATGAAGAAAGTATTGTTAATATTCCCAACTTTGATCATTTTAGACATCCATTGCCACATCCCAACTATATACCTATATTTTCTGTATTAGTATCTATAACGTTAGAAGATAAGAAAAATCTGTTTAATCTTTCAGAGATACCTGGTTATAGGATAAACGATGTATTCTTAAATTTTATAAAGGAAACAGAGTATAGGTATATGACCGATGTTTATAATAGTATTTTTCTTTTAGAACTTATTGACGATAAGAATATAAGGGAGAATAATTCTTTATATGTAGATAGTGATCTTAATATATCATCCAGAGAAGATTTAGATATTAAAAGAACATATAGAGTAGTTTTTAGTTTACTTACTGATATGCTATATGCTAAACCTAATGCTGTTAGTAGAACCTTATCTAATAAGATAGTGTTTAATAAAACATTAGAAGCATTAGAAATAGATACAAACGATGTTAATATGCTGGATAGAGATTCTAAGATTATGATTTATAATAAACCAACATCTTTAGTTAGATATACAGTTATGAATGCTGCATTCATAACGGAAGAAGAATAGAAGGAGATAATATGGCTATAGTTTCTATGGACAGTTACGAGGAAGAAGATAAAATAGAACCTTGTATTATTAATAAAATTGGTAGTGTTGTTCAGAATGAAGTTATAGAACTTAAATCTGAAGAAGAATATATAGAGATAGTTAATACTGACAAACAGCTTGACAACATAATAAATTATATTGAAGGTGAAGAGTGGGTAGTAGATTATTATTTACAGGTTATTACCAAAAATGATGAGATAGAAAGATTTGATCCTAACCTACCAGATACTGCTGTACAATATACGTTATTAAAACAATTAGTATTATTTGTAGATAGTCCATTAACTCAAGATACTGCCAGTAATCTTTCTGGTGGTGCTATAATTAATGCTGGAGTTGTTCCAAATCAAGGAGATGTTTTTGTAGCTACTCTTATGGGTAAACGTAAAGCGATACTTAGAGTTGAGAGTGTAAATAAGAAAAGCTATAATCTAAATAACGTATACTTAGTAGAATACAAAGTTGATATGTTTATAGATTCTAATAAAACCGTATTAGATTCTCTTAATGATAAAGTTATAAAAACATTTTATTACGATAGAGAATTTATAAAATCAAATGGTACCCCATTATTATTAGAAGAAAAATATAGAAGAAAAAGACAGATAAATTCAGAATTAGAAGAGATGAAAGATTATTATCTTAAAAATATGTTTAATTCCGAAAGATCAGTTTTGGCTATTCCTGGTCAAGAGTTTGTTGTTGTAGACCTAATGATGCAGGAGTTTATTTTCAAAATAACAAATACAAATGATTCTGATATAATTAATAGGATAACTAGATTGTCTGTTAATGACGAGTACATAAAACAACCAACGGTTTTAGACGCTATACTTAATCGTGATGTTAATATCTTAAAAACATGCAATAAAAAGTTTAGTACTGTTAGTGCAGGCAGTTTTAGTCATAACCCACATCTTCGTACTATCGTTTATTTGGGTATTGGGTATATAATCTATCCTAGTGATATAGATATTGATTATAAGGACCCCCAGAGTGCTTTAAAAGGTGGTCCTACATACAGTTTACAGTCTTGTCCAAATAAATATGGAGGTGATGCTAATATAAATGATAATCTTATTCCTAAGTTTAGTGTTGATAATGAGTATTATATTTTTACAGAAGCTTTTTATAATGATGATGCTGAGAACATGTCACTAATAGAAGGTCTTGTAAGAATGTATTTACTTAACGAAGTTATAGATACTAGATTACTTATAAGTCTAATAGATGATTATAAATATTGGGATAAAGTTGAACAATTTTATTATATACCAATTCTTATAATTCTTTTAAGAGATGCAGTAAATAGATCTTTCAGTGTTAATTAATAAATAGGAGTCTAAATGATATTTGGCATATATGATAATTGGGCAGATGTTATATTTAATAAACTATATGATGCTTATGTTCCTATTATATCTACATATAGCGAGGATGAGTTAGATATTGTAGGAGTACCATTAAACATTATAGATGATGAGAGACATAATAGTTTTAATGAAAAGGTACTTGTTAAGATTACAATAGTCGATATGATAGAGAAGTTCAATAAGGGTTTTGCCGTATCTGTTGCTAAGCAAAGTGATGTAGAGCAGATATATGATGTTATACAGAAACATCTTATTGCATGGAGGGACTATGGTGTTAAATCACTCAATCAGGCTTCATTGCCAAGAGATGATCTTATTTTAATGGATAAGTTTGCAAATGAGATATTTAATATAAACAAAAGAACTATAATTCAAAAAGATATAAGTAAACCTAAATCGTTTAGTAATGATTTTAGAAGTCTAATGATGTCTGAAATAGTTGTTAATAAAACTGAACCAGAAATAGAGTATGATGAAATAGAGAGACAAAGTATAGCTCCTAAAAAAATCAGAGAATCTAAATATGACCTAAACAGTCTATTAATGTAAAAAAAGGAAAGATATGTTAGAGCAATTAAAGAACAATAATGTTGCAGAGAATAATCCAGTAGTTATATTATCATTATTTAATAATGATGCAATAAATACTATAGATTTAGTATTAAATGGTATTCTATCTGAAGATGTAAAGAGTTATTATGATTTATCAGAGATTAAGAAACATCAAAACGTTTTGAAAAATGATAGGCTTAAAGATGATGCAATTAAGGTAATAGGTGAGATATTTAAAGAATCTGCTAAAAAATATTTATTGGATGTAGTTAAAGTTATAGAAGATAATGATTCTAAAATAGCTGACAATATTAAATCGTTCATGGTTGAATTATCCAATGATGATACTCTTGATGCTAAGTTAACTAAAATAGAAACAGATCCAGTTCTTATAGAGAGAGCTAAAGGTAAACTTAAGTCATTTATAATTAACTTAATGGTTAAAAATAACGTCGATGACACTATTGAACAAAATGATATAGATAAAGCTGTAAAAGAACATTTAAATACTATTATGGTTGCAAAGAGCGATCCTACTGCTATAAGAAGTGTTCTTAGCATACCTAATTCGTTTAGTGAAGCAGTTTCTAAGATGTCTGAAGTATTTAAAAAAGATCCATCTGTTATAGATATTATTATAAATAATGTAAATCAGTATTATGGTGCAAAAGAGAAGGAACTTATAGAGTCTATTAATAAAATAGATTTGATAGATAGTATTTTAGAAGTTAATATTGATGATGATATAGGTACTATTAAATTAATGCGTAAACTTCTTAATAATACCGATGAAAATATGGAAGCGGCTATAGGATTGCTTAACGACTATAAAACAATAGATGTTCTTAGTACGGTTAGGTCATTGTATTCTAGCATAGAAGATAGTCAAGCCCTAGTTAGCGGTGCTCTTGAATCGGATATACAATTAAAGTATATAGATGTTTTATTTACTCTATCTTTAAAAATAAAGAATCTTGAAATAATGCTTATAAATAGAATAATTGAAAATTTAAAAATAGCTGAGAGTGAGTATAATGCAATATTTGAAGTTTATAGTTTCTTTATAAATAGGATCAGTGTTTAAAAAAGGATAGCGTATGGAAATAGAAAGATCTCTTATAGGTGAAGAAGTTGATAGGATTGTAAAGAAGAATGACAATAATACTAATGAAGTAGTTTATGAAATGATATTACATACTGAAGATGATGATCTTGTTGTTGATAAAATTACCACAGTTGAAGTTATGAAAGATTATAATGCTAACATAGGTGCTTATATTTATGTGGATTTTCTATTGCCTATGGGAGATTTGGTAAAACATGTTTATCCATATAGGAATAACGTTGAAATAAGTCTTATAGAAGTTGTCAATGGTAGAAAAGATTTAAATCGTTATAAGATACTCTTTCTAAATTTAGATGAGAATTATGGTAGTGGTAGATATAAAAACCAAACAAAGGAAGAACTCAATGAGCAAGAATATATTACTGTCAGGGGTCAATGTATTGATAGGGCTGTTGAGGCCATAAGACTTAAACGTATATCTGGTATATATAGAAATGTTAAGCCTGGTAATTTAGTTAAAGGTCTATTTATTAATGAAACAAAAGATATTATGGTAAATGGAGCACCAATTAAACTTAGTGTTACTCTAAAGAATGAGGATAATACCAGAGAGTATGAGCACATAATCATACCAAATGGTACAAAACTTATAGATCTACCTACGTACTTACAGGAAACGGATTATGGTTTATTCAATGGACATGTTGGCTTATTCATAGAACGTTATAGAAAGGGTACATATTTCAATAGATGTGATTTGGATGGTAGTCCATGTAAAAACATTATGAGTGTATCGGTTTTTCCTTTATATAAACCTGATATATCTGCTAATGCTAAACATAAACTGGTTATTTATGGGGTTCCTAATATAAAGTATTCTCAGGTAGAGAATACGTATTTGATAGAGAATGAGGATATCCATATAATATCAAATGATGATTCTAAAAAGATAAACAAAGGAGATACTGATTTTACAGATAAAGGTGTTGGTTATGTTGTTTTAGATGTTAATAAGGTTATGCATAGACCGGTTGATGTCTTAGAACCAATGGTTATAAATTCTAAAGACAGCGTTAATATAGAGAATTATCTTAAGGATAAAAGAGATGGTTCTATGTATAGAACAGTTAAAGAACCAACAGATAATTTATATCATATGCGTTCAGATTATATGAAACTAAATGGTGATATGTTGCAATTAAAATGGAACTTTTCAAATCCCAAGTATTTATTGCCGGGGATGTCGGTTATATACGTTTATTTAGGAGATGACAATAATGTTATTAGAGTTAATGGTGTCTTACAAAGCCACTATACTTTATGCAATGTGTCTTCTAAGATGCGTAGTACTATTTTAAATGTATTTATAGAAAAGGATAAAGATGAACTTATATAAAGAATTAATCATTAAGGAGATGGAGTTTACTAAGGTAAACGATTATCTTTATAATGCACATATGAATGAAGATAAGTTTTTGGATATGATTACTGATATAGTAAAAGGTTTTACTGTATGTGAGGATAATACATTTTCTCCTATAATGGATATACCCTTATCTGAAGAGATTATATCTAGGATTGTTGCAGATGCATTTGTGTTTAACTATAGAAATGTTGTTGAGGATACTGATTCAGCTATTAGTATTAATTTTACTATAGGCGAATTAACTTATAAAATATCTATAGCAAATAATCAGGATAAGCTTGGTGGAATAATTTATGGATCGATGAGTTAACATATACTACATAGGATTTACCTATGTAGTATATGTTTAATCGTAATCTATAAAATCTTCTAGATCATCATCTTGTTCAACAGTTATGTTATCATCCATTTTAACTTCATTGTTAGAAGTATATTTACCAAGTATTTTTTTCCATTTTTCTTCAGAAGATGTTTCTTCAACAACAATATCTTCCCTAACCCCAACTACAACGTCACTCATATAGTTATCGGCTTCGTTTTTAAATCTTGCTTTCTTCAATTCATATGTTCCAGCTATGTCTGTATAGGGTAAAACAGGTTTATCTATTTTAGGAGCTGATCTATTATATAATGGAGGACATGTAAACATGACTTCACCTTTATCATCAATGATATCTACCTCAGCATAAGGACTACCAGCATATTCTACATATTTCATTATAGTAACATCATTTTCTTTAAGCTCACCAGTAAGTGCTGGTACAAAGAAGTCTTTAAATACATTCTCAGGTAACTTGGCTTTTCTAACCATACTTTCATCTTCTAAAGCAGATGCTAATTCATTTATATGTAGCTCTAAGTCTTTAGTCTCCTGTGTTTCCATACCAGTAGCGATCTCTTTTAATTCCATTGTCTCTTTCCTTTATTTTCTTAATATATCACTTATAGCAGAATAGGTATCTATTTTACCATCTGCAATACTTAACGTGTTACCAAGTGTGGCTTCGTCACCATTTTCTTCTTTAACTTTTATGTTAACTTTTATTTCATTATTATCTTCATCATAATCAACGTACACATCAACCTCTTTAAAATATCGTTCTAAAAAATTGGTTAGGGATCTATCTACATCACTAATTAAACTTTTATTGTTATCAGAATTATTACTGAATATATATTTTAAACTACTTATGTTACCTCTATAGATATTAGTTTGTGAAAATTCACTAGCTAAAAAATATGTATATAGGGTATCTAATTTAAGTAATGGTTCATGTATGAATTTATCAGTTGATAAAGATGGTACTTTTATAACGCCCATTTTTATACCTTTAAGTTATATTCTTTCAATAAATGCTATTGCTTTAGAAGTATATTTAAATTAAGTATCGAATTATATATAACCATATATCATTTTATTGAGCAGAATACATAAGGAGTAGTTAATGCAAAACTTTATAAAAAGAGTAAGAGAATATTATAAAAAGTATTATGATCTAAATGACGAGGCACATAGAATAGATCATGCAGATAGTGTTTGTGAAGAGGCATTATTTATAATGGATGTTCTTAAAATAAATATAAATAAGAGAATGGTTGTAGTTGCAGCATATACACATGATATATTCTGCAATGTAAATAGAAAGACGCATAATATACTTGCTAGTAAATATGTATTAGATGCAAAAGATGATGAGATACTTAATGAGTTTTCTGGAACTCAAAGATTAAGTATAGCTGAAGCAGTCCTACAACATAGAAGTTCTTATAAAGGAGAAAGAAGTAATATCCTTAGTAGAATAATAGCTACAGCAGATATCGGTAGAGTTAATCTAAAAGATATAATTCTAAGAAGTTATAAATATCATTCTGGAGACGGCAAAAGCGATATAAAGGTAGTTGACGAGATATATGAACATCTTATTGATAAGTTCAGTAGTAATGGTTATAGAAAGTATGACGAATTCTATATGTCTATATATGGAGACATAGTTAATGACTTTAAAAAGGAAGTTGATAAAATTACTAAAGAAGATATTATAAAAGTTATAGAAGAGTAGCAGTTGCTACTCTTCTATATATCTTTTTTTTACCCATAACAAATCATTGATAAAATAAAAAAAAGGATTTCGATGTTAACAAAAAAGATAAAATATTTAGTTCTAAGCGATATCCATTTTGGTAGTAATAAAAATAAGACAGAAAATATAATAAATAATTTAAATAGTTTTTTCTTAAAATATAATACTGTTTTATCTGGTTTAGATATGATCGTAATAGCAGGAGATATCTTTGATAGATTATTATCATCATCATCTACGGATAATATACTTGCTACAGAGTGGTTAACTAATTTAGTCTATTATTGTAAAAAGAATAACATAATCTTAAGACTATTAGAGGGTACACCAAGTCATGATTCTAGACAGGCAAATGTTCTTAATGTAATTATTAAAAAATTAAAAATAAATGTTGATTTTAAATATATAGATAATATATACATAGAAACATTGTCTGGTTTTAATTTAGATATATTGTATGTACCAGATGAAATACACCATGAGTCTGAAAAAGTACTTAAGGATGTTAAAACTTTAATGGATGATAAGGGTATAGATAAAGTAGACATAGCCGTAATGCATGGAGCTTTTAAATATCAAATACCAGTTATTGAACTTCCTAGTATGCATGATGAATTTGAATATCTTAAACTTGTTAGATATTATATATCAATAGGACACATACATAGTATGTCTATCTATAAGAGAATACTTGCACAGGGATCATTTGACAGGTTAGCCCATAATGAAGAAGAGGATAAAGGTGCCATGCTTATAGCACTTGATCCAAACGGTGATAATACTTATAAGTTCTTAGTTAATGATAACGCATGTATATTTAAATCCATATCAGTTAATACAGAAGATGTTAATGAGCTTATAAATATCTTAACAATAGAATTAAAGAAGTATCCGATAAATTCGCATATACGTTTAGTTATTGATAAGTTTAATCCTATTTATAAATCATTGCTGGAAGTATATAAAAGATTTAAAGATTATAACTTTAGTAACAAACATATGAAAGATACCAATGAAAAGAAAGTAACTGATAATGTTCTTAAGTATGATCCTATAGTTAACATAAGCATAACAAGTAGTAATATTAAAGAACTTATTAATAAAGAACTTGATACTATAAATGACAATGAGGAATTAAATGCGTTGGCTAACGAAGAGTTGTCAAGTATAATTTAAGTATATATTATTTAATTAGATACTTGGTAGTATTCTAAACAATGAAAAAAGGAGAAGCTATGAATAGTAGATTAAATACTATACTTGATAATAGAGATACGACATCTTTCTTTATATCAGTAGGTACTGGTCTAATGTTGGAATCGCTGTTTGAACCGAATAGCAATAGGATAGATGATTCTAGGATAATAGAGAAAGTAGTAGTAAATGATTTTAAAGTTCATTATTACAATATTTTTACTCTTATAAGAAATATACTTCATTCTGTTAGTAATTCTGAGATAAAGAAATATTTATTAAAAGATAACAATGGCCCATCGGCTGTAGTCGAGGTTCTTATAACAGAATTAGAAATTATTAAAGAACTGTATGCAGGAACCACCTGTAAACCAGTATTATTTATACCAACATATAAGTCAGTTTATTCCAAAGTAAGTAATGTTATAAACCCTGCAGAGATGAATGATGCCAAATTACATCAACATAATTTTAATCTAATGTGTGTTAAGATATTTAACTTATCGCATTATAATAATATTGATATAGTTAAAACAGATTATAAGTTACCAGTTGTTTCAGGTAATTCTTTAATAACTACGCATTATACATTTGATCTGTTAAATGTTCTTAATAATAAAAGATTATTTCTTTTAGAGAGTCATACTGGTAGACTTAAGGATAAGAGTATGTTTAATACAAAATATCATAATCTTGGAAAACTTGATAAAACAGTATTTCCATTTAACGAGATTTTACTTTATATACTTGGTGATAATACATTAATAAAACCACTTAAGTTTAAAGTTAGGGCAGAATTATATAAGTTGGCTATAGAGAGGAAATGGACAAGTTTTACATCTGAAGCAAAAATAAAAACCAATATTAAAGCATCGATGAAGGATATTTTAGATATTGGCAAAATTAAAACATTATTTTAAGGGGAAGTTATGGTAAGTGATAAATGTTATAAGCAGCTTGTACGAGCTAAGTTGAAAACGTATAAACAATTGTTAAAAGTATTCCAGAGGGAATTAAGTTCTATAGAGAAATATATTGAAACTAGTTGTAATGACAGTTGGAAGAAACAATATAATCCAAAATGTACAGGATATTGTAAAGAGTTTTGGAAACAGAAATATAATAAAATAGCTAATATAAGAGCATTAGAGTTACGTATTAGGTCTTTAAGATTGGTTGATAACTATTTAGTTAAGGGCGATCATTATTATAAACCGTTACGAGATGCGAACATAGTTGATTTTTATCCAGATTCGATTATTAGTAAAATAAATCATCTTTATGGTACAAGGATAAGGAATTATTCATGAGGTGTTATGATGAAGAACTTAAGTTTGATGCTATAAATGTTGAAGACATATTATATGGTTTAGATATTGATCTATATATAGAAAATATGATTAGAGATAAAGTATCTAAATATAATGCTTATTTTAGGTATTATAGCGATACACACTATTTATTAAATGACCCACTATCAGATCTGGATCCAAAAGAATATAGGATAGCGGTTATTACTAAATTCATATTTGCTAGATCATATTTAAAAATAGTACTTGATAGTATACATGAAGATTTATTAATTATTAAAGGAGATGTTTAATGTTTGATGAGAAATATAAAAGAAAATATAAATTCATTACTACTTATCCAAATAAATATGATAAAGTTATGATGGATACTGCTCACATATGGTCCGAGATGTCGTATTGTAAAAGACGTAAAGTTGGTGCAGTGTTATCTATAGATAATAGAATATTAGCTACTGGTTACAATGGTACAATAAATGGTGTAGAGAATAACTGTGAAGATAATGTTGTAGTTTGTAATAAATGTGGTACAGAATTGAACATAGAACAATTTGAAACAAGTTCTTATGTTAATATGTTTAAAGAGGGTGGTGAAGTAGATCTTGTAAAAGAATATAGGGCATCTTGTAGGTGTGGTGAGTATGTTATAGTTACTGATAAAGGTAATGGTATAGAGGGTCTTAGTTTGGTAACTAATGATTTCACAGTTCATGCTGAACAGAATGTCATCGCATTCTGTGCTAAAGAGGGTATTAGTACAGCTGGGGCTACACTTTATGTTACCACTAGTCCATGTAAGCAATGTTCTAAACTTATAGCCCAGTCTGGAATATCTAGGGTTGTCTATTTTGAAAAGTATAAAGATACTTCAGGTATAAATATGCTTAAAAAATTAAATATAGAAGTAGTAGGAGTATGTAATGAAGAATAAAGATTTAATGGTTAATGGAGAACCCACTAGTTTTAAAGATCATAATGAGCATAAAATATGTTTTCATTCTGAAGATAATCTAATGGGTTGTTTGGATATTGAAAAGAGAACATTTGAAGGCAATGTTGAGGAATCAGCTAAGATATTTTTTGATTATGTGGTGAATAGTTTAAGTCCCAATATAGTTAATGTTAACGATTATGTAAAACATGGCATTGTTAAGAAATCTAATATAGTAGCTTATGATAAAATATGTAAGAAGGTTATTATCATTAGATCTATAGATGGCGGTATTGTACATCACGATGGTGGTAGTCAAACTGTAGGCGATGTTAGGCCTTGTACTCTTAAAGAGTTACAGGAGTTATTTAATGTTAATGAGTATAATTAAAGCAATTAAATATTTGCCGTCAGTTGAACTAAATGCTGTGATAGGTGGTGAAAAGGTTTATGTTAGAAAAAGACTATGTCATAGGGGTTATGTATTATTAACACGCAAGAGGATGTTTGATAGTGAAGAGTTACTATTAACAGAGATAGCCAAAATGGATACATTAAAAGAGATAGAAGATTACCTTAATTTTTATTATAATATAAAAGTTAAATTATAAGGAGAAAAAAATGGTTAATGAAGTTGCAGGTCTTAAATATACAACACCAGAGGTTATATTATTGCAAGAAACAGGTATAGGTGTTTCTGAGTACGCTGCTAGAACATGTTATGATAGTTTTAGTAAGAGTACAAATGAAGTTGTTGCAGATATGGCTAATTGTCAAGATAGTGGTTTAACACAAGATACATATGATGATATGTTTAGAGATAATCTTAATAGTATTGACGAATGTGAGTTATTAAAAGATTTATCATTTACATATTTTCACCACAGTATACTTGAACATATAAATCTAAGTTATCTTATAAAAGGAATCTCCAGAGGCGTACTTCAAGAGCATGCTAGGCATAGGATTCAAGCCATAAGTGTTAGAAGTACTCGTTATACTATGGCTAGTATAATTCATGCATTTATAGCGTCTTTAAATAGTCAGAGTCCAATACAATTCTTCTTATTGAAAATGAAGCAATTTGATATGTTTGTTATTGATGATAATGATTATTTAAATATAGAAATAGAAGCTATGTTTAAGAAATTAATCTTACAAAGAGATAGAATAGGTAAAGAAGAGTTCCTTAAGATAAGCGTAGCTAAGAGTTCTTTAGAGCTGTTTAATGGAAGATATATAGATAGTCATGATCTATTTGAAGCTTTAGAAAAAGGACCTAAGAAGAGAAATGTTGGAGATTCTTTTAAGCACTTGGTGACAGATAATGTAAAAGTAGATATGGTTGTTACATTTAATCTAAGAAGTTTAAAGAACTACTTCTATTTAAGGGATGCAGGTAGTGCTTATTTCCAGATAAGAAATTTAGCAAAAGTGATGAAAGAAGTTACCCCAAGTAAATATTTAGATCTTATAATTAAAGCTAAGTAGTAAGTAGGATTTCCTACTTACTATTGTAATTTTTTTATTTATTTGATTTAAATAAAAAATAAGGAAGTAAGAATGAGTTGCAGTGTTAAAGGTCTAAAGTCAGTTGGTTTTATAAGTAGAGTATTCGGTAAGGTTTATTCAGCATTTGATGTAGAGGGTATTATATACGAATGTTCAGATAAGTATCAAGCATTGTTAGATAAAAATAAATCTATGTATGATAGTTTAAGTAAAAAAGAGATAGAATGTAATAAGTATAAAAATAAAATAACAAAGTTGGAAAATGATTATTCTGAAACCATCAAAGATCTTACAAAAGAGATAAAAGAACTTAAAGATAGAGAAAATAAAGCTAGTCTTAGATTTGAAACTTTAGCTAATGAGAAAGTAGTTTTAGAAGATGTTATTAAAGATAGCAAAGCAACTATAAGATCTTTAAATGTTGAACACAAGAAGCAAATAGAAAATATAAAGAAAACAAATTTAAATAGTCAAAGAGCTAATTCTAAAAGTATAGCAGATGATCTATTAAAAGCTGATAAAAAACAATCTAAGGAAGTGGAAAAACTTAAAAAAGAGATAGAGTCTTTAAAAGCTAAACTCGAAGAGAAACGTGTATCTAAAGAAACAAGTATTGGTTCTAACACAAGAACTCTTACATGTAAAGATATTAAAGAAGCAAGAGTCCTAAGAGAGAAAGGTTCTAAGTTTACTGAACTAGCTAAGAAATATGGAGTTAGCGTTAGTATCATTAGCAGAGCTGTAAGAGGTGAAACGTACAAAGAGTGTAAGTAGTATATACATGGTAGGACTATCCTACCATGTATATCATTCTTTTTTATCTTCACAGCATTCTTTATAAGTCTTACAGTTAAGTATTCTAGTTATGGTGCTATTAGATATATTATATTTATCCATAACATCTTTTCGACTACTACCCGTATCCAGCATATGTTTAAGGTCCTTAATCTTATTACAGTCTAGAGTTTTAGTATTAACGTTACGTTCTTTTTTAACAACAACATCTATACTATTTAACTTATCTTCAAGATCTTTAATCTTCTTATCTTTAGTCTCTACTAATAAGGCAAATATCTTCTTAACAGAAGCAAAACGTTTACCACCGATGATTTTATTTAACTTAGACATTTCAGTATCATAATTGTCCATTTTACCTAATGTTATAACGCCATCAACTTTTTCTCTAAGTTTAGTGATTTCACTTGCTTTAGATAACATATCGTACTGTAACTTTTGAATATGTTTCTTATACTTGCTAACATCTGCTTCTAAGTCTTGAACATATAATCCTACTTTAGTCATATCATTTTTGATATTTACTAATTCAGATCTGCAAGCCTCATTTGATTTAGATAATCTTATTTTCTCCAATTCAAGTTCAGCTAAATCCTCCGTTAACAATGCTATCTTTGCATTTTTTTTAATAATGCTATCTTTATGGTCAGCGATAACTAATATTAGATTTTCAGTGTCCTGTCTTCTAATGTCTAACTCTTTTACACATTCATCTATTTCAAATAGATTTCCACCATTAAAAAGTAATTTTATTCTACTTTTAAAACTTAATGTTTCTAACATTTTATATCCTTTAATAATATTTTTTTTCAATAAACTAAATAGAATTAAAAATAATAATAATTAGCTATATAATTAATTTTGTTTTTCCCAACGTTTAAATAATTTTTTTACCCATAATAGTTAAATGAAAAAATATAAAAAGGACTCAATATGGAAAATAACAATAAGGTAAGAATAAGTTTTAAGCCTATAACTTTAAATAAAGATAATTCAGCAGGTAGAACTAGTAGTATGAAATTCACTGTGAATAATGGATATCCAAGAATAGTTGTTTGGATTAATGGTCCAGATAGAACTGTTACTGGTTTTGATAATATGATTCATGCACCATTTGATTTTAAAAGTTTCAATGTTTTCTTAGGATGTTTAAAAAATGTTCTTGATGATGATAATGGTACAACATATGAAATAAAATGTTTCAATGCTAAATGGGATAGAGAAGCTAATAAGAGAACAGATGAGATAGAATTGGTTTCAACTGTTGTGGTTGGTAAAGATGATAAAGGCATTATATATCTAGCTGTTGTTGCAGAGAATAAACCTAAGATCAGATTTAATTTAGTTACAGATAATAAATGGCATATAGTTACCAGAAATGGTACAGATATAACTCTTAATGGCGTTGGTTCTAAGATGTATGCTGCTAGATTCTTAAAACAACTAGAAACTAACTACGATATAGTTCTCGAATCTTTAAAAGAAAAAGAAGATATGTAAATACTCTTTACTCTATGTTTTAAATATATTATAGCAATATATTATTTACTTAGATACAGGCAGTATCGAATAAAAGAAAAAGGAGTAATATGTTTAAGTTAAATAACTTATATAACAGTGCACCGTTAGAAATAGAAATTAGTTATAATAATGTAACTATAAATTTTAACATAAGTACTATAGTAAATAAGAGAAACAAAGATGAAATAGATTCAGATAAGCAGTTTGTCTTACTTCATGCATACCTTGATTATAAAGGTGATGCATTTAAAACAGCACTTATGAATAAGTACATTGAAGCTGAAGAAATACTATTTGATAATATTGGTAGGGTAGAGATAATGCCCCTACCTTATGAATTGGTTAATGGTATATTAGAATTAATGGATTTAGAAGATGTTTATCATTTTATAAAAAATGTTTATAAGTATCAGGCACTTAGATCTATGCCAGATGAGTTCGATAATAAGATGGTTGAAGATGGGTTAGGTACTAGAGTACAAACCTATACAAAAACAGATTATTTGCAACTTATAGCTTTTGTACAAGTTCTTAAAAGTATTATTGGTCCAATAGGTCAATTTGGTTTTATGAATAATAGTGAGTTAGGTAAGATACATAATCACTATATTCTATTTAACTTTATAACCCAACATAAAATATCTGAATCTGAACCTTATATAAAGTTATATGGTTTAGTGGATAAAGTTATAGAATCAGTAAATAGATCTGAAGATGAGTCTTTGATTCGTATAATTGAGAAAAGAATTCCATCTGATGAAATGGTTGTATGGGTTTTAAGTATAGTTATGATGCAAAAGATAGCTATGGCTACAATACTTGATGATACAGAGAACAAACATATCATTACTAGAACATATAATTTTGTTAATAACAAATTAAAAGTTAAAGGTGATACATCAAATGCTATACGTTCTAAGAAGTCAATGGTAGATACTGAGAGTGGTGACGGCGATCAAGAAAGTATATTGGAGAGCTATAGAATAACATCTAATTTACCAGCTGGTTCAGTTGTTGAATTAGAATGGTCATTAGAAAATCTTAGAGATAACCCATTAAAGTTATGTAAGAATTTGGATCTTAAGGTGTATGGTGATGCATTGTCATTTACAACAAAACTACATCATGGAACATTAACTAGAGTGCAGATAACATTATTGGGTTGGGTACTTAAAGAAGTTATAGATCCAAGAAGTTTAGAATATGTTAAGTTAGATGCGATCATAAGTTCATTGGCATTGGCATTTGCCTATCTATGGACACATGGATTTAAATATTTAGCTTTATTGCTTACATCGTTGCAGGCTGAACAAGACGATACAGTTGTAATTAACTTTACTACTAATAAGAGTAGAATAACTAAGGAACATAAAGATACCTTAGATACTATATTTCCTTATAAAAAAGTTATCGTTACTACAGCTACTGCTAACCGTGAAGTTAATGTTGCTGAAACATCTGCTAATAATATGGCTGATGAGTTCTATAAACAAAGATGGATATTTACTGCACCAAGTGAATATATATTAGAAGTGAAAGATAACGCTTCGCAAACAATGTTAGTGCCTTCTGATTTAAAAATACAGTTGGCTAATTTAATAATACACTTAAACAAATAAAAAAGGACAATATATGCAAAATAATTTCCAACAAAATTCTTTAAATAATATGTATGCTGGGCAATACATGAACACTATAGACTTAAATATTACAAAGATACTTTTTGTGCCAACAAAACAATACAATGATATTTATCGTAGACCATTCGAAATGAATGTAAACTCTGGTACACTTAATAATCTTGAAAATATTATAGGTCAGCAAGTGGCAACTGGTGGTAGAGTAAATGCGGTTTCTTTAGCAAACAGCGTTCCAGATCTTATGAAAATATCTGATATACCTACAGAGAGAATTAATATTGCTAATGGTTGGGGTACAGTTAGATTAAGATTCCTTATGGAAGTTGAATCGCATGATCCGAACACACAAGCTTTAACTATTAGTTATATTCAGGGATATAGTGAATACCATGATCCAACTATGAGTGGTAGGATAGACCCAAATATGTCTATGTATATAAATAGTATAACAAATGTTGTTAGAACTGTAAATTTACAAGGAATCGTTAATACTAGAGTTCTTTCTAGTTTCAATGTACTGTATGATTCTTTTAATAGATCTTATAGCGTTGAAGATACTACTAGAACACATAGATTAATGCGTCCTAAAGATGTAGCAGGCGGTATGGAGGTAAATAATATGATGGGTAACAATAATGTACCCATTAATAATACCAGGAATTTATATGGTGCTGTTCCATTGGAAAGTAAAAGATTAAACTCTGTTGGGTCAATGCATGTTAGTAGTGTGATTAACTCGTTCATACTTGGTAATAATATGGCAGAGATAGGACATACGAGTAATGATATATTCGGTGTGGCAAGTTCTGATCTTAATGAGAATAATTTATCTGAAGTACCTCTTGTTCAGGCACTTAGTAGTATTACTGGGGATCTGGTAACGGTTGAGTTTACATTAAATGCACTTGCTAAGCTTCAGCCAGATATTGAGAGTAAACTTATACTTGTTGATAATAATACTCCAATGTTTAAGCAGAATGCCACTATTTTAGATACAGATGTAACAGCAGATTTATCTGCTACTAGCATTGAGGGAACAATTGCAACAACTATAAGTGAAGCTGTTTCTAGTTTACTTGTAGATGAGATGTTGTCTAGTATCGATTTTAGTATTACTAACATGACTCCAAACAGTGAAGTTGTTGATGCCGTATCTAATGTTAAATCATTTATACATGGTATTGACGTTAGTATGTATGTAGAAAGATTTATGAGTAAATTTAAAGCTCTTGTAGTTAACTCTATAACTAAAAACAACTTACTTGGTGTAGAGATATTCATACATGCAGATGTTTTAGGCGATACTACTATTGCAGTTAGTATTAATGGTCAAGCACCAGTAGTATATAGATTACCAACATTTTGTAATAGTTTATATACAAGTATGATTGGTGATGAGAACACATACAATAATGTTGTTGAAGACTTTAGTCAAATTATGAATCTAAGTCAAATCGTATAAGAAAAAGGAAAGAGATGAAGTTAATAGAGTTTTATAAGAGAACGCTGAATACAGCTGGTTTTGTTTATGATGATGAGGGGTTCATTAAGGCACCTAGAGCTAATGGTAAACCAATTCAAGTAGTTGATGCTGGTAGACCTATGGTTCTACCTACAAATGAACATAAGTCTAGTCTTACAGAGGTTATAGATGGTGAGGTTACGTTGGTTAAAACATTGTTTAATCCACTTAATGAAGATGCCGTTAAAGGTGAAAGTATTTCTTTAAGAAAATTAAAGAATGCCATGGAACATAAGCTTAATTTTAGTTTAGCTATGACCATAGAATTATTACTTGAATTAGGTCTTTCATTGGAGATGCAAAAGAAAGCTTCCCTTAATTTAAATAAATTCATTGGGTCTTTAAACAAAGCTAGAACGAACAATGTTAAAGACCTTATTGATGAAGGAAGTATTGATAGATGGCTTAAGATTTATAAAGCAAGTATCAAAGCAGGTCCTACTAAAGGTTTAATACATACGTACCTTAAAAGGGGTGGTATGCTTAACGGTACTAAGTATAATCGTTTAGCTACTGCATCATTTCCTATCTACAAAATGTTAGATAGTGTTAATAAAAATACTCCTTTACTTGGTGTTAAGATGCGTGGTAAAGATCCAAAAGTACTTAAACTTATATTTGAATATATCTTTACTGGTATCGAAGATAATCCTGAGAAGTATGCTATTGGTAGTATGGATGATACGTCACCAGGATTTATTAGTCTTACTAAGTTATATTTAACTATAGCTAATAGATTAAATGAGCTGCTTAACGATCTTAAATTCATGGATGAGGTTGTTTCTACAAGTGCAATCATTGATGTTAAGATTACAGAAGATGAACTTGATAAGTTGGATATCTATAAAAATGAATTAGCTGCTATACCATCAGATATTGATGCCGGTAGACATAGAGCCCTAGTTAAAGACGCTCCAGCTGAACAGCCAAAGCAAGAAAAAGTTACTGCTAGAAGTATATTGAATAGTCAAAATGGTATAGCTGAGTCAGTAGCAAACTATACTCCAACTCAGGCCATAGTACAACAAGTATTACATGGTAATAATAATCAGGTTCCGGTACAACAGCAACCAGTTATGCCAGTACAACAACAGCAACAAAATGTTCAAACAGTAGATACTAGTGGTATGACTGCTGCACAAAAGATACTTTATGGCAATATGCAGGTGCCTAATACACAGCAAATACAGCAACAGAGACCAATGGGTATAAATACAATGACTCAGCAGGTTCAACAACAACAAATGGTTATGCCTAACAATATGGCTATGCCAAACCAGTATGGTGTACCACAACAAATGCCTATGCAAAATATGTATCAGCAACAACCTCCTATGCAACAGAGACCAATGGGTATAAATACAATGACTGGATATAATCGAGGTTATTAAAATCATATAGTATAACGGAATATTCCGTTATACTATATATCTTATTTATTTTTTACCCATAACTTCTGTTAGTGAATGAATTATAAATACCGTTTAAGTACTCCATATCTACTAAGAATATTTTATTGGTACCGTTATAATCAGTACTAGATTTTAAATTGTTTAATCTCATATGTACATACCAATATTTCTCTGGTACATTTAAACTATTCAGTAAGCCGTTGAAATCAAATATGTACTTATCTGCTTCATTATTTTTTATCTCTCTTAGACCAACAACATCACCGTGCATTAATGGTATAGCAGAATCCCATTTATGTAGAAGTGATTCATTTAATTCATCTGTTATAGTTTTGGCTACCATATGATCCAGTCCCATATAAACTCCTATATATTTTTTATAAATCAAATAATTCAATGGAATGATAAATATATGGGAGGATGAATATGATTATAGCTGTAGTGGCATTGGCTGAAGATAAAGAATGTCAGGATATAAAATATTTAACCAGTATCTTAGAGTTACCTTATGAATTCCAGGTTAATACTAAATGCTTTATAGAAATATTGGACTTAGTTAATAGATTATGGGAAAAAGAAACCAATAGGTATAATGCTATAGATGTGGTTAGTGTTTATGATAGGAAAGGTATAGAAGAGTTATATCGTGATGGTAAACCAGATTATACTAAGTATAATGAATAAGATTTTAATAACCATATATTATTAAAGTAGATACTAGGCAGTATCGAATAAAAGAAAAAAAGAAGAAGGAGTACATTATGTCAATATGCGTTACAGTAAATTTAGATGTTAAATTAACTGGATTACCAGATAATGTTGTAGAATGGTTTAATTTTTTATCTACGATTAAAAACAGTTCCGATTATGATAAACCAGAGTTTAATAGGTTAACGCCAAAAGAATTGTTAGATGCGGATAGAATGCTTAATTTAAATACTAATTATTGGAAAGATGATATATCATTTTATAAGTTTAAAGAAATTGAAGGTGGTTATAGATTAAGGTTAATAAAAGAGCAAAAAAATAGGAATGAAGATGCTGAGAAGTTTATAAACTTTTTAATACCTTATATTGTTAATTATGAAAACAATGAATCCATAATAATTATAAATTACGATAGTGATATGGTAAATTATTTGGTGGATATAGATAAGACATACATAAATAGTATTAGAGATGAACTTATAACGGTAGCTCTTGATGAGGAACTGCAGTATATAGACTATGATGATGTGGAGTTCATAGATACTGTTAGAACATATCTAAATAAAATAAGTAAGGAGTTGGATAATGTACGTTAATGTATTATTTGGTTTAGGCAGTTTAGTAGTAATTGGAACTATTATAATGTTTTTTAATAAACGAAGGATTATAGATGATAATGATGATGATTATCTATATGGAGATAATAGCAGGTTAGGATGGTAAGATGTATTTGGTAATAGATAAGGTTCAGATATTAAGCGACATGGGTAATGGTGTTAAAAAATTAGAAGGTTTCAACACTAATTATACTTCTATAGAGACCCCTAGAAAGGTTCTAGAGTTTTTAGATAATAGAGAAGAAAATAAAAAAGGTACTGTAGATGAAGATATAATCGAAACATTCATAGTTAAAGGTATGAGCGTTGAAGAGTTTAAATCTAAATTTGAGTAATAAGGAGATCTTATGTGGATAGAAGTTCCAGCAATAACTGGTAATGAGTCTATAAATTTTGATTTAGTTAAAGAAATATATGTAGACGGCAAAGTCGTATCTATCGTACAGATAAATGATGAAGACGATATAAATAATTTTGAACAGGTGAATTGTAAGAATGCTAATGAAGTATATAAACAATTAAAGAAACACCTTAATGTCAAGGAGATAATTGGCATTAATTTAACAAAAGATACTGATGACGAATGTAATGTTCCAATAGTAGGTATACGTCGTTATGAACCAAACGTTTAATAATTATATATTATTAAAGTAGGTACTAGGCAGTATCAATAAATAACCCAAGGAGAATAAGATGGAAGCAATAAGAGTATTAGTAGCAATTGCTTTAGTATGGACGTTATCTGCATATATGCATGAACGAGACATCTATGAGAATATAACTACAAAAGGACAATATAAAATGATGTTCAAAGATCTAATTTTGGTGGATATCGATTCAAGAAGTATATGCGATGATACTTGTACAATGGAGGATAATAATGAAAAGTGATAAAATAACGTTAAAAGAATCATTTGCTAAAGTAAAACTTAGACCAGAGTTAACGAGTATAACAGCAGTAAACCCATTTTGTAATCATAATAGTGCTGCTAGGTCACTTATGTTGTCCTCACATATGTCACAAGCATTAACATTGCTTAATGGAGATGAGAAGATTATTCAGTCTGGTATCGAAAGAGAGCTAGGCAGACAAACATTTGATAAGAAGCTGGTTAATGATTCTAGAATAATTTCCATTATACCTAGATATAAGAATGGTATAGATATTAACAGTATTAATCATATGGTTGACGCTATTGTTATCTATGAAGATCTTAAGACAGGTGAGATTAGCTATCTAGATTTACCATATAACTCTAACATGCATAACTATTTTGGTTTTAGATATAAATGGAATCATGATATACTTGATAAAGTTCAACACAATGATGTACTTGAGGCGGGTACAGTATTGGCTTCATCTCCAGCAGTTAGTGATAATAATGGATATAAGTTTGGTGCTAATCTAAATATCTGTATGATGACAATCAATGAAACAGCTGAGGATGGTATAGTTATATCTGAGAGTACAGCAGAGAAAATGGCTATAGAGATCTTCGAGAAAAGAACGGTTGAGTTTGGTACAGATAGTTTTATGTTAAATCTGTATGGCGATAAAGATAATTATAAGCCATTCCCAGAGATAGGTGAGAAGATACATAAGTCTGGTGCTATTGTTGCCGTAAGAGATTATGATGATGAGTTAGCCCCAGCATTGATGAGTGCTAAAGATATATGTGAATTCAATCCTATGTTCGATAAGGTAACGTATGTTAGAGATGGTTCAGGAGTAGTATCAGATATTAAAGTTTATCATACTCCAAAAAGTAAAAAAGAGATTTATAGTAATACCGATGGTTTAGTTAAAAAGTATTCTAAAGCTTTAGTTCAATATTATAAAGATATACTTGATGTATACGATAATATAGTTGATGAACATAAACAAAGATATAGAAATGATAATGTCAAAGTTAGTCCTAAGTTTACAAGACTATTAGTCAACGCAATGGCTATTACTGATGCTGATATTGTAAAAGGTGATAGAAACATTAAGAAGATCTATAGAAATGATCCAATGGATATTTACAGAATAGAGTTTACTATTAAATATAGGTACTTACCCGGCGTAGGGTATAAGCTGACTGATCTTAGTGGTTAAGTCCTTGTAATGGATACGAGGTTACAGATTAAAATAAAAAAGATTAAAAGTACTATTGCATTGGTATTTTTAGAAAGGAGGAATGAATTGAAAGAAAAGTTAAGACTTAGGTTTATAGAGAGAGCTAAAATCAAACATGGTGAAAAGAATATAGCCTTAATATGCCCTGAACACGGAGAGTTTCAGCAGACGCCACATAGTCATCTTAATTCTTTATCAGGAGATGCAACTCCCAAAGAATATAAACAATATTTATTTTAATCAATGTAAAATAGCCCGTATGTATCGTGAGGTACATATGAAACCTTTCTAATAGCGGGGAGGAGCTGTTAAAAGTAATAGATACTACTTACAGGTGGAAACATACTGTAATACCTACAACCGTAATGAAGGATACTGTAGGCATAGTGAAAACTCTATTACCTGGCTCTAATCGACGCAGCGAAGTACCTTAAACCACGAAAGTGATCCTTAATACAAGGAGAGTATGTGTTCACAGGCCATCTGGTTACTCCAGAGTAGGGATCCAAGCGGACCCGAAACGTTAGGGCCTCATCAATGGATGAGGATTGATATGGTCGGTTCAAAATGTTCACAGTTTATAAACTGTGTCCTCCACTGTAATGGTAGGAGCAGCGAGTAGAGTCGCGGGGTGTAAGTAGCGTTACACTTGAACACCAAGGCAAAAAGTATCGTATGTGAAATTAGAAAAGATGAAGATATGCCAGTTGATAAAGATGGTACTAGAGCTGATATTATTTCGGATCCAGCCTCTACTATTTCTCGTATGAATATAGGTAGACTTTATGAAGCATATATTGCTAAGTCTTCTAGACAAGTTAAACGTATGATATCTAATAGCATCATGGATATAGATGACTTAGATGATCTTGATTCAACTATAGATGGTCTTAGTTCCGATATCGTTAATAGCTTATTTAATACGGTATTAGAATATCTAAAAATAGTTGGTACAGAACAGTATAGTGCTTATAAAGCTACAAATTTAACACAAAAGAGAGAGATCTTAAAAGAAATAGTTGACAAAGAATTCTATGTGTATTACGCACTTGGTTCAAAACCAGCTTATAAGATTATAGAAGAGTTAAATAATTCTAGATTTAAACCTCTTGTTGATAAAATTAAATTTAACACAGTTAAGGGTGTAGTTGAATCTAAAGATGATATAATTATAGCTCCACTATATATAATGATGTTGGCTAAGATTGCTGATACATGGTTAAGTACTGCTTCTGCTAAAGTAAATCATTTTGGTTTACCTACAAGTACATCTAAAGCAGAGAAACATAGATTGCCATGGAGAAACAGTGCCACTAAGGTTTTATCTGAAACCGAGTCTAGGCTATATGCAAGTTATGTTGGTGAAGAGTTCTTAGCAGAACTTAAAGATAGAGGTTCCTCTATTAAAGCACATGAGAATATGTATAAAAACATACTTACTGCAGAGAATCCAACTAATATACCTAGGGTTATAAATAGAGATGAAGTTCCATATGGACAAGATAAGGCATTAGAAATAGTTAATAGTTTATATAACTGTGCTGGTATTGAGATGGTACATAAATCAGATACTGATGTCATGCATAATGTATAAAAGGATAAGTTATGAGAAATGTAAAAGATATTAGTAATCAAAATGCTTTAACAAGTCCAACCGTTACGTATGGTGATAATTATCTACAACGATTAGAATCTCTCTTGATTAGAAATAAGAGGGGGCTTAAGCGTGCTTTTAACTATATTCAAAGACTGCATGGATATCATCCATTTGAATATCATGGTTTGGTTGACAATAGTAAAGAGAAGCTACCACCGTGCTATCCATGTATCGTTGATTTTTATCAACACTTTGAGGGCAGTATGTCTGAAATGGTATATTGTGCTATAAGTATGGAAACCGCTAATGAGATGGAAAAGAATGGCATTCGTAACTTCTTATTAGAATATGATGATAATGCTACATTATGTATTTATAGTTTAGCTGTAAGTGCCAATGGTTTAAAAACCCTAATAGTTAAATATAAGAATGATGTTTATTGTGCAAAAGAGATTAGGCCTTATAAGTTCCAAATGACATGTATTGATAGTGAAGCATTGAATTACATCTTACCATTTGGTAAATTTAAGACTAAAACAGATAATGTTGATGGATGCATTGTAAGGGATCCTGTTATACGCATAACAACTCCATGTGAAGAGTATTATAGGATTAGGTGCAATGGAAGTGCAGCTTAACCTATAAGTTTATAATGGGTACTGTGTAATAAGCTATGTATAAAGAACAAAAAATGCAATGAAGTAGAAGGCGTCCTTGTAATACTGCATTTAAATAGTATGGTATATGTACGTGGTAAACCACATACATATACTATTATTAATATCTTTTTTTTTTGCCAACATATTTAAATGATAAATAAAAGGATATAAAAAATGGGCTTATTATTTTTAAAAAATAAAAACAAATTTGAGGGTACATTAGACTTGGCTAATATAGATCTTAAGCGAGTTAAAACAATAGTTCTTAATAATAAGTTCTATTTACTAAATAATGTTAGAACCGAGAACAATCATAATCCAATGATAGATTTAATTAAGACAGGTAAAACAGCTGATCTTAAAATAGAAAATGTTGAGGTTACTTATGAAATACATAAAGAAAAAATATATTATGAAATGTACAAGTATCATACATTTTATGTTATAAATATAGATATGCCAATAAATCAGTTTGTAGATTCTAATCCAAACTACACTATACGTAAATTCTATAAATACCATAGGGATATAAAAGAAGCTGTGTTATATAATAAGAAACTCAACGAGTCAATGCCAATAAATGCGTACTCAGCATTTGAGGATAGACTTAAAGAGATAGTTAAAATACTTAAGGGATTTATAGAGTGTAAAGTAGCTGGTTTGAATGTACATGAAAAGATATTATTCTTAATATCTACTATCAATGTAGCACTTAAGCAAACAAAGCCAAACGAATATAAGAAGTTAAATCTAATTAATGATATTGAAGTAGAGTTAAAAGAAATGCTTTTTATACTAAAAAGAGATGGTTTAATTAAAGGATAGGTTATGAAAGAATATTGTTGTGAATTTGATGGAAGATTTTATACATATGATAGAACTCTTAAATTTCTATTATCAGTATTTAAAGATATAAAAGAAAAGAAGTTAAAAGATCTAACATTAAGAACTAAATTAGATGTTCTTACCATAAATGATTTAGATATAAGTATATACCTGGATGACTGTAGATTTGATTCAGTTAAGATAACTAAGCCATTAGATGAGATATGTAACACTCTTAATAATGGTATGGATGCAAACAATATAGTAGTTAATAATGTTGATATATTCAATGATTATTATCTTAGATTCATAAACAGGTTAGCTATAGAGAATAATCTTCATAGTGATAATTTAATGGAAGATTACATTAAAAAAATGATTAGACTTAAATAAAGGATAGGTAATGTTTGATTTTTTTAGCGATTTATTTAGTGAGGATACCGTTAGCGATTTTGTTAGTGCATGTGAAGACTGGGCTGATAAGAAGGATTTTAAACCAGATGTAGAATTTGATTGTGACTGGGATATGGATATTTGTGAAGAAACACTTGATGACTTACCATGGACTTAGCCATGGTAGGTTATTATATATTTTTTGCTCAGCTCATATATAAATGAATTGTGATATCATATGGAATATATTATAGCAATATATTATTAAAGTAGGTACTAGGCAGTATCAAAAAAATATAATGAGGAGAGGTTATGGGTAAAAAAGAAACAGCAGTATTGGTAAGAGATTTTCTAAATTATAAACCGCTAGATATTCTTAATAATATTACAGGTTATGTAAATGTTATGTTTGAAGACAATATCTGTGTAAGAATGTACAGTAGAGAGGTCATTATATCCAGATATTTCTGGGAGATGGCAAATCTTAATAAGGATATTAAATTAGTATCAAAATATAATATACGTAACTTTTACACTAATGATATGTATACTGGTAAATCGCATACTAAGTTTTTATCTGAAATATTAAATGATCTTATTAATAATGTTATAAAAGTAAATGGTAAAGATGTTCATAAACAATTAGCATATACATATTATAGTTTATATAAGATAGTTGAAACCTTATATTCTGAATTTAGCTATAATATAACAGAACACGTTATGTCTATGAATATAAAGGATCTTTTAGATATACAGTTAAAAGAGGATTTAATGAAATCAATGGCCAGAGTGTCAGATGAAATGAACGTTAATGCTATTGATGTTACTTATAATCTATTAGATCATATTATGCGTAACGATAAAGATCTTCTAAATAATCCAGTTGTTAAGGCATATATATCTGGTATGGTTAATGCTAACCAAATGAAACAGGTTCTTGGTCCAAGAGGTTATGTTACAGAACTTGATAGTTCTATTTTTAAATATCCTATTAGCTCATCATTTACCATGGGTATGGCTAACATGTATGAATTAGCTGCTGATAGTAGATCTGGTGCAAAAGCATTATTCTTATCTAATAAGGCTATTCAGGATTCTGAATATTTTGGTAGAGAACTACAGTTGGCTACTATGGTAGTTGAGGATATAGTTTTTGGGGATTGTGGTAGCACTGACTATCTTGATTGGTATGTTAAACCGGTAGAGAAATCAGTAAGTGGTGAAACTATTTATAAAGGTGATTTAAACAAGTTAGAAGGTAAGTATTATCTAGATGAAACTACTAACGAGTTAGTAGCTATAACTACGGATATGAAACATTTATATGGTAAAACAATAAAACTTCGTTCAGCTATAAAATGTAAATTACCTAATAAGAAACAAATATGCTCTAAGTGTTTTGGGGAGTTAGCATATTCTATACCTAAACACTCTAACTTAGGACATCTTTGTAGTACTGAGATAAATGCTAAAATATCACAATCTATCTTATCTACTAAACACCTTGTTACATCAGCTACATCTAATACGATAGAGCTTAATGATGATGCTAAGAAGTTCTTTGTAATTAAAGATAAAAATGGTTATGTTATAAGACCTCAAGTTCTGGCTAAGAAGAATGCTAAGGTATCGCTTATCTTTAAGCAGGAAGAATGTTTTGGTCTTAAAGATATAAAGATGGACAAATCTATAAATATTATTGATCCAGGTAGGGTTAGTAGGTTAGAGACTATTATAGTTAGGTATGAGTATAAGGGTAATGTTGAACATTATGAATTGCCTATAAGACTTGGTAATAGATATGGTGTGTTTGAACTTAAGTTCCTTAATTATATTATAGAGAATGGGTATGAAGCAGATGAGTATGATAACTACATAGTGGATATGAGTAATTGGAAATTTATTACTCCTATATTAAAGTTACCAGAAGTTGAATTTAGTTTCTTAGCCTTATCTAAAGATACTAAGGATATGTTTAAAACAATGTCCATCCTTAAAGGCGGTGTATCTAAAGATAGTCCAGAATCGTTATTGTCAAAAGTATTCACTTTAGTTAATAGTAAACTTGATGTTAATATTGCTTTGTTTGAAGTGGTAGTATACGCATTTACTGTATACGACTTACCTAATGGTAATTATGATTTAGGTAGAAACAGTGAAAACGTTCAATTATCTCCGTTGCTTACAGTAATAGATAAACGTTCAGCTGGTGCTAGTTATGGTTATGATAACTTATCTGGTAAGATACTGACGCCAGGTTTATTTACAGATACTAATAAACCAGACCACTTGTTAGATGTTCTATTAAAACCAAATGAGGTTTTAAATGCTTTAAAATAAAAAAAATAGTGTAGGAGATGAAATGAAACACGAATATATGATTATGGTAAGTAAGAATTTCTTCACAGTATACGTTGAGTCTCCTAATGCTAAGAGACTACTGCGTGATTTTATAATGAAGAAGTTCTATACTTTTAGATTGGTATATAATCCAAAGAAGAGAAGAAAAGTAAGAGAGCTTGATAAGATATTCGTTGGAGGAAATCATAATTTTAACGAATATAGATTTAATATTAATTTTGTTAAAGATTTTATGTGGATGCTTAAAATGTATAGTGTTAATCGTGATAACATTAATATAGTTAGAGAAGAAACATTCAAGACTAATAGATTAGATATAAATCTTAAATCAGAATACATACTCAGGGATTACCAAGAAAAGGCTTTTACTAGAATAGTTAAGGATGATAGTACTCCTACTAAACTGATAGATCATCAGACTGGTAAAGGCAAAGGAATGATTTCTATAAGTAGTATGTGTGCTATAAATAAAGCTACTGCTATTCTTATACTTCCAAAATATATTGATAAATGGATAGAGGAGCTTAAAGAAAAAACCGATATTAAAGATGATGACATTTTAGTTATAAGAGGGAGTAAGGATCTTATCTTGGCTACAGAGATGGCTATCTCTGGAGAATACATTCCTAAAGTTGTAATTTTTAGTAACAGAACAATCTATCTTTATATAAAAGCATACGAAAGTCTTAAAGATATGGATGATTTTATTTATCCAGTGGTACCATCATTGCTTATGGAAACTTTTGGTATAGGTACGCTATTAATAGATGAGGTACATCAAGAATTTTTTAGTGTTTATAAGGCAAGTTTGTATTTTAACGTAGAACATTTTATAGGTATGTCAGCTACACTTGAAACCGATAATGAAAGCGTAGGTAAATTTTATAGAGCTTTATTCCCAGTTAAATCAAAGTTAGCTAACATAGAATACGATAAGTATATAGATATACATGCAGTGCAGTATACTATAGAAAATGCTAAGCGTATTAGGGCTGTCGGTAGTATGGGTTATACTCATATAGGGTTTGAACAATCCATAATGAGACATAGTATTCAACTTAGAAACTATGTTGATATGATATGCAACTATATTAAGGTTGGATACCTGGATAGAAGAAAAGATGGGGATAAGATAATAATATTTGCATCTAGTATAGAGTTTTGTACTATGTTAACAGAGTATTTTAAAACAAAGTATGATTATCTTAGTATAAATAGATACGTGGAAGATGATCCATATGAAAATCTACAAACTGCTGATATGGTTGTAACTACGGTTCTTTCAGCTGGTACAGCAGTAGATATTAAGGGTTTGATAACTGTTATACAGACAATCTCTATGAAATCTAAACAGGCTAATCTACAGGCTTTAGGTAGGTTGCGTAAGAAAGAAGGTCGAGATATGAGATTCTATTATTTCTATACAAAAGATATAGAGAAACAATATGAATATCATAAATCAAGAATAGAATTATTCAAAAGTAAAAGTAAAAATATCTTTATAGAAGAATATAATAAGAAGATTTAGATAAGACTAAATCCTCTTATTGTTCTTTTTTTTCTTTTTTGATATCAATTTCTTATACTTTATTGAAGAAAAAAATAAATGAATTGGAGACAGTAATGATTGTATTAAGAATTAATAATGCAGATTTACCTACGGGATGGACACATGATAAAACAGACTGGCAAGTGTCTACAGACGAAAGTTTTAAAGACATCCTTGTTAAATCTATGGACGATGAAGAGAATTTAACTACTATAATTTTCAATGAAAAATTAGATCTAGGTAAGAAATACTACGGTAGAGCTAGAATGTTGTTAAATACTGGATTTACAGAGTGGAGTAATATTGATGTATTTATCCCTAAAGATGCTAATGAAGTAGCATTGAATATGGATATTCCTAGCATTATTACTGCTCCCACTTTAACAACTAAGTATGAAAAAGATTCACATCCCAACGCATACTTTAAAATCATAGGTAATGAGTTCTCTACTTTAGGTAATGCTACTCATGAATCTACTACATGGATCGTTGAAGATAGTGAGGGTACAGCCTTATGGGCTAGCATAGATGATAAAGATAATCTTACTAGCGTTTTGATGGATAGATATTTACCAAAAAATACAGTATGCCATGTACATGCAGCATATAAAGGTTCTAATGGAGACATTAGTCAATTTGGTACAATTAGTTTTTATTTATCTAATGATGATAGAATTGTTCTACATGAAAAAATGAAATTTATTCCACCTAATGTTGATCTATATGTAACGTTACCATTTATGGAAGGTTTAGATACTTTAGAATGGGAATTTCTTTTAGAAGGAGAGGTTGTTGAGAGTGGTACTACTACTGAATGTTTCTTTAACATAAGTAAAGATAATCTTAATGCTGGAGTTGCTAATGTACTTAGAGTAAGAACTACAATCAATAGTAAACGAGGTGAATGGACATATACATATGTTGAACCGTTCAATGAGGACTTAGAGTTACCAACAGGGGATAATATTCCATATAATGGCAACAATGAACAAACTTATTATCCATTAGACTTACCGATTAAATTCGTATCTAATGAAGACTAATCTTAAAATTAAAACATAAAAGGAAACATAAAAATGAAAAATATTGCTGAAAAAATTAATAACGTTACAACTGAACAAGGTTTTTTAACTGCTGAGGATATGAATAGTATCATAAACGAGCTTAAAAATGCTATTAGTACATCTGTTGAGCTAAATGCTAATGATAACAATCAATTAGCTAAAGCTATTGATATTGCAACTAAATCAGTTTTTTATAAAGATATTGGTTCAGAAAATGAACTACATTTAGTTAGAACATCTACACAAAATAACATTGAAACTTTAGTAGAGGGTACAACAGTATTCTTCACTCCTGCAAATGCAAATGTAGGTGATTTTAAAATTAAACTTAACACTTTACCAGCTAAAGATGCTGCTAATGCAACTGGTTCTAATTTTGATGGTTTCTTACAAGCTGATGAACTATATACTGCTGTATATGATAAAGTAAATGATAAATTTAAAGTTTATCAAGTTTCAGTTAATGTATCTGAATATTCTACAGTTAATGCTACTAAAGATATTAAAGATAAGTTAACTATTAAAATCAATGCAGTAAATGATGAATTAGATGATAAGATTACTGATTTAAAAGACTATACTGAAGATGAAGTTAAAAAACTTAATGATAGAGTTGACGCTATCTCTATAAACGTTGATTTCGGTACTCTATAATAGTTGAACTTTTTTATAGTAGGATAACTACTAAAACAATATAAAGGACAATTAATGAGTATTAAATTTGGTAGTATAGATAAGATACAACCAAGTATAACCTCTGATATGTTTAACAATAAGGGTAAACATAATAGCTTTTCATTAGTATTAAACACAGATAATAGGTATCCTAATAAAAAGGATCCTATTATCCTGCGTTTTGATGCTAACTTAAATAGATGGGTATATGTTGCAGATAAGAAGATAATTAACTTTGGACATCTTATAGAGACAACAGATATAGAAAACGATTATTTAGCGTTATCTAAAATACCTTTGGATGGGGTTATATGGGACATCTTTATTTATGAAGATAAGAAAATATTTAAGGTACTTAAAGAAAGTGATCTTAAAGTACGTAATAATATAGTAACTGGTTTAGAAGAGTATATTGGTAAAGAAATTAGTCTTAGGTATTGTTTCGGAGAATATAATAATGATGTAATTCCTGTTAAAATTGACAATAAGGTTGAAACTTCATATATAACTGACGTTGATGATTTTGTTGTTGAACCAAGAAGTGATATAAATGATATAGATGGTCCAAGTCTATATAATGGGGAAATAACTAAAGACTATAATTTACCCAATCCTAAAAAACACTATAATATGCAACAAATGGCTAATCAGTTAAACATTTTTTCTGATGTAATAAAAGCTCTTGAAAGTAGAAAAGTAATTACTACAGAAAGACTTTTAATATATGAGAATAAAGCAGTTTTACCATCAGAAGCATTCGGTGATATTATAAATGGTTATGCTGTAATATTTGAAGGTATTGGTAAAGAATATAACACCATTTTTGAGGCAACATGTAGTACAAACGGTACACATGTATTATTTGATAGTGAAGATAACCTAAATGGTAAATATTGTACCGTTAGCTATCTTACTGTAGGCAGTAAGGAATAGATATGATTAGACTAAATGATCATTATTTTATATCATGGCTTATGGTTGTTAAAAAATATGAGATAAAGATTAATGATAAAAAAATATATGTTAATATGACATCACAACAATATACGGACGCATTGGAAGAATATAAAAGCAACTGTGGACCTGTTATGAAAGAAATTAGGAAGAATGTTAAAAGACTTGCTTCCTTAACCTCTAAACAATTATAATATTGTAATAAAATATATGAAGGAGCTATTATGGCTATTTTAAAACGTTCAAAGACTATGATCCTTGGATTAAATTCTGATTTACAAGCTTTAGCTACTGCTGACTCAAATGAGGCACAAGCTAGAACTGATGCTGATGATGCTTTACAAGCAAACATCGACACTGAAGTACAAGATAGAAAAGATGCTATCGATGCTACTAACAAAACTGTTGCTGATAACAAAGATGAGTTACAAGCAAATATAGATAAAGAAGTACAGGATAGAAAAGATGCTATCGCTGATTTAGATGCTGCTAGTAGCGATGCTATTGATGCTGTTCAAGCTAATCTTGATACTGAGGTACAAGATAGAAAAGATGCTGTTACTGATTTACAAGGTAAAATTGATAACATTATTGAAAATACTGATGAAGAAGCTTTAGATTCTCTTAAAGAAATCGTTGATGCATTTAAAAATGCTGATAATGACATCAATACAGCTATCTCTGATCTTGCTGATGCTAGAGAAAAAGCATTAAGTGATGCTGTTGCTGCACAAGATGAAGTAAATAAAGCACATGATGATAAAGATGCTGAGTTAGAGCAAGCTATCAAAGATGAAGCAGATGCTAGAACTAAAGCTATTGATGATGAGCATACTGCAATGACTGATGCTGTTGCAACTGCACTTAAAAAAGAAGATAACTTATCTGATGTAACTGATGCTGCTGCAGCTAGAGCAAATATCTCTGTAGATAGTTCTGCTGAAGTATCTGAAAAAGTTAGACTTGGTGGGGCTAAATTCTATACTGAGTTATTAGAAGTTGATTCTGATACTATCACTATTTCTAACGTTGCTAAAAATGATATGATTTTTAACTTCGCTACAGTTAGAAACGTAGATGATGCTGGTGTTGCATCTGATATCCCTGTTACTGTTGATGAAGCTGGTTCTAAAGTATATAACTTACATCCAGATGAAGAAGGTCAATTCGATGGTAAAAAAGTTATGGTACAATACGCTTATATTCCAGCAAGCTAGTAAATAACTAACTGTTTAGCTATCTTACTGAAGCTACTTGCTTCGGTAGGATAACTACATATATAAAATAAAAAATATAAAGGAATACTTATGGGTGTAATAGTACATGCTGATAGAAATAAAACGGTTAAGACTATAGAAGACAGAAATAACCTTACTCCTAAACGTGACAGAATGCTTGTTTATGTTAAGGAT